TTACTATGGATGGTGGTTCATCACAAATGAGTGTTTCTGGATTTTTCAATCATGTATTTAATTTTGATAATGATAATAAAGCAGCAATGTTAAATTTAGTACAATATTTATTAATTGGATTAATACCTGTTGTTCTTGTATTAAAAGGTATTAAATACTTTATTCCTGAAGAAGATGATTTAAAAGGAACTCCTGAAATTGCAATAGAAGTTGCTATGCAATTATTTGCTATTTTCTTTGCAATATGGTTTATTGATAAAATGATAAGATATTTCCCAACATACAGTGGTGTAAATTACCACAAATTTAATGAATTAAATCTTGTTTTACCTTTATTAATTATTCTTGTTACTATGCAAACTAAATTAGGAGCAAAAATAAATATTTTAGCAGAAAGAGCAATGGATTTATGGAATGGAACACAAGGAAATGTAGGTCAAGTAGGAAATACAAACCATGGTGCTATTAAAGTTAGTCAACCAATAGTAACACCTGGTATTCATCAAGTTAGCAGAGCAGATGCTTTAGATAATACTATAAATCCACAAGCAGGACAAATGCCTGCACAAAATAATGTTTCAATGATAGATGCATTACCAAATATGATGCAACAAGGACAAGCACAACAAGGTAATGCTGGATTAAGTAATTTTCAACAACAAGCAATTCAAAACTCATTTATGGAAGCAATGGAACCAATGGCTGCCAATGGTGCATTAGGTGGTGCATTTGGTTCATCATTTTAAATATAATATTTTATTAAAATTTATTAATAATAAAATATTAATTATTTTTTTTTACACCTACCACCTTTAGAAATTTCTTATTTATTTGGTTTATTACTTACGCTTTTTTGGAATGCCATTATTGGAAAATTTAAAAAATTTTTAACATGATCTTCCAAAGTTTTATAATTATTAGTTTTAGTTTTATAAGTTGAATCATTTAATTGAAGTTTTATTATTATAACAGATATAACCGTATATACTATTAATTTTATTAAATTTGTTACTGTTGAATCTCCTGCGTTTTCACAGCTACCTGGTTGTGTAACACAATTTTTTATTTCTTTATAGTTTTCGTCCATTTTACCAACACTATTTACAATTACATTTGTTATCTCATCTTCAATAAATTGTATAATAAAATCAATAAATAAATAAATACCTGGTATTAATAACATATATAAAGGTAAATTAGGAATTTTTGTATTAGTTGTCCCTTTTAAATTTTCTCTTAATACATAATAAATAAATGATATCATTCCAATTATTAATATACCATATTTCAATATATCAATTAATATTAATTTATTTGATATAACTTCTTCGTTGTCTTCGCTATCTTTATTGCATTTTATTTTATAAAATCCATTTAATACAGACAAATGTATAATATAACTAAATAAACTTACTATTCCTATTATAGACATTATTATACCTAAACCTAAAACACTTATTAAATTTGTTATTGAAATACTTAATGAATCATTAATACCTTGATCGCCTCCATATGTAATAATTTTTATAACTATAAATAATATAAAAATATTTATAATCATTTTAAAAAAACCATATCCCAGAAAATAAATTTCTTTTGGTAATACAAAAAAATTTAATAAATCTACTAATGGTTCTCCTATAAATGGTATTGCTTTTAATACTGGTGTTATTAGCATTAATATTACTTCAGAAATAATTATAAATAATGTTATGTATACTAATATATTTCGTGGAATAAGATGTAGTGTATCTTTATTATTATCTATTGATGTTATTATATTTTTAAAAGGATCTTTATTTTTGTTTAATATATCTTCTAATTTATTTATCATTTTAATTATTGGATTTTCATCTCCTTCTTTTTCAAAAAATGAATTTAAATTAGGTTTAAAAAATGATGATACATTACTAAAAACTGCTTTATTATTACCTTCATTTACATATTCATCTTTTTTGGATTTTATATCATCTTTTAAACCTTTTACAAAACCTTTTCCATAATTTAATCCAATATTTGATTTTGTTTTCAATTCATCTTTTTTATTATTATAATAACTATATCCTTGTGCTTTTTTTATATTTAAACGAGGTACTTTTATTGGTATACCTGATTTTGTTCTACCAACAAATTTATCGGTCATATTTTATAATATATTAATTAATATAACACAATATTATTATTTTTATTATTAATAATAATATTACCTAAATTATTCAATAATATCTTTAATATATGTTTCTTTACATAAATTTTTAATTACTTTATCATCTATCGTTTCTGTGGGTTTTCCTATAGTAGTTATTGTCTTAGTAAAATATTCTGTTTTACTGTCGTTTGTTAAAAAATCAGGATTTGTTTCTTTCCAGTCTTGTAATGCATTGTAATTTTTTCCAGATGCTTTTTTTATTGCTTTTTTTATTTTTTCTTTATTATTATCTTTTGACCAAACATCTTCATCTTTTATATATAACGTTTCTCGTTTTACATCTGTACAATGCATCGGACGTTCATACAGACTTAGTTTATTCATATTGTCCATTATTGTTTTACTAAGTCCATTTACCAATCCATTTTGTTTTGTAAAATCTAATTGTTGTAAACTTACTTCTATTGATTTAATAAAATCAGTCATATTAATAGCATCTTTACATTTTTCATTTAAAAATACATTTATGTTAAATCGTTGATTATTATTAATAGTATTATTTCCTATTTTTGGAACAATTTCAAATAACTGTTTATGTTGTTCTTCAAGGTGCTTTTGTTGTTCTATTAATTGTTGTTGTTGAGTTACTAATAATTTTTTTATATCATTATTTTCACTTATTAATTTTAATACAACATCTTGTGTAATATTATTTTGTAGAAGTTGAGAATTATTACTAGAATCTTTTACCATTATATCATTATTATTAAAAAATTTACAAGTATTTTGATGTGTATGTAAACTTTGTCGGTGTTTATAATTTTTTCCACAAATGCAGTTAAAATTATTTGCTACTTTTGCTACTTTTTTGTCAGTATTTTGTAAGTAAAAGTGTTTTGCAGTTGTTAAATGTTTATTAAAATTAGATTTTTTATCTGTAAAATAGTTACATTTTTCACAAAAAAAATTATTTGCTACTTTTGCTACTTTTTTGTCAGTCATTTGTAAGTATAATATACTTACAAAAAAGTTTCTAAATTATAAATTTAATACTTTTGTATGCTTGTGTAAGTATTTTAGATTTACATGTTATATTTTTTTTTTATATAAAAATTTTTAATACAAATAAGATAATAAAAAAATAAATTATTTTTTTTGGCTACTTTTTGCTACTTTTTTGTAAGTATTTTGTAAGTATTTTGTAAGTATTTTATACTTACACAAAAGTAGCCATTTTCAAAAAATGACCAAAATTTTCAAAAAAATGATGTTACCATAAAAAAATTTTGTAAATAAAATAATAAAAAATGTTATGTGTTATGGTAAGACACTAAAAATCTTAAAAATTGCAGTTTTTTTGTTTTTATTCTTGTGTGTCAAAAGTTAAAATGGACATTTTTAAAATGTCCAAAACCAGATTTTTTGAGAATGAATTAAAAAAATAAAAAAATCACCAAAAATAATATTTACAAATTTATTACGTTAAAAGGTAACAAAAATTTTATTTATTAATTATGGGTAGTTAAGTCCACCTTTTTCATTAAGTTATTTTAAAATATATTATAATTTTAAAATTTTATATATTTTATTATATTCTCTCATCAATATAATAAAATGAATAAATTTTATGAAACAATATTTTTCTATTTAATAAATATATCTTTTATATTATATATATTAGTATTTTTAGGACTTGGTGGTATTGCTCCACAATATTTAGAATATTTACAATATAGTTTAAAATTATTTGTTTCTATAGTTTTGATTATTTTATACAATCCAATTAGTTATAAAGAAAAAAAATTTAATGATTTCGATAGACAAATTGTATTTACGTCGGGAATATTTTTATTTCTCTCAACAACTCTTTTAGATAGTTTTGAAAAATACTTAAAAAATAGAACACAATATTTAATTAGTTTGGGTTTAAATATATTATAATTTATGAGTTTTATTTTTTTTTATTTTATTTTTTTTTGTATAATTTTCTTTGGTTTTAAAGAATTTATTTATTTCATTTATAATATGATTAGTAAATAAATATTCAATATTTACTTGTCTTAATGGTTTTTTTAATGCATTTAAATTATGGTTGGTAGTATTTATATTTATAAAATTTATATAATCTCTCAAATTTGTATAAAATAAATTTTTATTGTTTTTATAAAATCTCTCACACATAATATTGTAATTTTCATTATGGTGATATGGTTCTATATTAATATATAAAACATTATCATTAACCATTTCTTCATGATAAACATCATCTAAAAAACATACTTTTGTATTTTTTGGTAATTTTGTACAATTTATAAAATCTTTATATGATTTATTATGACTAGTTCTACAAACTTCAATTTGTTTACCATCTATTTTAAATGCTCTAATTATTCTGTCAAATAAATTATAATTTAATTTATAATGCAAATAATCTTTTATAATATTTGCCCAATCATTTGGACCATTATTATTAGTATAAATCATAACATAGTTACAAATTTTTAATTTTTTTTTATTTTTTATATTTTTTAAAAGTCGTAATAATTGTGGTCTTAAAAATTGTGGAAACAAATCTAAAATTTGAAAAAAATATTTATTGGGAAGATCTTCATTTTTTAAAAATATTTTTGTTAGCATCCAAAATTTATATAATTGAGAAAAAGAACCCAATGTTTCGTCCATATCAAAAACAATTGCATAATTTTCTTTATTTCCCAACATTATTTATATAAATTATATTATTATTAAAATTTTTTATATAATATTATAATAATATAATAATATTTTTAAATGAAACTTACAAAAAAAGATTATATTGAAATTTTAGATTATTATGAAGTAAATTATAATAAAAATTTACCAATCAATTTTTTAAAAAAATTAGTTGAAAAAAAAATAGCAGAAAAATTATGTAGTTGTATAAAAAAAGTAAAAAATAAATATCAGGATAATACAGAAAATAGAGCAATTGGTATATGTAATTATAGTGTTATACAAAGAAAAAAAATTAAAATTCACGGGTTTTCATGTAAAAAGAAAAAAGAATTAAAAAATTTACAATCAAAACCAGATAGTGATAAAATAATAAAATATGAAAAAAACATTAATATAAATAAAAAAAAAACAAAAAAAAAGAAATAGAAGAAATTATTTTTTAGAAAGATGATTAATTGCTTTTAATAAAATCTGTTCTTCATCATTTAGTTTTTGAAATAATAAATTTTCATTTAAATATAATGTAAAAAAACGATTATTAAATCCTTTCATAGAGAGTGCTATTCCTTTATTATTAATTTTAATATCACATAAATGAGCACAGTTATTTAAATTAATTTTTTCTAATTTATTTAAGCTTATCCAACGTAATGATGCTCCATATTTTAAATCCTTAATATCTTCAATATATCTATAATTTTTTAATTTATTATGAAATTGTTTAAGATCATCTTTTTTAAGACCTAAATTTTGTAAAATATCATTTTTTTTATTTTTAATTTCTTGAATATTTGTATTTATTATATTTAAATTTTCTTCATTATCTAATGCTTTTTCTAGTAATTTAATATCCATTATATTATAATATAAAAAAAATATTAAATTATATTATAAAATAATATATAATGTTTTTTCATTCAAAACATTTAAATGAAATGAATATGAATTATTTCGAACACATGTTAATTTCACTCAATTATGCATTAATTTTATTTTTGTCTTGTATTAAAGCAATTATACATGCATTTATACCAGATATTTTTATAACATCAACAAGTGAATGTATTCGTGAAATAAATCTTAAAATAAATCATTATAATATGATGTAATAAAAATTATATTTAAAAATATAATAAAAGTTATAATAAATTTATTTTTTTTTATTACATCTTTTTGTTACTGGATTATATATTTTTCCTTGTGATTCACAATATTTAATTTTATCGGAAGATGTTTTTTTTATTTTTTCGGTTTTTTTATTACATCTTTTTGTTAATGGATTATATATTTTTCCTTGTGACTCACAATCTTTTTTCTTAGTGATACTATTATTTTCTAATTTTTTTGATTTATTATTTTTTTGTTTTTTTTGAATACCATTTACACATCTAAAATCTTTATTTCTTATAAATCCGTTTTTACATTCAATTACACATCTTCCTGTTTTGGGATTTAAAATTGGTTTATCCAAAGGACATTTTTTATCTATATCATATTTTTCTTGTTTTTCTATTGAGTCTACAATATTTTGTATTTTTGATGTAGGATTTGGAATTTTATTTAAATATAAATTATGTTTTTTCAATATTTTTATATATTCTGATTTAAATTCTTGTATATTTGTATTTCTATGTACTGGATTTACCATAATGTATTTATTTAATATTTCAATTAAATCTTTTATAAAATATATTGAAAATTTTGAAACATTTAAATATTTAATAAAATCCATCATAGCATAAGAAAAACAATATATATCAAAATTATTAACCATATGATTTAAAAAATCATCATAATTTTTGAAATTACTTCGAATATATGTACATTTAGTATTATATTCATCTAAAAACATTTTTTTATTACTACAACTATTTTCAGGTGGAAAGTAGTACCAACTTATACCAAAGTTTTCTTTATTATTTTTACAATTATGTATATATTTATCTTTTGTAGTCATTAATCCAAAATCTATAAATTTAGATTTTCCTGTATTAATATTATATACTATGTTTAATAATTTTATATCTCTGTGCATTATATTTTTTTCTTTAAAAAAAATTAAACCATCTATCAAATTAATTATAGATGTTAAAAATATTTTTTTTTCATCAAGAGATTGTTTAGGAAAAATTTTTTTTAAATAATCATCTAAATTAATACCTCCATCTTGTAATATTAAAAGAGACAATGCATTTTTATTATAGTTAAACATTCTTTTTACTTTATCATTTTTACATTGTTTAACACTTTTATCAAATTTAGTATCTATTAGTGGCTTACAATAAACAGGTGCAGTAATTGCATATGTTTCTAATCCAGATATTTTTGATATATTATCATACTCTTTTGATTCTTCATATGCATCAAAATCTAACATTACTTTGGAAACTTTATCTTTATAATTAAGTGTTTTATTTTTACATTTTAAACTTGGTTTTAAAACACAACCATATGTTCCCTCACCAATAACTTTTGAAGTCATTATATATAAATAAATAAATAAATTATTTAAAAGTAAAATTAAAACAATCAATAATAAAATGTCAAATATTGAGTATGGTAAAAAAAATTATGATTCTACAACTAATGCATTTTTCAGACAAAATATTAATAATGACATTGAAGAACATAATAGTTTAAATATTTTAGATAATAACGTTATAAATTATATAAATGAATTAAAAAAAATAAATTTACCAAAAAATATAGAAGATTTTTTTATAAATCATAATGCATATGAATCGGAAATATATATAAATAATTATACATTTATTTCTATAAAAAAAATACTTGAATTGTATGAATTTTATAAAAAAGATAATATAACTAATATTATTGATATAGGGTTCATTTATAAAGGCATGGGTTGGATAGAAGTAATTTATTATAATACAAAATTTAATAAATTATTTTTTAGAGAAGATGGTGGATCAAATAATTATGATAGAAAACATAATTATGATATTATGAAGAAAATATCAGAAATAAATAATATAGAAAATATTAATGATTTAAGTTATGATTTTGAAGAAATTTTAAATATAGTTGATAGTAATATAACTAATAATTCAACTAATACATACTAATTTCTTGTTCGTCATTATCTAATAATTTTTCATCATTTTTTGATAATTTATTAGAATTATTTTCATTATAACAATCCAATGTTCGTGCACTTGCATCATTAGCATTAACATATTTTGGCATCCAATAATAACTAATTAAATGATCACACCCAATATAATCCTTATTAAATAAATATCTATAGTATCCTTTTTCATGTGTATCGGGAATATTATTAGATATATTATTTTCTTTATAATCAACAATAGTTTGAATAATATTTTCTTTAAATTCATAATTTTTTTCTATATTATCTTGAATAATAGAAAACCAAGATTTCTTTAAACTACTTACTCCATCACTGAATGCTTCTTTAGTTCTCCATAATATTTTTTTAGGTAATAATTCAGGCATCATAATATCAAATGATTTTCTAATTAAATATTTTTCACAGTTATCAATACTACTGTTATATCTCAATTCACGATCAATAGATAAATAAAATTCTACCCATCCTCTATCTAAAAATGGAGTTCTTGGTTCTAATCCATGATTAGAAATACATCTATCACTACGTAAAACATCATACATATGGATATCTTTTAATAATCGTCTACATTCTTTATCAAATTCATAAGAATTTGGTGCTTTTTTAAAATATAAATAACCACCCATTAATTCATCTGCACCATCTCCATTAAATATTACCTTACAATCACTATTTTCTTTAATAAATTTTCCAATTAAATAGTTACCAACACTAGCACGAACAGTAGTGGTATCATATGATTCTATATTTTCAATAACCTCTGGTATTGCATTGAAAAAATCTTCATTGCTGACAATAATTTCATGATGGTCGGTTTTAAGATATTCGGCTACAATTTTTGCATATTTTAGATCTTCAGAACCTTCTAATCCTATACTAAATGTTTTTAGTTTTTTTTGTGTCATTTTTTTTATATTATTATTTTGAATTTCTTTATTTACAAGAGCAGCAATTAAACTACTATCAAGACCACCCGATAATAAACACGCAATAGGTCGTTCTGTTGTACCAATTACCCTTTTTTTTACAGCATTTTCTATATTATTGATAATATCATAATATAGTTTAATATTGTTTTCATATTTTACATTTCTACAAGGAAAATAAGTATATTTTATAAATTTATTTTCCATTGTTTGATTATCAACTATCATATAATTTCCAGGAATAAAATTTTCAATATTATTTTGATTATTAACAATATTATTAATACACTTTAGAGTACTCGAAAAACCTAATACAATATTTTCACTAAAATAATATAATGGTCTAACTCCATATGGATCTCTTGCAATATATGTTTTTTTATTATTTAAATCATATAATATAAATGCAAAAACACCGTCTAATATATTTAGAGTATATTCAATTCCAAATTTTTTATATAAATGTAAAATTATTTCACAATCAGAATCAGTAGTTAATTTAATATCATTTTGAATTGCCAGTTCTTTATAATTATAAATTTCTCCATTACAAATCAAATAAATATTATCAATTTCAAATGGTTGATTCGATTCTTGATTTAATCCATTAATAGCAAGACGATGAAAACCAAGTGTTACATTATTGTAACTTTTTAAAATAGAAAATTCGGGACCACGTTTAGAACCTTCATTGAAGTATTTATTTAATATTTCACATGAAACATCTGAATTAATTATACCAAAAATACCACACATAAATTAGATAATTTAGTATTAAAATTTATTAATAAATTATCTTTAATTAGTTTAAAAATGTTTTAAAATTTTAAAAAATATATATTATAATATTATATTATAAAATAATATATGAATTATATTACAATACAAAATCATGAAAATCAAAATGCTATAAACAATGATATTTATCAGAGAAATATTCCTTCGGAAAATATGCAAGCTAGTTTATCACAAAGATCGGTATCAACAAAATATGCACATTTTCCAATATTAGATAATAGAAGAGAAAGTAATGTACTTTTAAATTATACAAGACCATATGATAATAATCAAATGTTTTTTCCGGGCACTAGAAAACCACATTTTTGTGGATTTGCCAAAAATGTAGATTTGGAATCAAATTTAAGAAATCAATTTTTTGCATTACAAAGAGCAGATCAATCAGTATATGTACCAAACAGTAATAGTAATATGTATGAAAATAATATTGATTTTAAAACAACAAATAAAAATTTAGACAATGAATTATTATTTAATCAAAATGAGTTTGATAATTTTAATCCAAATCTTTCAAATAAAATAGGTAATGAAATATTTTTAAATTCTACACGAGTTCAGTTAAAAAATTTATAATAAAATGATTATTTATATTATATTTTAAAATTAATAAAATAATGAAAAATACAAATAATCATTTAGAAAAAATAAAATCATCAAAAATTAACGATATATATTATTTAGCAAGTAAGGAAAATCAGTATAAATTAAAAATAGAAAATAATCAAATTAATACAAATAATATTCGCAATAAAGAATTTTTAAAATACAAGAAAGAAATAAAAAATAAAATTAATGAATTATACAGTTTTCATAGTGATAATAGTGGTAATAAAATATTTAGTAATGTAAATAATGAAAACGAAAAATACATAGATCATTTTAATTTATTTATATTTCATTTAATAAAATATTTAAAATCAGAAAAAATAAAAACACAAATACAAAAAGAATTAAACGATTTTAATAGTGTAAAAGATTTTAGCAACTTAGAAATATCAAATGATTTTAGTTTTAATGATATAAAAAAAGCAAATAACATAATTTTAAATATTCCAAAATCAAAACCATCAACACTTGAAGATTTTGTTTCAATTAAAAATATAGAAATTAAAAATAAAATTTTACCAAAAAAAAGATAGTTATGTATTAAGATAATAATATTATTATAATATATAATTTATGAATGTTAAAAATACAAGAAATAAAAAAAATATAAATAATAAAACAAGAAAATTTAAAAAACTCAATTGTGCACCAAACCGAAAAAAATTTATAGATAATAATTTATATGGTAAATCATGTTACGGTAATTCTGAATTATTTATTTTAAAAAAGTATTGGAATAAACAAAATCCAAATAATTTAATAAAATCAAATAATCCAAAGGAAATTTGGTTATTTTTAAAAAAAAATCTTAATAAAAAATGTTATAATGAATTATGTTGGTTAAAAAATACAGAATTTGATGATCCATTAATTAAAAAAAGAATTATTAAAAATATTTTTAGACCATTTTCACCAAAATCATGGAATACAAAACCATTTGAATGGTTATCTTCATTAGATATTGAAAAAGTAATGAAACAATATGAAAAAGCAAAAAAAAATTTTGTATTTTTGGGTCCTTCACCTATTGATTTTGACGAATTAGATGAAGCATTTGCAGGAGGATGTGTATATGAACCATTATGTAAATTTGATTTAAATACTTATTTAAATAATAAACCAAAAAAGAATAAAATAGGTATTATTTTTAATTTAGATCCACATACAAAAGGTGGATCTCATTGGGTTGCATTATTTATTAATTTAATAGATAATTATATTTTTTATTTTGACAGCAATGGTGTAAAAATACCAAAAAACATAAAAATTTTAAAAGATAGAATAATAGAACAAGCAAGTAAATTAAATATAAATTTAAAATTTCATGAAAATAATATAGAACATCAATTAAAAGATGGACAATGCGGTATGTATTGTTTATATTTTATTATAGAGTTATTACAAGAAAGAAAAACCCCTGAAGATTTTAAAAAACGTATTCCTGATAATTTAATGAAAGATTATAGAATAAAATATTATAATAGTTCATAAAAATATAATAAATATTATTTAAATTATTTATATATTTATGGATAATTTAAATTATTTAAATAGTGAAAACAATAAAGAATTTTTATGGAACTTATTATATGAAAAAAAAGTTTTTAATAATATTTCAAATAATATGCTAAATTCTACAAAAGAAATTTTTGAAAATAGTATAAAAAAAAGTTTGAATTTTATTATTGAAAAAGATATTGGAAATAATAATTTAATTGATTTAAATAAAATAATAGTAAAAAATTTAAATCAAGATTTTATAAATTTTAAAGAAAATCTTTTAAAAAGTCAGGAAACAAAAAATAGTTTAAAAAATGAAAAAATGGAATTATTTAATAATGAATTAGAAAAACAAAAACAAAATATGGATGATATATTAATTTTAAAAAAACCAGATGAAATTGATTTTAGTGATAAAAAATTAGACGATAAACCAATAGATATAACTACTATGAATAATATATTAGAAAAAATGGAAAAAGAAAGAAATATAATTTTAAATAATAATACTAATAATACTAATAATACTAATAATACTAATAATACTAATAATACTAATAATACTAATAATACTAATAATACTAATAATACTAATAATACTAATATAGATGATAAAATATTTGTAGAAAATAAAATATTAGATAATAATATATTTATGAATAAAATAGAAGAAAATATTGATACTATAAATGATAATACTAATGATAATACAAACAATAAAGAAAAAATTAATAATTTAGAAGATTTGCTTATAAATAAAAATGATTTAAAAAAAAGAAATTCAAAAGTTAATTTTAAAGATTTGGATTTAGTTAATGACAATGAGTATAAATATGAAAATATAACAAATATGAATATTAAAATAGATAATATTTTTAAAATTCTAAATAAAATTTTAGAAAATCAATACAAAATTATGAGTAAATTAGAAATATAAATTAAATATATGTATAAATAACCAAATAATTATAGAAAAAAACAAAGATATATTTAAAGAATAATTTAAAAAATAATTAAAAAATAATATACTTAAATATAATATTGTTGTAATTAATAAAAATTTAATATGATTTTTAATATATAAAATATGATTACATTTATTTATTATAGAAAGAAATAAACCAAATAAACCCAAAATAGGTATTGTAGGTATAAATGCAGATATTTTATAATTTTTAATAAGAGATACATGATAAATAAGTGTAAATAATATTGCTCCTACAAAAGCATAAATTAAATAAACACCGGGATGTGATTTATCAATATACATATTATAATAAACTTAGATTATAAAATGTATAATTAATTACTATATTTATAATTATTCAATTATTACAATTTTTCCTGTTTCTAAGATTTTAAATTTACCGCTTGTAGTTTTTTGATTTGCATCTTTTGAAAATAATTCATAACTATAAATATCATTTTCTATTAATTTAAAAGTACCCATTTTAGTTAATGTTTTATCTTTATTTTTATATAAATCATAATCATATAAATAATGTGTATTTTTATTAGTATTTAAAATTAAATTTTTATCATAAATGTATTTATTTTTATTTAATAAAATTGGTTTATAAACTACTTTAATTTCTTTTTTATTTTTCTTGATTGCTTCATCTTTTTCTTGCAACTTATAATCAGATGTATACATAAGATTAGTATCAAAAGTTTTAGATTCACTATTTATAGAATAACATTTTATATCTTCTTTTGATGAATCACTAGAATGTATAACACAGTCAATTGCACTGCTTTTTACAATATTTAATAGTTTGTTTGTTATCATTTCTTTTCTATTAGATAATTCATTTAAATATTGATCAGTTGTATGCATAACATATTCTCCAGTAGTAGTATTTTTTTGATATTTACTTCTATCATGTTTGCCTATTTCAATTGCATCATCACTTTTTTCTTGTGATTCTGAAAATTTCATCAAATATAAAAATACTTTAACAAATTGTAAATCGGGTGGTAAATTAGCATGACTACAAATACGTCTTGCTCTTCCTATTACTTGATTTTTTCTTACAGGATGCCAGTAAGGTTCCATAATATGAACATATCTTACATTTTTTAAACTAATACCTTCTGCCCCAGATGAAGAAATCATTAATAATTTAATAACTTCTCCATTATTATTATTTTCCACATTTGGAATATATTCTTTTATTGTTGATATAATATTTTGTGGTACAACATTCCAATTACTATTTAATATATTTAAAATAACTTCACGTTCTTCTCTTGTTTCTGAACCAGTATAAGATGCAAAAAATTTAACATTTAATGATTCTTCTCTTATTTTTTTATCTATTATTGGATCAATTGATAGATCAAAAGAACCATTACCATTTTTCTTTAATTTTAAATCAATAAAAAGTGTATTAGAATCTTTTAATATATTTTCTTCCAATACTAATTTAAAAATACCTATACCTTCCAATGTTTTAAATTGTGAATATAATAAATGTATTCCAGGAAATGCTTCTTCATCTTGTATATTTTCTAATATATTTAAATATTTAGGGCTTAATTCTTGTAAATATGTTTTATTTAAATATTTATTAGAATTTTTTTTAAGTTCAAATAATGCATTTTGTATACGATCTTGATAACCAATATCTTTTATTTCTTTTTCTGCTTTATCTATATCTTCAAGATCTTCATATTCATAATTTCCATCCATTTCATTAACTTTTTTCTTAATATCTTCTTTATTATTTGTTTCTAATACATTCTCATCTAAATCACCAGAATCATTAACTTTTTCTAAAACATCTTCTATTTTTTCACCTGTTTTTGGCATAGGTCTTTCAATTTCTTTGGGAAATACAAAATTACAATATGCACGTGAAAAAATACGATAAGTTGAAACATTATCATCAAATAATTGATCATTACCGGCCACTAAATTTTTTTTCTTTAATTTTTTCTTTTTACTATTACTTTCTATTTTTCTTTCTTGTGCTCTTGCCTCTGAATATATTACAAATTGTGATGCACTCATTGGAATTTCTATTACTTCAAAATCTCCTTCTTCGGGATTATAACTGGGCATTAATTCTTCTTGAGCACTTCTAAAATACGATGTTAAACCTATTATTCTTCTTATAAACATTTCTTGATTTTTTATTTCATCATTATCATTTAAAAATAAATATTTAAAATCATCAAATAAATCTGGCAATGCTTTATAATTTTCAATATGATTTTTTTCTTTATCTTCAATAAATTTAATAGAATTATTTGTTAATATAGTTTTTAATTTTTCTAAAAATTCACCCGAATATATATTATTGTCATCCTCATTATATTTTATTTGTTTATTATCTTCTGTGCTTGTATTTATAAATCCAAATGGATTTTTATAAATATGTAATTCTTTTGTTTTTGCATTATATTGAATATGGTCAACAAATTTATATATTTCATCCGATTTAAATATTTTTTCAAAAGAGGATAATGTAAAAGATTTAGTATTTGTTATTTTAAATTTAAAACATTGTATATAACCTCTTAAAATATTGAACAATACACTGATTTCATTGGGATAATTAATAATAGGAGTTCCACTTAATAATATAATTTTACAATTTTCAGCACTCATTAAATAATTATACATTTTTGATGATAATGATGTTTGAGATTTAATACGTAATTTATTAACAATACGACTTATTAAATTATGTGCTTCATCTATAATTATTACTTTATTTGTAAAAGGATTAATAGTATTATTTTGTGTTAATTGTAACCATTCTGAACTATTATTTCGTAAACCATTGTAACTCAAAAATTTATATTTATGAAATATCATTTTATCTATTTGTTCATCTAAACTTTTTTTTGCTTGTTCGTCAAGTGAAATTTCTGATTCATAATTAGGTTCTTTAGTATTATTAACAAACCATGCACCACCTTTTTTTGTAATATATTCTTCTGATAAATGTAATAAAGCACTTAAATATTTAACATATTCTGGGTTAGATTTAGTACTTATAAATTCCCAATATTGATTTTTTTTATACATTAAATCTCCACATTTTTTTAATTCTTGTATATAATTATCTCTAAGTGAAGCAGGAGTCATAACTATTACTTGTTTATCATTTTTCAATCCTTCTGAAATTGCAATTGAAGAACATGTTTTACCTGATCCAAGACCATGAAATAACAATAAACCTCTATATGGAGTATAAAGATTAATATAATCTCTCACAATTTTTTGATGAATTAATAAAGTAAAATCTTGTTTAGAATAGTCATCACAACTAATAGAAATTTTACCTGCTTTAATATCTTTTTCTTGTTGTAAAATTTCTTGTTGATATGGCAAAAATAATTTATTTATAAAATCAATAAATATTTCGCGATTATACAAATAATAACTATCTGCTTTTATTAAAATATTGGGTTTAATTTCTGGTAAACGTTCATTTAATTTAGTATTACCTAACATTGTTTCACTATCGATATCTTGATAATCTGCATAAGTTTCTTTTTTTGTTTTAAATTCGGGAGTTTTGGTAATACGTTCATATTTTTTAGATTTTGTAGTATTAATTTGTTTAATTTTTATTAATGTTTCACTTTTAATTACATTTCTTATATAATGATCATCATGAATTTGTGATTTTTCTTGTTTTATTTTATCTTTATTATCTTTGTCTTTTTTAGAAGATTCTTCTTTTATAGGAATATCAAAATCTTTTGTTTTATCTATTTTGGGTAAATCAAAACCTAAAGAACTCTTATTTACTACTCCAATATTTAATTTAGATAAAAAACTAATTGGATCAACTAATCCTTCTTGTGTTTTATCTACAACTTTAACATTTATTGGTATCTTTGCACTCATACCAGGATTTACTTTTATACGATAATTGGTAGTTATTTTTGGTTTAGGTTTTATTTTCATCATTTCATAAAATTCCTCTTTAATTTCTTCTTTTAATGGTTTTTTTTCTAATTTTTCAGGATTACTTATTTCTTGTATTTCTGTTTCTGTAAGTTTTTCACTTTCCATTATTATATAATATATTATACTTTTATTAAGTTAATAAAAAATAAAAAATATTTAGTAACTTAATAATATTCCTAAAATATTAACATCATTATTTTGGTTATAAATTTAATTATATTTTTCAATTAATTTAATAGCATATTCACATGCTAATTGTTCTGCTTTCTTTTTGATTTTGTGTTCTGCTTTTGTAATAAATACAAGTAATTTTGGGTCATTTTCTATTTTTTCATGAATAGTTTTAAATGTTTTCATAGTATCAAAATTAACTGCTTTAGAAATATCTGAATTATGAATATTTTGACCAAATGAAATATAAAGACCCATTGTATATGTTTTTTCACTAATATCAATATTTTCATCTTGTGTTTTAATTTCGACATAATCAGGAGTAAGTTTAAATTCTTTTTGAATAATAACTTGTAATTTATTTTTATAATTATCATCATTTGAAATTAGTTTTGTCCAATCTACATGTTTTTCAAAAACATTTTCTACAAAAATTTGAGCCATTTGAAGACCAGGACCACAATTAAATATATTTTTAAACCAACCATATTCATCTTTAACATCAATACGATTATAATCCAAGAAAATAGCACCAATAAATGCTTCAAAAAGACATCCTAATTTTTTTAAATTAGTTCTAATGTTTTTTTCTTCTGCATGACGTGATATAATATAAAATTTATGTAATCCCATTTCATATGCTAAACGTCCAATGTGTTCATTTTTTACTAATGCAATTTTTTTTTCTGTCATAAAACCTTCATCTGCTTTAGGAAAACGTTTATATAAATAATATTTAGTAATACATTCAAGAACACCATCACCAATAAATTCAAGTCGTTCATTAGATTTTGTTTTTAATGGCAAACAATCGTCTGGTTTATCAACAATAATAATATTTGCTTCTTCATTTTCTAATTTGGGGCGTTTTGTATAAGAGCGGTGAATAAATGCTCTTTTATAAAGTTCAATATTAAATGGTTTAGCAAAAATACCATATGCATTTAATATTTGTTGAACATTAGTAATTTCAATTTCTTTATTTAGTATATTATATGGATTAAAAATTAGTTCTTCAGAATTAATAATATTAGAATCAATATTAGAATTAATATTATTATCTTCATCTGATTCACTATCACTATTATCTATTATTACTTCATTTTTAAAATCCATTACTATAATCTATTAAATTATTATAATAAATAATATTTAAATTATTTAACAATTTTAATTTTAATTTTATTATTATTATTATTATTATTATTATTATTATTATTATTATTATTATTATTATTATTATTATTATTATTATTATTAATATTAATCTTATTGATAAAAATTTATAATAAATTTAGAAAAAAATATTTATTTATATTATAATTATAAATGCCTGGAAAAACTTATATTCCAAGAACAACATTAGCAGCCGGTTCTAACAGAGTAAACTCAAATTTTGCTAATAAACTTGAATATAATCCCACAGTTAAAGGAATGTTAGCAAATATAGCAAAATTAGAAAGTGAAAAACAAAAATTAATTAATTCAAATAATAACTTAATAAAACATTTAGTTGATTCAAGTTTAAATGATTTAAGCAATGTTACATTACCCAATGTTAACTTCACAAGTATTAATGATATATCATTAAATTCATTTAGAATATTATAAGACTATAATTGAAATATAAATATATTATATTTTAGTAAAAAAATAATATATTTTAATATTATAAAACATGGGAAAAAAAATCAATTTAATTGGTGCAAGTAATCAATTAACAAATAGCACATGTGTATTTGGAAATATGGCTGGATTAGCCCCAACGGCTACAGTAAGACCAATGTTTACAGGTCTTCCTGGTTATAAATTTGCCAGAATTGCAGCAAATGGATTCAACTGGGAAACAAATGTTTTTTTAAGTCAAGCTGAAAAAACAAATGGATGTGGATTAGGAAGAAGTTGTGCAAATGGTAAATTATGTGTAAAATATCTTACACCAAGAGGATCAACTGCCGGAGCATACTATAAAGGGTCACGATCTCCTATGATGTAATTTATTTTTTTTGTATTTCATTTAACTTATTTAATAATTTATAATATTAAATAAGTTATTTAAAGAAATTTTATTATTAATTATTTAATTCTCTCAAACAAAATAATAAAAATGATTTTAAATATAGATAATCGTGAACCAAAAGAAATAATTGATTATTTAAATTTCTTTAATGAAAATTCAAAAAATAAAATAACAATGAATGTAACTACATTAGATTTAGGAGATTATATATTTTATGATGAAAAAAATGAAAAAAATATTTTAATAATTGAGAGAAAATCACTTAATGATTTAGAAGCAAGTATAAAAGATGGGCGGTATAATGAGCAATCATTTAGATTAAACGAAGCAAATATAGAAAATCATAATATTTATTATTTAATAGAAGGTTCTATTATAAATTATAAAAATAAGGCTTTTAAAAATACATTATATAGTTCTCTCTTTTCTTTAAGTTATTACAAAGGTTTTTCTGTATTTAATTCTTTAAATATGAGAGAAACTGCAGAAATTATATATGCTTTTGTGAATAAAATATTGAGAGAAAAGGATAGGTCTGGATATTATAATATAAAAAATATAAAAAATAATGAATTAATTAATAATTTAGGAGATCTCTCAAATAATTCTTTAATTACAATTCCAAATTTAGAAAATAATTATGCAAAAGTAGTAAAACCTACAAAAAAAGAGAATATAACAAATGATAATATAAATGTTATTATGTTGATGCAAATTCCGGGAGTAAGTTTTCAAACTGCTAATGCTATAATGAGAGAATACAAAACAATTAAAAATTTAATTTTAATGTTAGAAAAAGATGAAAATATTTTAGATTCTCTCAAAAATGAAAATAATAATCGTAAAATAAATAAAAATATTATTAATTCAATTAAAAATTATCTTTTAATAAAAGATAATTAAGTATTTCAATAATATATTTTTTATAATATAAAATTATTATAATATATATAATGAAATTAGATTATAAAACATTACAAAAAACTACATATTTTATATTAATAGCATTATTTTTATTTATTATAATTTATTGTTTTACTTTTAATAGTGGAATAGTAAGATATTTGAGTTTTAGACAAAAAACTAATTTAAATTCCAATGATCCTAATAATTCTAATTTAGTTGAAGGTTTTAGTTTAGGTGGTTCAAAAGTAAAAAAAGATGATGATATTTTTACTTTAATAGATCGTAAATTAAAGGGTTTAACAGAAGAACTTGGTGGTACTTCAGGAAAGAGAGAAGTAAAAGAAATATTAAAAAAAACAAAAGAAATTAGTGATTTAGAATGTGCAAAATGTATGATGATGATGATGGAAGAACATAAAGGTGTAAAAGCATTTGATTTAGATAAATTAGCAGAAGATGATTCAAGTGAAATGTGTATTAAATGTAAGAATTATACTGCTCTCTCAACATCTATAAAAAATATGATAGATAATTTATAATGAAGTATATAATTTGCCTCATATATAATTATGATTATGATTTTTAAGAAATAAATATAAAATTATAATAAAATAAATTAATAATGAATATAAAATATCCATTATTAATTCCTTCAATAGGTCATGGTGTAACAGATTTAATAGAATATCCTATTCAAGCAATAACATTAAATTTTTTTTCAGCAATATTAGTATATAATTGTAATTTATTTTTTAGAAAAACAATACTTGTACTATTTTCAATATTTCATTTATCTGAAGATATACCAAATAAAATAAAATTTAATTCAAATATAATTAATATAAAAAATAAAAAATTATTATTAACATCATTATTTCATGGAATTATGATAAAAAAACCATTAATAGCAAAATTATATTTTTCATTAATACATAGTCCATTACATTATTTGCGTATTGTTAAAACACAAATAAAAGTAAAAGAAAAAATAATATTAGGATTATTTACAAGTTTAATTTCAATGATTTTATTAAATAAAGATTATGATATTATTATAGAAAATAAAATGAAAAAATTATGGTGGATTTTTCCAATATTACCACATATATTATTAACACATAAATTCAATAAAAATTATATAAAATATAAAAAAAATATAATAATAAAAATAGATAATATACATGTTATTTAGATTTATAGCAGGAAATAAATTAAATCATGCATTAAATAAAAGTAAAAATATAATTATAAATAAAAAAATACCGATTTTAAATTATATTACAGAAAATATAAAATTAAATGAGGAAAATAAAATTTATAAAGAATATGATAATATTTTAAATAATATTAATAGTAATTTCATAATTGCACTTAAATTATCATCACTAAATTTCAATAAAGAATTAATAAATAAAATTGTAAATAAATCTATAAAAAAAAATGTAAATATTATTATTGATGCAGAAGATAATAAAAATATTAACAATTATAGAATTATAACAAATGATTTAATAAAAAAATACAATAAAGATAAAGTTAACATAATAAAAACATATCAAATGTATAGAAAAGATAGTTTAAATGAATTGAAAGACGATATTAAATATTTTAATAATAATATATTTAATAATAAGGTTTTATTATCTAGTAAATTAGTAAGAGGTGCTTATTGGAATAATGAAAATAAAGAAGGACATTTATTTATAAACAAAGAAGATACAAATAATTCATATAATAATGGATTGTTAGAATGTTATAATAATATACAAAATAAATTTATAGTAGCAACACATAATAAAAATTCTATTAAATTAATAACGAGTCTTAAAAATAATGATAATGTAATATTAGCGCATTTAATGGGAATGAATGAAAATAATATGAAAAAATTGAATATTAATAAAGCAATATATATACCATATGGACCGTATAAAGAAATGATTCCATATTTAACTCGTCGATTATATGAAAATATAGATCAAATAAAATATATGTTTTAAAAATATTATTGTTTATTATTAACTAGTATTAGTTTTTTTCCAAATTTTAACAATTTAATTTTTATTTCAATAACAATAACATCATCTTCAAAATTATAGTATGGATTATTTAGTTCACATTTATATTTTTTAATAATATTTTTTAAAATTTCATCAAAAGTATAATCATAAATATTATTTTTATCAATATAAACATTACCTTTTGCATTTATTAATCCATCTAATCTAACTTCTGATACATAATATTTTGTACGTTCATATTCAATATTTTGATTTCCTATAAGAGGAATATTGACATTTGTTTTATAAATATTATTAATAGGAGGTAATATTTTTTCAATAGGAGAATTATTAAAACAAAATGACAATAAAGTAATAAAAATAGTTAACATTTTAATATAATAAATATAATAAAATATATTTATACTAATTTGTTAAAAAACAAATACATATTATTTTTATTTAATAATATGTATTAATATGCATCATACGGGAATCGAACCCGTGGCGATCGCTTGGAAGGCGAACATGTTACCACTACACCAATGATGCTTAATTTAATTATATAAATATTCTTTAAATAATTTTTTTAAGTAAAAATTAAATTAAATAAACTAAACATTATATTTATAAACTTCTCGTCCCTTATAATCACCATTAGAAACACGTAATTCTGTATATTTTTTTCCACCCCAATGTGTATCCATAGGATTAGCGCTTGTTTTATTTTTTTCATTAAATATTTTATCTAAAGGAGTATCTAACCCTACATTTTGATTATATTGATCATAACTAGAATACATTCCATCATTAAATTTTATATTAGAATTTGGTGTTGAATTTAATGTAGCATTTAACATTTTATTTTTTTCATAATATTGTTCATCTTCTTTAGTTACCAAATTTTTTGTTTTTGTAGCAGGTAGACCTCCACTATTTTCAAATATAGAAGGTTTAACTTGTAATAATTCATTATTTTGAGTGTCTGTTGTATATTGTAAAAATAAAACAGGACATTCAATATTTTGGGATTTTTGCCATTCTAAAAATTCACTATATTCTTCCAAATTATCAAATTTTATTGGATTTACACCAGGAACAGTTGCTTTTTTGGAATTATATAAATATATATTACCATCTTTTTCAATCAACATATTTGGGCATTTTTCATTAGTATGAGTTTTTTCATCTTTATTTTCCATAGATTCATAAAGATGCCTAAAATTTACATAATAAATTAATCCAAAAATAAATAATATTGCTATTGCTCCACAACTACAATTAGAATTATTAAAATTAAATTTCATATTAATTTATGTATATATTATATTTTTAATTAAATAATAATATTTTTAATAATAATTTCTTATAATATTAAATATAATGTAATATTATAAAGATTAAATATGCAAATAATAGAATTAAAAAATAATGCGTTTGATAGAAATAAAATTAAACAGTTATTAACAAAAAAAGTATGTTTAGTTGGTGTATTTAGTAAATTATGTATTCATTGTCAAAATATGAAACCTCAATGGGAATATTTAAAAACAAAATTAAGAAATTCTAAATGTAATGGTTTATTATTAGAAATTGATTCGGATCAATTAAATTATGTAGACTTTTCATCATTAAGAAATTCAATAAAAGGATTTCCATCTATTATGGTTTTTAAAAATGGAAAATTAGCAAAAGAATATAAAGGAAATAGAACATCAAATGATATGTTTAAATTCTTTAAACCATACATGGTTTTATTAAATGGTAAAACTAAGAAAAAAACAAATGCGAAATTAACTAGAAAAAGAAAAAAAACTAGAAGAAGATAAAATAATTTTCAAATTTTAATATAATATTATTTTAAATTTTGAAATTAAAAATTTAATAGTGCGTATGGAGCGCTATCCCTATTAGGTGCGCAAATTAGGATTTACACAAATATCCATAGATGGATAAATATCTCCAGACATACATTGATCGCGGCCACTTACTTTGGCGCAATAACGAGTATCATTTATTTTACCAACATAACAATAACCTTGACTTAAACTATTTGTTCGTGTTGGTTCAGGTTCTTCATTATTTGATTTTTTATTATCCGCCAAACTATCATCATTTTCAGTAGATACAATAGTTTTTTCGGGTGAATTATTTAATTCCATATTTGCTGTATCTTTTATATTTTTTTGTATAAAATCTACAGTTCCAACAGTACCTTTTTCTAAATTATCTACTATTGTCTTTGATCCGGTACTTGTATTGGTAACAGCAGTTTTTGTAGTATTTCCTGTAATGGTTGCTATAAAATCAACGACTGGTCTTGTTATATTTGTTATAATATCTGTTCCTTCTGCTAAATAATTAAATAAATTAAAACCAACAAATGCTAGTAAGAGAATACCAATTAAAACATATAATAAAATTTTAAAAAATGATATATTAGAATCAGTGGAAATAGTTTGTGATACATTTTTAATAGATTCATTTGTTAGATTAGAAACTTTACCTAAAGATTCTTTAATTGTTTCACTAGGTTTTATTGAAGACATTCTTTCCATAATAGAAGATACTGGTTTATTTGATTCTTTTTTTGTTATTGTTTTATTTAATGATTCATTTAAATCATCAAAAGCAGTTGCAGAATTTGATTTTTCAAGAGATTTTTTTGTTTGAGAAAATGGATTTAGACTTTTAAAAGTATTTACAATTGAATTATTATTTTCAGATTTTTTTTTATTATCAAAACTTTCCATAATGTATTTATAAATTAATAATATAAAATTTTAATTTTATTAGAATTTAATTTTTTATATTAATAATTTAAATTAATAAAATAAAATTTTATTCTTATTATATAAGTTATGAAATTTAATTCGTATAGTCCTTCAATAAATAAAAAATTACAAATTAAAAGTTTAAGATCATTAACAAAAAAAAATATATATCCATGTAATAACTTATTAAAAATAAATATAGGAACAAAAAAAAAACCAAATTGTCAAAATTTTAATAATTTAAGAGTAAAAAAATTATTATTACAAAATTTAAAAGCAAGCAAACATTTAAAACCAGAACAATTTATAGCACCAAAACAATTAATTGCAAATTGTTGGTTTAATACTATGTTTGTAACATTTTTTTTTAGTGATAAAGGTAGAAAATTTTTTAGATTTTTTAGAGAACTAATGATTAAAGGAATAAAAGTAGACGGAACAAAAATAGAAGATAAAAAAATGAGAGAACTATTTTTTATATTTAATTTATTTATTGAGGCATCATATAATCAAAATGAAGAACATAATAAAACAAAAAACAACAAATTAATAAAAAAAGAAATAAAAAACAATAAAACTAAAAATAAAAAAGCACAAAATAAAAGATTATTAAAAAAAGAAAACCTTTATGAAAAAATAAAAATTTTAACAAATAATCTTCAAACAAATTATTTAATTAAAGTAATTTATGAAAGGATTAACAATAAGATTTATCATAGTATTCCTGATGTTAATGATGCAGGTAATCCCGTTATGTATTACAAATCATTAATTAATTATTTAAATTATGATGTTTTAAAAATTTTAGAAATGGATATAGAGAATAATGTTAATACTAATTATTTTATTAATAATAAATTTCAATATATTAATACAATCCCAGATATAATAATAATAAATGATATGGAATCAAAATCAAATTATAAAAATGAATATTATTTTAAAAATATTTTATCAAACAAAAGTTATTTGTATAAATTAGATAGTATAATTCTTACAAATAAAGGTTTTTTTAAACCAAACACTAATAAACATTTTGTAAGTGTATGTACTATAAATAAAAAAGGCTATAAATTTGATGGAGATAGTTATTCACGGCTATCAAGATTTGAATGGAAAGATTTAATAAATGTAAACAAAGACTGGGAATTTATTGAAAATAAAAATTATAATTCTGAAAAATATAATTTTACAAAAGGTTATAAAATATTGTTTTATTATCGTGAAAATTATTAACTAGATTTATCATGTTAATAATAATATATTAAATTATAAAATAAAATAAATTAAAGAAATAATATTATATATATATAGTATTAATATTATGGCAATTGAAATTAATATTACTCCTTATGAAGAAAATATTAATCAAGTTGAAGAATATCTTAAATTAAACAGTGGTAAAAATCTATCACTCCGAAAAATTTATCGTGATCTTGGAATGAAACGTAGAAAAGCAATTTGGATGATTAATAATTCAGAAAAAATTAAAAATGTTAATCCATTAAAAGTAGGGTGTAATAAACATTTCGTACATGTATATACATTTTCTGAATAAAACAAATTTTTATTCTATAATTCTATAATAAATTATTTATTAATTCTATAATAAATTATTTATTATCAACATTTTATATCAAATTTTTTATGCAACTAATTCTGGATTTTATATATAAAATAGCATGTAAAAATTAACATTTTTATTCAATATTATTTATCATTTCTATTTTTTCTATAGTTTTTTCCATATTAGATTTTTTTAGATTTGTAAATAAATAATCTGTTCCAGGAGATATTTCATTTTTTTTTATTTCTTTATATATTGTGTCAATTTTATTTATGATTGCTTTAATTTCATTTGTTTTTTCTGTTAAAGGTATATTTAAATTAACATTTTCTATTAATAAATTAAAACAATAATATATTATATATTTTCTCTTCTTTTTAGCAGAAGAAGAATATTTAATAATAAACAAATTATATAAAGATTTAATTATTTTAGTTACTAACTTTTTATCTTTATCTGGTATATTTAATAATATATTTTCTTCTTGGCTATAATAAAATATTATATCCCATATTATCCATATAATATCATTATGTTCACCTTTTGGTGCATAATTTCTTGCTTGAGCAATACATTTTTTTTTCTTTTTTTTACAAATTGTTTCATATTCCATAATCCATTCAAACCAATAACAAATATCAATAATATTTTTACAATTTAAATTATATATAAGTTCATTTAAAGGTATCAATAATTCTTTTGGATCATCATCTTTCATTATATTATCTATATAATGGACATTAGGTGCTTTAAAACGACTACTTATATTTATTAAATCAAATTCTTCTGTTTTATTTAATTTAACATCTTGATATATATGTTTTTTATTTGAATAACATAATATACAAATAATTTCAGCAAAAAGTTTTCTTATTTTACTATTATTTCTTAATACTAATATATTATTACTATATCCACTATTTAAAACATTATAAAAATTATCAAAACGCATGCTCAAATATATAGGTAATTTAGGATTACCAGAATAAATATATTTACAATAATAAAAAATTATTATATCCCATAAATCTAAAAAATGTCCAGCACATATAAATTCTGCACACCAATAACAAGCATTTTCTATTTTTGAATGATATAAACATGATAATAATTCTTGTTTTGCTTTAGATTTTTGAAATTTTGAAAAAGTTATATTTCTAAATTCTGTTCTTATATCATTAATACTATCTTGTTCCATTAAAAAATATAATATTATATAAATTATTCTTTATTTATTTAATAATTTATAAATTATTAATATTAATATTATATAATATTAATAACTAATAATGGTTAATTTATTTAGATCAATTAAATCATTTAATAAAATGCCAATATTACAAAAAATATTTTTAGTATTATTATTATTAGTTTTTGCACTTATAGTTATTAATAATTTTAATAACAATACTTTTTATTTATCTGAAGGTTTTGAAGGAGAAAATATTTTAGATCAAAATAATTTTTTTGAAATAAAACGTGATCAAGATATATATGATGATTTTTATTCAAAACATTATGATGCAATATTTTTAAATAAAAGTAAAAATAATTATGAAATTGGAAAAATAATAGATTTAGAAAAAAAAAATAAAAATACTAAAATATTAGATGTTGGTTGTGGTACAGGAAATCATGTAGAATTACTAAATAAAAAACATTATGAAGTAATTGGTATAGATCAATCAAAAGATATGATTAAAAAAGCAAAATTAAAGTTTCCACAATGTGAATTTGTAAATAATGATTTTTTTAATAATGATTTTGAATATAATAGTTTTACACATATTTTATGTTTAGGACGAACAATTTATGAAATAAAAAATAAACAAGAATTTTTTGAAAAATGTTATTCATTATTAAATTATAAAGGTTATTTTGTAATAAATTTATGTAATGATAAAAATTTCAAACCATATGTAAGTGAACAAAATAATAAAAATACTTTATTTGATTCTTCTAATTATGGAAAAACACCACTATCAATGATAGTTAAATTTACTAAAGATATGGAATTTATTAGTAATTACGAAAATTATGAAAATTATAAAAATAAAAAGGCTCCTTCTTCAATATTTAAAGAAAAATTCGAAAATTTTAAAACACACAGTATTAGAAAAAATGAATTAAATTTATATATTGATTCTTTGAAAGATATTATAACTTATATTAAATATTCTGGATTTTCTTTTTATAAAAAATTTTCTATGAAAGACGTTGGTTATGATAGTGATTATTTATATGTTTTTAAAAAAAATAATTAAAGTAAATTAAAAATATTTTTAATCATACATTTAAAATTATTTTTAATTATATTGTATAAGTTATTTAGCGAACATATTTACTTGCTCTAGCAAATGAATCTAAAACAAATATCATAAATATACCTAAAAATAAATATAAAATTAATTCTTCATTTATAGTATTTGTTTTTTCATTGTGTTGTTCTTCTAATAAATGTATTATATAATCTAGTTTATTTAATAAATCATTATTATTTAATAAATTATTTGAAGAATTATTTAAAGTATTTATAAAATCAGAATTTACTTTATAACTCTCATCTATATGTGAAAATGTTTTATTAATCTTAGAATTTTGATAGTCACTACCTGATATATTATTATCATTATGATTATTCATTTTATTTAATTCTTGTTCAATAATATTAGAATTTGTTAAATTTGTCATATTATTCATTGTTTCATTATATAATTTAAAATTTTCATCATTATTATCATCATCTTCTGTTGAATTATGTAAATTAGATATTAATTTTGAAATATTGCTTAATTTTTCTTTATTTTGAAATTCTTTAGGATTAATAGAATCTTTATTATTTTTAATTTCTTCATTTAAAAATGATACATTTTTATTTTTTAATGTTCTATTAGTATTAGGTTTTTTATATATATTTTTATTTTGATTATTATTTTGATTATATATTTCTGAATCTTCTATTGATGCAGGATTTAATTGATACATATTCTTATAAAAAAAGAAGATAATAATATTTTATAAAACTACTAAAATTTTAAATAATAATTTTATCTAAAGATATATTAATATTAAATGTATAATTTTAATTATATTTTTAACAACAATAGTAAAGACTCTAAAACAAAAAAATTAAAAAATGAAAAATTAACATTAAATAATTTCCTAGATAATTTGAGTACAAATAAATTATTTATTGGTTTAATGATGATATTTATGAATCTTGGATCGCGATTTATTGAAATAAAATTAACAAAAGGTCAAGAAATGATATTTAAAAATATTGCAAGAGAAGTTTTAATTTTTACAATTGCATTTATGGGTTCAAGAGATATAATTATTGCATTAATTTTGACAGCAGTATTTATTATTTTAAGTAATTTTGTTTTTAATGAAAATTCTAAATATTGTTTATTACCCGCTAGTTATAAAAAAATAGAAAATGCAATGGATTTAAATAATGATGGAAAAGTAAGTGAAGAAGAATTAGAAAAAGCGTATGAAGTATTAAAAAAAGCAAAAGCACAGGAAAAAAATAATTTAAAAAATGCTTTTTTAAATAATTTAGAATAAATTATATATTTTTATTAATAAAATATACTTAAAATATAGTTAAAATATAAATTTATTTACTTATTATAATATAGTAATTAAATAAATGAATAATATAGAACCATTACTTTTAAATGTTAAATTTAAATATAAATATATTGATGACGAATTTGATGGATATAAAGAAGAAATTGAAGATTTTAATATTATAAATAATGGAGTATTTAATATGAAAAATATAAGAAATATTAATTTTTATGATGAACTTGTTAATAGTTTAAAAGAAACAAAAAATACAGAACCTGATACAAGTGGATATGAAATTTCAGATAAAAAAAATTTAAAAGATAAATTAAAAAAAAAATTAAAAATAGATAATGAATCAAATGATACAATAAATAATGATAATGATTATGATGTTAATTTTACAATAAAATTACCATTTTCTAAAAATTATATTACAAAAGAAAATTTAGATTTAGTTGTATCTGAAAAAGTAAAAAATGATTCACAAATTACAAATGATATAGAGGTTATTTTGAATTTTTATATAGATAAAAAAGAAGTTTTAGATGAATTAATTGAACAGGAAAATTTTAAAAATAAAAAATTTAATATAAAAATAAATAATTTTTTTAATATTTTAAAAAAAAAAGATCCAATAGAAAATCATTTAAAAAGTATTAAAGATATTAATACTGATTATTTAAATTATGAAAAATTATTTAAAATATTAGATAAATTAATTGAACATAAACAATCTGATATATTTTATAAATATACAACACCTTCAAATAGACCATTATATAATGAAAATATGCAAACTGTAAAAGAAAGTCTTCAAGTTTTAGAATCAGAATTGAATAAAAACGATAATATATTTAATCAATTTAAAAATAAAAATTATAAACATTTTTTTACAAATGATAATGTTATCAAAGAATATTTTGAAGAATTAGAAACTAATTTCGACAAAAATATAGCATATGATTCTAAATATAATAATAAAGAAAATCGTTATGGATCAATTAAGTCAGATGATATACCTCTTAAATTAAATACAAAAGAAGAATTTATAAATATACTTTATGAATATGGTAAATACATTGTATCAGAAGAAGAATATAAGAAATATAAAAATAAAAAAGATTTTTATAATGCTTATATTAGTCAAGAATTAATTATAAAAAAAATTATAACATATTATAATGCATATACTATTTTAAATGATATTTATTTGATTCAAAATACGATAATATTTAATAATTATTATGATAAAGTTAAAATGAAAGGATCCCAATATAAATATATAAAAAAAATAAAATGTATTCCACAATTACTACATATAAAAATGAAAAATAATAATATATTAAATGTATATTTTGATTTAGAATACGAAAATATTAATGAATATAATATTATTAATTTTTTTATAAATTTTATTGATGTAGAAAATTACACATCAAAAGATTTAAATAAAAAAGAAAATAATTATATAAATTATAAAACAAAAATTTTTAGTGATAAAACAAATATAATTAATGAAATTTATATATCGAAACATATTAATTATAAAAAATTAATTAAAGATTTTAAAATATTAAATAGAGATAATCCTATTTTTAAAAAAGAATCAATAGAAAATATTCAAGAAGCATTAATTAATGAAAAAATTTCATTTTCATTAAATTCAGGATATAAATTTATAAATTATAGAATAGAAGATGAGAAAAATTATGAAAACAACTTTATTGACTTTATTGAAAATATATTTATGAAAGAAATATTTTTAAAAGAAAATAATTTATTATTTGTAAATAATAAATATTATACAATAAGTAAAATAGAATTTAATAAAAATATTATAGAAAGTAAAATAAAATCAGAAAATGCAATTAAAAGTGAAGAAATTAAATCTGATAATTTTATAATATATGATAATCAAGATATTCGGTTATATGTAAGTGATGTAAATACAAGAATAAATACATATTTAAATGTATTTTGTTATATAAAAAATTCAAAAGATGAAAAAATCACATTTAATAATAAATTTAATAGTATTTTAAATTGTAATAATAATGCAAATAATTTAGACCTATTATTTAAAAAAATATTAGGAGAATATTATGATAATTATTTTAAAAAGTTATTAACATCAAATAAACATACGGATACAAATACAAAAATAAAAACATTTGAAAATATTAAAGAAGAAACAGAAAATAAAGAAAAATTAAAAGAAAAAGAATTTTTAAATATGAATCCTAAAATAGGTGAAAATAAATATTTATCAAAAGGTGGCAAAAAAAAATATAAATTATATAAAAAAAATAAAATACATAATTACGAGAAAAAATTTAAAAAAAATAAAAGAAAAAAATCGTTTAATAATAAATTCAAAAAAATCCAAAATAAAACAATAAAATTAATAAAATTGTATCTTAAAAATTAATTTTTTAAATAATATAATTTGTATATTAAATATGATAAAAATAATCCATAAAAATTCTTAGAAAATATATCTAAAATATTATAAAATGCGTTTTTTATTTTATAATTAAATAAAGCAGCAACACCATATATAGACCATATAAATGCCATTATATAAAAAATTAAATAATTATCTTTACTATTTGTAACATAATAAATATATAATTTATAAAACAATAAAAAGAAAAATATGAAACCTATTAGTGTTGAATATAAAATATTTATTACATTTATTTCTTGCAAATATCCAAAAAATAACATACTAAAATTATAATAAAAAATTTCAAAAATTTTTTTATAATCATTATTAATCAAATCAAATATTGTAAATTTTAAATTATCTGTATTTATATTAATTTTATTATTATATACAAAATAACAAATTGCAGATAAAATCATAGTTGGGGTTGTTAAAAACCAATCATAATATCTATATTTAGCAATATCTATTTTATCTACATTTTTTGTATAAAAATAAATAAACCAAACATAAAAAGATCCTTCAATAAACTGAACTATATTTTCTAATGCAAGTGCATCTTTTAATATTCTATTAGTTGAACTTAATTTAATAAATTGTGCACTTATTCCAATAAATAAAGTTATAATTTGTGCATATAATGAAATATACATAGTATCTTTTACAAGATATTTAATAAACATTTTAATTTATCTATAAAATAAAAATATATTAATATTTTATAAATAAATAATGGCAAAAAAATCTGCTATGAATATGAATGCTTTTGAAAAAACTATTAATAATAATAGTATAAAATCTTTATTGGTTATAATTTTATTTGTTTTTCTTGGTGGATTTTTATTAAATTGGTTAATTGGTGGTGGTTTATATGAAGGAAATACTAATATGGGAAACAAATTAACATATTATTATATGGACGGATGTGGTCATTGCAATAATTTTAATCCAATATGGGATGAATTTACAACAGAATATAAAGGTCCTCCAAAAATTACATTTGAAAAAATTGAATCAAAAAAAGCACCATCTAGCGTTAAAGGATTTCCTACTGTAGTTTTAACAAAATCAGATGGTTCAACAAGTGAATTTAACGCAGATAGAACAGTAGGAGAATTACAAAATTTTATTAGCAGTCAAAATTTAAAATAAATGTTTTATAGTTCAAATATAATAAAGTTATAAGGAAATAGTTTTTATATAATATATAATATATAATATAAAAATAAGTAAACATATTATATATTATGGCGTTAACAAATGTTGATAAAAATACTTTAACACGATTATTTGATATGATAAATATAAAAAATAATGAATCAAAAGAATATAATAATTTATTAAATATACGTTCTAATTATGCAACTTATAGTAAATTAGAATTAATAGCAAAACAAATTGAATTTTTAAAAAATGAAGCATTGAATATAATAGATAACCATGAACTTAATAATGATTTAAATAATATAAAATGTAATTTTCGCAAAGTACCTGGTACATATTATTATTTATATAATAAAGAAATTTATAATAATACAAATACAAATGAAAATGACGAATATAAAAATGAAAAAATTATTTCATTAATAGGACCAGAAGAATGGAATAATGAAAATTATAAATTTATAAGCAAAATTTATTTTGATTATGATTATCAATTTTATAAAGTTGATTAAAAATAATTTCTCAAAATTTAAAATAAAATTTCTAAAATTTCATTTGCTAATGTTTCCCGTGATTTTAATCCATATAAATTTAAACCGTAAGATAATCCTTTTGGTCTAAAAATTTTAATATTTGTTTCTTTATTATTTTTTTTATAATTATTTACTAATTCTTCTTGAACATTCTTTGCTCTATATGCATCTTGTAAATAAAAACTATTCATAATTTTTATTCCAGTATTTGAATTAGAAAGACTATTTCCAACTCCATAAGCACTTATTAAAACAATATTTTGTAAAGACAATGATTCAGTATTTAAAATATTTCTTGTTAATATATCTGAATAATCATCCATAAATGGCTTTGCACCACTAGTAAAAACTATATTAGAAAAATTATAATTTACAAAATCGTTATATTGACAGATTTGTAAATTAGGACTTCTTAATAATAAATTATTATTTTTATTCGCTAGTCCACCTCCTCTATATGGTAATTTAATATTATTTGGATTACTTGTTAATGCCAATATTTTTTTATTATTGTTTAAACCTTGATAAATAATTTCTTGTCCTAAACCACTACTAGCACCAAGCACACATAGATCAAAACCATTTGTAACATTAATATTTAAAAATATTAATAATAACTTGAAAACACATTTTAATATCATAATAATAATAATATTAATCTTAAAATTGATTTTAAATATTAAATTTTATAAAAAGTAAAAATTTAATATTTATTAAAAAAATGCTTTTATTAAAACTAGATGATTTAATTAAAGTAAAGATTATTAGTCGTCCATCCAAGATTTGTAAAACACCATATGTTGCAGATATTGAACTCTCAGACGGAACAATAGCCCAAGCACATACTGCTTCATTGGGTTGTTGTGGTTTATGTGAAAAAGATTGTTATGTTTATGCTTCGCCTATGTTATCTAATTGCCCCCAATCAAAATCAAAAGTATGTAGTTATAAAGTATATTTAGCACAAATTTATGAAGAAAAAATCATTAATAGTGAAAAATATATTAATGATCAAATTATTGGAGTTGATCCAAAATTAGCAGAAACATTAGTAGAAAAAGCACTAATTAATAATTGTTTTCCTACTTTACAAAATATTAAGAAACATAGACGTGAAGCAGTATTAGGAAATTCACGTTTTGATTTTATTGGAATTGATGCCAATGATAAATATTTTATATTAGAAGTTAAAAATGTGCCATTATCAGATTTTGCAGATGTAAATCATATAGAAAAGAAAAAACTAATTAAAGTAGATGCATTTAAAAATATGAAATTTAATGAGAAGATTTCGTATTTTCCTGATGGGTATAGAAAAACAAAAGGCGGAGTAGTAAGTGAACGCGCATTAAAACATATTAATGAATTGGCAGATATTACATTATCAAAAATCATTAGACCAATTATTTGTTTTGTTATTCAACGAACAGATAGTGGATCATTTCAAGCATCAAATATTGATCCTACTTATAAAGCAGCATTTAATGATGCACTAAAAAAAGGAGTAGAAGTTATAATATTAATGGTCAAGTGGAATTCTAACGGGGAAGCAAATTTCGTAACTTGTGATTTACCAGTAAATTTATAAATATTTGATTTTATAAAAAATATTATATTGTGTTTTCTATATATATAATATTTATGATTTATGGAAAAGATCCAATAACACAAGAAACAATTGAAATAAATGATTGGTTAAATGAAAGTGACGATAATATATTATTAATAATTTCAAAATCAGAGAAAAATATTAGTTTTAGTCGTTCTGATTCTAAAAAAAAAAATAAAATAAATGAAAAAATATATTTATTTAAAAAAAGTTATTTACAAGTACCAGAATTAAAACATATTTATTATAATTGTCTAATAGAATCTGGGCAATTAATGATTAATGAAACATTTAAAAGTAAAAATGTATTTTTTAATATAGGTTATTATTTAGCCAAACCTTTATTGGTAAATTTAAAAGAATTATCTTCAAAGAATATTAATAAAAATAAAATATTTAAATTAAATTTTTCATTAACAAACTTTGATGAATTTATTAATAAAGAAGCATTATTAATGAGTCAGATTAGTTTAAGTTCTAAAAATTTATTAAAAATACCAAAAGATCTAGATGTTAGAGAAAAAAAAAAATTAGAAGAACAAAAGAAAATGGATTCAATAAGTTCTAAAAAAAATTTACCTATAAAAAAAGAAGTATACTTTCAAGAAATTTTAGCAAAAGCATTGACCAATTACTCTTATCAATGGGATGTTCCAATTAATTTATATTTAAGAACTGGTGAAGATTATTTTACTACATCTATTTTTAAACAATATTATAAACGTTATGGAAAAACTATAGAAGAATCAATTGAAAATATAAAAAATAAAGTTAAAGATTTGGATAAAGCGTTTTTAGAAGCTGCCCCAAGAAATGAAAATAATAATACTTTTTATTTTAGAGGAATGCAACGACCATTTGAAAAATTAAATAAAATAGGAGATAAAGAAACAATTAGTAATTTTATTTCTATTAGTAGTTCATTTAATGTTGCATTAAGATTTTCTGGTATACTACGTGGTTCAAAATGTTGTTTATATAAAATAGTAATTGATAAAGGAATTCCATTTATTGATATGGTTACTACAAGTAAATTTAAAAATGAAAAAGAAATATTATTACCACGAAATTTAGTATTTGAATTATATAGCATTAGTACTATTGAAATTAATAAAATTAAAATACCTATTTTAAATTTAAAGATTCATTTACAAAGTAAAGATCAATTTAAATTAACAACTGGATGTAAAAAATTTTTAGTTGGAAATATAATTCCATATACTCCAAGTTATATAGTAAATGAAACAAAAACTCATAAAAAAACTATAGTAAAAGATAATAATAATAAAACTTTAAAAATTGATTCTAAATATGAAGAAATGATTGAGAATCATAAAATACCTCTTATAGGAAAAAGATGTCCAAAAGGTTATAGAATACATAAACCAACTAATATGTGTGAATTTGTTGGATTAAATTCAAGAAAAAAAATGCTAAATTCTAAAACCCAGAAAAAATCACAAAGCAAAAATGAAGGAAAAAAACCAAGATGTAAAAATGGAACACGTAGAAATCCTAAGACAGGTAATTGTGAACCAAAGTAAATAGTGAATTATAATTGATTATAAATACATTAATATTCAGGAATATAATAAAAATCAATAAAACTATCACAACTCATATTAGAATAATTATTTTTTTTATCACCTATCAAAACATTTTCAATAAAACATGATTGACAATATGAAGAATATATATTACATTGTTTATCATTAATATAAATATATGTATTGTTTATTGAATACGCATCATATAATATAATTGAATTTATTAATTTTACATTTTTTAATAAATATAAATTATGACAATTATGATTAATACATAATTTTCTATGTTTTTTATTTTCTAATTTTAATTTTTCTTCCAATTTTATTTTAATAATATTTTTTTTAGATATAATATTATTAAAAATATGACATGATTGTTTTAAATTAGATATAATATTATAAGAATTAATTTTATTAATTATAATATATATTATATCATCGGGTAAAGAATAAAAATTCATAATATATCAACTAACTAATAACTAATATTAATAAAAAAATAAATATTATTGAATTTTTATCAATTTTAATTTATCAAAAAGAATGAAAAATATTTTTATATTCTTCTAAAAATCCATTTACTAAATTTTCAGGAATTTTATTAAAATCCACCAATTTTTTATTTAGTTCATATTTTTCTTGAGATCCACTATCTTTTTTTAATGCTTCTAAAAATAATTCTTTGTTTGTATAATATTTTTCACATGTTTTTGGTCCACATTTTTTAAATATTGGAAAAATATTATCTGATTTATCTCCTAATACAATTTTATAAAATAAATTTTTATTAGATTCTGGAAATACTTTTTTTGATTCACGTAGATTTTTTTGTTGAAAATTAATGATGTCTGTATATTCATCTAAAAGTTGTAAATAATCATGATCATTAGCAATAATAATAATTTGTGCTTCTGGATATTTTTGTCGAATTTGTTTTTTAGTAATTGCCAATACATCATCTGCTTCTAAATTAGGAAACTGTAATACATGATTTACGCCACTATCATATAGCATTTTATTTTCATTATTATAAACAAGTTTGAAAAATGGTCCTCCCATAAAAGAGTCGTCTTTGTCGCGTGTTTCTTTATAATTATCATATAATGCATTTCTCCAAATTTCTTTTCTTGGGCAATCACGACATGCAATAATAGTACATGGAATTTCTGGTTTTCCTCTTTGTTTATGTAATTTTTGTTTTTTCTTAAAACCTTCCAATGATTCAGTAAATGTTTTAATAAATTTTTCTACAAATTCTTGATTATCATATGGATTTTCAAACAAATCTTCATCTGGATTTGCATGTTTCCACCACTGTAAAATAGCAAAATATCTATAAAATATCCAATAACTAGTATCTACTAAAATAAATACTTGTTTGGAATCCGACATAATTCAAATGTATAAATATATTAAATACAATAATAAGTTTAATATATTTTTATTAAATTTTATTTCAATTTTATTTCAATTTTATTTCACTAATACAAATTTTCAAATACATTTAAATACATTTAAATAATATAAATTTTAAATTTGAAGTAAACTATTCATATATGATAAATTATTTAAAACTTCTTTTTGTGTTTCATTAAAATTTATACATAATTCATTTGCTAATGCATTTACTGTAAAAAATCCAAAAAATATTTCATTAGATTCTTTTGTCATAGATAATTTATATTTTTTCAAATTTTTACAAAATAAAAATAAAAAATAAGCATCCAAAGAAATTGAACTATATTTTTTAAATAAATTTATTTCTTCATTTATTAAATTTGATTTTAAATTTTCTGACATTTCTTGAAAATATTTTTTTTCATTTATAAATTTTTGTATAACATATTCCATATTAGTAAAATTTTGATTTACTAACATTTCATATAAAAAAATATAATATACATTTTGATTTTCTCTATTAAGAAATACACAAATTCCAAAATCAATTAATCCTAATTGGTATTTCGGTTTTAAATTTTTATCGTTTTTATTATTTATATCATCTTTATTATTTATATAAAAAAAAACATTGCCTGAATGTAAATCATTATGAATTGCACTATTGTATAAAATACTAATTATTCCAAATTTAACAAATAGTTTTCCAAATTCATTTTTTATTTGTGGATCCATTTTTTTTATTTGATCAATTTTTAAACCTTCAATATTTTCCATAACAATTATATTATTATATTCATTAGTAATTTCTTCATAAACATATGGTATAATATATTCTTCTAGATTTTTATTTTTTTCTTTAAACAATTTTATATTTTTTACTTCATTTATAAAATTTATTTGATTTAATAAAGATTCTTTATTGTCTAAAAATAATTTATTAAAATTTAAATTATTAAAATAAGGTATATATTTTATAATACTCGTAATAAATTCGATTTCATTAAAAACTTTTATTAAACGTTCTTCTATATTATTTTTTAAAATTTTTATTACTACTTTTTTATTATTATTGTCTGTTCCTTTAAATACAATCCCAACTATCCCAGAGTTTATTGGACTATTATTATTAGTATCAATACAAATATTATATTTAGATTCTAATATATCAAGTAATTCATAATCAATATCATCACTACTATATGGAACACTATCTGTATATTTAATTAAAAATTCTCTTTCTTTTTCATTTAAAATATTTTTATCTAAACATAATGATTGAAATACTTTTACATATACAATATTTAATTCTTCAAGTTTATAAGTTATATTTTTAACTAATGTTAATCTATCTAAAGATGGTAATTTTTTTAATTTATAAATTAAATTTTTACTTGTAAAAATTATAATCTCACTAAAAAAAATATAAAACAATTTAAAAAAATTATAAAACATCTTTAATATATTATAATGTGCTAGATTTTTTTTATATATATTATTACAAAAATCTATTAAATATAAGTTAAATAATACATGTTTTCTCATAATAGTAAAATTATATTTTAATATATTAATTATTTAAATTATCTATAAATTGTTTTAAATTATAAAATATTTTTTTAAACATTAATCCTATTAAATTTTCCATATATATTGGTAAATGATCTTGAATAGAAATAATAAAATCAAGAGAAAAATCTATATTTATTAAATTTGAAAAATTTTCTTCATTATTTAATTTCATTAATTCTTGAGGTAATAAATTATTTAAATTTATATTTGTTTTACCATAGTTAAAAATCATTGGTTCATATTTATTAACATCTAAATTTATTTGTATAATATATTTATTTATTATAGTTTTACTAGGATCTACTGTAAGTAAATCTTTATTATAAAAAACAATATTATTACTATGAAAATTTATGCATCGTGTTGTTCTAAACATCATATATTTTGCTTTTATACCTACTTCTTTTGCTATTGGTTTAATTAATATACAAATATCTGTTTCATTGCTATTTAATTCATTTAATATATAAATTTTTTCAATTAAATCAGGACAAACTTGTTCTATTAATTGATATATTTTTGGACTTAATAATGATTTAATATTTATTTTTGTAGGATCTAGATTTTTAAAATCAAATTTTAAATTATATGCTTTATTACTATTAGAATTATCTGAATTTATATTAAATTCGGATAAAATCATATTACCTTTATTACAAATAAGTTTTGGACTATAATTTTTTTCTTCGCTATATTCCATTTATAATTAATTATAAAATATTATTTAATTAATTATTTTATAATTAATTTATATAAATATTTATTTGTTATTTATAATTTAAAAAAATTCTATATTATAAATTAATCTATAAATTATAATTGTTAATACTAATATGAATATAAAAAATATTATATATGTTGGTCTCATTGTATTTTTTAAATAGTTATTATCTATATAATTTGCAAATTCTTTATTAAATAATTCTAAAAATGGAGTTATATAATTTGTTGGAATATTACTATTATTACAATTATCATGATGAAAATAATCTAATATACAACCATTAAATATTATCCAATGTAAAGAAATAGCTAATAATATCCATGCAAAATATTTATAATATTTTAATGGTGAAAGTATTAAAATTAAATACATTAACATAACAAATAAAATATGTAATATAAGAAAAAATTTTTTTTTTTCTTCTATTTCTTTTGTTTCTGTATCTTTTATTTCTGTATCTTTTGTTTCTTTTTCTTGTTCTTTCATAAAATTATTTAATATAATTAAATATTTTTTTAATTAAAATTAAACCTAATAAATAATCTATAGTTTCGTTTGCACTATATTCCTTTTTAAAATAAGGCAATTTTAATATTTTAAATTCTAATAAATTTTCATATTTTTTCTCTCCGCGCAAGTTTAATAATTGTGTATAATTATTAATTAATTCTAATATATAAGATTTAAAATATAAACTATAATATGATAAATTTTTTGTTTTGTTAATATTTCTATTCAAACTATCTTTTTCATTTGTATAAAATAAATTTTCTTTTGCTCTATATTTTCTATATCTAATAAAATTGTGTTCTATGAAATCCACATGACTTAATATTTTATATTTCAAATTTTTCTTTAATCCTGCTTCAGAAATTAAATAAGCCGCTGTACTTCCACATGCAAAATGTGTATTATATGTATTTTCTGTTGGATAAAAAGAATCGCTATGTAATTGTATAATTTCCCAGTTACAATCTAACATTTGTATATCATATATTGTTTTATTCAATCTCTCAAAAAATTCTGTTTTATCATATTTTGGAAAAGCATCATCTTCCATAATTAAAAAAAATAAGGTGTTGCGCTGATACGACAATTCATTGATAATATAATTATCATAAATATGTTTACAGCATAAAATATGACTTAGTGCACAACCTATTACAGATTTTGGTGTAAAATTAAAAGCAAAATTAGATATATATTTTTTATATTCTGGTTTTAAGTGTTGATTTTTTAAAGCATTAATTCCATTAAATTTATGGGGGGATAGTCCCAAACTTTCTAAATAAGGCAATTGTTTTATATAATTTTCTTTATAATCATCTAAATTAATTACAAATGTTTTTAAATTACTATAATCTGATTTTATTGGATTAACATTGATTAAAATATTATTCATAATATTGCTCATATTATTGCTCATAATAAAAATATCAAACTTATTAATATAAATTTATAATTATTTATATTAATATTTTACATAAAAATAATTACCAAGTATAATTACCAAGTATAATTACCAAGTATAATTACCAAGTATAATTACCAAGTATAATTTATAAACATATAATTACGTATTTTTTGTAAATATTTTCCTATAAAACTATAATTAGGATTTGTTGTTAAATTTATTATTAAACTTATTCTTTTTCCATCTTCGGATTGTTTTGATACTTTATGTATAACTTTATCACCATTATATACAATTCCTTGTCCAATTTTTATTATTATTTGTTTTTCATTTTTATTTTTGTCTTTTATGGTTAAAAAACTATTATTTTTTTCATTTATAAATAAAGGAATTAATACTGTATATCTTATACCAAGTGTAAAATTAGTATCAAAATGATAACTCATATAATCATTTTTTTTATATAATTGTACAGCAAAACTTAAAGGCTCTTCTTGGTGGTCTAAAAAAAACAAATTTTTTTCATTTACAATATTTTTAATTTCTTCTAAAAAATCGTTATTATAATATTTTTTTATAAGTTCATTACAATTATTTGAAATATCTATAAAATTTAATACTTTACAACTAGAATTATTAAAATTATATTCTGGATTTTTAATAAAACCTTTTTCTTCTATTAAATCTACTAAAAATTCTGAATTACTTATATCTGTATTAAAATAAATTATTTCATCATTATATTTTAAATAATTTTTCCAAGTAATAAAAAATATAAATATTGTTATTATAAAAAAAATAATTCTTTTATAAAATAGCATTTAGTTATTAATTACTTATTAATATAAATAATTATAAATTTATATTAATATTTATAAAAATTATTATTAAAATAAATCTAAACATTAATTAAACATCCTCCACTAGGAAAATCACTTTTTGACTTCGCATCTTCTATTTGTAATTTTCTCTTTTTTTTTATTCGTTCTTTATATTCACCACTTTCGCGTTCTTTTATTAAATTATTCCAAAATGTTTCTATCATTGGTAAAACATTTGCAAACCAATGTTTATTTCTTAATACCAAAACACAACTAATTACTTCTAATTTCCAATATATAGTAGTAATAAATGTTTTATCTTTATTTAATATTAATTGATTACTACACCATTCAATATATTCTTTACTGTCTACATCATTTAATTTAAATGGAGGATATACATAATATGGAGTTTCATCTTTATAAAATTGTAAAAATGTGCCTTTATATTTAAAATCATTATCATTTTTATAATCATCAATATCACTATATTCAGTAAATTTAGTTTCTAGAAAATCACATTCATTTAAATCACATACTTCCATTTGTAATTGCATTTGAATCCAATATTCCATCTTTGGAATACCAGTAATTTCACGGGATACAACATTTTTTATTTCAAGCATTCTTCCAAATAATTCACTTGATGCATCACAAATAATTCCATCTGGAGATGCAGCTATAAAACTATGATCTTTATGTGGAATACAACCAAATTCATCTACTTTTGTATTATTTATATATTCATAATATAATATAGAAACAGGTTCATATTTTTGTCCCCAATGTAAAGGGGAATTTGTATTTGTTACTTTAAATTTATTAATATCTATTGGTTCACATTTTTCTAAAATAAGTTGTGTTTGACTATAATCACTTACAAATATTTTATAAATGTTAGATGCAGTTAATGTAGAGTTTCTAAATAAATACCATTCATCTGTTCTTTGTTCTGGTTGAATTATTGATTTTAAAATATTTAATTGTTTATTAATCCTGGATTTATGAATTTCCAAATTATATGATTTATTTTCACTATTTTTTCTAATATATGTTTGTTTATATGACCGTTTTGGTATAAAATATTTATAAACTAAACAATTTGCTATATTACTACATTTTTCAATAATTTTAATACATTTTTCTTCTGAAAAATTAATATTTATATTATCGTTCATGAGAGTATTTTCTAAAATTTTATTTTCAATATAATTAGTATATAAAATATTACAACTATAATTAAAACTTTCTTCATATAAATCACCATAAATTAATTGTAAAATATTGTCATTTATAAAATTAATATTTATATCTAATGCATCAAAAATAATTTCATAAATTATTTTTTCATTATTAGTATTTATAATTTTATTTAATTTATATTTATTTAATAAATATTTTAAAAACTTGTTACAAGACATAATATTTAGTATTAATAAATCTTAATATTATATTAATAAATAATTTAAAAAATAATTATCAATTTATAAAATATACAAATAAAAACATAAATACAAATAAAAACATAAATACAAATAAAAACATAAATACAAATAAAAAATAAATACAAATAAAAAATAAATAAAAAATAAATAAAATATAAATTTATTTAATCATCATGTATTTTTAAAGTTTTTACTTTTGTTTTTTTTTCAGGTGGTAAACATTTTACAGTTGATATATGTTTATCATCTTTTTTCAAAATAAATGTTCTTGATGATTCTATAAATTGTAAGTAAGGTATGTTTTCTATAAAATTTTCTTGTTTATTATATGTAATTTCTTTTGTTTTTTGTAAATTTTTTCTTTCTATACATTTTTGTAAGTATTTTTTAGTAGTATTAACTTCATTTTCAGAGAGATTATGTTTTTCTCTCAAAAAATTATCAACATAATTATTTAAACGCATTAATTTTTGGGTTTTATCAAGTTTTGTCCATGATTCTTGTTTATTTGCATGTGATTCACTTTCTAAAAATGTAGTAATTTTTTCATCATTTGAAACATTTTTTGTTTCTGGAATAATATTATTTCCATTTTGTAACATTGTTTTATATGCTATATTTTTTAGCTCTTGACAATTATCCGTTTTTTCATTTTTTTTTATTATTTCTTCATTTTTGATATTTTTATTATTTAATTTTTCATTTAGATTATCTTTTTTATTGTTTTTATCAATTTCATAAGACATAATATATATATATTAATAATTTAAGTTTATACTATTTTATAATAATAATAAAATAATATAAATATGAAGTCTATAGTTTTAAGGGATAAAAAAAAAGCAAAATCAAATTTATTAGATTATGATTTTAATAATTCAAAAAATAATGAATTAGAAAAAGAAACAGTAAAAATGAGAGAAAAAGTAAAAAGTTTAAAAATTGATAATTCTAATAATTTATTAACAAATTTAAGAATACAAAAAAATCAAGTAAATTATATAAATAATATTTTTTTAGGAACAGATTTTCCTGAAAAATTATTAATATTAAAAGAATTAAAATCAAAATTATCAAGTTATAAACAACAAGATAAAAAAAAAGATTATGATGAAAATTTATGTACTCTTATTACTTTAGATAATATAATAGAAAAACTTGTATCTAGTAAATTAAAATGTTATTATTGTAATAAAAATATGCTGATTTTTTTTGAAAAGGTAAGAGATGAAGATCAATGGACACTTGATAGAATAAATAATTATGATGATCATAGCAATGAAAATACAATCATTTGTTGTTTAAAATGTAATTTACAACGCAGAAGAAAAAATAGTGATAAATTTTTATTCACCAAACAATTAGAAACAAATGCTATGAAAATAAAAAAATTAGATTAAATATATATTTATAAAAAAATACATATTTAATTACATATTTTATTTTTTTATCTATATTTTTATATATTTTAATCTTTTAGTAGTCCTTCTTTATCCATTGATTTAATAAGACGAGTTAATCCGATTCCACAACCACTGCGCTTAATGAAGTTTAATTCTAAATATTCATCCAATTCAGCACGTGTACGTTCTTCTCCAAAAAGTTCAAATAATTTATTTTTGTAACTTCCTTCCATAATGCTTTCAAACTTGGCACGCATTACATCTTTGTCTACTTCACGTTCAGCAGAACCAAATGTTTCCATGCCGGATAAAATAACATCTACTTTATATGAAGTATCATCGTTTGGATTTCTACGCATATTCCAAAATGGGCTGGTAAATTCTGGAAAATCAGTAATAAATGCTACTGGAGATTTATCTGTATATAATTTTTCTTCATGTTCATGTTCTAGTTCTGTTGTTCCAAATTCTTCTGCAATTGCTTTGTAATTATTAACATAAAAGTTAGAACTATCATAACCAAGATGAACTAAAAGTTCTTTTTGAAGTTCCATTAGTTCTTGCATATCCCCTTTAAATTCAAATTCAAACATTGGAAAAATAACATCATGGCGACCAGGAACAGGATTTGGTTCCATACGATATGATGTTGTTAGACAAAAATAACCAGCAACATCTGGTTTTGAAAGAATCTCATATTCTAACCACATTTGACCGGTTTGAACAAGTGGCCATACTTTTCCAGTATAATTAAATGTTTGAACATTAAATGGATCTTCACATGCGGCTAAAATAGAAAGACGATTTTGAGTGTGAACTTCTATAAAATTTTTAGACCAAAAAAATTCACGAAGTTTTTTTACAACTTTATTAAATTTTTGTGAATCTATAATTAGTCCACTATCGTAACATTTGTTACTGTCAACCATAGACATTTATATATAAAAAAAATAATTTGTATTTAAATCTTTTTTTATAAATATTTTTTAAATAAAAAGTATTTAAATTTTTTGACGTTTATTGTTATGTACAGTATTATTTATTTCTTCTTTACTGGCATTATATTCATTAATTGCTTCAATAATTAATGGTTTAAATAATATTTGTAAATTATATTCTACATTAAATTTAACATCATCATCCATTTCCATATACCATTCGGCTGGATTTATTTGTATTTTAAAAACAATTTGTTCGCTATTTCTATCTTTTACAATATTAATTAATTTTTCTTTAATAATTCTATTACATATTTCTGAAATATATTGTTTATATTCATCATGTGACATATTGTATGTAGTCATTATTTAGTAAAATATAAATATTATTTTTATTAAGAGAAAAAAATATTTATATCAATTTTTTTTATAATATTATTTATTTAATTATTGTTTTTGTTTTAATACCAAATTACTAGGTTTTTCTAATTTCTCATAAAGTCTTGTAAAACGGGTTCAATTAACTTAATTAAAATTTTTTTATATTTTCCATCCAATGAATTAAACCATAATGGTGGAGTAATATCCAAATAATATTGTCCTGATTCTACATCATATTTTTTTTCATAATTCATTTCTTTTGTTAATTTCTCTAAAATACTTGCAATATAAATTGTAATTTGGCTATTATCTAGATTACAATCATTCATTGAATCACATAATTCATCCATTGGATCATGTTGTTCAGCACAAGGCATACAGATAGTATATGGGATATTGCAATTTTCAATATCCATTATTTCACTTTCTTCTAAATAATTATTTAAATATTATTAAAATAATTATTTTTTATTCAATTTTTTTTGGTTTTATTTAATTTTGGTTTATTTTTCTTTGGTTTAGATCTAATTTTAATTCTGGGTTTTAATCTTTGTGTAATGTGTTTTTTAAAATTGAATTTTTGTTTATTTGTTTTTATTTTCTTTTTTTTTATAATTCCATTTGCTTTATAATCTTGAGTATTGGGCTTCTTTATTTTACGCGATGAATAATTAACATCATAACTTCTAGATTCTTGCTGTTCAGATGAAGACATTGGAGATCTACTATATAATATTTTTTCTAAATTCTTCATATCTGTAAAAAAATCACTCACTCTTTCTTGTACTATAGGATTTGTATCGTGTTTTTGTAATTGAATTGCTCTTGATAATTGACAATATGTAGATAATTTATGAATATTTCCGTCAAACCCTTTACAACAAAAAACATAAAATGTTTTACACTTAAATGTGTGACCAGCTATTGTATTATACTTACTATTATTAATACTAAATGTTTTTATTAATTCGGAAAGTCTTAATGAAGTTTTTGGAGTTTTATCAGGAACTCTGCGTTTTTTGTTGAATATAGAAAATTTTTTTTTTATTTCTTCTATTATATACATTATATCTTTAAATTTAAATGTAGTACCACTTATGTATTTTGGTAACGTTTTATCATTTGTATCTATAATAGTAAAATTGCATCCTAATGAACGACAATTTTTGCCTTCAGAATCAAAATTTAATAAAAAATCAGGAAATTTTATTGATTTACCCTTTTCCCCTTTGGCAACATAAATAGTAAGATCTTCTGGAAATTCATTAGGATATTCTAACATTAATTCACGAAATGTATGTTTAAAATCTAATAAAAAAGAATGATATAATGCATCATCTATAGTTTCATGATATTCTTGACAAAAAATTGTATGATACTTTTCTTTAAATTTTTTTACATCATTTGGTTTAGAATGTTTACTTAACAAACTTTTAATTAAACAAATATTATTAACTTTTTCTAATACTTTCCTATATATTTCTCCATCAGCTGTTAATTCTGATTCATCATGTGAAGATTTACCAAAATCACTTTTTAAAAAACCTTTTCCATCGTGTATTAAATCTTTAAATCTTTCTATTAAATTTGTTTGAAAATAAAGACTTCTATTTAAATTTCCAATATAACAGACTTTACAATTATCAGGTAGTTTGAATAATACTCCTTCATTACTATTTTCTTTTGCTAAAAGTTGTCCATGTGTATTTATTACCATAGTGCTTAAATGTCTATGATATGTCTGAAAGTTCCTTTTTTTACATGATGTTGTAGACATTTATTAAACAAAAACTTATATTATAACAATATTTTTTATTGCATGTGGAACAATTTACATATATTAAAAATAATATCCCATATAACTTCCTTTTTTTGTAAATCCTTTTTTTATATAATAATTTTCTAAACATTGGTCACAGTCTAAAATCATTTTATAACATTTATTTTGTTCACATAAAATTTTTACATAATTATATAATAAACTTCCTATTCCTTTATTTCTATAATCTTCTAAAATAACAAAATCTTCAATATGTCCTACTTTTCCTCCATTATGTATAATTTTTTGTTCAATTATTAATGTAATACAACCCACTATTTTATCATCATCTAAATAAACATAAATATTATGATTTTCTAATAATCTCTCAACAAATATTTTAAAACATGAAAAATCAAATTTATTTTTATCAATATTAGTAAAGACATTATAACATTCCAATAATTCATTATAAACTTTTACTGTTAATGTTAAATCTTTCAATGATTTAATCATATTATTAATAAATTATAATATTAATTTTAACTTAAATAAATAGCGTATTTAATTATTATTAAAAAATTATTTATAAATGGATTATGATACTCAAAATAATTTATTATTAAACAAGTTAATGCAATTTTATAAGAAAGATAATAATTTTGATAAAATGCTAAATATTATTAATGGTACATCAACTATCTCTTTAAGAATAGTAGATTGGTTTGCTACAAATTATGCAAAAAAAAATTATACTGTATATACAATTGAATCAAAAAACGAAAGATTTAAAGTATATAATGACTATAAATTAAATCTTAAAGCATATAGTAAAAAAAGATTTGATCCATTTTGTAGATGGGAAAGAATAACTATTCCATTTAATAATAAATATATTCAAACTACTATAGGACAATTAAATTTTTTTAAATGGGCTATTGAAAATGATGTTATAAAATATATAGAAGAAAATTATGTTAATATTGATAATGATATGAATACTAGAAATAGTATAAACAAAGTTAAAAATTTTTCTATTAGTTCTACAGATAGTAATTCATCAAATGATTCAATTACATCTTCTGGTTCTACTTCTGGAATATCTGCTAATAAAACAAGAAAAAAAAGAGAAGAATTATCTGCAAATGCATCAAAAAGTATAAAAAAAGAAGAATTAGAAATAATTATTAAATTAAGTTAAATCTAATTTTTATTATATATAAAATCAATTGAACGTTCACTCAACAAACCTGATTTTTCAATAATATTTCTATCTATTTTTGAATATAATTTGAAACTTTTTATATAGTTAGTTTTATATACAGCATTAAATCCATATATATTTACTGCATCTTTTACAATATTTTTATTTAACATATGTTCTTTATCATTAATTATTCTTTTATATAAATAATATTTTGTTTCATTGGGCATATACATATTATTATTAATAATTTAAAATAAAATAATTTAAACAAATTTTTTATATAAAAATTATTTTAAATATAAAATATTAATGTTAAATAAATGGGTTTAAATCAAAGCCATAGTGTAAATAAATTGAATTTTGAATCTGTTCAAAATATTATAAATAAAAATACGACACAACAATTTCTAATAATTAATACATTAGAAAATAATAATCAAGATTGTTTAATTAAAAATACAATAACCCCAGAAAAAGAAATAGAATTATTAAATTATTATTTAAAAGAAAATAAAAAAATAAATATATTAATTTATGGTGAAAATTGTAGTGATAATAAAGTGATAAACAAATATAATCAACTTTATCAACTAGGCTTTAGTAATTTATATATCTATATTGGTGGATTATTTGAATGGTTATTATTGCAAGATATTTATGGCGATGATGAATTTCCAACAACAAATAAAATTCTAGATATATTGAAATATAAGGGGAAACAAACAATATAAATAAAAAAATTGATTTTATTTTATAAATAAAAAAATTGATTTTATTTTATAAATAAATAATATAAATATATAAATATATAAACTTTGTAAATCATTATTAAATGTCTGTTCAATTTAATATTGATTCTATCAAGCAATCATTAACTTGTAATATATGCCAAGATATTGTAACTTTACCAGTACATTCAAAATGCTGTGAAGCATCACAAAATATGTCTCCAGCATGTATGTCATGTGTAAGAAATTATTGTAATTTAAATAAACCAAATAATCAACGAGTTGAATATCGAAAATCATGGAATGGTTGTGGATGTGATATTTATTGTAAAAATCCAGCATACTTAATATATAGTCATACAACCCAATTAGATATGATAAGAAATAGTTTAGGACCATCATTGTGTCATAATGAGGGATGTAAAAAATCATTTGATAGTGCTGCTGCTCTTAGAAGACATTTAACAGGAACTTCTAGAAATGATGATATACATGGTAATTGTATGTATGCATATACAAAATGTAAATATTGTAATTTTCATGAAAAACGTATTATAGTAGAGGGGATACATTTTAAAAACTATCATTGTAATACATATTGTAATGTATGTAATAAATATATCAAAAATATTAATATAAAAGAACATTATAATATTCATAAAATACATATGCAAGAATTAAAAATAATAGTTAAAGCATTAGAAAATATAAATTTAGAATCCAATATAAATTATTCTTCATGTTGAATTTTATAAATATAAATATTTAATATGTAGTATTAATTATAATTATAATATTTTTTTAATTTATAATATGGATATTAATAGTATTTTGTTAGATCTTGAGATTGTTAAGCAAATTAAAGAAAATGAAAAATTGGCAATCCATATTGTCCCGGGTAATAGTAAATTATTTGTAGATAATACTGTATATTTTTCTTCATTTAAAAGATGGTATAATGGTTATAATCGTGAAGATAGTATAAAATATTTGGAAAATCTATTAGTAAATATTGATAATATTTCTGATTTAATTATATCAGGCTCACACAATGAATTATCTATTAATTTGAAAAATGCAATAATTAATGCATTACCTGGTTTAAATAATTTAAAAAATACTTATATTTCTGATTCTATTAGTGTTGCAAAAATAGTATTAATAATAAATAAATTAAATAAAATAATAGAAAACTTAGAAACTATTGATATACTACCTAATTATAAAGATATGGAAAATGTTTCGTTAAGTATGATAAATAATATAGAAAAACTATCGGAAATTGATACTAATGAAAATAATAATCAAAACAATGATCAATATAATGATGAAATAAATAACGATAACAAAAAAAATAAAAATAAAAAAAAATAGAAATGATTAAAATATTTTTAAAATAATATAAATATGATAATATAATTTATATATTAAATTATAATGACGAGTTGTATTGATTATTATTATAATATTACAACATTTAAACCTATTTTAAATTTTTTATCATATATAGTATGTAATTTTAATAATTATGATGATTCTATATATTTAAACTATCAATATGAAAAGTATAATAATTTAAATAATTATAATGAAAAACTAGAATTAGTTAAAAATAATTATCCAAATATTTATTATTTTTTTTTGTCAACATCAATAATATTTTTGAGTGATTTTATTTTGATTCTTTTATTTGGATTAAAAGCAAGATGGTTTCAATTACATTCATCAATAAATTTTGTTATATCAATTTATATAATTAAAGATTATATTAAAATTTTGATTGATCCATCAAATGGTTATGAAACTTTAGATAATAATTTTGTTTCATATTTAATTCTTAATCTACATTTATTTCATTTATTAACATTTAATAATTTAGGATTTTATGATTATTTTCATCATATTTTATTTGTTGGGTTTGGAGTAATACCAACAATAATTTATATAAAAACAAATCAATGTTATTTAGGTTATATTCCTTGTAGTGGTATTCCTGGTGTTATTGAATATACTTTTTTAGCATTATATAAAAATAATAAAATTTCATTAAATACACAAAAATATATAAATTCATTAAATTATAATTTTTTTAGATTTCCTTTATGTATAATTGGATCAACATATAATTTTATTCATTATAATAATAAAATTTTAATTGATAATTACTATATGACGATATATATAAATTTTTTGTTATTTTTGAATGGTTCATTATTTAATTATTTAACTTTAGCAAGTTATTTTCAAAAAAAATATAATAAAATTATTTAATTGCTTTAAAAATATAAAATTTATGTAAATATTAATTTGTTATATATATATTATGATAGGAAAATCTTCAAAAAAAATACTATTATGCTTACTATTTGGTTCATTAATTTCTAATAGTAATCAATATAATTTAGATAATTTTTTAACAAGAAGAAATTTTTTAAAAACATCAATTCAATCATTAGGATTAATAAGTTTAAATGCAAATAATATTTATTTAGAAGATGATAATGATTTAGATTCTAATAATGATGAAAAAAATTATCAAGATTTTAATTTATTATCAAATAATATACATTCAAATAAAAAATCACATTTTTTAAATAATAATATATATTTTACTGGAGGTTTAGATGAAGAAAATTGTTTTAAACTTACAGAAGCATTAATTGCACATAAAAACATAGCATTAACAAATCAAGATTATCCTAATCATATAAATTTATATATTCAGAGTCCAGGTGGATCATTATTACCAACATTAGCCGTTGTAGATGAAATTAAAAATTTAGGAGTTCCAGTTCATACATATATAAGGGGTTATGCTGCATCTGCTGCAACTTTATTATCTGTTGTAGGATCACAAAGATTTATTTATAAACATTCTTTAATGATGATACATGGAGTTAAAATTGGGGATAGTTCCGTATCGAGTTTATTAGATATAAAAGACTTAAATACAAATGTAGATGTGTTTATGAACTTAGTTAAAAAAATTTATTTAGAAAATACAAATATGGATGAAGATATTTTGGAAAATTTATTTTATCATGATATTTGGTTGAATTCAACTTTAGCTTTAAAATATGGATTAGTTGATGAAATTTTGTAAAAAGTATTTAACAGCAGTTAATTTATAATCACTACTTTTATGAGTAGACATTATAAATTATATAATAAAAATAAAATTGTTTTAAAAAATTACAAAAAAATAATAATATTAAATACTACTTAAAGAAAGACGATTCATAATCATAATAAGTAGTGACACAATGGAAAGCTTAACAGAGAAGTTTTCTGAATTAGATGTTAAAGATATTGATATTGATAAACAAAATATTATCAATAACTTTAATAATAATGTTAAAGGTGTTGAAATATGTTTAGATGGGCAAAATATGAAACATAATGGAAAAGAGGGACATTGGTTAGAAAAAAGAATGGGTATAAAACCTAACGCAAAAAATGAAGCAGACATTAATGGTTATGAAGCGAAAACAGGTGATTTGGTAACTACATTTATAGATAAAGCACCAACTTATATGTATCTTAATGAAAATGTTCTGCCCAAACGAAACAAACATTTGAAAAAACAATTTTGGGATAAATATGGGTCACTAAAGGAAAGCGATCAAGTAACAATTGGTGGATGGTCAGTTCATAAATATAATAAATGCGGACAAAAAATGATAGTTGATGAAGACAATAATGTGAGTATTTTATATGACTATGAACAAGACACTCGTGAAAATAAAAGCCTACTTGGATTAAATACCTTGCCACATATTATTATGAAGTGGGATGCAAAAATATTATCAACTACCATTGAAAACAAATTTAATAAAAAAGGATTTTTCAAATGTATAAAAGAAGATAATAAGTTTATAAAAATTTGTTTTGGTAAAAAAATTACATTTGATTTTTGGATTAATGAATTAAAAAAAGGTATAATTTATCATGATGGATATTCAAAAGTAGATGGTAGAGCACGTCATGTATTTCGTGCAAAAAACAATTTTTGGGATAATTTAATTATTGAAGAGTATTAATTATATATTTTCCCAGATAATAGGCAAATTTACAAGCTACTGCATTACCAATTTGCATAATTTGATCTTTTTTATTTCCTTCTAAATAATAATCATCTGGAAAACTTTGTATTCTTTTTAATTCTAATATAGTTAATCTTCTAATATCTGTATCATTATATTTAACTAATGCGTCATATCCATCTTTCCAATATCGTGCTGGAATAGTATATGATGGTTTATCCATGTTTAAAAATTGTGCTCCAAAACCAGCACCCCTTTCTTTAGACTTTTCTTTTTTGTTAAGTATTCCTTGTATGGCTTTTTCACTTAAATAATGGGATTTATCTACATCATTTTTATCTAATAATACAGTTTTAATAGGTATCCTATCATCTTTAGATTTGATAATTAATTCAGGTTCTTTTGGTAAAATATTTAGATCTTTTCTAATTCCTATAATTATAGTGCGTCTTCTATTTTGTGGAACTTCAAAATCACTTGCATACAATTTATTAATTATGCAATTATAATTTCTATTTAATTGTTCCATTATAATATCAATAACATTTTCACCGTTTGCTGTTTTTTTTGAAAGCATCCCTATTACATTTTCCATAATAAATGCTTTTGGTTTAAAATAATCCAGATATTTTACATATTCCATAAATAGAGCATTTCTTGGATCATTTTTATCCCTTTTTCCAGCAATACTAAAGCTTTGACATGGTGGACCCCCAACTATAATATCTATATTTTTATTATTTTTATTATATAAATCATTAAATTTTTCAGGAGATAATTGCGTTAAATCAGCACAATAGGCTTTATGATTAAAATTTCTATTATAACTTTCAACTGCTTTATCCCAAATATCTATTCCAGCAATTACATTTAATCCAGAATCAGTTAAACCCTTTGTCATGCCGCCGCAACCACAAAATAAGTCAATTACATTTAATGTTTTTGTATTAACATCATTTAATTGCGTATTTTCGGTTTGTATTTCTTTATTTGATAAAATTATTTTGTCTTTTTCAATAACTTTGTTTTTACCATTAATTAATTCTATTAATTGTGATTTATTTTTTGAAAAGCATTTTGTAATATTTAATTCTTTACATTTTTCCAATAATTCTAATTTAGTCATTTTTGTTATATTAATTTTGCTTGGTGTACTAATTGTAGTATAATTTTCTATATTATTTGAAATAATTTTAAATTTTTCTTCAACTACTTTATCTAACATCTCTTTTACTTTACTTTCAACTACACAGGGATTTTTTTTATTTAAATGTTTTGTATAATGTCCTTTTTGACTAAATTCTTTTCCACATTTTTCACAACTATAATTAACCATTTTTAGTTATATATTATATATTTATTTTATTTTTAAATCAATTTTTATTTAAAAATAACTAAAATTAGTTAATCAATAAATTAGGCGGTTTAAATGTCTAATGGTGTAAAATAATATTAAATTATAGAAAATTATTAACATGTCAAGAACCGGCTATAATTAAAATACAATCAATATGGAGATGTTATAAAATACGTGTATTATTAGGAAGATTTAAAATGTTGCGTTATTTAAAAGATTTTAGAGATTGGAATCCCAATATTTATACTTTTTTAGTTAGATCTTTTTTATAATTTTTTATTGCATTATATGCCAATTTATCAGCATTTGAATTACCAATTGAATGTTTATCTTTTTTATTTGTATGTGCTCTAATATGTTTTAATAATAAATTCTGATTATTATTATAAATATTATAAATTTCTTTAACTAATTCTTTGTTTGGAATATTTTTTTCCCAATTATTAGAATTACATTTTTCACCATAACTTGTTGCACATTTTATACAATATTCTGAGTCAGTAAAAATACATATTTTAATATTATTTTTTAAATCTTCTTTTATTATTTTATATGCTTCAATTATTGCATATAATTCTGCACTATTATTTGTATCGTTATTATCAATACTATTAATAACTTTTGAAACATTTTTTTTATTATTTATTCCAAAAAATATTCCTATTCCTGAAACAGCATTTATATCTCCATTATTATAACACGAACCATCTGTGTAAATAAAATAATCAACTTCTTCTATATTAAATCTGCTATATAAATTTTCAAAAATATCACTTGTAACTGAAGCAATATTTAATATATATTCTTCAGCGTCTTTTTCATTATTAAATTTCTTATAAACTGCTCCTTTATATCCTAAAACTTGTTCTTTACAATCATTCCAAAAATTATAAATACCTATATTATGACCTTTGGCTACCGCATAATATGCCATCTTTAATATAAAATATTATTACAAATTTTTTAATACTATAAAAATTATTTTAATAATTAAATAATATTTATTAAAATAATATTTATTAAAATAATATCAAATTTATTTTATAAAAAAAACATATTCTAAAAAATATTACAAAAAACAATAGTATTTAGTATTAATAAATTTAATAAATCTTTATTATTTGAAATTTTTTTAAAATATTTATTACCATATTATGATTTTTTTATCATTTTCATTTAAAATATTGTTTATTTTTGAAAATGGCCTTGAATTTTCAAATGCGGGAAAATCTTTAAATTTTTTATATACGCTTAATGGCGATGGATGCGATGATACTAATAAATTATGTTTTTCTATATTTATATTTTTTAATTTTTCATATGCAAATGCTCCCCATGCAATAAATATTATTTTATGATTACAATTATTTAATTCATCTATAATATATTTTGTAAAATCATTCCATAAATTTACATGTGAATTTGCTTTCCCTTGTTCAACGCTTAAAGATGCATTTAATAATAAAATATGTTGTTTTGCCCATTTTTCTAAACTTATATCATTTAAATCTATATTTAAATCATTTTTTAATTCTTTAATAATATTTCTTAATGATGGAGGGACTGGTACATTATTATTTATTCCAAAACATAAACCTATAGCTTGATTTGGTCCATGATATGGATCTTGACCTATTATTACAATTTTAGTTTCAATAACTTCAAAATATTCGAAACAACGAAATAAATTATTAAATTTAGGAAAAATTTTGTTTTTTTCGTTTGAATTATTTTCTATTTCTTTTAATTTTAACAAAATATTGTTCAACGATTTATTTTTAAATATTTTATTATAATCATTAAATAATTTTTTCCAAGAATCTTTTACATTTACTAATAAATCTATATTATTATACATATTTATTGTATTTTATTATAATTTAATAATTTAATTTATTATAAATTATTATTTAATTTTGAGAAATAATATTTTTATAATATATATAAAATGTCAGAAAATATGTTATCAGAAGAAGTACAACCTTATGATCCAAGTGTTAATAGTGAAGAATCGGTTGGTGGAAAAAAACCCAGAAAAATGTCAAGTAAAAAAAGAGTAAGAAAAGTTCATCATAAAAAATCCATGAAAAAAAGAACTACAAAAAAACATGGACATAAAAAACCAATGAAAAAAAGAAGTACAAAAAAACATGGACATAAAAAAGGTCCCTCTAAATGGATAATGCATGTAAAAGCATTTTGTAAAAAAACAGGAAAAACTTTTCCAGAAGCATTAAAAGATCCTATGTGTAAAAAAAGTTTCAAAAATTAAATCCATAATATTCTATCAATGCTTGATTGGCAAGTGAATCAGCATAATTATTATATTTTCTATAAATATGTTCAAAATTAATAAATTCAAATTTTTTTATTAATTTTTTTACAGTTTTATGAAGAGGTTTTACTATATCAGATTTTATATTACAATTATCTTTAATTTGTTCTATAACTATTTTTGCATCTCCTTCTACAAATAATTCTTTTATATTTAATTTTATTGCACAATTTAAAGCATATATTAAAGCACAATATTCCGCATAATTACTATTATATGTTTCTTCTAACATTTTATATTCTTTTATTAAAACAATATTATCATAATATAATACATAACCAATTGATCCTACACCTAATATATCTCTATTACAAGCATCAAATTGTATCAAAAACATTTAAAATTTTTATTTATCTAATAAATTATTAATAATATTATTTATATTTTTTTAGTAAATAATATTATTATTGTGAATTGCTTAAATAATCTGAATTTCCATAATAACTGGGTCTATTAGAATCCGGTTCATAACCAGATTTTTCCCCCATACATTTATTATATATCCTACCGCATTTTGGATTATTTTTTGCTTTTCTTTCATAATAAGATATTGGAGATTTTCCTCTTTCAATTTTATTGCTTGCGTCACAATCTCTTAGTTGTTTTAAACATTTTTTTTTTCTACTTTTTGCTGACATTAAAGAATTATTTATGTTTTTTCTAAAACGCTGTTGTATTAATTTTGCCGCTCTGGATTTTTGAGTTCTTCTTGATATAATTGGTTGATTTGTATTTTCAATTTTAAAGTTGGTTGGATTATAATGTTTACGTGTTAAGTTTATTAATGTTTGCATTAAAGTATTTCCTCGTGTTTTATCTAATACTACTTTTACAGGTTGTGGTTCTGTTTTTCTTGCAGATGCAAGTAAATTTTTTTTTTGTTCTATAAATCTTTTTTTTTTTTTTTTTTCTAATTCTTTTTTTTTTTCTTTTCTTTTTTCTTTTTTTGTTTCTTTCTTTTCATATTTTTTTCTTTCTATATCTTTCATATTTTCAAATTTTTTTCTTCTTTCTTTTTTTCTTTTTTCAGAAAGTGGCATATTATAATATAATAAAATATAATATAATATAATTATTTAAATATCTAAACTTACTATATTTTTATCACTTTTTTGTTTACGCTTTGATTTTGGAATTTTAGCATTTGTTAATTCTCTTAAATCTTCTACACTAATTGTACTTGCCTGATTAAATTCTTTATTTTCTTGCATATTTACTTGTTTTGTTTTTAAACCACCTAATAGATTATTTATATCTGTTTGTTTGCTACTAACAGTTGGTCCTTTCATTTCTGGACGTGTTATTCTTGGTTCATCACTTGTAGAACCTTCATTTTTATCAATAGATATTCCTCCACCATTACGTGCACTCATTAAATCTGGGCGATTTGGTAAATTTTGTGTTCTTTGGCTTCTTTCAGGTAATTTAGTTTCTACTGGTGGTGGTGGTGGACCACTATTTACAGTTGGTGGCATTTCTCTATTTGACATATTAGGCATTCCAAACCCTGGATTAGCACCGCTTCCCATTCCATTTTCGCGTGATTGTGAACCACCATTTTGACCTTGGAAAACATTATTCATAAAACCACCAAAACCTGGATTTGATTGTCCCATAGTGTTTACTGCTGCTTGAGTAAATTGTTTCATTAATTCTGGATTTTGTCTCATTATATCGTCCATGCCTGGCATTGCAGATTTAAATAATGTATTCGACATATGAACCATCATTGCTGAACCACCTAATTGAAATAATAATTTAAGTTCCGGCGACATTTTGGCTTTTGATTTATATTTTTCATGTAATTCTGCAAAAATTTCATCATATTCATCAATATTTTCATTTATTTGTTCACCCCAACCATCTAATTTAATATCAAATGGATCAAATTTATTATTTAAAAATTCTATACCAGTAATACAAGCCATTAACATTTTTGCTTGAAATTTTACACTGTTTGATTTTTCTTTTTCTTCGATTATTGTTTCATATTCTCCTATCATTTCATCTAGATTAGAATCCATATTATAACGTTTGCTTAATGATGCGCCTTTTTTTTCTAATTCTTCTAATTTATGTAAATATTTGAATTTTTCTTTTAATTCTTCTTCTTTAGATAATTGTTTTTTTTCTTGTGTTTTTTCCATATTTAATGGAATATTATTAAATTTACCATATCCATCCGATGTTTTCGTTTCATTTAAATTAGAAGTTGATCTACCCAAATCTATATTGTCCATATCATCTTTTCTTAATTCTTTTACAGATTTAATGTTATCACCGTCTTCTTTTTTTGCAAATAATCCACCAAACATTCCGGATTTAGTTTTTTTAGTTGATTTTTCATCTATTACTTTATTATCATCTGTTAAATCATTTAATTCATTTTCTAATCTTGTTATATCTTCTATTTCAATAGAACTAGTTTGTTTTTTTTGTTCTTTATTTTTATCATTCATTAACAATTCTATTCCTCCCCCAAAATTTATAGATGGTTTTGAAATATTATCATCTTCATCATCTGATATATTTGATAATTTTAAATCAGGAATGTCTAAATTTCCAATTTCAACAACATCTGGTTCAATTTCTATTAAATCCATGTAATTATTATTAAATTAATACAAATTTTATTTTTAAGTCCTCCGCAAATGAAATATTATTTAATTTGTAATATTATTTCATTTAATCTTAATTATAATTTAAGTTTATTAAAAGTATATAAATAATATATAGCCTGTAAATAACAATCTGCTAAATCATCTTTTTTTGTATGCTTCTTAAAAAAATCATATTCATTAATTTTATTTTTTTTATTTAATAATTCTATTGTATAATTTATACTTAATTTTTTTCTTTCATTATATGAAGTTTTTTTATTTTCTATAAATAATTTTAATTTATTTGCAGCAGAAATAAATTCTATATTATAATTTCCTCTATCTATAAAATATTGGGCTATCATACCCTGAATTGTTTTCATTCTATTTGCTATTGGACTAATTTGGTTTTCTATTATTATCATATCAATAGAATCAATAATTTGTGAATCAAATATTTTATTACATTCACATTTTAAATTAATACCTAAATCAATTAAATTTACATTGTTTGCATTTATAGTTTCGACTATATTAAAACATTTATTTTTAACATGTTCTTCTATTGCTAAAATAATGTCTTGTTTATTAATTTTTTTATTACATTCTACATTATTTAATACAATGTTATTTTCATTTATAATATCATTTAGTGCTTTTATATTTTGTTTTGCTAAAGTTTTTATATTAATATTTGGAATTTTAAATTCTTCATTTTTTGTATGTTTTTTACAAAAAAATAAATTATCTTTATAAAATTTAGCCTTTGCATTACATTTTGGGTTGCTACAATTTGGAATAGCGTTACATAAATTTATAATATCCCATTTTAATATTTCAAAATTGCAAGAATTTTCATTATGATCAATTAATATAAATGCTAAATTTTTTATTCCAATATCTATACTTAAAACTTTCATTAATATTTAAAAATACTTTTATTTAAATTATTATTAAATAATAATTAATAATAATTTATTTTTAATTTACATGCTCTTTACACACATAGAATAAACAATTCTATACAAATAATATGAAAAGAAACCATAAAAAGAAGAAAAAATATACATTACTCCCAAATCTCTTGATTTTTTATCAAAAAGTTTTACTACACCAATAATAATATAAATCAAAGCAAAAATAAATGTAAATAATCCTAAATAATATAAAATCATACAATGTTCTACTCCGATTGGACTCATTAAATTTTCAAAAAAATTCATAATTTATATTATAATAATATATTTTTATTTTTACTCAATATTAAATCTTGGTGCATATATTTTTGCATTCATTTGTTGTCTTGATAAATATACATTTTTCAAATCACTACCTTCATAACCAAATGGTTGATCATTTGATAAAATAGAATTAAAAATATATGGTTTATTAATTTTTTCTTCAACATTATTAATATATGGACAGCTTGAACATTCATTACATGCATTTAACTGATTGTTTTTTATAATTTCATTTGCATTCTTTTGTAAATAAGATCTATAATCTGAATTTGTTTTTATGTTTTGTTTTTCTTTTATTTCTTTATCCATTGATGCCCCTGGAATATAAGATGAATAATTTCTTCCATCATTCATAATTGGCGGAAAGTTGAAATGAATATTATTTGATCCACTATAACAAGTAGCCCAACTCATTATTATAATTAAAATATATTATAATATTAGATAATTAATATATTTTAATATTAATTTAAATTTTATAAAATTTATAAATATTAAAAATAAAATTATAAAGTTATTTTTTATTAATTTTCATTTTGTAATAATTTTATTAAATCATTCTTTTTCATATTTTTAGAAGAATCATTATCTGTTAAACTTTTTGACACTACTAATGATCTTAAGTCATCTACTTTCATTTTATTATAATTTTTTTTTTCATCATTATTATCTTCATTTGATTCTAAATTTATAACTTTAGAATCAGTAATTAATTCTAAATCATTTAAATTTATTGGTAAATCTGTTAAATTTGAATCATTACTTTCTTTATTTAATAAATCTTCATTTGATAAAAGATTGTTATCATCATTTAATTCTTCTATTTTAATTGATTTTATTAATTCTTCTTTTTCTAGAAATAAAGGTTTATTTTCATTATCTAAATCTTCTTCATCATCAGAATCTTCTTCATTATCAGAATCTTCTTCATTATCGGAATCTTCTTCATTATCAGAATCTTGTTCATTATCAGAATCTCCTTCATTATCAGAATCTTCTTCATTATCAGAATCTCCTTCATTATCAGAATCTTCTTCATTGTCGGAAATATTTATTTTATTTTCTAAATCTATTCTTTTTAATTCATTATTTTCTTCAAATTTTTCCATATTTTCTAAATTTTTGTTATTATTTAAAGAATTTATATTATTTTTTGAAGATCCAATTATCATTTGATTATTGTAGTTAATAATAAAATTTTGTAATATCTTACCATGTTCTATTATACTATTTTCTAATAAATTTAATCGTCTATAACAATATAACATAATTGCACCACTAACTAAAATTAATATACCTAAAGTTAATATAAATCCCATATCCATGAAGTTTAATAATTGTTCCATACTTATATTATTCTCTATTAATATTATTTTAAATATTCTTTTAACGTAAATTATTTATTAATTATTTCATTTGGATAATTTAAATCTTTTAAAACTTTAACTCCACCTTTTATTTTACTTATACCTTTTTTCATTTTATAATTATATATAAAATCATTATCTAACTTTTTTATTTCCATATGATAATTTTTTATATTTTTTTCTGTTTTATCCATTTTTTTACATAATTTATAATAATGAGTTGTTAATAAATAATCAACATTTTTATTTTTATTTAAATATTTTAAATAATTATACCCACTTTCAATTGCTTCATCAGGATTTGTACCACTATATAATTCATCAAATACACAAAAATGTTTTTTATCTTTATTTTCTTCAATAATATTTAAAATTTCTTTACATTGTCTTGCTTCTGCTTGAAATAAACTATCCCTATTTGATGTGTCTGGAATATTTATGTAACAATGAATAAAATCATATATTTGTATATTTGCTTCTTCATAAAATCCACAACCTAATTGCTGTGAAATTATTATATTAAATAATGTTGACTTCAGTAATGTTGTTTTACCTGCTGCATTTGGTCCAGTCAATATTAAATTGTTGCTCATATCATAACTATTTTTAACAATATTATTTGTATTTGATATATCTGTCAGTAAATAACCATAAAATGCTTTTTTAAATTCTGTTTTTTTAGTATTATCAAATTTACAATAATTTATTTTATTATTTTTTATTAATTTTTGAATATTTATTATATTTTTTATATATCCATTTGCATTAAATGAATAATATAATGTTTTTATTAATTCTTTATCATTATTTAATATATAAAAACATTTCATAATATTACCCATTTCTAATATTTTTTTAAAATTAAACTTATATTCCGAAATAAAATCTAATTTGATTTTATAATTCATTAAAATATTTATTTTATCATTTAATGTATCGTTAAAATTTTTATATGTTATAAGATCTTTTGTATATTTATATAAATTATTTATATTATTTATACTATAACTTATATAACTTCTTATTTCAAATAAAATTTTATGAATAAATTCGATATTTGTAAAATATTTTATACAATTTAGTATATTTTGATAAATTTGAAAAAAATAAAAAAATATACTTGCAAAAATATATAATTTAGATGATAATGGTTGATCTGAAAAATTTGTAAATAATTGTCCAATTGCTTGATTTTCAAATGCTGTTTTTAAATGTTGTACATATAAATCCATGGTAATTTCATATCCTTGAATCTTAATTATAATAAATGGAAGAATTAAACTTATTAATGGTAATAATATACTTATTAGGGGTGATGATAAATTGTATATTGATAAGAATGTTAATGCATTTGCATCATTATTAAATTTATTAAAAAAAGGCAAATCAAAATATTGAAATTTTTCAATAAAAGCATTATCATAAAAAATATTTTCACAATTATTATATAAATTATCTTCTTTTACAATATCTTTATCTTCTAAAATATTTATATTATTTTTAAATTTTTTTAATAATTCTTGGGTTTCTAATAGATATTCTTTATTATTTGTATAATAATTTGACCACTTATTTACAATTTGTTTTTCAAATAAACTATCTGGATTTAATAAACTATAATAAAGATTTTCTTTAAAAATTAAATCATTTTTACTATTATCAATATTTAATTCTTCTATTGTATTATTATTTTTTAATTCTTTTAATTCGAGATCATTTATAATATTTTCGGATAAAACTATTTTATCATCTAAATATTCAATTGGTAATTTAAAATTATTATTTAACTCATCTTTATTTAAATTTTCTCTTTTCAAATCAAATAAAATACTGTATATATCCATTAAAATAATATATTAATATATTGTTAATATTTTAATATATTATTAGTTACGAATTACTATAAAAATAATTTAAAAATTTATCAATAATTATTATACTCTAAAATTCAAATAATGAAAATATATACATTAGAAACAATAAATGATTTAAAAAATAAAAAAAAATTTGAATTGGATTTAAATGTAGTAAATTTTTTAAATACTACATTAAATGATATAAAAAAACAATCTTTGAAAAAAAATGAATATGGTTCTTTTGTAGATAAAAATAAAAGTAAATTTAATAAATATAAAAATAATGAAAAAAAAATATTTGATAATAAAAATATTACAAATAATTATTCAAATAAAACTTTAAATAATATTGAAAAACAAAATGATATTATTACAAAAAATAGAATAAATAGAATTAAAGTTTTAAATAATACTAATTCAATAGATGCTATTAATAATAATATTAGAAAAATATTGAATAAATTATCAAATACCAATTATGATAAACTAAAAAATGAATTTATTTGTTATTATAATACATTATTAACAAATGAAATAGAATTAAATGAAATTAATAATTTTATTTTTACAATGCTTACAAAAAATAATGAAATATTTAGTGAATTATATTCTTCAATATATGCAAACTTAATAAATATTAATAATGACTTTTCTATTATTTTGAGTAAAAATATTAATGAATTTTTAAATTTTACTAATAATCTTAATTATGAATCTATTAGTAATAAAAAAAATGATGAATATAGATGTTTATTACTTTTTTATATAAATTGTATAAAAAAAAATTTATTACCATCTGATTTCTTATTTGATATAATTAATAATTTGTTTATGGAATTATTTGATAATATTAAAATAGAAAACAATAAAATTACTTGTGAAGTTTTAAACGAAATTCTCTTTTTCATTATTACTAGTTCATACGATAATATAGTTAATGATAATAATTATAATAAAATATATGAAAATATTACTAATATAAAAAAAATGAAAAATAATGATTTACCTAGCATTAGCAATAAAATTATATTTAAAAATATGGATTTATATGACAAATATAAACCAAATACTTTATAAAATAAATGTATTAATTTAGTAAACTTTCATATAATAATTTATCATTTTCTTTTATAATAAATTTTCTAAATTGTTTATGTTTTAATTCAGAATCAAATGATTTAATCGGAACATATCTACTATATAATTTATAAATTTCATGTTTTGATATAATATCAATTGCTTTAATAAAATCATTATTTAATTCATAATCAACATCAACTATCCAATTTATATTACTATTTTTTAAATTATAAACCAAATAAAATAATTCTTTCATTATTTATTAATATTTTATAATTATTTTTATTTAAAATATTATGTTTAACATATAATTATACTATTATATATTAAATGGTTTTATCAAAAATTTCAAAAAAAGATTATAATCAAGAAGATATTTATGTTGATTCTAAAGATTTAGACCAAGATAGTTACATTTATAATGGTACTATTTATGGTAAACCAATACAATTTGTATTAGGTTTACCTCATATAGACAATGATAGCGATGATTTTACTATAATTTATGTTTATTTAGTAAAAGATGAAGAAGTAATAAGAAAAATTGGAGTTATTGAATTTGAAACAGAAAAAATGCAAGGGTTATATGATGAAAATGGTGATTTTATTTTAGATGATAAAACAGATATTATGAAAAATAATTGTACATTATTTCCTGATGCAAAAACATTTATTAAAACAAAATATAATATAGAAATAATTGAAGACGAGGAAGAAGATATATATTCTAGTTCAGATGAAGAATCATCTCAATCTGATAAAGAAGAACCCGTTGAAGAAAAAAATGAAAAATCTGATAAATATGAAAAACTTTATGAAGAAACTACAATAATTAAAGAACATACAAAAGATGATCATTTATTTGAAGTTGCTGAATATGAAAAAAATAAATCTAAATATGATCTTTGGATTAATAAATTTCTTAAAAGTAAAAAGTATGATATAGATAAAGTTCCAGGTGATGGTGATTGTTTCTTTAGTGCATTTGTTAAAGCATATAATAATTCAAAATATAAAAATAAAGATAAACTTAGTGATAAAACTGATAGTATTTTAAAAGTTGAAAAAGTTCGTAATTACTTATCAGAAATAGCAGACCAAGAACTATTGAATAATTATAAAGCAATATATGGTACTGCTTCAGAAATGAGTAAATCTTCAAAGGAAAAAATGTCAAAAGGAACAAAAAAACATGCATCATTAAAAGCTCAAATAGGAGGTACTAGTGATCTACAAGTTAAAAAAGAATTAATTTCTAGTGCAAGAAGTAATATTGACGAAATTAGCAAACAAAAAAGCGTTTCATCAAAGTCATCTGAAATAATGGAAGAATTTAATTTTATGAGAGATATTAATACTTTAGAACAATTAAAAGACATGATTAAAACAAAAGAATTTTATGCAGATGCGTGGGCTATACCAAATATTGAAAAAAAATATAATGTAAAATTTATAATATTAAATCAAGATTTATTTATTGATAGTGTAGATGCAGAAAATTCTAATATTTTACAATGTGGAGATGCACATCCAGATTTACAAAGACAAGGTTATTTTGATCCTGATATGTATATTATTTTAAATTATAGCGGAAATAATCATTATGATCTTATTACATATGACAAAAATTATTTTATTTCATCATTTAAATTTAAAGAATTACCATATATTATAAAAAAAAAAATAATAGAAACATGTTATGAAGAATTTAGTGGTCAAGGTGCATTTTCTTTAATAGAAGATGTTAAAGATTTTGCTAAATCTGAAGGACTACAAACACAACAAAAAATAAATCCTTTACAAGAATTAAGAGATTACAAAGGTGAAGATGATATGGAAAAAAAATCTTCTTTGATTGATAAATTATCTAATTCTACAATTCAAAATAATATTGTTTTAATAATTGGTAAAAATTTAGATAAACATAAAAAATATCCTGTTGGTAAAATTAATAATACATTTAAATATCAATTTAATTGTTCTAAAAATAGTAAAGATGAAGCACAAGATAAAGAAGTTGTTTTATTGTTTAAAGATAATAAAAAAGAATTAGAAAAATATTTCTTTATGTGTAACAAATTAGATAGTGAAAAAGAATGGCGAACAAAACTCGATAATCATTATGAAATACAAGGTGGAATTAATATAGAAGGAAAAAATTATAAAAGTGTTCAACAATATATTGATAAAATAGGTGATTCTAGTGAAAATAAAGTAAAGGCAATTAAGGCAAAATTTGAACAACACGAAGATTTACGTAAAATACTTCTTTATACACAAAATTATTTAATAAAAATTAAAGAACCAAAACAAGGACGTGCTTCACTCAAAGAAGATGCTATTGAAAATGATATTAAAACTGCAGATGAATTAATGGAAGTAAGAAAATATTTTCAAAGTTAAACATAAACTTTAGAAAAATAAATTAAATATTTTTTTATTCAAAAATTTATATAGTTTTAAATAATTGTTATAAATTAATTAATATATAAAAATTAATTTATAGCATTATATTAATATAATTTATGGGACAATCAAGAAAAAAGAAATTTGGTAGTAAAGATAGTCAAGATGGAGGAAATCCCATTGATAATTTACAACCAAAATATATATATTTATTATTTAAAAAAACTGGAGAAACATTTCCTACTGATTATAAAAGTGATAGGATTCTAATAAATCATTTTATAAAGGATCACAGTAAGGATTTTATAGGTCATACAGTGAAAATTAACAAAAATTTATTTACTATTAATTTAATTAATGATAAAGCAGAAAATCAGGAAATTGGTAATATTTATAATAAAATAAAAGACTATATAGAGAACAAAGAAATTTTTACTGATACAAATAATACTCTACAAAAAATATTTGATTTTGATGTTTATACTAATATAGTTGGAATACCAGCAGAAAAAAAAACAATTAGAAATAAAATAAAAGACGCGGATAGGGGTGGTACATATAATTATACTGCAACTGAAATCAATCTCGATGAAATTTTAAAAAATAATATAACAAAATTATTAGATAATAATAATAACAAATGTTTTGTTTCAAGAATTTTTCAAATAAATCCAACTGATATAGATGATGTTCAAATAATTAATAAGGATAATCCCATTATTAATGATACACATGCTACATTTATTGAAATTAATTTTAATGACAATAATGATATTAATGATATTAATACTAATTCTAAACCAGACGTAAATTTGGTAAATGATAACACAAAAAATTTAGTAACATCTGCTGCTACTAGTGGTTTGGCTTCTGTCGCTACTAACGTTGTAAATGATTCTGGTAAGGATAGTAACCTTGTTACGAATGACGCTGTTAGTGAAAGTATTATAGAAGCTACCACACAAGCTAATGCTGCCCAAGTTTCTGCTGCCCAGACAAATCTTGATACTGCAAATACTTCACTTAGTACAGCGGTTGCTGATACTGCTGCTCTTGATGCTAATCCTCGCGATTATCTTGATACTGTTTATGAATCTGCCGATGCTGTTGTAGATGCACAGGCTGCTTTGGATTCTGCTCCTAATACTTTTGATCCCAATGCTGTTTCTTCTATTGCTTCTGCAGTTGACATTTATAATATTGTTACATTAGTGATTAATTTAACATTGGCTGTTGCAATCTACTTTAATAAAAAATATAAAAATATGGTAAAAAATAGAATTAAATCTCATGTAGCAAAAGAAATTCTTTCTACACTTGTTAGTATAAATGAAAATGAAAAAAAAAAATTACCTAATTTTAACAATGAAGCAGTTTTTGGATTTTTTAATAGATATAAAATATTTGAAAAAATTGCCGAAAAGTTTATAAAATTTGAAACTGGATTTTGGGGTGTTTTTAAAACTGAAAAATTGATGTATACTATAAATACAAAAAGTACTTTTATACAGGAACAATTAAATAAACTTGCAAATATTGGTTATACAAATATTAATTTTATATATGATACTATAAGTAATGAAAAGAATCGGGGGACACGCAATAAACTGTTTATGGATAGAGGCAGTAATTATTTTTATAAATCAAAGGAAAACGGTGCAGATTATATATATGTAACATGTAATGAATTACAAGATGAAAACTATAATTATTTTGCACAATTTATTGTAAAAAAAGTAGGAGATGAATATATATTAAAACCATCGGTAAGAGGAATAAAAATCTCCAAAAAAGGTGGTAGTATTATAAATTCACCTTTACAATATGTATTATTAGATGAATTAAAAATTGTAAGAACATTTATAAAAAATTTTGCAAAAGTAATAGGATTTAATAGATTTCAAAAAGGATATAATGTAAATATTAACTTAATTAATTATCAAGATAATAAGTCTGATAATACTATATTAAAATCTTTAAAGACAACGCCTCAAAAATTAAAATCTGATTTATTTGGTAATGAGATACATGAAAACCATTATAATGTTGCTGGTATACCGAATGTTGATGTTACTAATATTTTGGAAGGAAATAATGTAAATACATATAAATTGTTAGCATTAAAATCAGGATTACCATTGCAAAATAATGATGGAGCCTTAGACTTCCCTACCAATTTATCTAAGCGTCAAGAATATTTAGAAAGTCGTGGTATTCCAACTACAGATAATCAAGCAATAGAAAGAGGCACACAATTTGCAAATTATTTATATGATGAAATATTTAATTTTCATGAAAGTGAAAAAACGTTATTTAATAAACTTTCAGGAAATTCAGGAATGGAAATAGAAGATATTATGAATATAGATAGTAATGATGAGGCTGGGGATGAGACTAGGGGTCAGGCTGGGAATGAGGATGGGGATGATCGTGAAAGTACTGTTAGCATTAACGATATCGATATAAGTACTGGTGGTAATAAAATTATATCAGATGAAAGTGATGAAGAAGAATATATACAAGTAGGTGGTTTTGTACCAGGTGCTCCTTTAATTATTGAAGGTTTAAAATCTAGTAAAATTTTTAATAAAAAAATGAATATAGATAAAGATAATATACAAAAATCGAAAGGTTATTTTGATTTTATGCGAAAAAAAATATATACAAATGATGATAAACAATTATTAATAAAATTTATTTATAAATCTACATATACATTTTATATACATATATTACGTGCATTTAAATCTGTATCAGCCAGTGACCCTGATACCTTTAATTTTCAAGAAGCTGAAGATATAAATATTGATTCTTTAAAATTTGATAATAATTTAAAATTAGAATTGGATAAATTTTTCAATATTTACATAAAAAACATAATAGATCTATTTTCTGATAACTTTGATACAATTATAACTAATGCTCCAATATATTTAAATATAGCAGAATTATTGGGAGAATTATTAGAAGAAGAAATAAAAGAATTAATAATTATAAATGATAAAAAAAATGAAGTGGAAGAATCTTCTAATATAGAGGAAAATAATTTTGTTGAAAGATTAACAAAAAAAATAAAAGAAAAAAAGTTATTTGGTGCTTTAACAATTTTCAATAATTACAATAAAAAATTATTAGATTTTATTCTTGGAATGTATTATGATGTAAGAGAAATACAAAAAATTATTAAAAAACGAGATGGTAATATACATGAAAATATTATTACATATCTACATAATAAATTCCAAGAAGATGTATTAACCAATAAAAAAGATAAAGCAAAAGAAAAAGAAGAACAACAAAATAATCTTATAAATATTAAAGATGAATTAAATTCTATATTTAAATTAGAAGATTCTGGTACCAATATATTATCACATTATAGAAGTGAAATAAGTAAAATAGATAAGGCAATTGATGATTTTGAAGGTCCTATGAATAAAACGTATTTACAAGATATATTTTCTGAAATATTTAAAAATATAGAAATAGAAGATAATAAAATGACTTTTTCATTAAATGAAGATTATTTTGATGATACTTTAAAACCAAAAGATGAAGAAAAAATAAGAACAAAAATAAATAAATTAGAGGAACAAATAAAAATGTTAGAAAAAGCATTGTCAAATTCTAGTGCTAATTCTGATTCTATTGAAACCCCACCTGAAACTTCAGAATAAAATATAATATCTAATAAATAATAATAAATAATAATAAAAATTATATAAATATATTTACTTTTATGAATAAAAATATTTATATATATTAACTTATTAATACTAATAAATTATGCAAGAAATACATAAACTATTGTTGAGCGAAAAATCAAATTTATTAATGCTTTATTATAAAGAATTACAAAAAAATTTAAAAACATATTATTCTTTCTCTCAAAATAAAATTTCAAAAGATTCAAAAAAATATATTAATTTTCAAAAATATATATTTAACAAATTAGATTCTTTATATAAATTTAATATAAAAAATTTATGTTTAGATAGTAATATTGATCTCTCAAAATTTCGGAAATTTTATTATTCTCAAACCAATGAATATAAATCATATATTAATAAAATTTATAATTCACATTTTAATAATAATAAATATATAACACAAGAAATAAAAAATTATATTAAAAATGGGGAGCAAAATAGAGAGAATTGTCTTTTAATATATAATATCCCTTATAAACAAACTACAATAAATTTTCATTTTTTTATTTATAATAATGTGGGAATCTCTCAAAAAAATATGGATTATTATGATTCAAAAATTTTACATATGAGCACATTAATTAATTTAGTAACATTATTAACAGAAAATAATAATATATATGAATCAAATACTAATAAAATATGTTCAAAAGATGGATTAAATGTATATTTAATATTAACACCATTTGAGAGAAAACTAGAAAATAATTATAAAAAAGATAATAAAATTAATGAAGAAAATTCTGTTTTAGGTGCAAAACATTGTAATGGTGGATTTTGTTATGGTTGTGTAAATTCCGGAGAAATAATTATTTATAGATTTGAAGAGTGGTTCAAAGTTTTTTGTCATGAATGTGTTCATAATTTTGGAGTAGATAATTATATATGGAACTTTATATATGATGTCAAATTTGGAAATAATAAAAGCAACAAAATATATCATGAATTTTTGAATAATTTTAATTTAAATACTAATATAAATAATACAACTTTTGATATAGGTTTACAAGAATGTATAGTAGAATTTTGGGGTGAATTTTTAAATAATTCTATTTTTAGTTATAATTATAGTAAAAGTTGTAATCTCTCAGATTCTTCAAAATTATTTAAAATTTATTTATCTACTTTTGAAAAAATAGCAAATTATGAATTATTTCATGGAGTATTACAAACAACTAAAATTTTAAAAACTAATTCATTAACATTTGAGAGATTAATGAAATTTAATGAAAATAATTATAGTATTGAAAATAATTATAAAGAAAAATCACATCTTTTTAGTTATTATATATTAAAAACATTAATCATTTATGATTATAAAAATTTTATAATTTCCCCATTTTCTCTCAATCAAAATAATAAAATATTATTTAATTATGCTAATAAATTAGAAAATATGAAATTATTTTTTGATAATATTTTAAAAAATGCAAATAATAAAGAATTTATAAAAATAATTAATTTAATAGAAGATTTATATGAATTTTTGAGAGAATATAAAAATTGTAAAAAATTAAATTTTATTATTAACAATTTACGTATGAGTATATTAGAATTTTAAAATTGACAAAAAAATAGATAAAATATTATATAAAATAAATTATAATATTTTATGTCAGAAGAAGAATATATTAGCGTTATTAAATTAGAATGGGATGATAATTTATTTAATATTAGTGATGGTCTTTGGTGTAACAATGGTTATATAGCATTACATTTACCAAATTTTAAAAAAAATAATATAAAATATTCAAATTATAATTATTATCAAATTGCAAAAAAGATGTATATTAAATATGAAGAAAAAGATTATATAGAAAAAATGAAATTTTATTACTATGATTTAAATGATATTGTATTTTTAAATAAAACATGGAAAAATTTAAAAAAATCACAAATTTATATTGAAGCATTATAATAAATATATTTGTAAAAGAACTTAAAGAAATTATGCTACAAATATCATATTTTATTTTTGTTACCATTTTGCATAATAAAACAAATTTTTTATAAAATGCGATTTTAAATTTTTTTTTAAACGAAAGTCAAAAAATCTGAAATTGGACATAAAATAAATGTCCATTTTGTATATATATAACATAATATATAAAAATAGTTTAAAATTCACTTTTTTTGAGTTTTCTTATGTAAAAGGTGTAAAAAAAATAACAAATCTAAAAAATAGTTATTACCATGAATAATTTTAATAAAATTATTAATATTTAAAAATATTTTATATAGCAATATTATAGCAATGGAAGCAATCAAAAAGGTGGAAAAAGGTGGATGTGATTTTTACTATTGTGAAAAATGTGACTATTATGCTAAAAGAATTGATATATTTAAAAAACATTTATCAACCCAAAAACATGAACGCAATCATTTGGCAATCAAAAAGGTGGAAAAAGGTGGAAAAGGTGGATATTCAAAATTTTCATGTGTAAATTGTAGTAAAGAATTTTTATCTAATTCAGGATTATGGCGTCATAGGAAAAAATGTATAATTTCTAATCAATTAATCACATGTGATAATTCAAATAATAAAGATGTGATTTTAAATGAAAATAGTATTACACAAAATGTTATTATTAAAGAACTAAAAGATATTATTATAGAACAACAAAATCAGATAAGCAAACAACAAGAACAAATAAGTGAAATGATACCAAAAATTGGTAATAACAATACTACACAAAATAATAAATTCAATATACAAGTATTTTTAAATGAAAAATGTAAAGATGCAATAAATATGACTGATTTTGTTAAATCAATACAAGTAAGTATAGAACAATTAGATTTTACAAAACAAAATGGTTTAGCAGATGGATTAAGTAAAACAATAATGGATAATATGAATAAATTAAGTGTATATGAAAGACCGCTGCATTGTACAGATGTTAAACGTGAAACATTATATATAAAAGATGAAAATGAATGGTCAAAAGATAATAATAAAGAAAAAATAAAAAAAGCAATAAAAAAAGCATCTGGTAAAAATTATAATGCATTACAAGATTGGAAAACAGAAAATCCGGATTTTATGACTAATGATAGTAAAACAGAATATTTTACAAAAACAATAACTACAATAGGAAAACCAACTGAAACCATAAATAATAAAGTAATAAAAAATATATGTAAAGAAACATATATCAAAGATTCAATAGAATAACTTTTAATATTTATAACTTTTAAAAATAAATATTAAGAAAAATAAAAATATATATATAATGTTAAATCAAAAAAAATATAAATTAAAAAACCAACCTAACTTGCATGATAAAATTAAAATTGTATATAATAATCATGATGAAAATAATAAAAATTTATTAAATTATTTATTAGAAAAAAATATACCAAATAAAAAATCAAAAGAAAAAATTAATAATGATGATTTGGTTTTATTAAAAACAAGTGATTATAATTCATTAATAAATATAAATTATAATTTAAATCAATTAAAAACAATTGCAAAACATCATAAAATAAAAATATCGGGCAATAAAGAAGAATTAAAAAAAAGAATATATAATTTTTTATATATTTCTCATAATTGTATTCTTATACAAAAAAATTTTAAAAGAAAATTAGTTTATAATTATTTACATATTCATGGTCCTGGATTTAAAGATAGAAAATTATGTACCAATGATAAAGATTTTTGTACATTAGATGAGATAAAAGATATTCCATATAATCAATTTTTTAGTATTAAAGATGAAGATAATTTTATTTATGGATTTGATATATATTCATTATATAATTTATATAAAAAAAATAATAAAGTTATTACTAATCCATTTTCTACAAAACCTTTAGCATATAATATTTTAGATAATTTGAAAAAATATATAAACTATAGTAAATTATTAAATATTTCAATAAATATTAATTTTGAAGAATTACAAATAAATAATGAAAATAAAAAACTAGAATTTAAGATATTAGAAATATTTCAAAATATGGATTCATTGGGAAATTATACATCTTCTTCATGGTTTAATAATTTAAATAAAATAGAATTAATAGTATTTTTAAAAGAATTAATTGATATATGGAATTATAGAGCAAATTTATCAATTAATACAAAAAGAGAAATATGTCCTCCATATGGCGATCCATTTAGAAACATGAATATTAATTTAAACAATATAAATACTTATAATACAAATTTAATAAAAAAAAATATAGTAAATGTTATGGATTTAATGGTAAATAGTGGTATAAATAATGATTCTAAATCTCTTGGTTGTTATTATATATTATCATCTTTAACTTTAGTTAGTAATGATGCAGCAGAATCTTTGCCATGGTTATATGAATCTGTAAATTATAATAATGTTAATTAAAGTATTTTAAAATAATTATATAAATGCGTTTTTATTTTTTATTTAAATATTTAGTAAAAATAAAAATATTTTGTAGCATTTTACATTTTATTTTTAAAAAATTAAAATAATAAATATTTATTTACAAAAGAACTTAAAAAAGAATTAATATACTTAATTATAAAAAATATGCCTTCCAAATCGTCTAAAAAAACCACTGCTCCTACTGAACAAACAACTACCCCTGTTGTTACAGGCAAAACTAATAAAAAAGAAGTTGTACAAACTACACCTGTTGAAACTAAACCCGCCACAAAAGTAACAAAAGCCAAGAAAACAGAACCAACAAAAACAGAAGTAGCCCCAACACAAACAACTACCCCAGAAGTTGAAAATGTAGTAGTTGTATCTGATTCTACAACAACTATTAACCAAGGTTTCACTGAATTTATTAGCAAATTCCAATCGATGCTTTCTCAATTCTCGAGCCTTCGTAGTGAACTTAAAACCCTTGAACGCCAAACAATTAAACAACTTAAAGTTGTAGAAAAACTTAACAACAAAAAAAAACGTGGCGCCAAACGCAAGCCAAGTGGCTTTGTAAAACCATCGCCAATTAGTGATGAACTTGCTACTTTCCTCGGAAAAGAAAAAGGTGTTGAAATGGCCCGTACTGATGTAACACGTGAAATTAATCAGTATATTCGCACACATAACCTTCAAGATAAAGAAAATGGACGTAAAATTAACCCCGATAATGCTCTTCGTACTTTACTTAAAATCACTCCAGATTCTGATGTAGTACTTACATATTTTAACCTTCAAAGATATATGGGACCACATTTCCCCAAATCGGTAAAGTCCGAAACTACCGCTTGAATATTTTAATATAAAAATATTATAATAAAAAATATTATTTATAATTTCAATTTTGAATATTTTTTAAAATTGAAATCAAAATTAAATATTAAAATCAAAATTAAATATTAAAATCAAAATTAAATATTAAAATTAAAATTAAAATAAAAATTTAAATTAAAATTAATTTTTTTTATATTAAACCCATAAATGCTATACATATATAAAAAAAAAATAAAATATAAAAAAAATTGATTTAAAAAAATAAATTTATTATTAATTATAATATAATAACAATCATGGCTGCTATCGTATCTGGTGTTGATTTCAATGTTACATCTGACTATGTTTATACCAAGGCAAAAGTTAATGCTAATGGTCGTAAGTCGGTTGGTATTCTAAATAATTCTAATAAAAAATCGCTTTATATTTCAACACCACTAATGCTTACATGGGGTGTAAATGAGTATAAAGATGAAAAAACAGGAGAAGTTCAGTCATATGATATGGCTCTTCAGTTTCCAAACAATGAATATAATAGTGAAGAATGCTCTGCATTTCTTAAAAACATGCAAGCATTTGAAGAAAAAGTTAAAGCAGATGCCATTGCAAATTCGAAAGATTGGCTTAATAAACAGAAACTTGTTCCAGATGCAGTTGAAGCACTATGGAGTCCCATGCTAAAATATCCAAAAGACAAAGAAACCGGTGATTTTGATTATTCTCGTCCACCAACACTTAAGGTTAAAATTCCATACTGGGAAGGTGAATTTAAGGGAGTTGAACTTTATAATGATGAGCGTGTTCAAGTGTTTCCAGTGGAAGAAGATGGAAATATTAGTGATTATATTGTAAAGGGTTCGAATGTAGCAACAATTATTCAGTGTGGTGGTATCTGGGTTGCAAATGGAAAGTTTGGTGTTACTTGGAAACTATTTCAGGCTGTTGTAAAACCACGAACAACACTATCTGGAAAATGTCATATTACTCTATCATCGGATGATAAAGAAAAAATTGCATCATCTGTTGTAGATCAGGAGGATGATGAGGTAACACAGAAAATGAGTTCTACTGTAGTTGAAGATAGCGATGAAGAAGATGAAGTAGTACCTGTTCCAGTTGAAACAAAAGTAGAAGAAGCAAAACTAGAAGTTGCCGAAGAGGTTGAAAAGAAAGTTACAGTAGAAGATCAGCCAAAAAAGAAACGTGTAGTAAAGAAGAAAAGTGATGCATAATAATTAAATAATTTAAAAATATATATGAAAATTAGTAAAATAATAATTAAATATTAAAACAATAAAAAGTATAAAAAAATATATTTTTTATTGTTTATTTTTATTGTTTATTTTTTATTGTTTATTTTTATTGTTTATTTTTATTGTTTATTTTTATTGTTTATTTTTTATTTATAAAATAACAACCTATTGCTATTAATAAAACTCCAAAAAAATTATAATAAGAAATAGTGTTATTAAATATTAAATATGAAATAATAGCAACTCCTGGTAAATAAATACTATTTGCCATAGATTCTATCAATGCAATATTTATATTACTTCCTGTAGCTATTAACTCAAATCCTGAAACAAATATTGAAATAAATGCTAAAAAAATTAATATACAATATTTAAAATCTATTTTTTTTACGGAACTAATTAAATCATCTTTTAAAAAAAATAATAGAAATATTGTTGAAAATATATATGCATTTATTAAAATTTCTCTCAATGTAAATGTTTTTAATAATAATTTTGTTAATACATATTGTAAAATATAACCAAAACTCAAACCTAAAACTAATAAATATAATTTCATATATTTATATTATTAAAATATTATTTTACAATATAAATTATATTATTTTGTTGATAAAAATACACCAAGACCAATAAAAAATAAACCTACACAATTAATAAAACTTATTTCATTATTAAAAAAATAATAAGATATTATTGTAACCAATGGTATATAAATTCCCATTGCAATTCCTTCAACTTTTCCAAAATTAATATTTTTTTTACAAGTATATGTTAATATTAAATTAGTTGATACTATAGTAAATGCTAATAAAATTATTAATATATATTTTTCATTTAAATTATCAATTGTAATAAAAAAATCTTTATTAAATAAAAAAAATACTATAATTGCAGATAAAATATATACATTTACTATAATTTGTTTAATACTATAATAATTTAAAAGTATTTTATTTAATATATAATATAATAAATATACAAATGATATTGCAAATATCAATACATAAATATTATTAAATATTGTCATATTATTATTATATAATAATATTATTTACAATATAATTAATTCTATTATAATATTTCCTTTTTTAGAAATATCCATAATTTCTTTATTATTGATGAGAGAAATACCATTATTTTTAAAAAAATAATACTGATTTTTAATAAATTTTAATTCATTTAAAGGAATTTTTAGATTTAATTCATTATCTAATTTTATTTCCAAATTAGGAAACTCATCATTGCGTAATTTTTCTATAATATTTTCATAATTTGTATTATATTTTAAAATTAAATTATTATTTTCGTCTATTTTTTCATTTTCTCTCAAATTTGGCTGTATTTTAATTATATTATTTTCATAATTTAATTCTTTATGCCACAATGGTATATAAACAATTTCATCCTTTATTGTTAATTTATAAATTTCATTATTTAATATATTTTTAAGAGTTGGAGTAATAATATAAATATTAAAATCTTGTAATTTTTTTTCTAAAATATTTATTAACATATCAATACTTGATTGTGAAATATTATTTATAATTTTTAACTTTTCATTTTCGTTTTTTGAGAGAATAGATAAAAATAAATAAATTTCTTCAATTATTTCAATATTTAAATTATTTAAAAATATTTCAATTAAAGTATAACTATAATCAATACAATCACTTTTAAATTTTTTTATATCTTTTTCTATTTCTCTCAATTTTTCAGGATTATTATTTATATTATTCAATATAAGATTTATAAAATTTAAAATTAATTCTGAATATTTTTCAATATTTTCAGATTCATAATCTTCTGTAAAATTATGTGAAGAATTTAAAACTTTACATAAATATTCATATGATTCTTGAATTTTTCTAAATTCCGTTACTGCATTACAATTATTATTTTTATCAGGGTGAAATAATAATGCTTGTATATGATACGCTTTTTTTAATTGATTGAGAGATAATTCATAAATATTATTTTTATTATAATTATTATTTAATTTTAATATTTTTAATGCATTGTCTATATCCATAAATAAATATATATTTTAATTAACAATAAATATATATTTTTATTTATTATTATTTATTAATAATTATATTATTTCCATGTATTTCTTTCATTATTGTTAAAAACAAACTTTCTAAATGAAATATCGGTCGGTAGTTATTATTAAAGTATATAAAAAATTCACATAATTTCAGATAAATTACATCTAAAAAATTATTGTTAATATTTTTATTTTTTTTTATTATTTTTGATAATATATAAAATATACAATTATGTATATTTTGATTAAAAATTAATAAATCATATAAATTATTTCTTAATAATACATAATCTAATTTATTATTTAAAATTATATTTATTAATGAATCACATATTGAATATTTATTATTTAAATAATCAATATTATCATTAATATCATAATATTTTAATATACTTATATTATCAATAGATTGTATTAAATTATTAATTTCTTCTTCATTTTTATTTTTTTGTAATTTCATCAGATGTGTTTTATTTTTAAATTTTGATATTTTTATATAACTAGATAAAGATAACTTAGAATAATATAAAATCTTAAAAACATTTAATATATTATTTGGTATAAAACTTACACATTCTGTTAAAATAATATATTTTATAGTTATATTTGTATTTATATTTTTTTGTAAATAACTATAAATTACATCTAATAATTCATAATCAATACTTTGAAAGTTCTTTAATAATATAATAGCACAATTAATATTTGAAGTCTCTATACAATCAAGTATATTTTTATATATATCATTAAAAACTTGCTTTGAATTACATGTTAAATTTTCAATATTTATTTCAAAGTGTATATCACTAATTTTAATTATATGTTCATTTTTTATGCTTTTAACATATAATTTTTTTTCATATTTTAAATTACTTGGACTATATTTTTCTATAATTTTTAAAGATTCACTATATTTTCCACTACCAGGTGGTCCATATAATAATATATTAGGAATACATGAAATATTATCAGATAAAGAATTATAAAAATTATTATATTTATTATTAATTTGTAAATTTTTAGAATTTTCCAATAAAGTAATGAAATTTTCTTTTTCCATTATATTTTATAATGTATATGTTAATAAGTAGTTTTGATTTATTTTTAAATTCTAAAATTGTTTAAAAATAAAATTATAAAATATTATATCTAATGTTTACCGATAATATTGAAAATTTTAATATTAATAATGTAATTATTTCAGATGCAATTAAAAATAGTATGATCGAACAAAGTTTATTTTATAAATTATTATATAGCAATGATTTTATTACATTCAATGGAATTTATTTATATTTTCAATTAGAAAATATTAATTATAATAAAGATAGAATTATAATATCAAAAGATAATGAAAATAATTCAAATATTTTAAATAATATAATTAATATTGAAAGTGTATTATTTAATATAATGAATAGTAATAAAAAAAAAAATTATAAATTAAGTGAATTAATAAATAATAATAATATAAAATTTTCTAAAAGTGATATAGATGATATTAATGAATTTAATGAGTTTAATAATATAAATGATAAAAATAAACATAACTTTATCTTAAAAATATCAGGTTTTTGGGAGACTAATGATAATATTGGAATAACTTTCAAAATAATTAAAGTAAATAAAGTTTTAAATTTATTTTAACCATCAGTTGAAAAGAATACTAATAAAATATGTAATATTATTAAAAATATGAAATTTATAGTAGATAATATATAACTTATACTTTTAAGTAATAAAGTTTGTTTATCATTTATTGGGCTGTTTATACCATCATTTTTTTTTAATAAATTATACATATATTTTACTATCAATCCTATTTGTATTATTAATAATATTGAAAAATAAAATTCATATGTTGAATATGTATTTGGAATTCTTCCACTATTAATTTTTGTAAAATAATTATAATTTAAAGTTATTGCATATACTAGTAAAGAAAAAGCAAGTAATATAGGTAAACTATCATTTAATAATAATTTTGCCAAAACAAATAATAAATTTTCTGAATCTTCACTATCATTTTTTCCAAGTTCCAAAACTTTATTTTTTATATCTTTATCTCTTTTTCTTAAATAAAAACTCATAAATAAAAGTATGAATAATGCAACTGCAGTAATTCCATAACCCCAAATAATAGATGAAGCAGGACCTTGTAAACCATATTTTTTATCATAATCCGATCTAAAAAATAGTGCTATTATTATTCCAGAACATGCTAATACTATTAAATTTAATAAATCTAGATGATTATTATTACTAAACCCAAAACCAAATACACCCTTGCGATTAGCCAAAGCATTTAATCTTTCTTCTTCACTAATTTTATTCATTATGATTAATATATAAAAATATTTTATTTACTAAAAGATTTTGAAAAGATTATTTATGTTTTTTTAAATAAAATAAATTTTATTTAAAATTATAGTTTAAAGTTTAATAAAATTTATTTATTAATATATATTAAATTATGAACCATTTAATTGATCGTTTACAAAATTTTACATTAGATCGAAAAATTTTATCAGTTGATAGTAATGATAGAGATATAAATCGCTGGCCTAATCCTGCTGATTTTGAAATAACTACACCACAAAATTATACTAATATAGAATCAATAAGACTTGTAAATATACAATCCACTAATAAATTTTATAATATTAGTGAATATTTACAAAATAATAAATTAATAATTAATTATAATAATTCACCTAATAATACTATTATAACATTAGAAGATGGATTTTATAATGCTTTGAATTTAGAAAGATCATTAGAAAATTTATTAAATAATGGAAATATAGATCCAGGTAATGGTTTTAAAGTAAAATATAATGAAGTAAATCGTAAAATGTATTTTGGATCAACAACAGGAACATTCAAATTAATTTTTAATGATTCAAATATAAATTATAGTAATAATTGTAATAATTATTTACAAAGTTATACAAATGTTTATAGCCAATACAATAAATGGGGTTTAGGTGCTATTTTAGGATTTGAAAAAAATAGTTATACTTCTATTATAGATGCTTCAAAAGAAAAATTTGATCATATTGATTCATCTAATCCTTGGATTTCTAGCGGAGGTAATATTATAATACCACCTTCAACATTAGATTTAGAAGAAAATAAACAAATATATATAGAAGTTAGCAAATTAAATCAATCGGACGAAATTAAACCATATATTACCGATAGAGTAAATAATACAAATTCTGGAATAGTAAATTCATTTTTTGCTAAAACTCCAATAATAGTATGTGAACAAAATCAAAGTATAAATAATAAAGAATGTTATATTGAAGGTATTAGTTATTATCAACCTCCTCTTGATAAAATAAGTAAATTAAAAATAAAATTAAGATATCATAATGGTATGTTACTGGATTTACAAAATAATAATATTAATATGACTTTTGAAATAAACCAAATACGTAATGAAATGAAAGATTATAATGTAAGGACACCATTTTATCATTAATAATTAGAATAATAAATATTATTAAGTTATTTTAATTGATTTTTCATAACAATTTTTACATAATGGCACATAACAATCATTTCCAATTAATAATTGATTATTAAATTGAATAATTCTATGACTAAACTCAGAAGGTTCATAACAATTTTCTGTATTACATTTTCCTGTCAATTTATATACTTTATTTGAATAAGGAACTAAATCCATTAATTCTCCAAATTTTTCTCGTTTAAAATCTAAATCAAGACCACATAATATTACATGTTTATTTAATTTATTTTTAATAAATAATATTTCTTTTAATAGATTGGGAAAGAATTGTGCTTCATTTATAAATATATATTCGCTATTTAAAAGTATAGAATGTTTTGTTTCATTTTCTATAAAATCAGATAGATTATATATACTATAACAATCAATTGAAATATTATCATGACTAATTATTTTTGGATCATTGCTATATCTTTTATCCAATGCATAATTAATAGCTAAACATTTATCTTTTCCATAATTTTTACATTTCTCATTATAAAGTTCTATTAATTTTGTTGTTTTACCAGAAAACATCGGTCCAATAATCAATTCTAAATAACCCAATTCCATTTAAAATAATAATTTTAAAATATATTTATTATTTTAAAATTAATTTATCAATTTATTTAAAAATAAAAATTTATTTAATATTATTAAAGTATAATGTTTTTATGGATTGTTATAACAGGAGGAGTTTTCTCTTTTATAACATCAATGGGTATAGGTGCAAATGATGCAGCAAATGCTTTTGCTACTTCGGTCGGATCAAAAGCATTAACAATTAAACAAGCATCCATATTGGCTATTATTTTTGAAACAGGAGGAGCAATTTTAATGGGTAATCATGTAACTGATACTATCCGTAAAGGTATTGCAGACTATCAATGTTTTGAAAATGATCCAGAACTTTTGATGTATGGATGTATGTGGGTTATTATTAGTGTGGGTGCTTGGTTGTTTATTGCAACATATTATGAAATGCCAGTATCTACAACACATTCTTGTGTAGGTGGTATGATAGGTATGACAATTGCTCTTGTAGGAAGTGATTGTGTAATATGGTATAAACCAGTAGAAACATTTCCATATATTGGTGGTGTAGGCGGTATAGTAATGTCATGGGTTATATCTCCAATATTTTCTGGAGTAATATCTTCTTTATTATTTGCAATAGTAAGAAGTCAAGTTTTAAGATATCCATATGAATCAAATAGATTAAATTATATATATCCTGTTTTGATAGCCACTACATTAATAATTAATAGTTTTTTCATAATTTATAAAGGTGCAAAAGGTTTAGGATTAGATAAAATTGATGCTTCAACTGCAATAGGTATTTCTTTTGCAATTGGAAGTGTATTTGGTATTTTAACATTACCTTTTGTTCCAAAAATAAAAAAAATAATAGACTCAAAAAATGTTAATTTGACAAATATAGAAATAGATGAAATAGGAGAAATAGAAGAAAATAAAGATAGAATGAATATTAACACAGAAAGTCAACTAAAGACAATAAAAAGTATACATAATAATGCTGAAAAGTTTGATATTAGAACAGAAGAAGTCTTTAAGTATTTGCAAATTTTTTCTGCAATTTGTGATTCTTTTAGTCATGGTGCTAATGATGTAGCAAATTCTATTGGACCATTTGCGGCTATTTTTATTATTTACAGAGAACAAGGTAATCTAACAAAAAAATTAGATATGAATAATGATGCTTATTGGATATTAACAATGGGTGGTATAGGAATTGCATTTGGTTTAATTATTTATGGTAAAAAAATTATTTATGCAATTGGAAATAAATTATGTAAAATAACTCCATCACGAGGAACATGTATTGAATTAGGATCTGCGCTTGTTATTATAACTGGAAGTAGATTGAAAATACCATTATCTACAACGCATTGTCAAGTTGGTGCAACAGTTGGTGTTGGTTTATTGGAAAATAAGAGTTGTAATAAAAAAATTGAGGGAGTTAATTGGTGGATACTAACTAAAACTGCATTTGGTTGGATTATTACTTGTATTGTAGTTGGTTTAACAGCAGGAATATTATCTGCACAAGGGGCTTATGGTCCTTCTGTTTCTAATATTGTTAATTGTGAAAATGAAACATTAAATTATATTATTTAAACTCAATGTTGAATAATTTTATCTTAATAAGAGTTTATATATAATATAAAATAAATTGAAATATTTATATAATATAAAATAAATTGATATAATATAAAATAAATTGAAATATTTAAATAATATATTTATTATTTACATATTATTTAAATGAAATTATTCATATTTTTAATAAACATTATATTTATTTCATCTTTAAGTGTTCCATATTATTATAATCCAAAAATGCATAGTCTGGGAAATATAGGTTTTGGTGGAAAAATACACGCAGAAGCAGCATTATTTGCTACAAAAACAATAGATAATATTAGATATAAGGGTAAAAATATTAGAAAAGAAATATATGAACCATATATTAATCAAAATAAAACATTTTTAGATATGTGTTGTGGAATTGGTATTTCAACACCACCAGGTCAAATTGGAATTGATACTTCTCCACAAATGTTAGAAGTAGCAAAAAAAAATAATAAAAATAGTAAAGCAAATAAAAAATTTATTTTTGGAAATGCTGAAACTTTCAGACCAAAAAAAGAAATAGATATTGTAACTTGTATGTTTGCATTCCATGAAATGCCACAACAAGCACAAATAAAAGTTATTAATAATGCACTAATGATAGCAAAAGAAGAATTTATAATTGTGGATATTGCTCCAAATTATAAAAATAAAAATCCACCACAATTAATGTTAAATGGAGAACCTTATTTAATGAATTACTTAAATAATATTGAAAACATATTATTTGATTTTGAAGAAACAATATATATTCCAAATCATGTTCATATCTGGAAATATAAAAAATAGATTTTTATTACAAAAAAACTATAAATATATATAATATTTTTTATAATTATATAATATTATATAATTATTAACATGAGGAAAAATTTTAAAATTAATAATTTTTATAAAAATTTATTGTTAATTATAATTTTTTTAATATTACTAAAAATATTTATTGGAAAAACATATTATTCATTTTATCCAGGAATTCCATTATATCCAAATAATAAAAATGAAATAAATGATGTTAAAAAATATATAAACTCCAGAAATAAAAATGATATTGATTTTTTTTATAAAACAAATAAATCTATTATTCCTGCATTTTTAAAAGAAGTTCAAGAAGAAACATATAATGATTTAAATAATAAAATAATAAATTTGATACCAATTATATTATTTTTTAAATATTTATTTAATAGAGCAAGACCAGAACAAATAGATAATACTATAAAACCATTAAATAAAGATACAGCACAAACACCAGCATTTCCTGCAGGACACGCATTTCAAGCATATTATTTATCAAAATATTTATCTAAAAAATATCCATCAAAAAAAAAAATTTTTGAAAATATTGCAAAAGAATGTGATTTAACAAGAGTTAAAGCAGGATTACATTATCCAAGTGATGGAGAATTTTCAAAAAAAATAGTAAATTTATTATTTTAATTAAAATTGTTTAAAAAAAAAAATTATTAATAAAATAATATTATTAACATAAAGCAATGTTTAGAAATGGTATTTTTAATAACTATAGTTGTGATTTTATGGATGAAAGTTTACATAGTGGAATTCCAAAAAAATATTATAATTTAAAAAATAAAACATTTGGTGACTGGGAAATAGCACCATGGGAATTATTCATTTTTGAAGATAGATTAATAGGTGAAGGTGCATTTTCAAAAGTTTATTTAGCAAAATGGAGAGAAACATTTGTTGTAGCAAAAGTTATTAAACAAGAAGTATTAGCGGAAAAAAAATTTTTAATATTACGTGAAATTGATATTATGAGTAAAATGCATCATCCAAATATTGTACAATTTTTAGGATATATTGATGATCCATTTATTATTGTAATGGAGTATATTCCAAATAATAATTTACATGAAAATTATGCATTATTATATAAAAATACAAAAATTTCAATAATGAAAGATATATTAAAAGGACTAGCATATATCCATAACAGAAAACCATATTCTCTTATACATAGAGATATTAAACCAACTAATATTATTTTAACAAATTCCAAAGTAGCAAAAATTACTGATTTTGGATTATCTAAATTTTATAGTTTAACAAAAACATTTTCAAATACTGATCTTTCAAAAATGGAAAATGATTTTGATAAATTATATGAAAATGATTTAACATCTGATGTTGGTACTTTTAGATTTATGGCACCAGAAATGAAAAAAAAAGAAGAATATAATAATAAAGTGGATATTTATTCATGTGGAATAGTATTATATGAAATGTTTGAAAACAAAAAATTTATTGATAAATTACAAATTAAATGGTATAAAACACCAAAAATTATTAAAAATATTATAATTAATTATATGTTAGCAAATAATCCCGAAGATAGATATGACGCATTACATATATTAAAATTATTAAATAATTATAAAATTTAATAATTATAAAATTTAATAATTATAAAATTTAATAATTATAAAATTTAATAATTTAATAATTTAATAATTTAATAATTATTTTAATTTTCTTTAAATAATTCTTCTATTTCTTTATTTGGATACTTATAAGTAAAATCAGGTTGATCATCACTACCATCTTTTAATAATTGATACTCTCCAGTTTTTGTACATAAATTATAAATATTAAAATTATCATTTATATTAAATTTTTCAGTACGTGTAGCAAAATTTACACTTATACTACCTTCATCTCCACTAATAATTCTATGAAATATTCCTGCTGGCCAAACTACCATTGCGGGACCATTAAAATATAATTTATCATTTTTATAAACTTTTTCAGGTGAAACGATAAAAGATGCTTTAGTTTTAGTATTTGGACAAAATATATCAATATAACGTGTTCCTTGTAATACTAATAAATTATCATCTTGTCCCGGATGCATATACCATGGACGTTTAACTGGAACATCTGAATCTTCAATTGGTCCGGGTGATATAGAATTTGGACTATGAATAACACGATCTATTCCATGTATTTTTGGAATATCAGATGGAACCATTTCATCAAACATTACACCAGTAGTGCGTCTAAGAACACGCAATGGAATAATACGATACATAATTATTTTTTTATTAAATAAATACATTTAATTATTTTTAAATTTTTATAATTTATTATTTATTTAATAAAAAATTCTTTTATATACATTATTTAATGCATATAAAAGAATGTTATATAAGTCATAATGGAATAACATGTTTTACAAATATTAATACTTTAGTTGCTATAAAAGAAATTGATGTTGATTCTAAAATAAATACTTTAAATACTATATTTAATAAAAATAGTATTTTATTTTATATAGGTTTAAGATGTTGTGAATTTTTAATAAAAGATTTCATAAAAAATAAAAATTATTTAATAGAACAAAATGATATATTAGCCTGTATAATGTTTTCTTAAAATTTTTTTATAACAAAAATTAAATTGTAATTTATCAAAATTCATATATTTAAAAATTTCATGTTTTTTATTAAATTTTTATGTTTAATTTTTATAACATCCAAATATATTTAAAATAATTTCATATAAATTTTTTTTTTTAATAATATTATTACTATTATTACTATTATTACTATTATTACTATTATTACTATTATTACTATTATTACTATTATTACTATTATTACTATTATTACTAATATCTAGTAATAAAGTTTGTTTTTGATCAATATTTGATAATTTATCTAATACCTCAATAATTATTAATTGTTTACTTTTTTGTCTTAACATTCTTTTACAATCTTTATCTAATAAAATAGACATATCATTTATTTTGGAATATAAATCCATAATAAGTATTATAATTTTAATTTAAATTATAATAGTTATTATTTATTAAATTCAATTATTTTATATATTGTTGAACTCGTCTACATTTATTATTTTATCTTTGAGAGATTTATATTCATCTGAGTTAATATCTAATTTTCCTGACCCAGCCAATTCTAAATCAGCCAAAATATTATTTTCCACATATATATTTTTTTTTATTTCGTCAATTATCTCTCTATTATTCATTATTTCATCAAATATTTCTCTCTCGACTTTATAATCAATATTATCTGGTTTATTTATTAAATGATATAGCAAATATCTCTCTGGGCCCAAATTATAAATTACTTCATTTATGAGAGATTTGTTTTTATTTATTAATTTATTTATAATATAATCACTTAATTTAGCACTTATTTTATAATTTTCATAATAATATCCTACACTAATAGCCATATATAAATTACTAAAAATATCAGCCATTGTACCTGACAACATTTGTTCTCTCTTTAATGCACCACCTTTTAAAGCAACAAAATTGGTAAGTGCTGCAAAATCAAGTATTTGTTTTTCTAATATTTTAGGAACACCAGGAAATAAATTTGTAAAATTAAAAGTTGAAAAATATAATTTGAGAGAATGAGATAAAATATTTTTAAAATCTTTTTGTAATTTTCTCTCATCATTATTCATAACCGATTCTAATAAAGGATAAATATAAGGATGAGATTTATTTAATCCTTGTCCAAAAATAATTAAAGAACGTGTTAACGTATTTGAACCTTCTACTGTTATACCTATAGGTACTGATCTATAATATTTTTCTAAATAATTACTATAACCAATACATATTGCACCACCTCCATGAATATCTATTGCATGATTTAATACTTCTCTACCTCTTTCAGTTGTTTGTTGTTTCATAATTGCACTTAGAACTGCAGGACTATTACCATTATCTAATATATCATTAGTTAATTCAATTGAGGATTGAATTATCCATGTATTTAAAACCATTGCATTAATTTTTTCTTGAATTGCTTCCATTTTTGAGAGAGGAATATTGAATTGTTCTCTCACTTTAATATAATTTATCATACCAAAAGTAGCTACTTTACTACTTGCATTTGCGGTAGCAGGTAAACTAATTCCTCTTCCAGCAGATAAACATTCCATTAACATTTTCCAACCATTACCAATATTATCTTCACCGCCAATTATTTGTGAAGGATCAACTAAAAATTCACCTTTTATTGTACCATTTGGAAAACCGGCATTTAATGGATTATGATGAGTTTCTTGTATTAAACCATCATGACCTCTCTCTAAAAGTGCTAAAGTTATACCTTGTTTTTTATTTTCTAATAAACCATCTGGATCTTTTAAATTAAAGGCAATACCCATTAAATTTGAGACAGGTGCTAATGTAATATAACGTTTATTAATTTTAATTTTTATCATATTTTTACCATAATAACCATTTTTAACTCTTACAACAGTCCCTTCATCTATTGAGCCAGTTGCATCAGAACCATTATTTGGACCCGTAAGTCCAAAACAAGGAATGTATGTTCCATCAGCCAAACCAGGTAAATATTTATTTTTTTGATCTTCTGTTCCATAATGCGTTAATAATTCACCTGGACCGAGAGAATTAGGTACCATAGTAGCAACACCTAATGCTGGATCCAAACTAGATATTTTAGTTAAAATAGATGATAATTCATTTACACTCAATTTTATTCCACCATATTTTTCATCTATTAAAAAACTAAAATATTTATTTTTTGCTAAATAATCTATCCAATAATTATTATTATTATTTGGATATATTGTACTATTATCAAAATTTTTTAATAATTTTTTTAATTCTTTTTGAGAGAATTTATTATTATTTTTATTATTTTTTTTTGGAAATTTAAAACTACCCATTAATATAGAACGATCCAAAGAAGTATTACCACTTCTTAATGCAATTAATTCTGTATCTGAAATTCTTGGTATTTTATTTTTAACAAAATTAAATAACCTACGAGAGAACATATATAAAATAATAATAAATCTTTTTTATTATTATTAATTATTATTTATTATTTAAATTCTTGATTTTCCTCTTTTTACATTTTTTGTAAAAAAAATGTTATAAATAACATAAAAAATTATTACAATAAATATTACTTTCATTAAAGCACCAAAAAATCTTGAAAATTTACAATACCAAGTATTATCTTCTGCATCACATACATTAACATCAAAAAAACCAAATGTTAAACTACTCAATAAACTACCTAAAAAATTATTATCACCGCCTAGCATACTTCTAGTAGAAGATCTAGATCTGCCACCTTTTGCCATTTATAATATAATATTATATTTTAATAAATATTTTTTTATTAAAAGTTTATATAAATGTTTTGGTTACATTATGTTTTAGTAAGCGCTTTAATTTTTGGAATAGGTGATATTATATACAAATCAATTGATTATAGTATAATAAATATTTATTTATATACTGCATTATGGGCTTTTTGTATAGGAATTTTATCTTTTATTTATTTACTATATAGTTATAATAAAAATTATAAAACAATAAATAATATTCCAAATAGTTATTATTTATTAGCATTATTTCATGCTGCTATATTTTTTATAGGATATTTATTGTATTTTTATTCTTTAAAAATATGTTATAATCCAGAATTAGTAAGAACAATATTTTCTGGAGGAACAATATTGGTTTTAATTTTTTATAGTATATATAAATCTACTATTTTAAATTTTCATCAATATATTGGTATTTTATTTATTTTAATTGGTATGTTTTTAGCATATAATAAAAATATTATATAATATTATATATTATAATGTTAAATAAGAATATGGATTTATACAATTTTAATTCATTAAATTTATTAAATTGGATTACTGCTTTTGCATTATTTGAAATACCTATGGCTTTTTTCTATCTCTCAATATCTGGTAAAAATTCAAAGGTTAAAAATTGGTATAGTGGTAAAGATATAAATATATGGAATGTAATTGCACAAGATTCTTTATATGTTATATGTGGTATAATTTTATCACTTCGTTTATTTAATTATTTAGTATCAATAAAACTTATTCCTCAATTATTTATATATTTTATTTTATGTTTTGTTTTTATACAATTACTTGGTGATTCTATTTTTGCAACAATAATTAAACTTTGGCCTAAAGAATATTCTACTTATTGGATTAATTATTTTAAAGATTATATAAATAAAGCAGGGTTTAATGCATTAATTGGTGATAGTTTATATGTAATAGCTTGGTCATTAGCATTTTATTTTGTAGCAAATTATATTAAACAATTTGATATAAAAATATTTATTATTTGTTTATTCTTATTTTTAGTGTCAGCATATAGTGTACAAAAATAAAATTAAATTTTTAAATATATTTAACACTATTTTTATATAAATAAGTAGTAATTAAAAATAAAAATCCTCCCCAAGTTAAATCAATTAATCCTACTTTATAAGACCAATCTTTAAATATTGCCATATTTGTAGTATCATATACGCCATAAATAAAGAAACCTAACAAAAACGCATCTAAATATGAACCTTTTTTATTTATAACAAAATAATATAATGAAGAAACTAAAATAATGTAGCAAGCAATAGTTGGTAATAATTCCATTTTTAATGGTGTTCCTTGTATTTTTTTAACCATAGTTTGAAAACTATTACTCATCAAATATAAAAAACCAGCATCGACTAAAACAAAAATAATTGCCAACAATATTATATTTTTAATCATTTATATAAATAAATATATTATAGTATAAATATAAAAATTAATTATAGTTATACTATAAAAATGACAAAAAATATTACAATAGAAAATAAAATAAATAATACTACAATATTCAAAAAAGTAAAACCCGAATATTTATCTATGAAACAAAAATCACATGTTTATCAAATTCCCAATAAAAAAATAAAGAAAAGTAAAAAAAATTAATTTATTGACTTTTTCTTTTTTTCTTCTAATTCTGGACGTACAATTATAGGAATAGTTCCGTCTTGATTTTTACCACATTTTTCATTATATCTAAAAACATTTTCAATAGAACCAGACATAAAAGGAGATTTATCTTTTTTTTGAATTAATTCAAATCTTTTAATTAAATCAAGCATTTATTATTTTTAAATTATAATATTATTTATACTTTAAATAGTATTATAATGTATTATTTAAAACAATATACATTATACAATCAATATTCTCATTTGTTTGTATAATACAATTTTTTAAATTATATATATTAAAACACTCCCATGATCCAACAATATAATCTAGTTTATAGTTTATAGTTTTAAAAATTTTATTATAAAAAATTTAGATTTTTAAATAAATATTCATTACTTAAATATTTATCTCTATAATTCCAATAATTATAAAAATCCTTTTTTGTCCATCTGTTTATATTAATACTATCAAGAAACTTTTGAAAATTATCTATACGTAATAATTCTAATTTATATTTTTTTAACGGCAATGATATATCTTTAGGACGTTGAAATGCTTTTTCCCAAAATTTATATCCATAACATTTATATGCAAGTTCTTTAAAAAAATAATCATCAAATAATTCAAAATTATTTTTATTAATACTTGAAAAATTTATAATTGTGTTTAAATTACAATTAATACCAATAATTAATATTAAATCATTGGGTAAATTATTCATATAATATATTATAATAAAATTATATTATATTTATACTTTAACAAGTAGAACATTTAGTTATACCATTAATAATAGAAAAATTTTCTGTATCGAAATTATTAAAAATATTAATTTCTAAATTTATTAATATTTTATCACATATATAGCATTGAATATATGGATAATCATGAGCAAATTTCCATATTAATTTTCTAATATCAATAGGTAATTCTAAATAAATAATACTATTTTTAGTAATATTATTTATAAAATATTTTAATCCTTCTTTATTATAAGCCATAAATTTATATTATATTGTTAAAATTCTTTTAATAAATTTATAATAAAATCTTCTTTTTTCTCATTTTCAAAACGAAGATTTACTAATTTTGCAGGTGATATTACAAAATCACATAATTGTTTTTCAATATTTTCATTTAAAATGTCTTGATAATAATGATTATACATTTCTTTTATTGTATCAATTGTAGCATTTTTCATTTCAAGTGTCATATCTATTCTACCTGGTCGCACTAATGCTGGGTCTAAACTTTCATAATCATTACTTGTTATTATCATAATTCTACCAGGTGTTTCGCGAATTCCATCTATAATATTTAAAATAAATGAAAGAGTTATTTTATCATCTTTTTTTTCAAAATCAACAATCATTGATTCTTCGTGTTCATTATCTACTTTTTTTGCTATTTTATTTAATAATTTATTTTGTAGTTTTAATGTTTTTTCCATAGACTCATCTTTCAAATCAATAATATCAATTGATTCATTATCACTTTTATTGCTTTTATTTTCTTTTTTATTAGTATTTATATTGGAGTTTTTACTTTTATCTATATTTCTTTTTTTTACAATTTCACTCATACAATCTATATCTTCAAAAACAATAATTTTATCTTTAAAGTCTATTTTTTTTGTATTGTTTCTACTATAATAATTTTCAAAAAAATATTCACTAAATTCACGTTGAGTTTTAATTTTACTTAATGGGATTACAATAATATGTCTATTTAATTTATTTGCAATACATTTAATTATACTTGTTTTACCTGTTCCAGGAGGGCCATGAAGTCCAATACCAAATGTATATGGATGTCCTTCTCTCTCATAATAACTTTTATTATTTACAAAAAAATCTAATTTATTCATTAGTAGTTTTTTATTTTCAAAAAATAAATTATCAAAACGTCTAGTACTTGAAAATTCACATTCTTCCCATTTAATACTATAATCACGATCAGAAGAGTCAGAAGAACCTATTAAAGTATAAATAAATTTTTTATCATTTCTATATTTTTCAAGAGATTCTTGATATTCATCATCTATTTTATCAATAAAATTATACAACTCAGATAAAGACAATTTATAACTATAAATTTCAATATAAATATTTTCCATTTCATATTGTGTATTTTTTTTTTCGTCTCCTTTATCATGTGTTGTTTTTGTTACTTTACAATAAATATTATCATTAATTTTAAAATGTCTATTTTGATCAACAATAAATATATCTTTATTTTTTATATCTTCATCATCACTATTATAATCTAGATAATCATCATAATTATTTTTACGTCTTCTTTTAATTTGTTTTGATTCACCATAATCATCATAAATATTTGAACTATTTGCATATTCTTTGAGAGAATATATAGTTTTATTGTTTAAGTTATTTGTTGATATATGATACCAAAATGCATTAAAACGATTACTAAATAAATTATCTGTTTTTGTTATATAACCAGAAACTTTCATACATATTTTACCTTCAAGAATAATAGTATTACATTTCGGTGAAAATATTTTTGAAATAAATTCAAAAAATATTTTAAATAAATTTTCCATAGCATAATAGCATTCATCATTACTTGTAATAAAAGTTAAACATGTGATAAAAAATAATAAACTGAAATTATTATATATATCATTTTCTTTTGAATTCATTAAAAACATCATTTTTATTGTATCTATTAAACCATTAATATTATTTTGCATTTTAAAATTTAAATATAATTATTATTATAAACTGTATAATCATCTTTAATATTTTTTAAAATAATAATAAAGAGTTATTTATATTTAATATTAAAATTATATTTACATGTATCAACTATTCAATAATTTTAATAATATTTTTATATCAGATATATTAATTAAACATAATGATATTATGTTTTATATTCCAACAATATATTTATTAAATAAAATTACAAATAATTTAGAATATAATAGATTATTTTTTTATTTTTTAATTGTAGGATTATCTAGTTATGAATTATATCAACATCCTGAATTAATATCATTTGAATATGAAAATATTATAAAATATAATTATTATGGAGAAAAATTTTGTTTATATCTTATATCACATTTTACATATGAAATGATAAATGATAAAGAAGTATATAATAGTTTAGAATTTATAATACATCATAGTTTATTTATAGTTTTGGCATTTTATTTATTTTATAATAAATTTTTATTAGTTGGAGCACTTATATTTGGATCACATGAAATTTCTAGTATTTTTTTAAGTATTAAAAGATTTAAATTTAATAATGAAAAGATAAAGAATTTTCTAGATTATTCATTTGTATTTAGTTTTATAACATTTCGCTGTACAACATTACCAATAATTACTTACAAAGTTTATAGCAAAAATAATACAATATTTTATATTTTATTTTGTGATAATTTATTACATATTTATTGGTTACTTTTAAAATCTAAAAGTATTTATAAAAAAAATAAGAAGTATAAAAAAAATAACGAAAAATATATAGTTTAATTAATTATAATATAACAAATAATATATTATAATATAACAAATAATATATTATTAAAAAATTATTAATTTTTATTAAAATAAATTTTCAAGTAATTCTAAAATTAATTTATTATTTTCACTATTTTGTGGATTATATTCTACCAAATCTAATGATTGAAGTTTACCAGTTTTTTTTATATATTTGAAAACGGTTTTTATATTTTCTTTTGACAGACCATTTTGTACAGGAGTATTTACACCTTTAAAAATATTAGGATCAAGTGCATCTAAATCAAAACTAATATGAATTTTATCATAATATGATGCCCACTCATATAAATCAAAATCAACATCCAATGTTTTCATATTATAATCTTGGAATCTACAAAATTCCAGAGAATCAATATCCCTTAGACCATAATATAAAAATTGAGAAGGATCTAATGATCTACCAAAGGATAATATTGGCAATGTATGACCACATAAAATAGATACTGGCATTCCATGAATATTTTTTGATGGAGAACTTTCCATCGTATTAAAATCAGCATGTGCATCTATCCACAATACTCCAAGTTTTTCTTTATATAATAAAGAATACTCATTTGATGCAAAAATATTACTAATTGCACATGTATGATCACCGCCAATCAAAAAAGGTAAAACCCCAGAGTTTAATGAATCCCATGATTTAAAAAAAGCATTTCCAAACTCAATTCGGGGATGTTTTTCGTTTGCATCCAAATTATAAACTTTATTAATATGAATTTTTTCATTTTTATATAAATCATTTTTTAATGTATTATATGCATTACTTGAACCTTTAATATTTGCGCCATTATCATATGGTAAATCAATAACATTTACTAATAATCCATATACAAAAAAATTATTTATAAAAATCATTATTTTATATTAATAATAATTAATAATAATTAATAGCATTATGCTTTTAAATATTATTAATAAATTATTTTTGACAACACAAATTTTAAATTTATACTTCATATTTTTCTTTTATCCAACTGCGAATATTTGTTAAACTACAATTTTTATAATCATCATTAAAACCATTTAGTTTAAAGAACAATGGTTTTCGCATTTTGTCAGTTTTATAAAATATATAATCTCCATATTTACCTTTTCGAATAGAAAGATTAGTATCCAATTTACGTACAAGTGAATTATCGCCAGATTCGCTATTTTCTAAAATACTTATTGCATCATCATAACTTATATTTTTAAAGGGAATATTTATTTTTACAAATTTTAATGATTTTTTTATTGTACCACATTCTAAATAATATCCAAATTTACCATTTTTTAAATATAAATTATTGCCTTTATATTCACCTAAAAGTTTATTATTTTCTTCTGCTAGAACAATTATTTCGTCTAATTTATAATTTCCTGCTTTTAATTTTTCTATATCAATATCAGGTTTAACACCATAAAATCCTAATGTCCCATCTTCTTTTTTATATTTAATTGTTGGTCCATTTCTACCAATTAAATAAGTATGTTTTTCATCTATTTTAATATTAACTTTTTCAATATTTGAAGACTTGTTATTATCAGAATCTTTTCCTAATAGTGAATTATTTGTTATAAGATCTTCTATAAACGTATTACATTCATTACATAATTCATAATAATTTTTATTACCTTTTGCTATTACATCCAACTCATCTTCCATACATTTAGTATAATCATAATTAAACAAACTATCAAAATATTTAATTAAAAATTCAATAACAAATATACCCGTTTGAGTAATTACTAATTTATTTTTTTCATTACCAAACTCTTTTTCTCCTTTTTCTTCTTTAATAATTTCACCTCCTTTTCCATCTACATAATCCATATTATAATCTATTATTTCTAATTTTTTACCTGTAATATTTTCACGATTCACATATTTACGTTCTTGAATTTTATCAATTAATGACGAAAATGTAGACGGACGTCCAATTCCTTTTTGTTCTAATAGTTGTACTAAACGTGCTTCGGTATAATGTGATTTTAAATCTTTTAATGTTTGTTTACTGGTAATTTTTTTATATTTTATAGAACCTTCTTTTATTGTTTTCAAAAAATTATAATATTTTTCTTCTTCAACACCATTGACTACTTTCCAACCTGGAAATATATTTTCTTCGGAAGTATATTTATAATAAAGATTTTCTGGAGCACTTATTTTTAAAAGAAGTTGTTTATAAATTGCAGGAGCCATTAAACTTTCCAAAGTATTACTCCAAATGAGTTTATATAATTTACGATGTTTAGCAGTAAATACATCTTCATCTTCTGGAATATTTATTGTATCTATATGAGTTGGTCTAATAGCCTCGTGGGCTTCTTGTGCAGCAGGTAAATCATTTTTTTTACCAGATTTTTCTTTTTTTGTTTTTGTTAATTTTTTTTGTTTTTCTTTTTCTTCATTATTATTATTTATTTCATCATTATCTTTATTTTGAATTAAATTTTTATAATTAGGATTAATATAATTTTCATTATAATTACAAGAAATATAATCTTTTGTTTCATTGACAAAATCTTCACTATATACCTTACTATCCGTTCTCATATATGTAATATAACCGCCTTCATACAGTTTTTGAGCAAGTGCCATTGTTTCTTTTGGTGAAATATGTAAATTGTTATTCGCCGATTGTTGAAGTCCAGAAGTAGTAAAAGGTTGTGGTGGATTTTTTGAAACTTCTTTTTCTTTTTCTCTGGAAAGTATATGATCAAATAATTTACTTTTTTCTAAAAAATCTTTAATTGCTTCATGACTTAAATGATTAAAATTTAATGCAAATGGAATATTTTTACTTGTAAAATATCCAATAGTATTAAAACTCAACTTTCCAGGAGATTGTTGAATTTCTTTATAATTATCATATACAAGTCTTAACGCTGGACTTTGGCATCTCCCAGCACTTAATGAATTTTTTGTATTTGATACAATGTGTTTCCAGAGTAATGGAGTAATTTTAAAACCAACAATTAAATCTAATATTTGACGTCCTTGCTGTGCGTATACCATATTCATATTTATTGTTGTTGGATTAGCAATTGCATTTTTTATAGCACGTTCAGTAATTTCATGAAAAATTATACGTTTTGTCGTTGAAATATTTAAACTAAATGTTTGAGCAATATGCCATGCAATTGCTTCTCCCTCTCTATCATCATCTGTAGCCAAAATAATTTCACTTGAATTTTGAATTGCCTTTTTAAGTTTGGAAATTTGAGATTGTTTTGATTCAATTATTTCAAATGTTGGTTTATAATTATTTTCAAAATCAATTTGTTTAAGTGATGAAAGATGTGTAATATGTCCAAACGACCCCATTACTTTATAACCGGAACCTAAAAATTTTTCTATTTTTTGACATTTAGCAGGAGATTCTACTATTACTAATGTATATGGCATATATTTTTACTTGGAAATAATATAATATAATAATAATTATTTATATTTATTAAATATAATGAATTATCAATTTTTAAAATATTATTTTTTGTAATTTGGTAATTCTCTTTTTGTAGTAATCTTTTAGATTGCCTTCTATTTTTTTATATAGTATATGTTATTATTTTTGCTTCTTCATAATTGTTTCTAACATCATTATCCCGAGAACCTCTTCCTTTTTTTATTATGTTTTCTTTTTTTTTGTAAATTTAATATAAAAATATAAAAAATAAATTAGTTAAATAATTTAAAAAATATTTATATTATTTATTAGGGGTAAAATGTTTAAAAAATTTTTTTTTTTGACATTTATAAGAGAAATGACAAAAACTACTAATAAAAAAAAATTTTATATTAATAATTCTATGTTATATAATAAAAATATAAATAATATAATTTTTAATTCAGAAAATAAAACAAGACATAATATAACATATGATAAATATAAAAAAAAAATAGAATTTCAAGAAAGTCATTCTAATTATGGTTATATAATTGATAAATTAAAATTTAAATAATATATTTTTAATATTCAACATCTAATCATATTATATTTTAATCTTTTTTCAGTATTTTTTAAATTACGCTTTATTTCTTTAAATTTTTTATTAAAAGAAGAAGTATAAGTATGAAATTTTGTTTCATTAAAATGATCAAATAATTCAAATAATTCTAAAATTTCTTTATATTCCAATTCCATATTTTTTATTTGTAAATCTAATTTCATTTTTAATTCAACATTTTCACATACTTTTTGTTGGTTAATAGTAAATGCATAATTTTCTTTTGACATAAATATATTATCAAATATTAATAATATATTTATTCTAATTATATAAATTTTTTTATATTATATATCAATTTTTTATATATTTTATCTGAATTTTATACTATTAATTTAAAATTGATAAAGTAAATATTAATATATTACACATAATAATATATTACCATGCTTTCAAGTATTTTATTTACTATTACTCATATACATGATTTGAGAGAAAATACTATACAAAATAGTTGTATTTTTAAAATTATTCGATTCAATAGGAATAATATTATATGTGCTTATTATGGTGTAAATAAAAATTATTGTAATAATTATTATTTACCATATGAATTTAGTGTTACAAAAGAATTTGGATTAAATCATAAAGTAAATTATAATATTGAACCTAAGGCAATATTTGAAAACTATAGTAATCAAAAAACTATTTTGGCAAATATTTATTATACTTTTATATGTAATTATGAAGATAATGAACCTAAACTATTATTAAATATTGTTCCAACAAATGATGAATCGTTGTTAGAAGAAATTGTTACTTTAAGTTATATGATTTCATTTGCATTATGTATATGCATGTTTATTAAGTGTTTATTATGATAAAAAAATTTTATTTACACATTAACTGTAACACTAGAAATTTTTCTGTTCCCTAAGCGGGGCTTTCTTGCTGCAGAAGACAAAACATTCTTTCGACCCCAATTATTCGCCACTTCCTCCCGCCTCGCCGCTACCGCTCGCTCTGCTGCTGCTGCATCTGCTGCTGCTGCATCTGCTGCTGCCTGCTCTGCTGATGCTGCATCTGCTGCTGCTGCATCTGCTGCTGCCTGCTCTGCTGCCTCCTGCTCTGCTGCCTCCCGCCTCGCCGCTGCCGCTCGCTCTGCTGCCTCCTGCTCTGCTGCTGCCTGGTTCCGCCTATCATTATCCCTCGATGCGATTGCAAAATTTAACCAGCGTCTTCCTCTTTCTGCATTTTGTGAAGTCGTTATCTCATCCACATACGATCTATTTAAATTTTGTTGATTTTGTCGAGGCATAGATAATTCATACTCATATCTACCTAAGCCGTATCTAGGATCATATATAGGTGAATGTATTCTTGACCACCCCGTCCCATAAGGTGAATATTGTAACCACCTCGTCCCATCAGGTGAATATTGTAACCACCCCGTCCCACCTTTTAAATTTCTAAACTTCTTCTTATTAAAAGTTTTTCTTAAAGTTTTCTTTTTATAACTTTGTTTTCTAAAACTTTTTTTTCTTAAAGTTTTTTTTTTAAAACTTTTTTTATTATATTTTTTCCTTCTTTTAGTCTTCATTATATATTAAAAATATTAAAAATATTAAAAAATAAATTCACTAATTTTATGAGCAATATTTTTTCTATAAGTTTTACGAATTTTTGGTATTTCTGTTTTAACATTAAATTTCCAATTACTATAATTCATTTTTTCACCTTCAGCCATTTCCCATAGTCCAATTGTTTTTGCAATATTTGCCCAAGTATTATCTAATATATCTGGATGACCAACATCATCATAAACTAAGGTTTCTACATCATTTTTAAAATCAGGATCTTGCCACTCAGGTAATGTTTTAGATCCACTATAAAGTTTTCCTGATTTAATAATATATACTGGATAATCTAAATTAATAATTGAATTACTAAAACCATCAAAACTTACCCAAGGTAAATTAATAGGATCTAATAATACTGCTTTTTCAATATTAGGATTATCTAATACTTCTGGAAAAAATGAAGAATGTCCAATATAACCAATTTTATCCACATTTAATGCATTACAAACTTCATCAATGGTATTTTCATAAATAGGATTTAAATCATCAATACTTACAATAGTAATATTTTTCTTTAAATAACTAATAAATTCACTATAAAATGTAGAAGGCATTATTCCAAATAAACCAGGAGAAAATAAATATGGGGGGCCTTGACCGACAATTTTTAATTTTTGTCCGGAAGATGTTCTAATTGTTGGAGTAAAAAATGCATGAGTTATTCCGACACCAAATATAAAATATTTGAAAAAATTCATAATTTAAATATTTATTTTAATTAAAGATAAGTATTTAAATTATTTTCTCTCATTTAATAATTTAAAATCTTTATAACTTATTTTTTTTTCTCGCTGAACGTTTGTCCCTCCTACTCCTGGAGGTTTTTTTTGAACTTTTTTACGACGATCATTCGATTCCATTTTTTGTTGATTACGCATCGCACTATCAATATATAATTCTTTAAGATGTTTTCCAACTAAATAAGATGCTTCGTGCTGATTTAATTCACCATCTTCTATTTTTTTTAAAATATTTAAAAATTTATCCAATATGTTTAAATCAAGTGTATCATTTTTAATTTTATTATATAAATCAGTATAATTATTAAATAAAAATGAACAATGCTTCATACAAATAGAATCAAATTCACTCGGATTATTTGTAGCGATACGTGGATATTTTTGTTTTAAATAAACCATTTGTTTTACATTATTTCGAATAAGAGAACTCTGTTTTTTAGAACGAATTTCTTCTGTACAATCTTCTGTATCATTTGCTTTTATCATATTTGCAAGATCTAATTTTTGTTGATTATCTAATATATTTGAATCACTCATTATTTAAAAATATATATATATATATATATATTAAAGCATTTAAAACTTTAAATAATTAAAATATTAATAAATATATTAAATCTATTTTATAAAAATAGAAAATTATAAAAAAAATATTTATAAAATATAATATATATTATGAATTTTGAGAGAAATTTAAAAAATATTTTATATAAATTATTTTCGAGAAATAATTTAAATTATATTTTTGGATTATTATTAACAATAATATTTTTTATTATTTTATATACAAATAATAATTTAATAGAAGGAAATATTGTTAATTCTTTAAATAAAAAAACAAAAGATAAAATTATATCTTCAGGTAATATAAAAAATAAAAAAAATAATTCTATGTCTAATATGAATAATAAAGGAAATAAATTAGTATATAATATGAAAGAAACATTTGTTGAAAATATGGATTGTACTAGTAATAATTATTCAAATTTTGATGCTAAAAATACTGCAAGTAATTTAGTAAATAATGCATGTTTACAATCAAAACGTATAAAACAAGAAAATAAAGTTTAAAAATATATTATATTTATTAAATATATATATTTTGTTATAAATTTTTATTTTTTAAATTATATTTATATAATAAGTATAAATATAATTATGTCATCTGGAAGTTTAGGTTCGGTAGTATTAATATTAATTATTTTTTCATTAATTCATTTATTTTTAACATTAAGTATAGGTATAGCAGATATAAAAAATAATTGGGATGATTATAAATGTAACCCAGGAATAATACCTTTTGCAGGAGTTTTTGATCGTGATCCAATAGAAACATCAAAAGAATGTATAAAATTAACACAAGTAAATTTTATGTCTGCATTTTTAAAACCAATATATTCAGCCATTGGATTTTTAGCCGAAAATGGTAATTTTTTTAGTGATATTTTTTCAAATGTTAAATTATTTGGAAATGATTTGCTTTCATTTAATACAGATTTTTTTCAAGCATTACAAATATGGTTTGAAGGAATGTCATCTGAATTAACAATAACATTTGAACATTTTTTAGGTATGTTTCAAAATGTTAACAATTTATTTGTTAATTTAGCATTTACAATTCAACAATCAGGGTATATTGCTACAAGCAGTATGGAAGAATTACCATTTTTTATTGTAAGACTTGCAGAACATTTATAGATTATTAATATAAATTAATAAATTATTATATTGTATTATAATAATTATGGATTTAAAAAATAATATAATAAATAAATTTGAAAATCTAAATTTTAATGAAAAATATGGTAATGATATAACAATAACTATTATTTTAATAACTCTAACAATTTTTATAACATTATATTTTTTAATTTTGGGAACTATCAAATCACAAAAAGTTAATTGGAAAAATAATAAATGTAATCCATTTTTTATGCCTTTTGCAAGTATAATTACTGATAATAAAGATGCAGAAGGAAAATATAATAGTAAGTTTATTGAAGAAAATTTTAATGAATGTTTAAATGGCTTAAATTCTGAAGTAGGAATGTCATTTAAATCTCCACTTGATATGATGATATCTTTTATAATGTCTATATTTAATTATGCTGCATTAATAGTAAATCAAATTATGTCATTTTTCTTATATTTATTAAATTTAATATTAGGGTTTTTTAAATTATTGATTGGTTATATTCAAGATCTAGTTAAAAGATCAAATATTATTTTTGATAATTTTATGGGTATTATTTATTATATTCTTGACACAATTGATATTATTAAATACACTTTAATTAATTTATTAGATTTTTTAAGATACTCATTTTTCATATTAGCATCAAGTTTTAGTACGGTATTTGTAGTTCCATCAATATTAACATTTGTTATATTGAGTATAATAGCAGTTATTGCAATGGTATTAGCAATAGCACTTGGTTGGTTACCATTTGGATTAGGTATTCCGTTTATAATAAATGCAGGTATAACAAGAGTTTTTGCTATTATTTCAATGATAATTATGATATTTTTACTTATATTATCTTCATCATTAAATAGAGGTATAAGAAATTCATTTTGTTCATCTAATTTATTTACAGATATTTGTCCAGTTAGATAATTATGATATTTTTACTTATATTATCTTCAACATTAAATAGAGGTATAAGAAATTCATTTTGTTCATCTAATTTATTTACCGATATTTGTCCAGTTGATTAAAATAATTATATAATATTTTATATAATGAATATATTTAAAATATTATTATCAATATTTACATTAATAATATTTTTTGATAAATTATTTTTAATATTAATATTAATATTTTATTACTTATTTCAAAAATTTATCTTAAAAAAAAATATTGAAAATCCTATTGTTATTATAAAAAATTATATAAATCCAGAAAAAAGAATAAATTATTATTTAGAAAATATAAATAATATTAATAATAAATTTACATATAGTTTTTTAAATTCAAAAAAAGAAAATATGATAAATTTTGATCCTTCGGGTGCATTATATGATAGTTTAGCAAGCATTTTTAAACACAATAATATGAATTTAAATGAATATCCATATGTAGAAATAAAACCAAACGAACCGCTTTTTAGTAATAATAAAATTTTACCAGAATGTTGTTTATATAATAATGAATATTCAACTGATAAAGGTTGTCCATGTATAACTCCAGATCAACAATATTATTTAAAAAGAAGAGGAATAAACAAAGATAAAAATAATTATAATATAAATTTAAATAACTTAAATAATGATAATAATATTAGTAATTTATATTTTAGCCCATCATTAGCAATCAAAGGAGAAAATTTTCCATTTAATCCATTAACAAGTAAAAAATATAATATAAATTATATTAGTGATCCACCAGAACAATCTGATTCCAGTTTAAATGAATTTTATTTAATGACTAATTTTATTTCACATAGTATTGAAAAAAATATTTAATTATATATATATTAATGAAGACCAAAAGAAAAAAAAAATATAATACAAAAAAATATAATACAAAAAAATATAATACAAAAAAATATAATACAAAAAAATATAATACAAAAAAATATAATACAAAAAAATATAATACAAAAAAAATATAAAAAAGCCAAAGGTATTAAAGAAGCAAAATGTGCAAAAATCATGGGTAAATGTTTTAGGGAAGAATGTTTCGAATGTTTTGAATTATTAAATAATGAAGATAATCCAAATCCTGTTTTTAATAAACAATATAAAATTCCCGAAAAAGATAATCTTTTTATACCAGATAAAATTTTAAAAAGAGATAATCTTTTAACTAAACCTACTTTAAATAGGCAAAAACGTTTTTATTTATCAAACACAGTTGATGCAATGGCGGGAAAAGAACTTGCTTTAAAATTATTTAAAAAAGACTAAGAAAAAATTTAATTATATATATTTATATTAAAAATTTAAAAATAACATTTTATTAAATTTAAATAATATGTTATTTAATACTTTTATTTTAATTAATTCATTTTTAATTGCTAATCCAAATATAAATAATATTAATAAAAAAAAATATATAATAAATAATGTTAAAATGGGTTTTGAAGAAATAGATGGTGATTATGATTCAAATGGTAATTTAATAAATAAAACATTACATAATGAAGCATTTAAAAATATTAATGATTTAAATTATGATTATGATACGGGAATGTGGATAATAGATTTAAATACAGGAGATACAAAAGAAATAAATGATGAAAATATAAATTTTAATATGGAAAATGAAATTAATATTAATGATAATGATGATAATTTTCCGTCTTTTTATAAATTTATGAGAGAAAGAGAAATAAAAGAAATAAAAGAAAAAGACGAATATTTAAAAAAATCAAAAAAAAATCAAAAATTTTTGAAACAAGCAAAAGAGAAATATGAATATTTTGAACCAACTTCGAAAGATCTTAAATTATTATCTTCTTTCTCTACAGCAGAATGGATGAAAACATGGCTTTATGAAATGATACATGTTCCAGATTATTTTCCAACATTTATGTATCAAGATATGTTTAGAATGAGAGAATTTGGACAAAAAAATACTACAAAAAATTATTTTTATATTGGTTATTATCCGAGTGATGTAAATAATAAACAAGGACCATATTATATTGGGGCATTTGAATTAATTCCATCAAAAAGAGAATTTATAACACATATTATTATACAAAATCCATATCATTGTGCTGAAAAAATTTATGATAATAAAAAAATTATGGATTTTAAAAAAGAATTAATAGCAATGTGTAATGATTCTATGGTATTTTTTAAATTTTCTAATCTTAAAGATACAAACGATCAAAGATATTTCTATAGTTGGTTATATGAAGAGTAATTTTATATAATATAATATAATATAATATATATAAAATTATATGCTAAAAACACAAAAATCTTTATTATCAAGAAGAAGTTCGTCTCGTAAACGTTCTTCTGCAAGGAAAAAAATTTCTAAATATTTAAAAATGAAAAAAGAGCAAGTAAAATCATTAGTAGATTATGTTAAAAATCAATCTTCTAGTATTCAAAATTATAATAATATATATAATTTATTAAAAAATCAAAAAGAAAAAAATATAACATTATTTAGAGGAAATGGTCCTGATAAAATAAATCCTGAATCTATTAATATAGGAAAATGGTTTTCAACTACAGAAAAGGAAGAAATAGCGCTAACAGAATTTTCTGGAGAAAAATGTTGTGTATTTAAAATAAATGTATTAAATACAAAAATATTAGATGTAAATAAATTTGTAAAAGATAAAATAGGTGATTATTCTTATGAAAAAGAAATAATAGTTTTAGGAGGTGGTAAATTTTATAAAAATAAAGAATGTACAGAAATTGGATACAATGATTTAGGAATTAGAAATAATAAACAATATTTTGAATGTTTTTATACAGTAAGTAAAAATTCTAGTAAAAAATCTAATAAAACTACAAAAAAAAATAAATATGATTTAAATAAAATTATTCAAGAAATAAAAGAAGATGAAAGTACAGAGTTTATAGATTCACTAGATGAGTTAGAATTAACTTTTCCAGAACTTTTGAAAAATGTTACATCAAGTGATAAACAAAAAATTTTAGATAAATTACTTTCTGAAAGATAAATTATATAATATAAAATATATAATATATATTATATAATATATATAATGAATAGAAGCTCTTCTAATAGTTCATCAAGAAGTCTTAGGAATAAAATAAATGAATTAGAAAGTGAAATACAAAATATAAAAGAAACATTCAAATATTTTTTTTCGAAATTTCCAGAGTATGAGAATAATAATCAAGTTCCCGTTCTAGAAAATTCAGATATAGTTGCTGGTAGAATAAAAAAAGCATTAACTTTAAAACCACTTAAAGTGTTAGTGTTAAGAAAAACACCAAAACGAAGATTTAGAAATATTTTTACACGTAGAAAAAGAAATTCACCTAAAAGAGCGTCGATTTAATTTTTAATAAGAAAACTAAAAACATTAATTTTATTATTATCTAATTATGTAATTATGTAATTATGTAATTATGTAATTCAATATTACGTATCATGTGACAAGACTCCGTTAGTTATACATTCCAAAAGGTAGTTCATCTTTTTTACCCTTTATTAATAAATTATCTAATATTTCTTTTGTAATAGTACATGGAAAACTAATTCTTTTTTTAAGTTTAAAACCTTCACTATTTTCAAATAAATTTATATCAGGCTTCATTAATCTATATAAATTTAATTTTGTATGAATAATTTCCAAGCAACGTTTTAAATTACGAACACCACTCTCGGATTCAGTATATTCTTTAATTATATATTCTAAAATAGTATCATCTAAGATAATATCATTTTCTTCATATTTAGATTGTTCTCTAATTTTTGGTAATAAATAATCTTTTGCAATAATAATTTTATCTTTTTCTTTATATCCTTTTGTTTCAATTTTATACATACGATCTTTTAAAATAGGATTAACTAATGATTCATCATTATAACTGAAAATGTATAATGCTTTTGACATATCTAAAGTAATTTCAGACATATATTTATCTGTAAAACGAGAATTTTGTGTAGAATCTGTTAAATGAGTAAGAACACCTGTTATTTCTTGACCCCTTGTACTATCACTTAATTTATCTAATTCATCAAATAAAATTACAGGATTCATAGAACCACTTTGAATTAATATATCAATAATTTTACCATATTTACTTCCTTCATATGTATAATCATGTCCATCTAAGAAACCGGAATCACCACATCCTCCAAGAGCAATCATAGCAAAAGGTCTATTTAAAATTTTACTAATACCTTCTTTTATAAGAGTTGTTTTTCCTGTTCCAGGAGGACCTTTAATAGCAATTGCACTTCCAACTGCATTAGGATTTACCAACCATAACCCTATCATTTGCATTATTTGAATTTTTGCATCCTCTAAACCAAATGCTACTTTATCAAGAGTATTTTTTGCATTTTCCATAAAATCATGACATTTTTGAATACCATCTGCAAATGTTATAGGTAAATTATTATATTTATTAAATGGAATTTTAATAAATGCATCAATCCATGATTTAATTTTATAATATTCACTATTTCCAAATCCACATCCCATTGATCTCAAAATATTAATTTTTCTTAAAGCACATGCTTTATATTCGTCTGGTATATCTAAATTCATAAGATGAATTAAATATGGTTTTTCTATTGATGTTAGTTCTTTTAATTGTTTAAGTTTAATAATATAATATAATTGATCTTTTTTTGATAATTTTTTTTTAAAATATTCTTCTTCTTTATCATCATCATCTAAAATTTTAGAAAATTCTTTATAATTTTTATTTGCTAATTTTTTAGAAACTGGACTAAAAGATTCATCATCATTTTTTAATTTATTGTTAATGTTTAAATTAATATTTTGATTATCATCTATAATTAAATTTTCACTTTTTTCATTACCTAATAAATCATTTATTTTATTATATTTATTTTTAATTTTATTTTTTAGTTTTACCATATTTTTATATTCTATTTCATCATCAACATCATTTTCATTGTCATTGTCATCACTGTCTTCATCTTCGTCTTCATCTTCGTCTTTATCTTTAATATTACTATTTGCAATAGTTAACATTTCACCGAGTGAATTTTTATCTTCATTATTATAAATAGTACTACTGCTACCATTCATATTTAAAATAATATTAATGTTTTTTTCTTTATTTTTTTTATTTTTTCTTGATTTTAAAGTATCTATAATTTTGTCTTTAATTAATTCTTTTGTTTTTTGATATTCTTCTTCATCATAACTCATATTATTTTCATCACTATTATTATCACTATTATTATCACTATTATTATCTATATCTTCACTATCACTATCATTAGTATATTTAGAATTATTTAAATTAAATTTAAAATCTTTTTTTAGCGGACTATATAATCTTTGTCTTTTAATTTTTTTTATTTTTTCTTTGCTATAATTTGATGGAAATAATTTATTTAAGAATTTATAATAATCTAATTTATTTATTTTTCCATTATTCTTTATAAATTTTTTGTTAATTTCTTTTATTTCATTATCACAAACATCATCATCGCTTTCATTATCAGATTCTTCTATATAATCACTATCTGAATCAAAACTATTATCTGAACTAGAATCATATATAACTTCTTTTCTTTTAATTGCACCACTTTTAATTCTAGTGTTATATCTATGATTGTAACTAGACATGATAGTAATTATTAAATAAATATATAAAAAAAAATATAAAATCAATTTTAATTTTTAAAAATAAATTATTATAATAAAAATAAAATTATATAAATTTTTGTTATAAAATAACGTGTAAAATGATATTATTTATATAAAAAAAAAATAATTATTATTAAATTGATATAAAATTATCTAAATATTATATATTTAATATAAAAGAATAATGAATAACAATCAAATTACTAAACCATCAAAAATTATTGGAATTCAGTTTAGTATATTAAGTCCACATGAAATAGAAAAAGCATCTGCTGCAGAAATAACAAATAGAGATACTTATATTAACAATAAACCTGTTTTAGGTGGACTTTTTGATCCTCGTATGGGTATTTTAGATCCTGGATTTATTTGTCCTACAGATGGTCTTGATTATATTCAAACACCAGGATATTTTGGTCATATAAAGTTAGCAAGACCTGTATTTTATATTCAATATTTAAATACCATTATTAAAATTCTTCGCTGTGTTTGTATTAAATGTAGTAAACTTTTAATCGATAAAACCAAATATGAATATTTATTAAAAGAAAATTCAGATGATAGATGGAATAAAATATTTTCATTAGCAAGCAAGAAAAAAAGATGTGGTGAAGACACTAGTTGTGGATGCGGTTGTCTTCAACCAAAATTAAAAAAAGAAGGATTGGCAACAATTATTGCAGAATGGAATGAAAAAGAAGAAGAAATCCAAGAGTATAATTTAGGAAAAACAGATAATAAATTAGTTATGAAATTAATTCCAGAAATTATTTTAAAAATATTAAGAAAAATTTCTGATGAAGATGTTAATTTCATGGGATTTAGTCCTATTTGGTCTCGTCCCGAATGGATGATATGTCAAACTCTCGCTGTTCCTCCGCCTGCAGTGAGACCATCTGTAAAACATGATGCACAACAGCGCAGCGAAGATGATCTTACACATATAATTGTAAATATTATTAAATCTAATAAAACTCTTCAAGAAAAATTAGATCAAAATTCTACATCAAATATTATTGATGATTGGACTACTGTTCTTCAATATTATGTCGCAACTCTTGTTGATAATAAAATTCCCGGAGTAGCATCAGTTGCTCAACGTTCAGGCAGACCACTCAAAGCAATTAAAGATCGTTTAAATGGAAAGGGCGGTAGAGTAAGAGGTAATTTAATGGGAAAACGTGTTGATTTTAGTGCACGTTCTGTAATTACTCCAGATCCTAACTTATCTATTAGCGAATTAGGCGTTCCTTTAAAAATTGCAAAAAATTTAACAAAACCAATAACAGTAACATCACGTAATAAAAATTATTTAATGAAACTTATATTAAATGGTCCTGATGTACATCCAGGAGCAAAAATCTATGAAAAAAAAAATGGCGACTGTATTAGTCTTCGTTATGTTGATCGTGAATCGATTGTTTTAGAAGAAGGAGATATTGTTCATCGCCATATTATGGATGGAGATGCTGTTCTCTTTAATCGTCAACCCACACTTCATCGTATGTCTATGATGTGTCATATTGCAAAAGTAATGAAAAAAGGTGACACATTTAGAATGAATGTTGGAGATACAAAACCATATAATGCTGATTTTGATGGTGATGAAATGAATTTACATATGCCGCAAGATGATGAATCAGAAACAGAATTAAGATTTTTAGCAGCAGTAAAATATCAAATTATCAGTCCAGCAAATAATAAATCAATTGTTGGTATTTTTCAAGACTCGCTATTAAGTACTTATTTATTTTCACGAGAAAATATTGAGTTTAATAAACGCGAAGCAATGAATTTATTAATGCATTTTAATAAAATAGATCTTTCAAAAATAGACTTTTCTAAAACAAATGTTAAAAATTTTGATATTTTATCTCAAATTACACCAAATATTTCAATCAAATATAAAACAAAACGTTTTCAAGACGATGAAGATTCATCTACATCTAATAATGTTCTTGAAATTAATAATGGTAAAGTTATTAGAGGTCATATTGAAAAAGGTGTATTAGGTGATACTACACGTGGTCTTTTACATCGTGTATATAATGATTATGGTGTTGATAATGCAAAAGATTATATTGATGATTTACAAAATATAGTAACCGAATATATGAAATCACATGGTTATAGTGTAGGAATTAGTGATTTAATAGCAGATAATGAAACAAATAATAAAATTGTTGAAACTATTAATCAAAAAAAAATGGATGTTAAATCTTTAATTGATGAAACTCATCTTGGAATTTTTGAAAATAAAACAGGAAAATCTAATAATGAAGAATTTGAAAGTAGAGTAAATAATATTTTAAACAAAGCATCATTTGAAGCAGGAAAAATTGGAAGAAAAAATCTAACAAAAAATAACCGTTTTGTTACTATGGTAAATGCTGGTTCTAAAGGAAGTGATTTAAATATTTCACAAATGATTTCTTGTTTAGGTCAACAAAACGTAGATGGTAAAAGAATTCCATATGGTTTTGATGATAGAACATTACCACATTTTACAAAATTTGATGATTCTCCTGGAGCACGAGGATTTGTAGAAAATTCATTTATTGGTGGATTAAAACCACACGAGTTATTCTTTCATGCTATGGGTGGTCGTGTTGGTCTTATTGATACTGCTGTAAAAACCAGTCAAACTGGATATATTCAGCGCAGAATTATTAAAGGCTTAGAAGATCTTATGGTAAATTATGACATGACAGTAAGAAATAATAAAGGTAAAATTATTCAATATAATTATGGAGATGATGGTTTTGATCCTGTTTTTGTAGAATCTCAACAAATCCCATTTATTAATATGAATATTCAAGAAATTTATGGTCACTATGAAATGCCTATTGATTCTACTAGTGATACTATTTATTCAACATTATATACAAAACAAACATATACAAGATTCAAAAAACAAAAATTAGAACTAAAAAAAAAATGCAAAGAATATATTGACTTTATGATTGAATCACGTAAAAATGTAGTGGAAAATGTATTAAAATATATATATAAAGGTTCTGTAAACCTACCTGTTTCTTTTGTACATATTATTAATAATGTTGCCGGAAATCAAGAAGAAAATGTAATAGTTGATATTACACCTCTTGAAGTATTTAATATTATTGAATCTAATTTTGAAAAATTAAATATGTTAACATTTAATAAACCAAATGAACTATTCAAAATTTTATATTATTATTACTTAAGTCCGAAAGAACTACTAATGCATAAAAAATTAACAAAAAAATCAATTGAGTTATTAATTGTTTTAATTAACGATCGTTATAAAAAAGCAATTATTGCACCAGGTGAAATGGTTGGTATGATTGCTGCACAAAGTATTGGTGAACCAACTACACAACTAACATTAAATACTTTTCATTTTGCTGGTGTTGCTTCTAAATCCAATGTGACTCGTGGTGTACCACGTATTGAAGAAATTCTTTCATTATCCGAAAATCCAAAAAATCCATCTTGCACTATTTATTTAAATAAATTAGAAAAATATGATCAAATAAAAGCACAAAATTATATTTCTGAATTAGAATATACAAGTTTAAAATCACTTGTAGAATCTATAGAAATTTGTTTTGATCCAAATAGTGATTCAACATTATTAGATGTAGATAATAATATGATTAATGAATATAATGAATTTGATAAAATGCTAGATGATTGTAATAGTAGTTATGATGATTCTAAAGAAAAATCAAAATGGATTATTAGAATTTCTTTAAATAAAATAGAAATGTTAGATCGCAATATTACAATGGAAGATATTCATTTTGCATTAGTAAATTCATATAATAATATTGAATGTATGTATAATGATTACAACGAAGAAGATCTAATTTTTAGAATTAGAATTACAAAATCAGCAATTTTAAATAAAAAGAAAAAACAAAAAAATATAGTAGAATCATTAGATCAATCTGATGAAATATATTTACTTAAAAATATCCAAGAAGATTTATTAAATAATTTAATTATTCGTGGTATTAAAAATATTAATAAAGTACTATTACGTAAAATTACTGATAATATGGAAGAAGTCGATTTAAAATATATCAAAAAAGAAGAATGGGTTCTTGATACAGTTGGAACAAATTTATTAGAATTATTTTCATTAGATTTTATTGATTCTACTCGAACAACTACTAATGATATTATTGAAATTTATAATGTTCTTGGTATTGAAGCCGCTCGTCAAGCAATATTTGATGAATTTTCTGAAGTTATTGAGTTTGATAGTACATATATTAATTATCATCATCTTACAATTTTATGTGATAGAATGACATGTAATGATAAAATGGTTTCTATTTTCAGACATGGAATTAATAATGATGATATTGGACCAATTGCAAAAGCGTCATTTGAAGAAACACCAGAAATGTTTTTAAAAGCAGCAAAACATGGTGAATTAGATAATATGCGCGGTATTTCAGCAAATGTAATGTGTGGTCAACAAGGTTTTTATGGAACAAATTCTTTTAAATTATTAAGTGATATTGATGAAATAATTAAAATGAAAGTTAACAATAGAGATAATAATAATGAAGAAATTAAGAATATCCAAGAATATTTTGATAAAGAATTAAATAGTATCGAAGAAGATAATTATTGTGGAAATAATAATTTACTAATAGAATCAATGATTAATAATATTAAAAATATTAATATTGGAAATGATAATGATTATGATTTAGATTTTTAAAATAATATATATATATAAAAAAACTAATTAATATATTTATTATTTAATAAATATTATATAATAAATATTATTTTTTATTATAATTATTTATATTATGGAAACATTAACTAGTAATAATATAAATATTTTTAAAAAATTATTAAAATATAATATTAATAATTATAGTTATATTATAAATGAAAATAAAGAATTAAAATTAATTAATAAAATAACAAATATAGAAAAAAAATATAAATATTTTAAATATAAGATTCATCATAATGATGAAATAATGTCCATGATATTTATAAAAACACAAATAGTATATAATTTTTTTAATAAAATTATACTAAATAAAAAAATAAATTGCGCAAAAATTTATAATAATGAAACATTAATAGGTGAAAATATGTCTGAAATAAAAAATGTATTCAATATATATATTGACAAATTTATTTATAAATTTAATTATAATGATTTTTTAAGATTAATAAATAATTCTTTATTAAATTATGATAAAACAATAGGTAATAATATTATAAATTTGGAAACAATATTATTTAATCCAATAAAAATTAAAAATCCATATACAAATATTGAATTCAAAAAAAATGTATTATATAATTTTTATACATTTTGTATAAATAATAATCTTAAAATAACATTATTATTTCAATTATTTTATACATCAAATTTTAATTTAATAGATTTTGTAGCAAATAATGAAAATTTTATTACAAAAAAAGCCTTGTTTATATATATAAAAAATCTCTCAAATGAAGATAAACATAAACTTTTGAACCAATCTATTATTGTATTTGATAATTTTATAAAAAAATATATAAGTGGTTTTAATATTTCTTATTTATTACAAATATTTAAACAAAAAATTATTAACTTACAAGAAAACAAAATAGAATATTTTACAAATATTATTTATAAATATTTATTAATGATTTATTATTTTAATACAAAACAATATAGAAATTATGTTAATCATAAAATTAAAATAGTATACTGTTTTTTACACAATAAAACAGTAAATTTTTTTGAAGATACAAATAATATTATTTATTTAAATAATTTGAATTTAGAAAATTTTACAGATTTATTATTTAATAATATGGACAAAATTATTAATCAAGAACTTGATAATATTAATTATATGGTTTCTATAAGAAATCTTCTAACATTAAGAAATAATAATGAAGAAAATTTATTAGATATATCAAATAATTCTTCCAATATAGAAGATAGTAGTAGTTCTATAAATAATAATGAATCAACAACATATAACTATTCTAATACAGAAGAAGACACTACTAGTTCAATAAATAATAACATAGATAATGATGATGAAACTGGTATGAATAACAATAATATAGAAATTTCTTTATCCAATGTTTTTCTAGAAGAGATAACAAATAACTTTTCAATCAATAAAATAAATGAAAATAAAGAAAAAATAAAAATAGTTAAAAAAAATAAATATAAATTTATAAACATTAATATAAAAAAAAATAATTTCTTAAAAATAATAGCATATAATTTAATAAACGTTACATTTATTAATTTAAATATTTTATTAAATATTTACATAATGAAAGATATTTATAATAAATTTAAATAATTAAAATAATATAATTTTATTAAGTATATTATTTTAACATTAATATTAAATTATTACATCTTCTTACTGGATATATTATATTTTTTTAATACTTTTGTTTTTTCTGTTATTTTTTCTGTATTAATTGCGGCTTCTAATATTTGATCTTCATTTGTTAATATTGATTCATTTATTTCATTCTTCATATTATTAAAATTATTTATATCATTTTTAATATTTATAGTAATTGAATTTTCTTTATGAACAAGTTGATTTATTTTCATAATTCCTCTATAATGAACACTAGGAAGTTTTATAAAATAATAATTATCGGTTTCTTTATTAATATTACAAATCATAAATTTTTTAATATTTGTAGATGATTTTATACTATTAATATTAATTACACTACTTGTTATAAATATCAATGGAATATTATATTTTTTTGATAATAAATATATATCTATATATGATAAATAATATTTGTCATTATTAATTAATTTTTCTATTATTTCTTTTAATTCATCTTGTGTTAAATCATTTGTTTTATATTTTTTATTTACTAATGTTTCTAAAATATTTTTATATGATTCATCTCCCCAAAATTTCATATAAGTATCATTATTAATGTATTGGTAAGAATTTATCATCAAACCAACACAATTCTCATGAGTAAAATATTCTTGTATTAATTCATTTTTCAGAGTATTAACATCTAAATCATTATAACTTTCATTATTATTAAAATGTTTTATTAATAAAATAAATAATTCATATGAACAGTAAATATCATCTTGTTGTAATAATGTAAAATAAATATTATACAATTGTTCAACTGAAAAATTTTCTTTTATTCCTGATTCTCTCAAAATATTATTTTCTATTTTACTTTTACATGAATCACTAATTTTTGATATAAAAATATCTACTTCATCTTTATCTTTTTTAATTTCATCGCTTTCAATATCTTCTATATCTGAATCGACACTGATTTCATTTTCTGAATCATAATCAGAATCATTTGTTTTTTCTGTTTTTTCTGTTTTTTCTGTTTTTTCTGTTTTTTCTGTTTTTTCTGTTTTTTCTGTTTTTTCTCTTTTACTAGATATTTTTTCTTCTATTTCTTTAATTGTATCCATTTTAAGTTTTGGAATTTGTATTTTAATTTTTTTATTTTCTTGAATATTATCCAATGATATATTTTTTTGTTTTGGTTTAAATTTTTTTGTGTCTATTTCATCCAATACAATTTTATTTTCTCTAGTAAAATTATCTATATTTGTATAATTTTCATAATCATTTTTTATTATATTTTTTTTATCAAATAAATCATTATTTATTGAAGAATGTAACATTACTAACTCATTTTTATCTATATTATAACGTATATTTCCAATTCCTATGTTTTTATTTTCAAAAAGAAAAATTTTTGTTTTTGCATTTCTTATAAATTCATCTGCTAATTTAACATAATATATTTCTTCATTATCTTTATTTGTTATTAAATTTGTTTTTTGTATAATTAAACTACATGATTCATCCGGATTTTTCATACAAAAATCTGTATCACAATTATTATTTAAACATAATGAAATTGTTTTTATTTTTTGTAAAATACTTTCATCATAATCAATAAAAACTATTTTATTCTGACTTATACTTTTTAATTCATCTTCAATTAATCTTAATTTTTCAAAATATAAAATACTATAATCACTAACTATTTTTTGAATTTTAATTAAAACAGTATTATTTAATGGATTTTTTAATATTTCTTTAATAGTATTTTTAAAACTATCATAAAATCCTGATTCTAATTTAATATTTGAAACTATTTTCTTTCTTTCTTCATCTTTATTATAATTTGTTTGAATTAATAAATCTACATTTTTCATTTCTTTTTCCCCAATAGCATTGTCTTTATATTCTTCATCTTGAATTAAATAATTATTTTCTTTTAAAATTTCTAAACCATCATCTTGATTATAAATTTCATATGGACTTATCAAAACAAATTGATCACCATTTGTTAAAATTCCAACAATTAAACCTTCTTCTAATATTTTATAACGTGGTTTAACAATTATTTTATGATTCGAATCTTCATAAATTTTTTCTAAGAAATTTTTTGTTTCAATATAAGAATTATATTTTATATTACCATCATCCATAAATTGAATATTTATATTATTTTCTGTATCACTATTTGATGGATAACATGGAATAAAATAACTTGAATCATTATTATTTACTATTACACCTATTATTTTATTTTCATAATTCATTATTTGTGAAATGATTTCATATTTTAATTTATATAAAATTTTAATTAATTCTGTTAAAGAAATATTTTTTTTAAAATCATAATTTTCAATATTATGATCGGAAATACATTTTTCATTTAAATTATCTTTCAAAATATTTAAAATTTTTTTAAATTCTACAAAATATATTTCATCTTTATTGTAATCAAAATTAAATAAACTAATTACTCTTTTATCAACAGAAGTATCTTTTACAGCATATATTGGTTCAAATATATTATTATTTTTAATTAATATTAAATTTTCTTTATTTTCATCTATAAATTCATTAGAATAATTTGATTTTGGACACAAAACTTTTATATTTTGTGTAATATCTTCACTTGTTATATCTAATATTATTAAGTTAATTCCTTCTTCAAATAAATTTTTATTTGGTTTACATATAATATCCCATAAATAAGTATGATCAATAATGTGTTTGTTTGATTTAATATATTTTTTAAAATTTTCATAAGAAATTATAATTTTTTTATATAAATTTATTTGATTATTATTATCAAAATTTAAATTTTTATAAAAAGTAGATTCTTTATAACTATCTTTTACTTCAATATTGCTTAAAAAATCATCATCTATATTTTTTGATAAAAATATATGTGTTAAATTACCGTTATTATAATTAACAAAATCATCTATAGTTAAATTAGAAATCAACATTTTTTTAAAATCATTAACTTTCATTGTTTTATCTAAATTTTTATATTTACTATATGCATCACATATACACGATATAAATGTTTGATTATTATCAATAGTTTTTTCAACACCATAACGCAACAAACATCTATGACCTGATTTTAAAAAGTTTCCTTCACCTTTTTCAAAACATAATGTTGTATCATATTGTAAAAAATTACTAACAATCATCGGTAATATAGAAACTTTTCCTTCTTCCAGTATTGGTCTAAATTCTGTTGTTATATATATTTTTTTTAAAGTATTACTAATAGAATCTTTATTTGTTTCGTAAACACTATAATCTTCGTCTTCAGAATTATTTGAATAATCGGAATTTGAATCATTAGAATTTTCGCTTTCATAATTAGATTCGTCGCTTTTATTTGAATCTAGAATATTTCCAATTTTCTTTTCTTCTTTTTCTAATCGTTTTCTTGTTTTTTTTAAACATAATGATGTTTTTTTATCCTTACTTAAATCATATGGTTTTTTTGGAAAACTATAACAACAAGGTAAACAAAAATCTTTATCTAAACCTTCAAAATTTTTACTCATTAAACGTGGTAATAACTCTTTTTTTCTGTCTAAAATATTATCTCCTAATTTTCCAAATTCACCACTTTTAACTTGTTCTTTTGTTAAAGAAATATTTCTATTTTTATCCCAAAATTGTGGACATATATAATAGAACTTTTTATCATTACTTGTGCTATATTCTAAAATATATTTATATGATCCGGGGCTTATTTTATCTATTTCATCTTTTTCTTGTTGTGTAACAATAATTGGTTGTCTCTTATGTTGACATGAACGAGAATATTGAGTAAAAAAATTATTCTCATCTTTAACCATTGTTTTTTTATTATAATTTTTAAATAAGGTTGTTTCATAATTACCTAATCTATTTAATTCGTATTTTGTTTTATTAGCTCGAGGTTTTGCTGTTTTTGTTTGAACTTCAGAATCTTTTTCTTCATCATTTTTTATATTAGTATCTTCTTCTTTTTCTTCTTTTTCTTCTTCCAAAATTTCATAATCATCATCCATTTCATCATAATCATCTTCACTACTTGTATCATTATTTTTTTCTTTTTTATCACTAATAGAATTTTCTGATTTTTCTATTTGTTTACTATTTTCATCTTTATCACTTTCTACTTCATCGTCTTCTTCATCATCGTCATCCAACAATATATCTAATAAATCATCATTTGGTTCACTAGCAACACTTAATATATCATCTAAATCTATTTCATTTCCTTCTATTTTTTCTAAATTTTTATTAATTTTATTATTATCAAAATCTTCTACATTATCTTGTGTAAATATTTTTTCCTTTACTATACGTGTACTTGATTTACATATTGTATAATCTATATCATTTAATAAAATTTTTTCTCCATTTGATAAAAGTATTATTTTTATTAAACTATCAAAATACAAATTTATAAATTTAATATAATTTATGTTATCAATAGAAGACATTTCTATTTCAAGATTATTTCCATTTTTTTCGAGAGAAACAAAAAATCCTGGATTATTTTTAATTTTTAATTTTTTATAATTGAAAATATTTTCCACAAGATTTAATGATTGTATTATACTTTCAAAAGATTTTTTTGCTTCATCTAATGATTTAAAATTAAATTCATCTTTTAAATTATTTACAATATCTATTGGTGAATAATTCATTTTTATATTTTCTATTATAAATGCTGTAATAGCATCTGTTTCATTATAATTCGAAACTTTTTTATATCTAAAATATTTTAAAGTAGGCTTATCTGATTTTTCTGAACTATTTAATAAATTTGATACACAACTTTTAATTTTATTAAATTCATTTAAATTATAACTAAAAGAGTTTATATACATTATTTTATAATCAATATTTAATATTTCTATATTTGGATCAAATAAACTATCAAATAAACTTATATTATTATATAGATTTGGTATATTTTTTGCAAGATTTTGAAAAAAATTATTTACATATTTTTTAACAATAGTATTTACTTCGTCTATTTTAATTAAACTAGTAAAATCCATTTTAATATTTAATACACCATTATTATCAATTTCTAAAATAAAATCTTTTATTATTTCATTATCAATATTAATCATTATCATAATTGTGTTTGGTTTACCATTCGTTTTCAAATATTTTATGATTTTCTCTCTTCTAATAAATGGAATTTTTTTATTATTCTTGGAAATTTTGTCACAATAAAAACGATAAATATTTTCTACTTTATTACCTGGATTAAATTTAATAAATGGAAATTTTTTATTACTATTTATAAGTTTAAATAAAGAATCCAAAGAAATATTCAAATTTAATTTAGAATGAATATTAAAATTAATATTTTTTATACCTTTTACTTTATTTGTTATAGATTCACTATTATAATGTATTTCATGTAATATGTTTGTTAAATTATTTTTTTTAACAAAAAATCCTGAATCTTCGATAAAATTTTCAGTTTTTTTTAGAAGATTTTTTTTTTCTTTTTTAAATTTTTCATTATTTAAAATATCTTTTTCAATTAATAAAGGATAATATAATTTTATCATTATTTCGTTATTATCTATTTCTCTTACATTTATAAATTCATTAACATCTTGAAATAAATTTACAAATAATGAATTACTTGATAAATTATAATCAAACAAATTATTACCATTTATTGTATTAACAGAATTATTTATAAGACTTAATAATATTTTATTAAATTTTGTAATTTTATATGGATTTATTGAATATGAAAAATTTAATTTATTATTTATATATTGTCCTACTGATTTAAATATATTAATTTCTTTTAAATCTATAATATGTAAATCTTCATACTCATAAAAATCTTTTGTGCCAATTTTATCTAAAATATATTTTTGTTCATTTAAATTACACAAATAATCAAAAAGTATTTCTTTTGTTAATTTATTTTTACCGAAGTTTGTTAAAATATTATAAATTTCTAAAGGATTATACATTTTTTTTGTTATACCAAATAAATAAAGTTCTTCATAACAAATTTCTTTACCACTATTTGATTTTAATAAGTTATAATTTTTAATAAATTTAAATTTTATGGTTTCTATATTATCATCTTCGTAAATATTTTCATCAATAAAAAATATTTTTGGTTCAAATTGTTCTATATATTTTTTATCTAAATCATCAAATAAATCAGAAAAATAATTTTTATATAACTCTGTATCAATAAATTCTTTAATATTATCTGAATAATTAGTATTAAGTTCTTCTATTGATTGTAAATCTTTATTTATAAAATAATTATTTTTAATAAAAACATATACTTCTCTCAACTCATTTTCAAAATTTTCATAATCATATGAATTAATATAAAATTTAAAATTATTTGACATCTATATAAATATAACATTATAAATTTATATAATAATTATGAACAATAATATTAATTTAATTGTTGCTATGTGTAAAAATAATGGTATTGGTTATAAAAATGAATTACCATGGAAGATTTCAAGTGATTTAAAAAAATTTAAAAAACTAACACAAGGAAAAGGAAATAATGCAGTTGTTATGGGGAAAAACACATATGAAAGCATAAAGAAATCATTACCAAATAGGGATAATTTAATATTGTCAACACAATTTGAAATTGATAAAATTCATAATGAAACTAAAATTACAAAAAGTTTTAAAAATATAGATTTATTAAATGATTTTATAAAATTAAAAAATTACGATGAAATATGGATTATTGGTGGTTCACAAATCTATCAACTATTTTTAAATAATGTTAATAACAATGAATTAAAAGTAAATAATATATATATAACATATATCAATAAAGAATATAATTGTGATACATATTTTCCAAATATTGATTTGAATATATATCGTTTTATGTATAAAGAAATTCATAATACTGAAAATAAAGAATTAGAATATAATATTTTTGATATACTGTATAGCAGAAAATAAAAATAATAAAAATAATAAAAATAATAATAATAATAATCAAAATGTAACATAAATATATATAAAAAAGAACTTAAAGAAAAATATCCCAAAAAGTATATTTTTTATTTTGTTACCATTTATCGTAATAAAATAAAAAATATAAAAATTGTGATTTTTTTTATTTTTCAAACGAAAGTTAAAAAATTTGAAAATGGACAAAAATAAATGTCCAATTTTACTTTGGATACATAATTATAGAAAAATAAGTTGAAAATTCATATTTTTTAAGTTTTGTTACCACTAAGGTAAAAAAAATATAAATTTATGTTTAAAATCATTGTTACCATAAAAAAAATTTATAATTTAAAAACAATTTAGGGATTTTTATGTCATCATATATATAATGACAAATAGTGACATAAAAATCCCCAAAAATCCTATTAAATTTTCTTGTAAATTTTGTGACTATAATACATGTAATAAAAAAGATTTTAATAAACATTTATTAACTGATAAACATAAAATAATGACAAATGATGACAAAAAATCCCAAAAAATCCCATTAAAAGAATTTGAGTGCATATGTGGAAAAAAATATAAATATCGTCAAGGCCTAAGTGTTCATAAAAAAAAATGTAATTATTTAATTGAATCTACTACTTTAATTACAATTGAAGAAAAAAAAGAAATAATAGAATTAAAAGAAGATAATAAAGAACTAAAAGAAGATAATAAAGAATTAAAGGTTATGATTAAAGAACTTATAAAAGAAAATGCAAAACAACAGCAACAAATTACGGAATTAATACCCAAAATTGGTAGTAATAATAATAATAATAATACTATAAATAATAATCAAAAATTTAATATAAATGTATTTTTAAATGAAAAATGTAAAGATGCTATTAATATGTCTGATTTTATTAAATCTATAGAAGTAAGTATTCAACAATTAGATTTTACAAAACAAAATGGATTAGCAAATGGTTTAAGCAAAACAATAATGGATAATATGAATAAATTAAGTGTTTATGAGAGACCATTACATTGTACTGATATAAAGAGAGAAACACTATATATAAAAGATGAAAATGAATGGTCAAAAGATAATAATAAAGAAAAAATTAAAAAAGCAATTAAAAAAGCATCTGGGAAAAATTATAATGCATTAGAAGATTGGAAAAATAAAAATCCAGATTTTATGAGTAATGATAGTAAAACAGATTATTTTACAAATACAATAAGAACCATTGGCAAAACTGATAATAATACAGAAGAAAAGATTATTAAAAATTTATGTAAAGAAACATATGTTAAAGATATTAATGAAAATTAATAATAAATTTATATAATTAGGCAATAATATTTAACTATTTAAAGTTAAAAAATGTTAAAAATTGATATTAAAAATAATTTATTATATTATAATTATAATAATGACAAAATATACATGTGAAAAATGTGGAAAACATTTTAAACAAAAAAGCCATTATAATCAACATTTAAATAGAAAAACTCCTTGTATTAATGAGAATAAATTAAAAGAATTAATTAATACTACAGTAAATAATAAAATAAATGAAATTATTGATAATAATAAATTAATTATAAATAAATCTAATAAATTGAAATTTATAGATTTATGTTGTGGAATAGGTGGATTTCATCAAGCATTAACAAATATTAATTGTGAATGTGTTTATGCATGTGATATTGATAAAGAATGTAGAAATATATATGAGAAAAATTATAATATTAAACCGGGAGAAGACTTATGTAAAATTGAAATAAAAGAAATACCAGAATTTAATATTTTATGTGCTGGATTTCCATGTCAACCATTTTCAAAAGCAGGATTTCAAGATGGATTTAATGATGAACGCGGAAATATATTTTTTGAAATTTGTAAAATTGTTAAATATCATAATCCAGAATATTTAATATTTGAAAATGTTCGTAATTTAGCATCACATGATAATGGAAATACTTGGAAAATTATAAGAGAAACTATTGATTCATTAAATTATTATACGTATGATTCACCATTAATCTTAAATACTTTGTATTTTGGTATTCCTCAGTCAAGAGAACGTGTTGTAATTTTATGCAAAAGAAAAGATATTGGTAAGTTACCAAAGTTACCAAAAATAGATAAATCTTTATTAAAAGATACAAGTTTGGAATCGATAATTCAAAAAGATTTAAATAATAACAAATATGATTTAAAAGATAAATTTAAACAAACACATGATATATGGAATAAATTTTTAATTATTTTAAATGAAAAAAATATTTCAATACCAAAATTTCCAATTTGGACAGATTGGTGGACAAATGATATAAATTCTGACAAAAATTTTTATAATAAATATAAAAATTGGATAGATAACAATAGAGAATTTTATAATAATAATAAAAATATTCTTGAAGAGTGGTTAATAGAATCAAGAAATAATACATTATGGAAAGGTGCGGTTAGAAAAATGGAATGGCAAACTGGTGAAAATGGTTTAACAATGAATGATGTTTTATGGAGTCCAAGAGGTTCAGGAGTTCGAATAAAAAAAACAAATTATAGTCCAACATTAGTAGCAATGGCAAGTATGATTCCTATTTATGGTCCATTAAAACGGGAACTAACACCTCGAGAATGTGCTAGATTACAATCTTTTCCAGACAATTTTATTATTCATAGTAATGATAAAATTGCATATAAACATTTTGGAAATGCTGTTAATGTAAAAATGATAGAAAGAGCGGCTCGTTTCTTAATTTTAGAAGAAGAATTATTCATCTAAAGTTTTTAATTCTTCCATTTCAAAAATTTTTGTTAAGTCTATTGCAACACAATCCCATGAAGATAAATAATTTGAACTTTTTTTTATTTTCCATTGTTTCACATCTTGTTTTGAAGACATTCCTTCTATAATACCATTATTGTATTTTGCTTGTGTTTTTAATATCGGATTATTTATTTTACCATGACATATATAAATACCATCTTGATAAACATCTAAATAGTCATCTAAATTAATTTTTAATTTCCATTTAAAAATATTTTCTATTTTATTTTTAGATTTGTTCCAAAAAATTATACCATAAGCATTTGTATTTATTATATCATCAGAACTTTTAATATCAAGTAACTTTATTAATTTATTTTTTTTTTCTATATTATCCATAGTAATCCATTCTTCACAACTTTTTTTTGCCATATATTCACACATATGTTTTGATCCTGGACAACCTTTTACTCTTTTCCATTTTGTACTTAATTCTCCAAAATTATCTTTTCTATATTTTAAAGCCAAATTAAATGCTTCTTCATTTTTTTCTTGAAAATCTTTTTTATTTAGATTATAAATTTTACTACCACTTGGATTACTTATACATTTTTGTATACTTCCTTTCCATAAAGTACATGAAAAATATTTAATTGAATTATTTTTAAATACAACTGCTAGATCGGAAGTTCCACCTATATCATCTTGTTGAGTTAGATTTATTAAACCTTTAACATTATTATGTTTTTTAAAAGAATTTATTTTTTTATATTGTTCGGGTAAATCTTTATGATCAATTAATCCAGAATCTAATAATATAGAAAGACCAACCATAATTTCATAATTTGTTCCAGTATTTTTATTATTATAAAATGAATTTATCCATTCATTTGCAGTAGTTAATAATTTATAATTAATGTTTGGAGAATCTTTTTTCTCTTTTGGAGAATCTTTTTTCTCTTTTGGAGAATCTTTTTTCTCTTTTGGAGAATCTTTTTTCTCTTTTGGAGAATCTTTTTTCTCTTTTGGAGAATCTTTTTTCTCTTTTGGACTAGTAGGAGGTTTATAATTTTTATGTATACCACAATAATCAGAATTTGGTAATGCTTTAAAATTACATGGTCTTTCTTTTAATGTTTTATTAGGTTTACATAATGCTTTGCATTTTTTATATGTTTTCGCAAACATTATATATTTTTATATATTTTTATATATTATATATTATATATTATATATTATATATTATTTTCAATTTTTTTAATAATTGTAAACTGCTAATTTAATGGTCATAATACGGATTATCAGTAATATTCATACCACAATATCGTGCTGGTTCTTTTTTATAATCAACAGGATTATAAACTCCAATTGCTTTTGCTTCAGTAATTAAAAATTTAAAATTATCCCAAAATTCAGTTGTATGGCCAATTGATTTTGTTGCAACATGACTTAATTCATGCAAGGCAACATACATTAAGGTATTAATATCTATTAAACGACCTTCGCTATTTTTTTCAGTATCTAAACAAAATGCTAGTTTTTCACCTTTATTTTCGCTATATGCTGTATATTCGCTTGTTGGTAATGTTTCATATATTTTTTTTGGATTATATCCGGAAACAAGTCTTTTAACATTTTCTTGATCTGGATATTTTTTTCCAACATGTGCTACTAATTCGTTCATTTTATTATTTATAGTAGCAAGACGATCTGCAGCCATTTCTAATTTACTTCTATCACGTACGCAATATTTATTACCATTAACATCTGATATAATGCATCTTAAATTAAAACTATCTGAATCCATATAAATTTTAATAGCAATAATAAGTATAAAAATTATTAATAAACCATTTAATAAAGAATCTTTCATATAATATAAAATTTTATTAAAAATTAAAAAAATTTTATATTTAAACAGAAGTACCAATTTCTAAAGGTTTTCTGAATTTATCTTCTTCTATTGTTGATATATTCCAAGGAGAGTTTGTATTCATTCTTGGATTAGCCGGTTCAGATCTAAGTTGTAAATTGGGATTTCTTAAACTACTTCCTTGTGTGTTTATTCCAACAAGTTGAGTAGGATTTAATAAACTTACGTTTTTGAGATCACTTCCAGGATTCATAGATGACCATGCACTATTGGAATCGCTTGGTAAAAGATCACTTGGATTTGAAGCAGCCTTATTCATAGCACCAGAAGATGTTGCTGAATTTGAAACACCAGGAGTGGCTTGACCATTAAATGGTGCATAACTAGAAGAGGAAGCAGCACCAACAACAGGTTGGCCTTGATTTACACTTTCTGGTTTAGGACTTGGATTATATGCAGACATTCCCATTTGGAACAAGTTTTTATTTTGAGAATAATTGTATAAAGCAAATAATAAAACTAATAATCCAACTATTCCTAAAATATGCTCGTTTTTCAAACTTTTAAACATTTTGTCTAAAGAAGCCATTTATATAAAATAAATAATATAATATTTTCATAATTATTTATTAAATAAATAATTATGATCGAAATTAAATTAAATTAAATTAAATTAAATTAAATTATAAAATAAAATTATAAAAATTCTTCTTCTTCACTGCTATCACTATCAACTAAACTTTCTAAATTATATTTTGTTTTAATATTTTTTGCTTCTAAAAATGCTTGAATTGCATTTTTTCTAATTTCTTTTGCTTTTTTTTTTGCTTTTTTATAAACTTCTAAATATATTTCATCTCTTGACTTAATTTCAAATGGATCTTCTTCATTTAAATCATTTAAATCTAAACTATTTAATTCAATATCATTAATTTCATGAATTTTTTTATTTTTCATATCTTCTAAATTATCATGTTGTTTAGAATACATTTCTTGAATAACATCTGTTGATTCTATAATTCCATTTTTATATTCATCTATTTCTTCTTTGGCTAATTCATCAATATTTTTTTCAAGAGTTGTAGTTTCATTAATAATAGTTTTATCATCGTTAAATATCTCATTATTATTTTTTTTTTTTTCTAAATTTGTATTATTATCTTTTAAACTTTTATCATTATCTTCTAAATTTGTATTACTATCTTCTAAACTTTTATTACTATCTTCTAAACTTTTATTACTATCTTCTAAACTTTTATTACTATCTTCTAAACTTTTATTACTATCTTCTAAACTTTTATTACTATCATCTAAACTTTTATTACTATCTTCTAAACTTTTATTACTATCTTCTAAACTTTTATTATTATTATTTACTTTTAATAAAATTTGTTTTTCAAATTCATCAGATGGATATAACACAAGCATTTGTGTTAAATTTATTTCAATAGTCAAATTTTTATTTGAAAATTTGACTCCATTTATATTTATTAATGGTAAAAATTCATGATTAATATTATAATCATCTAAATCTATTTTATTTTCATCTTCATCATATATATTTAGTTTATCGGGTTTTACTAAATTTTTAATTAAAAAATTTTTACCATGTTTATATGTTTTTATTAATGGTGACATAAGTTCTTCAATGTCGTCTGATGTTATATTTTTAGCATTATAAAACCATAATTCTTTATTATTATATATTTGTTCAATACAATATTTCTCTAAATTTTCTAAAAATTCAATTACAGTTTTTTCATTTATAGAATAACATAATTCACATTGACTTTTATTAGATCCTCTAATTATGCCTTGTTTTGTAATACATTTAGGTAATTGTATATATAAATTTTTATCGCTTAAACCATGTGTTATTTTGCTAAAATAATTATTATTATTTATTAAATTTGGAGTACCCAATTTAAGAATATTAAAATCAAATGGTTTATTTAAATCAAAAATTTTATTTGTCATTAAAATTTTATTTATTATTTAAATAATATAAAATTCTTAAATAGTTATCACGCAAAAAACTTAATAAATATTTTATATTAATTAATTAAATGGAAAAAATATTATTAAATAATTGTAGTAATTTTTTTAAATCTGAAAAATTTAAAAATGAATTAAAAGAATTTACTAAACCAATATTTGAATATTTTTTAAATGAAATAGGTATATATTTATATTTTTTTATATTTTTTATTTTAACAAGTTTTATTTTACATTTAGGAATTTTTATAATTTTAATTAAATATATTTTAAAAGACAATAATCATAACAAATAAAATATTTATTTAATATATAATAATAATGGTATTAGATCAAATGAATATGGAAAATTTTCAATCAGTAGGAGGTTATAGACCTAATACAGCAAGAGGTAATAAAAAAAATAGACCAAGATCATTACGTTTGATAAGATATATAAAAAGAAATAGAAGACATACAAATAGAAATAAACATTTAAAAAAAAGAAATAATAAATATACAAAAGGATACAAAAAAAAAGGTGGAACAGCATTAGCAGATGTTAGTGTTCCTGCTAGTTTATTATTAGTTAATCAATTTTTCAAAAATAGAAAAACACAAGAAAATAAAAAAATAAAATTTAACAAAAGTAAAAAAAGCAAAAAATAATTATTTTAAAATTATTTAATAATTATTAAATAATAAAAATTAATAATTATTAAATGAATATTGAAGAGAAAGTTAAAAGATGGGTGGTCTTGGACAACAATTATAAAAAATATTACGATGAAATAAAAAAAATTAGAGAAGAAAAAAATAATTTATGCAATGATCTTGTTAATTATTTTGAAGAAAAAAATGTAAAATTTCCAAATATAAATATAAGTGATGGAAAATTAAATTTAGCACAAACAAATGTTGCAAATCCAATAACTTTAAAGTTTTTAGAAAAATGTTTTAATGAATTTTTTGATAATATTGATGATACAAATGATTTATTAGATCTTATAAAATCTAAAAGAAATTATAATAAATCAATATATATTCGACGAGTTTATAATAAAACAGACTAATATTATAATTATATTAAATAAATTATAATATAAAATATCTATAATTTATAAGTATATAATTAATTATTATGAATAATACTTTCTATAAATCTATTCATGAATTAGATAATAAAAATACAAAATTTAAATCTTTATTTAATTTACCAGGATTTAATTATAAAGAAAAACCTATTAAAATTATAGATGATTTAAATATTAATAATCATTTTGTATATAATGATAAAGTAATTGATGAAAAAATATTTGTAAAATTTTTTGGATTAATTGATAATTCAAATACTAAAAAAAAATATAATAATAAATTTACAAAAAAAAATAAATATAAAAAAAATGAAACCAAAAAAAATCAAACCAAATAAAATATAACTTGAAAAAAAAGATATATTTTTTTTACTTAAAGTTATAATTTTAATTATATTATAATGATTAAGATTTTAACTCTATTAATACCACAAATTTCAATATGTTTTATGATTACACCATCTATTTCTAATTATAAACCAAAGATTAAAAATAATATAATTATGAAAGATATTCCTAATTATGATCCATCATTATTAATCAATAATTTAGCAAAGTCAGCAAATATGCTTGATAAATATAATTTAAATGATTTTTTAGAAGAAGTAAAAAATAATAACATAGAAAGTGTAAGTTTAATTAAAAATATTGGAAATAATGATTTCACATCATTAGTTGCTATTGATAATAAATATGATGGAAATTTACCTACATTGGAAAATCTTCATTTTCTTGAAACCGGAATTTCAAAAGTTAATAGTATCATAGAAGATAGTCTAATAAATAATGATATTTATTATAAAATAGTTCAACTGGGAAATAATCAAGTTCAGAATTTTGATACTATGGGATTTTTAGTAAATGCTGTTATTGTATATTTTTTATTTAGTTTTGTAATATCATTAATTCAACAATTTAGAGGCGGAGGTTCACCTGGTGGTTTTGGTGGTTCAATGAATCCAATGAATACAGGAAGATTACAATCAAAAGGAATAATAGATAGCAAAGATATAAATACATCTTTTGAAGATGTAGCAGGTTGTAATGAAGCCAAATATGAACTTCAAGAAGTTGTTGAATTTTTAAAATCTCCTGAGCGTTTTGAAGTTGCGGGTGCAAAGGTACCAAAAGGTGTTTTATTAGAAGGTCCACCAGGCACAGGTAAAACTCTTCTAGCAAGAGCAGTTGCAGGTGAAGCAGGTGTTTCATTTATTCAAGTATCAGCATCTGAATTCATACAAATGTTTGTAGGTGTAGGTGCTTCGCGGGTAAGAGATCTTTTTAAACTGGCAAAAGAAAATAGTCCGTGTGTAGTATTTATAGATGAAATAGATGCTGTTGGCCGCAAAAGAGGTGAGCAATTTGGAGGAGGAGGCAATGAAGAAAGAGAACAAACATTAAATCAAATTTTAACAAATATGGACGGTTTTGAAAAAACTGATTCTATTGTTGTATTGGCTGCAACCAATCGTGTTGATATTTTAGATTCAGCATTAACAAGATCAGGACGTTTTGATAGAAAAATACAAGTGGGTTTACCTGATTTAGTAGGTAGACGAAAAATTTTAGATGTACATTTAAAAGATAAATTTGTAGAGGAAAATACAGATTTGGATGAAATAGCAGCATTAACTAGTGGATTTTCGGGAGCAGATATTGAAAATATGGCAAATGAAGCAGCCATTTTAGCATTACGTCAAAATAAAACAGTATTAAATTCTACTAATCTAGTAGATGCTTTTGAAAAAATAGTTATAGGTTTACCAAAAGTATCAACAAATATAGATGAAAACGAAGAAAGATTAGTTGCATATCATGAAGCCGGTCATACATTAATGGCTTTATTATTTAAAGAATTTTTTGATGTGCGTAAAGTAACTATAAATGCTAATACTAATGGTGCAGGTGGTTATACTTTATTTACTCCTAAAGAAGAATATTCTTCTTATGCAACTAAAAAATATTTATTAGCAAATCTTATTGTTACTATGGGTGGACGAGCAGCAGAAATGATATTATTTGATAAAGTATATAATAAAAATGAAGAGTTAAAATATAATAATAATAAAGTTTTTAGAAGTTTAAAAAATTTAGATATAACTACGGGTGCAAGCCAAGATTTAAAACAAGCAGATAATTTAGCGAGACAATATATTCAATTATTTGGAATAGAATCTATGGATAATTCTGAATTACCAAAAATTATTCAATCTCCTGATAGTCCATATTTAACATTAAGTGAAACAACTAAAACTTCAATTGATGATTATGTGTTACGTTTAATTAATTTTGCATTAACATCTGCTATAAATATAATTGAAAATAATATAGATAATTTTAATAAACTTTCTAGCGATTTAATTATTAAAAAAAGTGTAGACAATAAATACTTAAATAATTTAAATATAACTTATTTTTAATAACTTATTTTTATTAAAATATTTATAAACCATATAATATTATTTATGAATAATAATATTATATATTTATTTATAATTAGGATATAATATTTGTATCAGTATTTAATATTTGAGATTTTTTTTTTGCAGCATCAGCGGAAACATTTGCTAATTTAGAATCTTGCTCTGCTAATATAACTTTATTTTGTTGTATTTTTTTTATTTTTTCTGCTTTCTTTGCTTCTATTTTAGCATCTTCTATTTTTTTTAAATTTTGTGCTTGTATTTGTTGATTTTTAAACCAATTATTATTATTAAATGGATTAATTAATATATTTCCAATTCTATTTTTCCAATATTTTACTCTTTCTTCAAATAATAACTCTTTTTGTGATTTTGGATATAATTCTTGATTATCTAAGTATTCTGATTCTAATTTGCTTTTTTTAGGTTTTAAACCATAGCAATTAGCACCTAATCTGGTATGTGGATTTGAAACATATCCACCATTTATACCGGGTAATCCACAATCATATTCATGACCTTCTCGTTTTTGCATTTTTTTAAAATGATTTTGACTAGTTGGATATAATCCTAATTGATCTTTTGTCCATCCATAACTACACCAATTTGAACCACTTTCTAATGATTTATTTAATTGATCATATGTTGCTAACTCTCCATCAAAAGCATTACATACTGCTTTTGCATCATGATATGTGAATATATTACCAGGAATATGATATACTTCATTTTTATTTTCACTATTTTTTATTTCTTTATTATTAGATAGATCAATTGTTTTTTCTATAACTATTTCAGGTTCATTTGAAAAAATACTATTAAATTCTGTTATAATATTAATGTTATAAAAATAATAAATACCATTTACAAATATTAATAAAATAAATATTCCCCAAAGTAAGCCTTCAAATAATACAAATCCTCCAGATGATTCTGAATCATTATTATTTGATTTTCCAATAAAAGCAAAAAGTATATAATAAACTAAAATAACTAAAATAAAAACTACTAATATAATTGGATTTGATGCATAATTATTTAAGTTACTAAAAAAATCTTCACTGATATTATTAAATGTAGTCATATTATTATATATAAATAAATATTATATAATAATACTTTAAAATTTTTAAATTATAGATTTTTTAATATAAAATAAACAATATGCTTTATTAGTAACTAAATTGTTTTCACTTATTTGTGAAACATTTGTATCATTAAAATGATACCAATTGTTATTTGCATTTTTAACAAAAGATGTATAATGTCCTCCTAAACATCCACCACTATGATTTGTAACACCAAATAAATCATATATATATGTTTCTTTATCATACCCACAAACATATTTTCTTAAATCTAAATCTTTTATTGGAAAATCTATAATTGTATTTATTTTTTTATTAAAATTGTTAAATCTTTTTAAATCTATAATTAAAATATTTGGAAAATTCCAAAAATTTAAATATTTATAAACATCTTCTTTTTTATTTGTTTTTTCATTATAATAAGAATTTGTACCATCCAATAATTCTTTTATTATATAATGTTCAAAACAATCATATAAAGTACAATTATTTGTATTATCTGGTATAGATAAACTTAATAAACAATAAGGTTCTGGTTTAATAGATAATTGTTCTCCTGTATTTTTTGATTCTATACATGAAAAATGTATTCCATAAAATAAATCAAGTAATTCTGAATATGTTTCCGAATATAATTCTTTTATCATTTTATAGCAGTTTTTAGCCAATAAATCGGTATTATTTTTTGCTTTACCTGAAATGCTAATTTTTACTTGTCTTTTTAATGAATTATGAAAACAATCAATAATAAACATTAAAAATTCAGGTAAATCATTTTGTGCAAATCCACTAAACAATTCCAGATTTTTACTTTTTGAAATTTTTTGAATATTTTCAATATATCTATTTGGTGCAATTGTACAATTTTTAGACCACATTAAATCTTTTAAATTTTTCCATTCTAATAATAACATAGAATCATTATTATCATTTATTGAATTTATATCTATTTTTTCTAATAATTCATTAAAAATATAACAATGTGATAAAACTTGCATTGTAGAATTTATGTAACACGTATTTCCTAAATTAGCGAGACCAGTAAGTCCTCTATTTTTATATTTTTCAATATTAATATTATACTCCATATTAAAATAATAATGTTATGTATTTAAACATATTTATATATATTATATATAATGTTAAATAATAATTATAATAATCAAGATTTTTATAATCAAGAAACGTTTTATAATAGTAATTTAAATAATAATAGTAATAATAATGATCGTGAATATTATAATAATAATTACATCGCAAATGAATATTTGAATTTTATTAATAATTATATAAATATGATGAATAGAAGTATTGATTATTTTAATAATTCCAATACAATAATTAGAAATATGTCAATTGAATTAAATAATATGCATCAAAACTTAGATTATTATTATTATAATCTTTATAGAAATAATAATAGAATTTATGATAGAATTTATAATAGAAATGCATATGATTATAGAGAGTATTTTAATAATTTAAACAATGAAAATAATAATAACAATCATGGAGAAGAAGATAATAACAACAATGATTTTGAAGATTCAAACAATGAATATAATTTTTCAAATGAAGATATAAATCAAAACAATAATAATAATAATAATTTAAATGAAGAATATAATGATGAAGAAACAAATATTGATAATAATAATAATGAATATCAAGAATTAAATAATTTAAATCCAAACGATGAAGAAGAATATAGTAATTTAAGTAACGAAAATATTAATAATATAATAAATGAAAAAGTAACTTTTAAAAAATATAATGAGATTGAAGATCATTCGAATGATATTTGTCCAATAAGTCAGGATAATTTTAATGAAGATGATGATGTTTCAATAATAAATCATTGCGGACATATTTTTAAAAAAGAACCATTACAAAATTGGTTAAAACAAAGACATACTTGTCCATCTTGTAGATATAATATTTTATCAAACTCAAATATTGTTAAATACAAAATTGGTCCGAATTTTTATTATTTAACACCACAACAATTTAGAAATTTTTTAGCAACAAATATTATAAATGCAATGTTTCATAATAATTCTTCAAATATTTCATTTGCAATAGTAAGAAGATAATTTTTTTAAATATTGATATTTATAATTTTTATAATATTATTATTATTATTTTTAAGACAAATTTCAACAGGTGCTATAGGCTTTTCAAAAAAAAAAATTAATTCTAATAATTTTAAAATATTATTGTTATAAATAATAATTTGACTTTTTTGTAAAAATTTTATCTTTTCTTTTTTTAATTTTTTTATAAACATTGCCATATAAAAACAATATTTTGGATTTATAAATCCACAATTTTGTGTATCAAATATCATTTCATAATTTTTTTTATTATTATTTAAATTATTCCATTCGTTTATAAAATTATTAAAATCATCATCATTTTTTATATTATTATTAAGTTTAATATATACAATTGGAAAATTTTTATAATCAAATTTAGAAAACATTTTTTTTTAAACTATCGTAATAAATAAAAATATAGTATTCAATTTAATTATAAAATAATAATAAATATAATTAAAATATTATTATTATAATTATATTTATGTATTATTATATTGATTGTTTTTATTATTCTTTTGTAATAGACGAAAAAACATTAAAAAAATATAAAATAATTCCTCAAAGAATAAATTCTAATAATAATGAAATAAATTATATAGAAAATTTTAATTATAAAAATGCAAAAAAAATTAATAAAAAAATTGTATCATTTAAAAGTATATCTAAAAATTTAGATAAATTAATAATATAATATAATATAAATTATTTTATATTTAAAAGATTACCAAATGGACTCCAAAATGGTAAAACAATCGATTTTTGATTTAAACATTTTAATATTTTTTTATTAACAATATTTTTATCAACAACTATCATAAATACAAACTCATTAAACCAATTTTCTGACATATAATAATTTTCTTTAAAACCTTTTTCTTCTTTTCCATGTGAATTTTCTACCAAAAATCCATTTGTCTTTCCTTTTTCAAAATTATATCCTCTTAAAATAACAGCATGTGTTGGAAAACCTTGTCTATAATTTAATGCATCACACTTTTTCATATCATTATTAAATCCAAATAAATCATTATAATTAAAAGCTTCTTTATCTAAAAATCCTTCTCTTGTAGATCTATATTTATTCCAGTCTATACCACACCATACTCCTTCATTGTTATCTATTGATTTTTTACACAAATCAAACATTATATTTATCGGAATATTTATCATAGTTTGCCTTTTTTCTCCTAATACTTCATAACCTAAATCTAAATCATAAGGTTTATAATATTTCATTTCCTTACAAGGATAATTAATAAGACATATTTTATTATCAACATTATATGGTACTATTTTTTTATAAAAATCAATAGGACTTATATTTTCAATAACTTTTTGTATTTTTTTTTCATTATTTTTAGATTTTATTTTTGTATAATATTGCCATGTTATTTTTTTGGGTGGTTCTCCTAAAAACATAACCAATATTTTATAGCAATCCTGTAAAATTTTATTTAACAATATTTCTTTTTTAATATTTGAATTATTAATATCATATGCAGCTTTTCTTAAAAAATTATTATAAAAAATTTTGAATTGTTTTGTATTTTTACTATGATAATGATCATCCATTGCTGTTTTAGGAATTAAACCATATTTTTTTACAAGACCATAAAATAGTTTCCATTGACCACCATCACTTGTTAAATTGTCCAATATATAAATTTTTTCTATATCTTTTAAGTTATAATTGTTTGTGTTATTAATTTTTTTATTTTTATTATCATAAATATAATTTAAAAAATAGTTTGCTTGTTCTAAGTTATGGTAAAAAAATAAATAATTTTGAGAGAATTCAAAATTATCTAAATTATATTTTTTTATCATATTTATACGAATAATATTTAAAAAAGCAAATAACCAACATCTACCACTTTTTTCTTGATCTGTTGCTTCTGTTTTTATATCAATAAATTTTTCAAAAACTCTTTTTTTATTTTGAATATAATCAGATTTTGTAATAATATTTTCAAAATTACTTTTAGTATTTGCATTTTTAAAAACTTTATTTGTTCTTTTTTTATTAAAATTATGAGAGAATTTTGAAATATTTTTATAAGTTATATTATGTTGTTTAACCATTATTATTAAATTTGTTACTATATATACAAAATATTTTATATAAGAAATATTTTTTATATATTATTCGAATCTTACAATATATGTTTCTTTTTTGTTTTTGATTTTAATATCATGTCTCTATCATTGGTGATTCTGGTGATTCTGGTTTTTCATATTTCTCCTCAACTTCCATTTTATCTGAATCTTTTTTTTTTTCTGTTTTTGATTTTTTTGTTTCTGTTTTTAATTTTTTTGTTTTTGGTGGTGATTTACTGGTTTGCCCGTGTGTAGTTATTTTTCTTTTTTGTTTACTTCTTGTTTTAGAAAATCTTATATTTATAGGTGCTGATTTAGTTCTTCTTAATGTTACTTTATTTGTTTTGCGTGGTAACTGTAATGAATTAGTAGGTATATTTTTAATAATTTTTTTTAATTTTATTAAAATATCTTCTAGTTTTAAAATTGCTCTTTTATCATTATTAAATATATTATTATATAAACTTAAATAAAAATAATAATCTTCATTTTTAACTGAAAATATTGTATCTAATAGTTTTTTATTTACCATATCCTTATAAATTAATTCTTTTAAGAATCTATAAATTATTACAATATTTCTTTCATCTAACATATATTCTATAAACCATGGATAACAATATATATATGGATATACTTTTAAATAAATATCTTGAGGACTAACACTTTTAATAATATTTTTTTTGGAATTGCTTCCACCACCAATAGTAGAAGACATTTTATCTTCAAGTTTTCTAATAAATCCATTTTCAAATAATTCATTTTCATAATCATTTATTAATGAAAAGCCATCATCAATTCCAAAAGTATCACTATGTAATTTATTAGGTATTTTAGTTTTAAATAAAAAAGTTCTTGTTGTTGATCCAAGACATTCTGTTAATAATGTATTTGTATTTAAAAATTCTATTTTTTTAAATAATTTTATAGCATTTAATTGATAAATATAAGTTCTAAAAATATAAAATTCTGCCTTACATATGTTTATTATATTTTCATCATATTTTTTTTTTTGTTCTTGGTTAATTCCTGTTAATTTTACAGTAACCTTTTTTAAATCATTATATATTATTTCTGAAAATTCTTTTAATCTTGTATTTGCATTTTTTATTTTTTGTATTAGGTCATTTATATAAACTATAAATTGATACTTATTATTTAATTCAATTATTTTTTCGCTCTTACTTGATAATTTTATCTTTTTTATTGCCTGGTTATACCGAAGATAATTAGAAAGTTCATTTAATCCATTTATTACACTAGTATTATTTAATATTATTCTTTCTATTTCTTGTAATTTTTGATTTTTATCATATGCTTTTAGAACTTTCTTTTTATCTTCTTCACTAATTGGTGGTTGATATGATGTTAAAATATGATTATGTTTTAATAAAAATGGAACAGATAACATTGAACATCTAGTTGCAAGAACTGTATCATTTGTTAATAAACACGAACTTCCTAAATAATTTCCGAATTTACTATCTGTTATTTTTGCATTTTCTAATATTTTTTCTAATATTATTGCTTGCATTGTATCTCCTAATTCTTTTAAAAGTAACAACATAATTGATGTATATTTTATATTATCATCACTATTATTAATATTTTCATTTATAAATTTATTTTTTTCAGGATTTCCTTTAAAAAATATGTCTTTAAGAAAATCATAATAATATATACTTATTCTATTTTTAGTAAAAACAAAACTATTATCGTTTGAAATATTACCATTTCTATCTATTTTACATTTTAATAATAGATCGTTCAAACCTATTTCTATATACATATATTTTGTAGTTGATCCACCTAATAATTTAACATAACAAGATTTTTTAAATCCATAACTACTTAAATCTATATATGCTATATGTGAATCATCATTTTTTAAAAACTCTAAATCATAACAAATAGTTTCATCTGGTACACTACGTGTTGCAGGATCCATATATGATGCGAATGTTTCTATTACTTTATCGTCTTTCAAATCTTTATTTTTATAATCTATTGATTTCATTGCCGCGTCAATAAAAAAAAATTTAATATTTATTGGTAATATATTTCTATTTTCTTTTGAAATCTTTGTAGGATCATTAAAACCAGAAGATTGGGATGATTCTGGTATAGAAGGCAAATCGGAATAAGAATACCTTCTTACTTCAGGTAACATTAAATTTGTAATAAATTTTTTTGTTTCTTGAAATTCAAATTTATTTTTGCTATAACTAATAGGATCTGTACTGTTAGATACTATTTCTTCTATCAATTTTTCTAAATTTCTTTTATCTTTTATATTTGGTTCTGCATCTGCATCTTTAAAAATATCTCCTATATTTATAACTCGATGTGTTTCAATATTTTTTTTTATTGATGTGTTCATTAGTTATAATATACTTATAATATAGTTAGATTATATATAATTAATTTATGAATAAATATTTTACTTTAATTTTTCTAAATATTTATTGAATATACATAATTTTACTTCTTTATTTTTTAATTCTTCATACTTTTTTGCATACTTTTCTGGATCCGGCCATTTTTCTTTTAATTTTTCTACTTCTTGATTAAATGTTAAGATTTTTTTATTTGTATTATAATCTTTTAACCATAATTGTCGATCTTTAAATTCAGTTATTTTTTCAAGTTCTAATGCATATAATTGTAATAATGGTTTCATTATTTGATTACTAATATAATGTCCATAATCTAAGTCTAATTTATTTTGTTTAATAAAATCAGGTGTTTCTATTTTGTCTCCTTGTAATGCTTTTTTATCAGTATTTTTAATATATGCATAATTCATTCTGTCTCCAGCACCTGGTTTATTACCTGAATCACGTAAACCAATTCGTTCCGCTAATACTTTATGTGCTATTTGATTAGGATTTTTATAATATCCACGCAATGATTTTGTTACTAATAATTTTTCAATATTTACTTCTCCATTTACAAGAGAATCGAGTGATTTATATACAAAATTAATAGACTTTTGTATATTTTTTGTTTTCATTAATATTTCAACAACACCACCATAAATGTCTTTTACAATTGGAGCATTATCGCGTCGTTTTAATACAATACCCATATATTTCATTTTTCCTTTTTCTGGATCATCTTCATATAAAATACCAACATAACGCTTTTTTGATAATAAACACCATGGCCAAAATGTTTTTTCATATTCTAAATCATGTGGGCGTTTTAAAAATTTACTTGCTAATTCACCTGCTTGTTTTGCTAACTCAATAGTATAAATTAATGCTTCTTTATTAATAATTTTTTTTCCTGTTTCTGCATCTTGTAAATTAAATTTGAAAAATACACTATCCGTATCTCCATATACGCATTCAGCATTTGTTAAAACTTTTTTACCATCACTTAAAATAACTTCTTTATTATGATAACATTCTTCAATAATTGCTCTTCCATAAAATAGTAATTTACGACCAGTAGCAGTAGTTGCAGATGCAACATCCGGTTCATGAAAAGCACTTGTTACTGCTCCCATTTGACCATATAAAGAATTTGCAGTAACTTTAATACTTAATTGTCTTTTATCTAAAATATTTTTCATAAATTCATCATTTTGGAGAGGAATTAATTTTCGCGTAGATTTACGTGCAGCAAGTAATTCTTCTAAAATTGCTGGCATAATTGCTTTTCCATCTGGAAATTGTGCAAATCTGCAAATTTTATATCCAACAACAGTTTTTTTTGCAGCGGCTTTTTCGGTTGGTCTAATATATTTAAATGTATCATATTTAACATCAACATATTTATAACCCAAATCAAATAAATTATCATAAATATAATTATTATTTTCATCTTTTTCACCAGTTTCTTTTATTAAATTATCACTTAAATCATATTCTTTTGTCCATACTTTACTATCATGTGATAAATTTTCACTAATGATAGATGAAGGATATAAAGAACTATAATCTACACATGCTACGGGATCTTCTAAATATAATCCTGTTACTGGTTGAAATACATGTGCTCCTTCATAACCATCCCCAGCATTTGATTTTTGAATAGTAGGCATAAGTGTATTTTTTTCACCACATTTCTTAGATACATAACTTTGAAGTTTAATACCTTGCCCACGAAGCATTAAATAACTAAGCGGAACATCACAAAGATTTGACATTTCTACTTTATCAGTAATAACATCAACTTTTAATAATAACCATAATACATTATCACAATCACCAAGACAATATTTACCAACGGTCCATCTATCATAATCGGTACCATTGGCTAGATCAAAAATTTCTTGGGGGGATACGTCGTCTTTTGCTAATCCCCAATTATATTTTGAATTTTTTATATCTAATTCTTCATAACTGTCTATAACAAACCAATTTTCATTTTTATTAATATCTAAAATTTCAAATTTTTTACCTTTTTTATAATTATTATTACTAAAACCAATTTCTTCAAATTTAATAAAAGTACCAATATTTATTCCCATTAAATTTTTACTAAATATTTTTGTAGTATTATTTTTTTCATCTAATTCTATATTTTTAACTCCATCACTAATAAAATATGATGAAACAAAATCTAGTTTAAAAGAACTTAATTGAAATTCTTTCCTAAAAATTACACACATATCCATAATAATACGACCTGGCATTTTAGGAAATCTTAAATTATATTCACCAGAAGCAAGTACAATTTTGCTACTTTCAATGTCTTCTTTTCCTGTTCTCCAATCTTTATTTACACATACTTCATCTTTGTTTCTTGAAAGTTTTAAAAATTGTTCACTACAATTTAATTCAATAGAACGTTTATACATAAAATCAAAATCAAAACCGGTAATATTATAACCAGTAATAATATGAGGATTATCATTTTTTATAATTTTAGTAAAAGCTAATAATACATCTTTTTCTGTTTTTTTTTCCATTACTGTTACTTCATTATCTAATGCCCATTGTATATATTTTTCTGGAATTTTACAACCACCTTTAACAATAATTACACGACGAAATGGTTTATTTTCTCCATAATTAATGAAACTTAAACCAATAAAAGTTACAATATCCCCTTCTAATTGTGGAAAGAATTTAGATAATGCAATATTTAATTCATTTAATTTAATAGCATATTCACATTTTTCATCTTTTATTAAATCTATAATAGTTGCATCTTTTTTATTATAAGTTTTAATTTTTTTTATAGTTTTAATTTTTGTTTGAGGTTCTGATTCTTCATCTGATTCTTCGTCTGATGATTCATCTTGTTCAATTTCTGTATTTTTTTTATTTTTATTTTCAGCAGGAATATAATTAATAAAATTTGAAAATATAAGTTCAATTTCATTAATACTATGATTTTTGTTTTTTGGATATACTTTATTAATGTAGTTTAGATTATAATAATCAAATGCTGTTAAAATTTCTTTTTTTAATAATTCTGAATTATATGCTTTTTTAAATTCATCACTTTTTGAATTATAATTTTCTAATATATCTGTTGCCAATTTTTTATAATCTTTAATTGCAACTGGAAAATCACCATGACTACTACTTGCTTCAATATCAAAACTACAAATATTATAATTAACAATCGATTCCATAGTTTTCATAGGAATAATATGTTCATAATTTATTATATATTCATAACTACAATGTGTTTTTTTCATTTTTGGTTTTTTTGTTTTACCAGGTGATAATGCTATCCAACCAGTTGGACTTATTTCTTTTAAATGAAATAACTTTAATAAAGGAGGAATATCTCCTTCATATAAATAACAATTTGTAATATTATTATCACTTTTATAAATATATCCCTCTTCTAATAGTTTTCGTTCAAAATAATTTCCAATAGAAATATCTTTATAAAATATTTTTTTGGCTTTATTATATGCCATTGTGTTTTTAAAACTGATTTTAATAAACGTATGTAATTTTTTATTATCAAATCCATATAATTTTTGTTTTTTAATTAGTTTTGATTCTATAATACTTTCATCATAATAATTTCCCATTTTTAATTTAAGATGAACAATAAATTCTGTTTTTTTTTGTTCATTCCATGTATTATCTACTTTTACATAAAAGAATGGGTTAAATCCTGTTATTGTTATTGATGCTGATTCTCCTTGTTTATTTATACCAAAAGCTTGAATAATAAATTCTTTACTATCTTTATATTTGTTAAAATCCTCTTTTTTTTCATCATTTATTCCATCATATACATTATAATCATAAAGACGAAATAATTTGTCTTTTGTTTTATCTGGAATTTTTATAGTTTCTTTATTTTCATTATTTTCTATATTATTTAATTTTTCACTTTCCATAAAATTCTTTTAATTAAATAATGTAATTTATTTATAAATTTTTTTATAAATAAATATTTCAATTTTATAAAATTATTAATAAAATTTTTAATAAAATATTTATTTTCCTGAATTTAAATAACTACCACGTCCTGTTTTAAATAGTTTGAAAGGTGTAACATACTGTTTAGATGAAATATTATTAATTGGATTTGGACAGTTTTGAACACCATCAATTAAATTCACATTTTTACTTCTTGATGGTTGTTTAACTAAATTTGCAAAATTTTTTCTAGAAGTTGTTATAATATTTTTTTGCGAACTATGTTTTTGTGATTCATATTTTAATGTAACTTTATCTTTGTCTGTTAACTTTAACTCATCTACTGATATTGTTCCCCCTTGGAAATTTAATTGATTATTAAATCCACGATTGTTAATTATATTTGGATCATATGGCTGTATTGATAATAATTTTGGAATATTATTCATACCAATATAACCTTGTATCATTTTTCTAGATAAATTACTTCCATTTCTTGCAGGTAAAAATATACTATTTGAAGTTCCTGTTCTGGAATTTGGTAATAATTCAATTGCTTTTGATAAATTATCTATATTCACATCTCTTATTATCTCTATATTATTATTTGGATATCTAAATGAAAGATTTGGAGTGTTTTCTGGGTCATGATATCTAAAAATACAATCTACATTTGTAAAATCACTTCCTGTCGAAGTTTCAAAATAATTAGTAATAACAAATTTATTAAAATTTAATAACAAATTGTTTGATAAATCTTTTAACTGTGTTTCAAACAATTCATTATTCTCTAATTTATATAAAATATCAAAATATGCAATATAATATGCCTGTTTTGAATAATTAAAACGAAAATCATAATATAATTTATTAGTTATATTTTGTTTAGTATTACCAAATATATCTATATTATTGTAATTTACATAATTAACATCATTATTTATATTTAATTGTAAACGAAAATTTTCATTATTGTTTAAATTATTATCTAATAAGTATATATCATTACTATTATCTATTTTAAAAAAAATATTAGAATTATTATAACAAATATCATAATAATTATATGATAAATTATTATTTAATATTTCAATATTATTAAAACTATTAGAAAAATCTGATACTTTTAAATAATCAATTAAACTAATATCAAATTTTTTTATAGGTAACTTTGTATTAGAATCTGTAGGGTGATTTTTTTGAATATAAAAAGTATTTGTAAAATCATAATTATAACTATTATCTAATAAAAAATTTTCTTTTAATATATTACTATTTAGTGTTCTATCATTTGTATACTTAAATAACATTTTATTTTCAAAAATCTTATTATTAGAGGAACTATTTTTTTGAAATTTAATTAAATTATTTATATTTTTTTGTGTTATTCCGGTTATTCCATTTCCAAATGAAAGAAAAATTTTGTTTGGATCATTAAAATAACTATGTTCTTGAACAACAATATTATTCTTAATAAAAAATTTTGTATTTTCTCCTAAAACATATCCATTAATATTTATAAAATTATCATTTATTAAAATTTTTCCATAATACGGATTTGTAATATTTTTTGTTTTAACAATTTCAAAATTTATTTTTAAATTATAACTAATATCAGGTGATAAATTTAAATTATAACAAATATCTATATTAGTTATATTATTATATTGGTTATATAAAAAAATATTATCATTACTAAAATCTATTATTGAATTATTCTTATTCAATATATTTATATTATTTAATGAATTATCTTTATGATAAAAAAGTGTTTTAAAATTATTTTCATCATAATTTACTAATTTATTATTTGAAAAATCATTATTTATAGATATATCTTTAATTTTATATTTAATGTTTTCATTATTTATATTAAACTTATATTTGCTATTTGATGTATTATTTAAATTTTTATTTAAAAAATCTGTAAATTTTATTTTATAATAATCACTTTTTTCATATATTTTATAAAAATTAAAACCAATATGTAATAAATTACTCTCGTAATTATTAAATTCTTCAAAATTATTCGTTGATATTTTATTATAATTGTTACCAATATATATAGCAGGAGGATCATTTACTATTTCTTCTTTTTTATAACTTCGAAATAAATATCTATTTGTTGAAGTATTACTATTTTTATTTTTAATAAATACTATTTTGGGTTTTGAAAAATTATTATTTTTATAAATATATTTTATATTATTGAATAATTGATTTTGTGTTAATAGTGTAAAATTATATATTTTTTTGTCAATTATTCCAGAGTCAGATATTATAGCCGATAATATTAATTTATTATCAAAATCTTTATTATAATTATTATTGTTAAAAAAACTTTGTATATTATAAACATCTGTTCTTTCATTATTAATTAAAACTTCAGAACTAATTCCACAAAACACTCTTACACTTGTAAAAATATTTGTTCCTTTATTAATGTTATTTTTTTTATTTTCAAAAAATATTATTCTATTTGTTCTTTTTATTGACATTTATTATTAATTATATATTGTTAATAATAAATAAAAAGTGTTTTCATTTATTACATAATTATTAATTTACATTAATTATTACTATCAATGTCATTAAAAAACCATTGTGTTGCTATATATGAAGGAGCAGAATTATTAATATTAGTATCTTCTGCCATTTTTAAATTAGGTCCATTACTTACAATATTATCTATTTCAAATGTACCTATAGCATAATTATAATATTTAAGATTTGATAAATTGCCACCAAAACCACCATTCATGTTTATATATAGGTTGTCGTAGTTTTGTTTTACTATATTTGTTAATTTATGTCTTTTTGTTAATACACCATTAACATAAACATCAACAATATTTTGTGAAGTTGTTCTAATAACAATATTTATCCATTTTTTTATAGGAATACCATCAACATAAATATCATCATAATATTTTAAAGGAGTATTTTTATTGTCATTATCATGATAAATATTCATTCTTACTAACATACCTAATTGTGGATAATTATCTATTTCTGCTAAATCATTTTTTGCATGTGTAGTAATACTTCTTTTACCCGTATATAAATATACACCTGGTGCATTGTTTGGATTATATATACCATTATATGTTCCTGTTCCTATATTTCCTTTATGGAATATATGTTTAAAACCATCATCATTGTTATAATCTACATCATCTACATATATCCAAAAAGAATAACTAAATTCTATTCCATCATATTCATTTCTACTTCTAAATAATGGAATTGATTGTTTTTTACCATATTCTTGTGTAATAGTCATTGAAGTATTTCCTTTTTTCATTCCGTGCAATATATATGGATTTTCTTTTGGACTTAATAAATATATAATTAACTTACTCAATATAAAAAATAAAAAACTAAATATTATAATAACTAATAATAAAAATGTTGCTTTTGCAATTAATGTGTTTGATGCCAAAAATTCTTTAGAGTTATTTAAAAATCCGTCTGATTTTGGATCTGCTGCTTTTGGTAATGCAGTTATAGTTTCTTTGATTTTTTCTCCAATATTTTCTGCAACATCTTTTACATTTTCTAATTTTTCTCCAACATTATCTTTTAAATTATTTGCTGCATTTTTAACATTATCTAAATTCTCCATTCTTAATTATATAATTAATATATAATTATATAAATAATATATATTATTAGATTTAAAATAATATTATCAAAACAATAATTAATAATAATATAATAATATTTGTAAAATACATAATTATAGAAATTATAGAAATTATAGAAATTATAGAAATTATATTGTGAATGAACCTCTTTCTTTATTGTATTCTAAAAATGAAACCTTTAATCTATATTTATTAAACATTGATTTTGCAAGTGAAGCATTTATTCCTTCTTTATAAATATTATATGCTTCTTTTGGATTTATTGAATTTGGTTCATATCTTACTCTAGTTATATATCCTTCAAAACCAATATTATTACTCGATTGTTCTCCTAAATAAATATTTTTTTTTGATCCATTTTCTAATTCACTTTTATATGGTCCATGTAAAATAAAAGAATTTCTTAATTTACCATCTAAATACACATCCATTGTTTTTGTGTCTACACTGATTATTAAACAATTCCATTTTTGTATTGGTATATTTTTTATTGCATAACGTGTAAAACAACCCGACGAATCACTACTTTTATTTGGTAGAGTTTCAATATCTATATTTAATATATTTTGATAATCATCTAAAGATATATTTAAATTTTTAAAATTATTTAAGTTTTCATCACTTATATTACATACTTTATTACTAATTGAACCACTTTGTGTTGTTGCTAAATCTGGATGTGTTCTGACATTTTTATCTTTTCCAATAAATAATATATTTTTTTCATTACTTATTTGATTACCCCAATTATCTATATAAAACCACACACTTAACATAAAATTTGCTGTATTATTTTCTTTAAAATTTTTATTTTCTATATAATTAGAAGTGTCAGATGTATGTGAAGTATTTTCATTTGCTTGTAACATTTGATCGAAAATTATATTTGTTGTTAAAAAGAAATAACTTAATATCCATATTAATAGTAATACAAGTAATGTTATTATTATAATATTTGCAACATCCATTATATTATTTAATATAAAATAATATTTTAATTATATTAAATAAATATATATATAAACTTAATTATTACAATAATTAAAAATTTATTTTTTTATTAAATCATACATAAATTCTATTTTTTCTTTTGGTTGAATTTTATTAAAATAATATATATCTTTAATACTTCCATGAATACCATTATCTTCTCCTATACTTATTTTATCATCACTTAAAAAATCTGGAATATTTTTCTTACTACTAACTAATTTTCCATCAATAAATATATCTATTATTCCATTATCGTAATTAATAACAAAATATAACCATTTTTGAAATTTAATATCAACATTTCCATATTTTTCATCTTTTGATTTAAAAATTACATCACTTTGACTACAACTATTATTGTCTAAAGATTTAGATTTAATTATTATTTGTTGTTTTTTACCATTATATAAAATAAGCGGTTTGCAGCCATAATTAAATAATTCTGCTCCTTCTTCTTTATTATATGCATAACTTGTATTAACATCTTGTGGATTTAAATATAAATAAAAACTAATACTATATGTATAATTGTAATTATTTAAATTTGGTTTTCCACCAAATATTGCTTCTAAATTATATTTTGTATTATTATTTTTTTCAAAAATACTAAAACTTCCTTTATTTTTTGTAAGTTTTTTTGTTTCATTATTAAAAGATTGGTATTTTCCTATAATGGTTTTTTTATTTAAATAATAAGGTCCATCGTCACCTAATAAATTATTTTTATTTAAATTTATTAAATTTTTATATAATACTGGTAATGCAAATATCATTATTATTAAAAATATTAATATAAAAAATAATAAATATACTGGACTAGGTGTTAATTTTATATCATTGTTTAATTTTTCTACAAATATTGTTAATAAACAAGGAATAAAAAATATTAAATTTTTAATAATAGGAATTATTAGTTTAAAACCTTTTAAATCTTTACTATTATAATCTTCTTCTTTATGTAATTCTAGTCCATATGCAATCATTGATAAACATACTATTGCTATTAATATGAATAAAATATTTTTAAAAATATTATATGAATTATTTCCAATATGAATAGTGTAAAATATTATAGAAAACAATAAAACCAATATTATTATTGATCCAAATAAATATAAAGATGATAATAATAAATTTTTAATTGGATTTAATATTGAAATAAAAAAATTATTGTTATCAAAATTATATTTACGTTGATAATTAGAATTATTTGTACCAGTAAAAGGAGATTTTAAATCACTTTCATTTATATAATCAAAAGTCGAATCCTTTCTATAAACAAAAAAATAGAATAATATTAAAAATATACCAGAAAATATAATAAAAATTATATTAGCATTTTTAGTATTATTTCCAATACTTTCATAAATTTCTTTAAGTTTATTTTTATAGTCTGTTTTATTTTTTTCAAATTTCATTTTTGATTCAATTTTTTCAATTTCATCTGTCTTGTTTAAATCAAATAAAACATCATTATAGACCAATAAATATATAAATAATCCAAATAATATTAATATGAAAGATATTATATATCTATAATTTTTACCATTAAAAATATAATCAATAAAAATAAAAAAATAATCTTTAAATCTCTCAAATATTGTATTAAATAATTTAAATAATTCTATAAATAATAGTTTTATTAAATTTGCTGTATCATTTAACATTATTTTTAATTAATATAATATTATATAATAAATCATATATTAATTAAAAATAATTAAACTTTAATTATTATAAATTTTCCATTGCTGTTTTTTTACCATGACAGTCTCTACATAATGCTTCTAAATTTTCTACATTATTAGATCCACCATATTCTAATTTCATAACATGATCTACTTCAAACCAGGCAGGTAATTGTTTGCTACAATGTTTACATTTCCAATTTTGATTTGCAGCTACATATTTCTTTTTTGTTTCACTTACACTACGTTTTGTAGCTTTATTACCTGATGTTAAAATACGTCTTTGTTGTGGTGTTAAATTATTAAAATTATTATTATATAAATTTTGTGCCATTTGTGGATTGTAATTAGAATTTATAGAGTCCCCTAAAGCCTTTCCTGTAAAATCAATCAATGGTGACACTATAGATGTTGTATTTCTATCTATTGGTAAATATTTAATATAACCATGTGCATTAGTAAAAAATTCTCTCGCGTTTTGTGGAGAACGTTTTATATACAAATATACACATAATCCAACAAATGCTATTATTGCTATTTTATAATGTTTTTGATATGATTTAAGAAAATTCATTATTTTTCCTTCATAATAAATGTTTGCACCTAATAATAAAACAATTGCTCCAATAAATAATTCTAATTTCATAATTAATATATTATTATATTTATTAATTATGATTTTATAATTAAATACAATAATTTATAATGATTATATTATAGCAAGAAAAAATATAAAATTATTTAGAAAAGTATAAAAATATTATGAGAGAAACAAGTAATAAAATTACTGCTCCAAAAATATATTTGTGTTTATTTTTTCGTTCTTCTCTCTGTTTAATATTTTTAACTTTATAATTATTGTAATATTTATCCATTGCATCATAATAAGTAACTTCAGGTTTTCCTAAATAAATATTTATTTTATTATGTATAAAATGAACCCATTTTATCATACTCTCTCGTGAATCTAAATAAGGAGTTACTGGATATCTATCTAAATAACGAGAGAAAGTATTTCCAATATCAGGAACTGGAATAAATAATGGTAAATTTTGTATTAAATCATAATATTTTTTTTTAGAAACATCATTTGGGGAAAGAGGATATGAGAGAGCAATTGTATATAAAAAAAACCAATAATGTGGTCCCCAAATTTCTGGATTAAAAATATTGTTAGTATGTGTGATAATGCTATTTGTCATTAATTATAAATAATATAAAAACATATTATTTATAACATATAGTTGTCAAAAAAAAATTATTAAATGAATTCTATTAAAAAGACTACATTTTGTAATAATTGTGGAAAAATTGGTCATTTATTTCATCAATGTAAAATTCCAATTACAAGTATTGGAATTCTTGCATTTCGAAAAGTAAATATTAATGATATTGAAATTTTATTAGTAAAAAGAAAAGATTCATTAGCATTTGTAGATTTTATGAGAGGTAAATATAATTTAGATGATGTAGAATATATTATAAATTTATTTGAAAAAATGACAGTAAATGAGAGAAATAGTATAAAAAATAAAGATTTTGTTGATTTATGGAATTATTTGTGGGGGGATAAAGTGGCAAATCAATATAAAAATGAAGAAAAAGTATCAAAATTTAAGTTTTTCAAATTAAAAGAAGGATATCAAATTATGGATTTAAAAGTAACTATAGAATATTTAATTGAAAAATGTAAAACAAATTATAGTGATCCAGAATGGGGATTTCCCAAGGGTCGTCGAAATTATCAAGAAAAAGATATAATGTGTGCAATAAGAGAATTTGAAGAAGAAACTGGTTATAATAAAAAGGATATAACACTTTTGAATAATATAATTCCTTTAGAAGAAATTTTTACAGGTTCAAATTATAAATCATATAAACATAAATATTTTTTAGGATATATGAATAATAATATTATACCAGAAAATATTTTTCAAGTTTATGAAATAAGTAAGATTGAATGGGTTAATATAGATAATGCAATTAGTTATATAAGAGATTATAATATAGAAAAAAAAAATATTTTAATTCAATTAAAAAAATTATTAAAAACTTATAAACTATATATTTAATATATAAATGGAAACTGAAAAAGAAAATCAAGAAAATAAATCAAATCAATCAATAGAAACTTCAGATAATGATTATAATAGTGATAATGGAACATTAGAAGAAACTACTGATAATGAATCAATAAATGATGAAACAGAGATTTTATCAAAAAAAAATGATTTAGATGAAGAAGAAGATGATTCCACCAATGAAGAAGATAATTCAGAAAATGAAAAAGATGATTTGGATGAACAAGATGATTCCGCCAATGAAGAAGATAATTCAGAAGATGAAGAAGATAATTCAGAAGATGAAGAAGATAATTCAGAAGATGAAGAAAATGATTCGGCTAATCAAGAAGATGATTCAGAAGATGAACAATTTGATTTAGATGATAAAGAAGTAAATAAAAAATTCAAAGAAGATGAAGATTTTTTGAAAGGAAAAAAAGCAACAAATGAAGAATTAAATAATTTATTTAAAAATAACATTAATAATAGAGACCCAAATGATTTAACTAATGATATTCTTAAAAATAATAAAAATTTATTAAAAACAAAAAAAGATTTGCAATATTATTTAAATGCATATGAATTATTAAATAGTCTATCAATGAATAAAAATATGGGTAATTATTATGAAAATTATGATTATTTATATCCACATTTAGATGATGAACTCTTAAATTTAAAAATATCACAAATACAACAATTTAAAGAATTTAAAAACAATGTTAATTTAGATAAAATAACTTCTATAGAAGAAGAAGCAAATAAATTATGTAATAAAGAATTTGAATTATCTCCACATCAAAATTTTATAAAAAATTTTTTATCTAGTTATACGCCCTATAATAGTTTACTACTGTATCATGGATTAGGAACAGGAAAAACATGTTCAGCTATTGGTATTGCAGAAGAAACACGAGAATTTATGAGACTAAATGGTATAAATCAAAGAATCATTATTGTTGCATCACCAAGTGTTCAAGAGAATTTTAAATTACAGTTATTTGATGAAAGAAAATTAAAATCTGTAAATGGAATTTGGGAAATAAATAATTGTGCAGGTAATAATTTTTTAAAAGAAATAAATATGTTAAAAAATGATGTTTCCCGTGAAAAAGTTATAAAAATAGTAAATAATACTATTAATAATTATTATTTGTTTATGGGTTATATAGAATTTGCAAACTTAATATCAAAAAAATCAAATTTAAATAAAGATAATAAAACAAAAAAAAATAATATACAGGAAGGTGGTAATAAGGATAATATACTTGTTAAAAATAAATTACAAAAATTTTTTGGTAATAGATTAATAATAATTGATGAAATTCATAATATACGTGAAGCAAATAATGATAGTGCAAATAAATTAGTATCAAAACAATTATTTAAATTAGTAAAATATGTTGATAATATGAAATTAGTATTGATGTCTGCTACACCAATGTATAATGATTATAAAGAAATTGTATATTTAACAAATTTATTAAATTTAAATGATAAAAGATCAATAATAGAAATATCTGATGTTTTTGATATTGATGGTAATTTTAAAAAATCAATTGATGGGGAAGAATCTGGAAAAGAATTATTAAAACGAAAATTGAATGGTTATGTTAGTTATGTAAAAGGAGACAACCCATTTATTTTTCCATATCGTATATTACCAAATGATTTTAATAGTGAAAAAAGTATAAAAAATATAGAATATCCTACAAAAGATTTAAATAATGTAACTATAGATGATAAAATACGTTTATTAGATATTTATATAAATAATGTTTCAACAATTCAAAATAATATATATAATTATATTATTTATAAGTCTAATTTAAAAGATTATGAGGGTTATAAATATACAGATTTACAAAAACCATTACAAGCTTTAAATATAGTATATCCAAATCAAATATTAGAAACAAGTTCTATAAATGATTACCCAAAATTAGATATTAAAATAGAAGATTTAATTGGAAAATCAGGTCTATATAGCGTTGTTGAAAATATTGGAAATAAAAAAAATGAATATAAATTTAAAATAAAAGATGAACAAAAAAATATATTTTTAAAAGAAAATATTGGGAATTATAGTTCTAAAATAAAAACAATACTAGATAATATTGAAAATTCAGAAGGTCCAATTATAGTTTATTCACAATTTATTGAAAGTGGATTAATACCACTTGCTCTTGCATTAGAAAGTAATGGTTATAAAAAATATGATAAAAATAATTTATTTAATTCACCACCGGTTGAAACAAAAAAAAATTCAAATTATATAATGATTACTGGTGATAAAATATTAACACCTAATTTAAAATCAGATTTAAATGCAACAACAAATGAAAATAATAAAGAAGGAAATATTGTAAAAGTTATATTAATTTCTATGGCAGGAAGTGAAGGAATTGATTTTAAATTTATAAGACAAATACATATTATGGAACCTTGGTATAATATGAATAGAATAGAACAAATTATTGGAAGAGGTGTAAGAACATGTAGTCATAAAGATCTACCATTAAATAAAAGAAATGTAAAAATTTATATGCATGGTTCTTTATTACAAGATAAAACAATAGAAACAATGGATTTAATGTTATATAAAAGATGTGAATTAAAAGCAGTTAAAATAGGAAAAATAACAAGACTTATGAAAACATTAAGTATTGATTGTTATCTAAATAGTGATTTGCAAAATTATAATAGTGAAACTATGAAACAATTAAATGAAAATGGCTTAGAATTAATTTTATCAAACGGTGAAAATATTAATTTTTTTGTTGGTGATAAAAAAGATTCGCCATTATGTGACTATATGGAAGATTGTAATTATAAATGTAATAATAATGATTTATTAGATTATGTTGATGATAGTAATAAATTAATAAATTATAATGAAAATTTTGTAATAATGAATAATGATTTAATTATTAAAAAAATAAAAGAAATGTTTTTAGAAAAATATTTTTATAGTAAATTTGAAATAATAAAAAATTTAAGTGATTATTCATTTTCTGTTGAAGCAATTAATTATAGTTTAACAGAATTATTAATTAATGAAAATATAATTATAAATGATAAATATGGTAGACCTGGTAAAATTATAAATATAGATGATTTATATATATATCAACCAATAGAAATAAATAATGAAAATTCTAGTTTAGCAAGTAAAATATCACCTATTAATTATAATACCGAGAATTTAGAATTTAAAGTTCCGAATAGTGTTAAAAAACCAATAGATAGAAAAAAATATAAAATGTCAAATATAAAAGTAGTCGATGAATTTAAAGAAGATGATATGTATACATCAAGAAAAGGTAATAAAAATGATATTTTTAATAATTTATTAGAAACATATAAAAATATTATAAATTATAAAAAAGATTTTTTAAAAACGATAAATAATAAAAAAGATCATATAATATTATTAGCAGAATTATTTAATTTATTTAAAAATAATAAAGACTCTAATTTATTTAATTTTGAATCAAATAAATCTTCTATTAGTGAAATAACAATAGTTAAAAAATATATTTTTGAAATAATTATTAATATATTATTGGATAAAATGACTTTTTCTGAACATAAATCAATAATAGAATTTATTTATAATTTAAACGAAGAATTTTTATATGAAAATGAAGATGAAAAAAATTTATTAATATTTTTAAAGAATTATTATGATTCTAATTTAATAGAAAATCTAGATTTACGAGGATTTATTTTTAATACATTAATAGTGGATGATATTTATAAAAATACTACAAATAAAGATAATAAATTTATATTTTTTATATTAAATAAAAATAATATACTAGAATTAGCAAAACCATATGATTATGAAAATGGTTTAATTGATGTAATAAAAAGAAAATATAATACAGATTTTTCTCAAGATATAAATCCGATTGGGTTTTTAAAACAATATAAAAATGACAAAAATATTGATTATGATTTTAAAATAAAATTATTGAAAGATGGAAAAACAAAAGGTTTATATAATTCTGGTAAAGTTTGTACTACGTTTGCACAAAAAAATAAAGAAAGTGAAATAGATTTAACTAAAATAGTATCATTATTAGAAATTAATAATTTACCAAAAATGACTACTTCATTATATTGTATTTTAATAGAAGTAATTTTAAGATATTATTCACTAATAAAAAAAGATGATAAACATTGGTTTTATGATTTTAATTATTCTTTGATAAATTCATTTTATTAATAAAATATTTTTATAATTTATTATAAAATTGAAAAATTATTTTAACAATATATTAAATATAAATTTATTTTAATATATTAATGAAATTATCACAAAAAAAAGATTTTAAAACATTAAATTATAATAAAAAAAAAACTAATGATAGTTTATATGTTAAAAATATATTGAGTGAAAAAATTAATATTAATTTTAAAAATATTGATTCAAAATTAGAAGAAACTTTAGAAAATATTTTAAAAGAAAAAGAAGGAATTTGTATTAAAGAAGGTTTTGTTAAACCAACTTCTATTAAATTAATGTCATATTCATGTGGTGAGTTATATTCAAATAATGTAGAATTTCAAGTGTTATATGAGTGTTTATTAACTAATCCCGTGGAATCAATGCAATTAAATTGTGTTGTTAAATCAATTACTAAAATAGGAATTAGAGCAGAATTAAATGATGAATATAGTCCGTTTTTAGTATTTATTGCAAGAGATCATCATTATAATAATGAATATTTTAGTAAAATAAAACAAAATGATATAATTAATGTAAAAGTAATAGGACAGCGTTATGAATTATATGATAAATATATATCTATTATAGGAGAATTAATAGATTTTGATAAAGAAAAAACTATTATTAATGAATTAAATGAAGATTAATAATTTAATTATAATAAAACTTATTTTAAATAATATTAAAAATATAAATATTATTTTTTATATTATGTCATTAATTATTGAATCAGAATTATTGAAAAATGAAAATGAAAATAAAAAAATAGAAACAATAAATCATATAGAATTAGATAAATTAAGAAAAAATATAGAAGATTTAGATAATATTCATCATATTGAAATTGGAAAAATATTTAAAAAAAATAATATAGAATTAACAGAAAATAATAATGGTATATTTATAAATTTAAATTTATTAGACATAAAAATTATAAATGAAATAAAAGATTATTTAAAATATGTTAAAACACAAGAAAATGATATTTTAAAAATAGAAATGCAAAAAGAAAAAATTGAAAATAAATATTTTAATAATTGAAAATATTATATAATTAAAAATTAAAGGTATATTATTATTATTATTTGTAAAAACAAATGAATGATCTTTGTAAAATAGATTTAAATGAAATTAAAAATTATATGTTATATACTACAAGTATAAAATATAATACTATTGATAAATATAAAGAATTAATTGATAATAATAATGTTGACAGTAGTAAAACTAATAGTATAAAATTAAAAAAATTAGCATCTGTAGATTATAATAAGATGCAAAGAAAATATAATGAGAAAAAAAAATTATTTTATGAAGACAAATTATTTTGGTGTTTTTATAAACTTTATAAAAATATGGAAGATATTGATATAGAAAATTTAAATATAATGAAAGAAGAAAAAGATTTTAAAATAAATATTGTTAATAAAATTCATAATAATAAAGAAATTAAAGATTTATTAAAAAAACATAAATTTAAAAAAAATTTAGTTGAAGATGAATTATTGAATAGTAAAAAAATTTCTTTAACTACATTTGAATGTTTGGTTATGTTACATTCAATGGATGTATTTATTATTAAAAATAACAATAGTTATACATATTTTAATTATAATAATATTTTTGAAGAAAATGATGATAATAATAATTCATATGAAAAATTTAAAGATTATAATTTTATAATATTTGAATCTTTTAGTAGTGTAGATAAAAAATTTGAATTAAATATTGAGAATAATGTTAGTAATTTATTTATAAAAAATATAATTGATAATTATTATTATTTGGAAAATTTAGATAAACCAATAAAAGCATTTAGTAGTTATAAGTTAGATGATTTAATTAATATATGTAATAAATTAAAGATAACTATTTATAATGATTCTAAAAAAAAGACAAAAAAAGAATTATATGAAGAAATTGATAAATGTCTAAGATAAATAATATAAATAATTTTTAATATTTGAAATAAGATATTATTTTTATTTTTTATTTTTTATTTTTATAAAATTGAATATTATTTATAAAAATAGTTAATAAATAATAACCATTTATATATATTATTATGTCAAAAACTAAGATTCAAAAAGATGATACAAAAGAATCATCTAACAAAACTATTTCTAAAAAATTAAAATCTGTAATTGAAAATAGTGATGATAGTGAAAATACAAAAGCATTTAAAAGAATATTAAATTTATATTTAGAAAATTTAACAAAATTTTCAGAAAATGTTATTCCAGAATTAGAAGTTCGTTTTGGTACAAAAAAAATTAAAAATATTACAAAAATAGATTTTTATAATGTTGTTAAAAGTCTTATGAATTTTGGTTTTAAATTAAATAATGAAAATTATTTTATGAAAATTATTTTAGATAATGAATTTTCAAATATTAGAACAGAACTTTCCGGTTTGCCAAATATATCACATTATTGTAAATACAATACAATTGATGATATTGTTGATAGTGAAAATATAAGTTTTGTAGAAAAAGAATATTTTAGATATAAAGATGAATTATTATATCCTTTAGATTTTGATGAATATAATTTTCGTCTTGCTTTTCAAGTTGAAAATAAATATAATATTCAAGATGATAAAATTAGAAATATTATTAGTAAATGGTCATCTACAAAAAAAATTTTTAGACATATTAAAAGATTTGAATATGTTCATCCTAATTTTCCATTTATGATACATTTAAGCATTGTTAAAACTTCGAAAGTAGTAAATGGTAAAATGGTTCCTCAATTTAATATTAAAGATTCTGATGTATTTAATTCTCTTGAACATTATGAAATAGAAATAGAATGTAATAATAATCAAATTGGGGTAGATACTAATTTTGAAACTGGGTTATTTTTATATGATTTATTTAAAAAAACAATAAAATATATTTTAATTGGTTTACAGCAAACAAATTTTCCAGTTTCATTAATAGAACAAAATAATGTAATTGAAAATTATATAAAATTAGTAAAAGGAGATGAATATGATAAACAAAAAAAAATATCTCCAAAAGATTTTATTGGACCATCTTCTAATACATTACAAATGATAAATTTATTAAATAGTGAAGATATAAATGAAACAAATTCTAGTGTTCCAAATGTTAGAAATAATTATACTGTTACAGATAAAGCAGATGGATTGAGAAAATTATTATATATAAATGATAAAGGAAAAATATATTTAATAACAACTACTATGAATATTGAATTTACAGGTTGTTATAGTGAAAATAAAGAAATATTTAATACAATAATTGATGGAGAACATATTTTAACAAATAAAAATGGAGAATATATTAATTTATATGCATGTTTTGATATTTATTATATTAATAAACAAAATGTAACAATGTTGCCATTTATAAATATAGAAAATGCTGTAAAAGAAAAAATCGATAAAAAATCCAAAAAAAAAGAAGATAGTGATGATGATGATGATGTAAAAGAAGAAAAAAAAGAAATTAAAGCAAATAATAGATTAGTTATTTTAAACAGTGCTATTAAAAAATTAAATATGAAAACTGTTTTATCTGAAAAAGAATCTGCATCAAAATATTTTAAAATTATTGTTAAAAAATTCTTTGCAAATAATATATTTGATGGTTGTAAAAATATTTTAAATAATGTTAAAAAAGGTTTATATGAATATAATACAGATGGAATTATATTCACACCGGCAAATACTTCGGTTGCAAGTAATAATGTTGGGAAAATTGCACCTAATTATAAAGTAACATGGATGGAATCTTTTAAATGGAAACCACCTGAGTTTAATACAATTGATTTCTTAGTTAAATTTAAAAAAAATGAATATGGATCAAATATAATTGGAAATATTCATAATACAGGAATTTCAATGACAACAAATAGTGCTGTTCAAAATTATTTTACACTTATTTTACATGTTGGTTTTGATGAAAAAAAACATGGTTATATTAATCCATTTAACGATATTATTAATGATTATGTAAATAAAAATGAAAAATCTGGAAATTATGGAGATTATAAACCTGCGCGATTTTATCCTACAAACCCAAGTGATAATAATGCAGGTATTTGTAATATAATTGGTAAACTTGATAATGCAAATAATTTAAAAATATATACTCTTGAAGGAGAAGAGATTGAAGATAATACAATTATTGAATTTAGTTATGATACAACTAAACCAGAATTTTGGAAATGGTCTCCATTAAGAGTCCGTTATGATAAAACTTCTGAATTACGAAATGGAGAAAAAAATTTTGGAAATGCATATCATGTTGCAAATTCAAATTGGCAATCTATACATAGACCTATTACCGAAAATATTATTATGACAGGAAATAATATTATTGTAGATAATAATGACGATGATATATATTATAATAAAGTAACAAATAAAACAAACACACGCGCATTGAGAGATTTTCATAATTTATATGTAAAAAATACACTATTAAATAAAGTTATTTCTCCTGGAAATACATTAATTGATTATGCATGTGGTAAAGGTGGTGATTTACCAAAATGGATAAATGCAAAATTATCATTTATTCTTGGTTTAGATTTATCAAAAGATAATATTGAGAATCGTATTGATGGTGCTTGTGCTAGATATTTAAATTATGCAAAAAAATATTCTGTTATTCCACGCGCACTATTTATAAATGCTAATAGTAATAAAAATATAAAATCAGGTGATGCATTTAATAATGAAAAAAATAAAAATATTGTTAAAGCAATATTTGGAGAAGGAACAAAAAATGCTATAACATTAGGAAAAGGAGTTTATAATAACTATGGAATAGCAAAAAATGGTTTTAATGTAAGTTCAATTCAATTTGCATTTCATTATATGTTTGAAAATAAAGATATTTTAACAGAATATTTAAATAATGTTTCACAATGTACGGCATTAAATGGTTATTTTATTGGTTGTTGTTATAATGGTAAAAAAATATTCAATTATTTAGAAGATGTAAATATTGGAGAATCTAGAAGTTTATTTAATAATGAAAATAAAATTTGGGAAATAACAAAGCGCTATGAAAATAATGAATTTAATAATGATGAATCATGTATAGGTTATGCTATAGATGTATTTCAAGAATCTATTAATAAAACTTTCCGAGAATATTTAGTAAATTTTGATTATGTAGTTAGATTAATGGAAGATTATGGTTTTGTTTTATTAAAAGAAACAGAATATAAGCAATTAAATTTACCAGGATCAATTGGAACATTTGAAGAATTATATAACTTTATGAATGAAGAAATTAAAAAAGATAAACGTTTAATGATGAAAATTGGAAGTGCTTTAAATATGAGTGATGAAGAAAAAAAAATATCGTTTTTCAATAATTACTTTATTTTTAAGAAAATTCGTAATGTTAATAATGATGATAAAATAAAAAAATTAGAAACAGATTTAGATGATGAAGAAAAAAACAAAGAAATAGAAAGTGAAATTACAAATATTGATAATGATTTAACACAAATGAAAGAAAAAGAAATTGAAGAAAAATCTAAAAAATTAGCAGAAAAATATTTACAAGAAAAAGATATTGATGAAACAATGATTGAATCAGAAAAACCTATTAAAATGGAAGATACAAAAGAACCTGGAAAATTACTAAAAGATTTAGTAGAACAAACAAAAGATAAAACAGAAAAAAAATTAACAATAGATGAAAAAATTGCTTTAGCGGAACAAAAACGAAAACAAAGACAAGAAGAAAAAGAAAAATTAAAAAAAGAAAAAGAAAAAGCAAAACTAGAAGCCAAACAAAAAGCAAAATCTGAAAAAAAATCATTAAAAGAAAAATCAAAACAATAAAGAAAAAATAAATAAAGTTGTCAATAATTAATATTATTTTTAAATTTTTTTTTTTATTTATATATATTATAAAAATATGCAAGATTTAGAAAATCAAGATTTAGAAAATCAAGATTTAGAAAAATTAAGCGAAAATGTTGAAAATACAGATTCCGAAGTAAATAACCAAGACGGTGGTCGTAAACGCAGAAGAAGATCTACAAAAAAAATGCGTAAACCTAAACGTAAATCGCGCGTTCGTAAATCACAAGTTCGTAAATCGAAACGTGTTCGTCGTAGCAGACGCGGCAAAAAACATTAAATTATAAAAATAACATAAACCTATATTATTAATATAATTTAGAATAAACTATATTAATAAACTCAGTATGTCATATATAAATTTACCTAGTTTAAATAATAATGATTTAGAATTAAATATTGTTTTTAATGAGAATAATGATAATAATAACTTTATATCACATTCTTTGAATAATTATTTAAGTAAAATAAAAGAACAAATTAATAATTTTAATGAAAATTGGGATTATCATAAAAAAATTACAAATCCATATGAATTTATACATACACATATACCAGGAACAAATTATTCTGTTTCAAAATATAAACCTTTAAGTAGATCTTTTTTTAAAATGATTGAAATAATTAAAGTATTTAATTTTTTAAATAATAAAGAAAATATAAAAACATTTCATTTAGCAGAAGGTCCGGGTGGTTTTATTGAAGCATTTACTTATATTCGAAATAATAATAATGATATTTATTATGCAATAACATTAATTTCTGATAATATTAATATTCCATCTTGGAAAAAAAGTAAAACTTTTTTAAATAATAATAAAAATGTTATTATTGAAACTGGTAAATCTAAAACAGGTGATTTATTATTAAAAGAAAATTTATTATATATAAAAAATACTTACAAAAATTCAATGGATTTTATTACTGGGGACGGTGGAATTGATTTTTCATGTGATTTTAATAATCAAGAACATTTATCATTAAAATTAGTTTTTGCACAAATTGTATATGCTCTAGTTTTACAAAATAAAGGAGGTAATTTTATACTTAAAATTTTTGATATATTTAAATTATTTAGTGTTGAACTAGTTTTTATCTTATGTAACATGTATGAAAATATATATATTTATAAACCATTTACCAGTAGAATTGCTAATTCTGAAAAATATATAATTTGTAAAGGGTTTAAAAATAATAATAATCAATTTATAAATAGTTTGGTTTTGAATTTTGATAAAATTATTAAAAATATTCAAAATATTAAGAGTATATTTAATATTAATATTCCAAATGTTTTTAAAAATAAATTAGAAGAAATAAATGCTATTTATGGTCAACAACAAATCGAAAATATTAATTCTACATTAAATTTAATAAGAGAATATTTAAACCAAAAAAATGATAATATTATTACATTAAACCATCTTTCATTGAATGAAGTTTCATTGAATGAAATTTCATTTAATTTTGACAAGAATAATATATCTCCAAAATCAGAAGTATTAAGTTCAGGAAATTTAAGTGAAAGAAATAGTTTTAATTTAGATGATTCAATTGAAAATAATATAGATTATATTAAAGATTTTTCAATAAATGAATTGAGAATTTTTAATGATAAACATATTTGTTTAGATAATAATTCAATAAAAAAAGAAAAATATAATCAAAAAATAGAGATTTTAAAAAATATTAATCTTCAAAAAGCAATATCATGGTGTAATAAATATAATTTTCCAATAAATAAAAATCTTGAATAAAATAATTATATATTTTTATTTAAATTATATAGTTAATATATGCATTATTATAGTTTAGCAATAGTGAGTGGTTTATTTTTTATATTATTAGATATTTTGTATAAATATACATCATGTTCAAGATTACCAGTGGAATTATTTGTATCTTTATGGTATATTATGGGTGGTTTTATATCATTAACTTACTTTATAACTAAAAATTTTTACAAAGAATCTATAAAAATAAATAATTTATTTATTATTAGTTTTATTTCTCTTCTAACATTTACTGGAAATATTATTTATTTCAAATCTTCTAAAAAATCTCCTAATCCCGGATTATCAAGAGCATTATTTTCTGGATTTTTAATATTGGGATTAACATTAACTAGTTATTTATTTTTTAATGGTAATTTAAACTTAAAAAAAATGTTGGGGGTTATATTTATAGTATTTGGTATTCAGTTTATTATTGTAAACTGAATTTGATAAATTTAATGTAAAATATTTATTTTTTTTCTTCGTATTTTATTATCTGTTATACAACCTACACAACCTGGATTTTGTAATGCTTCTTTTCTAATTTTACATTCTTGTTGTGATAAACTACCGCATAAATTTTTATTATTAAAATCTGTCTCTCTTATTAAACATCTTCTATTATTTGGATTACTACAACCATATTTTAATGCGGTTATTCTTGAAGAACTTGATATTGGTCCTGATGTTCCGTATTTTTTATTACTATTTTTAATTACAGGATTACATCCAAAAATATGATTATTACATGAAACATCGCTTTTTATTTGTAATTCATTTTGATGAAATGTTTTACATTTACTATATAAATATTCTCTATTTGATGTACAATAATTTTTATCTAAAACAGTATTGGCTCGTTTAATGATCATGGTTTGTGGATTGCATGCACTACAAACCATTTTATTTAAACTATTATCATAACTCCAATCACCTATTTGTGGAGAAATATCTAAATCTTTAAAAAAATGTATATTAATATTTTGTGCATTTTCATTGCCACAATTTATACAATTATTGCTTTGTGTTACTATATAATTTCCTGGTTTATCTAAAAAACCTATCATTGAAGAATTACTAAATGAATTTGCTGGAGCATATTGTTTTCTATAATGTTTAATAGGATTTGGTTTAAAATTATATTTTGATTTAAATTCACAATTTTCTGGCCATTTCATATTTTCAATATTATTCGGCGATGATGTTGATTGATTATTTAATATATTCTTTGTTACAATTATATTATTTGTTTTTGTTTTCCATGATTCATTTTTTTGAAATTGACTTCTATTATTTTTAATAAATATCATAATATTTTATTAATATAATATAATATAATATATTATGAAAAATAAAAATTTATTTATTAATAATATTAATAATATTAATAAATTCAAATTTGCATTTTTTATATTTTTATTCATTATTCTAATTTCTATTTTTTATAAAAATTATTTTTATACAATTGAAGGTAAAAAAGATATGGGAAAACAAGCAAAAAAAAAAGAAAAAAATTTGAATAAAGGTTTGGATATAATGGATTCTGTATAAAATAAATTATAATAATTATATATCTTTTTTTTATTTTAATATATATAATTATTAATATTAATATGGTTCTTACTTTACTAGATGCTACAAATAAAGAAATGGTAGATGAATGCTTTAGAGACAAATCCGATGATTTACCGGCGGGTCAACCATTGGGACTTGAAAGAACCGCAAAATCAGCCGTACATGTAATGGAATATACTTCTAATTTATTTACAGGTGGTTATAGTGGCGACAACCCAAATAGAACTTTGGACAGTAAATGTAACGGAAAATTAGGAAATAAATTTTTAACAGAATATGGAAAATGTAAAGAAGGGAATGAATTAAAAAAAACTTATAAAATTGTAGATAATACTTGTGATTATGGATTAATTGGATGTGTTTTTGGACAAGTTGGAGATGTTGCTAAAAGTACTAATGGCTTATTTAAAAGTATTTTTTCTTTTGAACAACCTGTTTGCAATACAGGAAGAGTAAAAAAACAAAGTAATATAAATTTACATGTTAAAAAAGGTGATAGAATGGTTACAGGTAATTTAAATACTCCAGTATATATTGTAGAAGATTTTGAAAATTTATATAATAATGTAATAACTGATTTAAAAGAAAATAATAATTTGAATGAAATAAATGAATTATATGAATTTAATAAAAATAAAATAATTAATAATGATTTTATAAGTGAAACTTATTATGTTCTTTTAATATTATTTTTACTATTTTTAACTTATAAAATAAGTAATAAAAAATAATTATAACAATTCCTTTTATTTAATAATTTAAGAAATTGTGTACCATATTTGAATCATTATTGTTTTCTATATCACCACTTAATATAGAATCTTCATACATTTTTCTAATAACATCATTTGGTGCTTCACTACCTACTTTTATTAAATTTTTTTGTCTTAAATAATCTTTTATTTCTTGTATTGATTTTGTTTTTAATAAACCAACTTCATTTTTTATATTTTTTTGTGTATCTCTGTTTTTAATTAAAATTCCTACATGTTTATTTCCTTTAATTTTACCTAATTTATATTTTTTCTTACGTGTCAATCTATTTATTTTTGGTAACTTGTCATAATTTATTTCTTCTAATTTTATTAAATTAGATTCTTTCAAATCTGTATTTATTTCATCTTGATTTGCTATTAATTTTTCATTTAATTCTAAATTATTATCATCATCTTTTATTGTTTTTTGTAAATCTTTTGGTAAATCATTGGTATCTATATCTAATTTATCGATTTTATTTATTTTATTATCTATGATTTCTGTAAAATTAGTATCTTTTTCATATTCTATATCATTATTATTATTATTATTATTATTATTATTATTATTATTATTATTATTTTCATATTCTATATCATTATTGATAGTACTATTATTGTTATTACTATTACTATTACTATTACTATTACTATTATTATTATTATTTATAGTAATATTATTTTTGGGATAATTATTATTTCTAATGTAATCATCAGTATCATTATTTTCTAATACTATTTTTATCCTTCTATTTTCTTGATTTTTTTGAGTTTTATTTAGTTGATTATAAGTTGGTTTATTTCCATTTTTTAAACAACCATAACTAGGTTGACTGTTATTTAAATTATTTGGTAATTCCATTTTAATTTCTAATGATGAATTATTTTTTGATGTCATTTTTCTTTTTTTTTCTTTATTTTTTTTTGCTAAATCTTGCAAAAAATTGAGGGATGTATTAAATTCTCGTTCAAAATCACTATTTTCAAATTTATGTTCTTCAAAAATATTTGTATTTATTATATTTGTTTCTTTTTTTTCTTCTATAATTTTTTCTTGTTCTTTATTTTTTTGATAATCTTTTACTTTTTTCATTAATTCTTTTTTAAGTTTATTTGTTTTTGATGAATTTTCTTCATCTATTATTGGTTTAACTTTTTGTGTTTTTTCTTTTTTGTTTTTTTTACCGTTCAAAGAAAATAATTCTGGATTAATTTTTAGTGTTCTTTTAGTATCAGACATATTTATATAAATAAATTATTAATATATACTTTTTTTTACTCAAAAATAAATTATAAATATTATTTTATATAATTTATTTTTTTTAAATAACTAAATTCTAAAAAAATTGATTTTAAAATTTATAAAACATATTTAAAAACATAAACTTAGATATTAAGTAACATGAATGATGATAATAATAATAATGATGGATGCGAAAAAAAATTTGAATTTAATGATGAATCAATTCCATGGTCTATTATTGAATCATATTTCAGAAATAAACATTTAAAGCAATTAGTTAAACATCAACTAGAATCATATAATTATTTTATATCAAGTCAAATAGAAAATACAATTTCTATGTTTAATCCAGTACATATTTGTAGTGAAAATGATTTTGTAAAAGAACATAATCTTTATAGATTAGAAATGTTTGTAAATTTTGAAAATTTTAATATATATAGACCACAAATTTATGAAAATAATGGTGCTACTAAAATTTTATTTCCACAAGAGGCTCGTTTAAGAAATTTTACATATTCTAGTGCCATGACTGTAGATTTAAATATTAAATGTATTGTACGAAATGGTGAAAATTATAAAAATGTTTTAAATTATGACAAAATTATTAAACGTGTTAATATTGGAAAAATACCTATTATGTTAAAATCAAATATTTGTGTTTTATCTCAATATAAACATTTAGATGTTAATAAAACTGGAGAATGTAAGATGGATCCCGGTGGATATTTTATTATTAATGGTTCGGAAAAAACATGTATCGGTCAAGAACGTGCAGCAGAAAATCAAATTTATTGTTTTAATGTATCTAAAAATAATACAAAATGGTCTTATATGGCAGAATTAAAATCTATTCCTGATTGGAAATTTATTTCACCAAAACAAATAAATATTATGATTTCTTCAAAAAATAATGGTTTTGGATATGCTCTTTATTTACAAATCCCTCGTCTTAAAAACCCTATTCCATTATTTATTATTTTCCGTGCTTTTAATATTATTAGTGATAAAGATATTTGTCAAAAAATTCTTCTTGATATTGATAAAAAAAATAATAAAAAAATGTTATATGCTCTTCAAGCATCTATTGTTGATTCAAATAGTGTAATGTCTTACAATGATGCTATTCGATATATTACTGGAAATGTTATTTATACTCCATTAAATGTTGATAAAGAAACAGGTAGTAAAAAAAAGAATGAATTTGCATTAGAAGTTATTAATAATGATATATTTCCACACTGTAAAACAAATACACAAAAAATTTATATGCTTGGTTATATGACAAATATTCTTTTACAAACATCTTTTGGATGGATTGAAGAATCTAATCGAGATTCATATGTAAATAAACGCATTGATTTAACAGGAAGTCTTTTAAATAATTTATTTAGAAATTATTTTAATAAACTTGTTAAAGACTTACAAAAACAGGTCACACGTGAAATAAATAATGGATCTTGGAAATCAAATGAAGATTATGATAATATTATTAATAGTACAAATATTTATAAAATAATTAAATCAACGACTATTGAAAATGGAATTAAACGTGCTCTTGCTACTGGTGATTTTGGAATTAAACAAATTAATAGTAATAAAGTAGGTGTTGCACAAGTTTTAAATAGATTGACTTATATTTCAAGTGTAAGTCATTTACGAAGAATTAATACACCAATTGATAAAAGCGGAAAATTAGTACCTCCTAGACGTCTTCATAATTCTTCTTGGGGATTTCTTTGTCCTGCTGAAACTCCTGAAGGTGCTAGTGTTGGTATTGTTAAAAATATGAGTTATATGTGTCATATTACAATTCCATCAAATAGTTCTGGTCTTTATGATTATACTTTACCATTAATTAGTTCTATTGATGATTATTTTGATAAACCCAATGAATTATATGATATTGTTAAAGTATTTATTAACGGTTGTTGGGTTGGCGTAACAAATGAACCAATTAATGTATATAATAATTTAAAAGATAAAAAATATAAAGGAATTATCAATATTTATACTTCAATTATCTTTGATTGTAAACTTAAAGAAATTAAAATATGCAATGATGCAGGTAGATTATCTCGTCCTCTTTTAAAAATTGTAAATAATGATATTATTTATAATACTTTAAATAAAAAAGAAATATTTACAAAACTTGATAGTGGAGAATATGATTTTAATGATTTATTATATTCTGGTAAAATTGGAGAATCTATTTTAGAATATTTAGATTCATATGAACAAAACAATGCAATGATTGCTATGAAACCAAATGTTTTAAATGAAAAAACCGATAAATATATTTATAAATATAGTCATTGTGAAATTCATCCTAGTACAATATTTGGAGTTTTAGCATCTTGTATTCCATTTCCTGAAAATAATCAATCGCCTAGAAATACATATCAATCTGCAATGGGTAAACAAGCAATTGGTATGTATGTTACCAATTTTGATAATAGAATGGATAAAACCGCATATGTTTTAAGTTATCCAATGCGACCCCTTGTAGATACTCGTTTAATGAATATTATTAAATTAAATAATATTCCATCTGGAGAACAAGTAATTGTTGCTATTGCTAGTCATACTGGATATAATCAGGAAGATAGTATTTTATTTAATAAATCATCTATTGATCGTGGTTTATTTTTAGCTACTATTTATCATACAGAAAAAGATGAAGATAAAAAAATATTTGGTAATGAAGAAATTCGGTGTAAACCAGATAAAACAAAAACAAAAAATATGAAATTTGCTAATTATGATAAAGTTAATAATGATGGTGTAATTCCTGAAAATACTGTTGTTAATGATAAAGATGTTATTATTGCAAAAGTTTTACCAATTAAAGAAAATAAAAATGACTATACAAAAACAATTAAATATATGGATGAAAGTCATATTTATAGAACTCATGAAGAAACATATATTGATAAAAATTATATTGATTGTAATGGTGATGGTTATAATTTTTGTAAAGTACGAGTTCGTAATTATCGCAAACCCGTAATTGGTGATAAGTTTTCTAGCCGACATGGACAAAAAGGAACCATTGGTAATATTATTCCAGAAGAAAATATGCCATTTACTGCTGATGGGTTAAAACCGGATATTATTATTAACCCTCATGCTATTCCTAGTCGCATGACTATTGCACAACTTAAAGAAACTCTTTTAGGAAAAGTTCTATTACAACTTGGACTATTTGGTGATGGAACTAGTTTTTGTGAATTTAAAATAGAAACAATTATTGAAGAATTACAAAAAGTTGGTTATGAATCTAAAGGTAATGAAATTATGTATAATGGTCTCACAGGTGAACAATTAGAAAGTAGTATATTTATTGGTCCTGCATTTTATCAGAGACTTAAACACATGGTAAATGATAAACAACATTCTCGTAGTATTGGTCCAATGGTTAATCTTACACGTCAACCAGCAGAAGGAAGAGCACGAGATGGTGGTCTTCGTTTTGGAGAAATGGAAAGAGATTGCATGGTTTCACATGGTGCATCACGATTTACAAAAGGTCGACTTTATGATGCATCGGATACATTTAGTGTACATGTTTGTAATAAATGTGGAATGATTGCTTGTTTTAACAATAAAGAACATATTCATATTTGTAATACTTGTGAAAATAGAACCGATTTTAAATATGTAGAAATTCCTTATTCTTGTAAATTATTATTTCAAGAATTATTAACAATGAATATTGCACCACGAATTATGTGTGAATAAACTATTTAGTAGTTTATTACAGATTAGATAAAAATATTAAAATTTATAATATATAAATAAAATAAATTTATTTTTTTTATAAAAATAATATATTATAATATATTAAAATGTCATTTACAGAACATAAAAAATTAGGCGGTGGCGAAAAAGGATATCAACCAAAATTAATCGGACATGTTGTTAATGGAGGAGAACGTGCTGCTAATCGTGGGCAATTAAGAAGAGCATTTGGTAATATGTATAATACAGGTTTAAATACTTCACCTGCATTATTTAAAAATAATATTTTAGGTCCATTTAGAAGTGCATTTAATGCAGGCGATGTTGTTACTAACAATATTGTATCTACTGATTCAAAATACGGAAAATTATCAAATCAAGTAGGTGGAAATAATTTATCAAGATTACAAACACCAAGTGATGGAAATTCTTCCCAAAATGGTAAGGCTATGTTTTCAGGAAATCCTCGTTATGTTTATGATGGATCTGATTATGCTAGATTTAAAAAATTAAATGCTATTAATAAAAATTATAATGATTTGACGCATGGAGGTGCTAGCAATAACGCAACTCAACATGCTTTTAGAAAAGTTAGAATACATTAAATATTAAATAATTATTTAGTAAAAACTTATTTATAATAATATTTATATAGTATTATTATAAATGGCAAGGAAAAAGAATTCTGATAAAGTTAAAGAAACAAATGAAAATTCTGAAGTATTACCAGAATCACCAAATAAAGAAATATTAAGTGAAATTAATATTAAAGATGAACCTGTTGTTGAACCGGAGCCGGTTGTTGAACCTGAACATGTAGTTGAACCTGAGCCTGTAGTTGAACCTGAGCCAGTTGTTGAGCCAGAACCAGAACCAGTTGTTGAATCTGAACCAGTTGTTGAATCTGAACCAATTGTTGAACCTGAGCCAGTTATAAAATTAGTTGTTGAGCCTGTAGTTGAACCAAAGCCTGTAGTTGAGCCAAAACCAGTTGTTGAACCTGTTGTTCAAGTAAAACAACCATTACAAAAACCAATTAATAGAAGAGGTGCAACTATGCCTATGTTTTTAGGAAGAAGATAATTTAATAATTTTATATATTTATGATTCTTTTAAAATATATAAAATATTTTTAAATATATAATGACTACTATAACTATTTCAAAATCTATGCCTAGTATGGTAAGTGGAAGTGAAGATAGAGGAAATACTTTTATTTTGGGAAGAAAAGCATTTTTTAATTTTAATAATCAGCCTTATAGTAGAAATCTAGATTATAGTGCTGTACAAAATAAAGTATCCAGTAATGTTTATGCAAAACCATTAGTAAATCAAAGTGGTGATTTAAGAGCACAAAAATTACGTTTAATTGCTGCTGGTTCAGGTTCGTCTAGATTAAAAGATTCAAATGATAAAGTAAGTTATTCAGAAACAAATGGTAACAAAAATTTTGTAAACAATGCTTTAACACGTGTTAGAGGAAGTGGTGGTGGAAGACCAAAATATTTTAAAAGATCATGAATTATAATTTAGTAATGTTTAAAAAAAATTTTACAACTGATTAGAAATCAGAATTTAAATAAGAATTGAAATAAATATTTAGATATATTATAAGAATGAATGAATGAAACATCCATCATTATCAAGACATTAAATCTAAATGGACCTCCAGGAAAAATAATACCATTTACAGGTAATGAGAGTGATTTTTTTAAAGCATTTAAACAAAGATACGATGATGAAAAAGAGGTATCATGGAAGACACTAATACAACAAAAATATGGATTATCTCAAGATATAATCAAGAAGTATGTAGATGCTACATACATAGCAGCCACAACGCAGACAGAGAAAAATAAAGCGCTGATTGATGTCCGAGAAATAATTAAAGAAATAAAGGACTCAATACAAAATGAAAAAGCAGAAGAACAAGAACAACAAAAAATAAATAAAGATTGGCCTACAGATTGGACTATCAATCATGGTTTATCTTGTCATCAGAAACTTAATCCAACATGGAAGGGTGATGAGCAAGAAACTAGGTTTAAAGAAGCAGTTAAATCAGCACTAAATGGAAGCCAAAACCCAGACATACTTTTATGTCAAGAATTTGGTGCAATGGAAAATCAGGATCTTATTAAAGATAAAATTGATAAAAAATATACAATAGCTGATTTTCATTCTCCGCCAGGTAGGGAGCCAAACGAATTATATGCATACAAAGATAAAATTATATTTTTAAACATATACAAAGTAAAAAAATATTTGGTGTTCTAAATGTTCATTTATGGGGTGGGAAATATGACGATATGAAAATTGTAGAAGAAGATCAATTTGATGAAATCAATGAAGAAATTGTAAAAATTTTTGATACTTACAAAGAATATTTAAGTGTTATTGCAGGTGACTTTAATTCTTGTCTTCGTGTGACTAACACAGAAGATTATAATAATTATATGATTGGTATATATAAATCGCTAAAAAAAAATGAAATAACAGAAGACGAAAAAATACAAAAAATAGCAAGTAGGCGTAATACAATAAGAGAATGGCTAACGAATAACAACTGGAGTGGTTATATTCCCGAAATTAAAACTTGTGACTATAAAACAACTCCAGATGCTATATTTTTTAAAACTGATGAATCCAATTTATCACGTAATTTAGGTAGTATAGAAAATATACAATCTTCTGATCATGATGCATTAATTTTAAATATAGAATTACATGGTAGTAAGTTAAATATTAATAGGTTGATTGAAAAAATCAGAGAACAAGCGATTGCGATATCGGGGATGTTGAATGGTAAGAGTGACGAGGATATTAACTCTGATAATCCGCTGATGAAAGCAAATACAGCAGCACAGAAAGCATTATTTGAGGTGACGACAGTAATAAATCAATATGGTAGTGGAAAAAAAAGAAAAAGATCTACAAGAAAAAGATCTACAACAAAAAGAAAAAGAAAAAGAAGAATATATACAAAAAGAAAAAGACCAAAAAAAAAGAAAAGACATACAAAAAGAAGAAACTAAATAAATATATTTAAACAATTTAAAATTATTTTTTTATTTTATTTTAGTTAAAAAATAATTTATTATGACATTAGCAGAGGATTATTTTAAATATGTAGAAGAATTTACTGCATCACATGGAAAAAAAACTATTGTTTTAATTCAAGTTGGGAGTTTTTATGAAGTTTATGGTATTTTAAACAATGATGGTAGCAATACTTATAGAGGAGCATTATTAAAAGAATTTGCAACAATAAATGATATGGTTATTGCTCCAAAAAATATGTGTGTAGGAAAAGAAGATATTTATATGGCAGGTTTTGGACTTCCTCAATTAGATAAATATGTTAAACGTCTATTAGAACATGGATATACAGTGCCGGTAATTGTACAAGATATTCAAGGTAAAAATACAACACGTAGTTTAGCATGTATTTATTCACCTGGAACATATTTTAATAATAATGATATCAATGATTCATTTGAGGATTCAAATAATAATCCCAATAATGGTTTAAGTAATAATACTATTTGTATTTGGGCTAATTTAACAAATAGTTCAATGTTAAATAAAGAACCATTTTTAACTATTGGATTAAGTATTATTGATATTTTAACAGGAAAATTAATTAATTATGAATATAGTCATCCTTATATTGATAGCCCAACTGTTTATGATGAATTAGAGAAATATATTGCAATTTATAACCCTTCAGAAACAATTATTATTACTAATAATACTAAAGATTATGATGGTAAATATATTGATGTATTAATTAATTATGCAAACATACATTCTGATAAATTTCACAAAGTTTATTTACATGGTAGTGGAGAGAAAGGTGAAAAAAATAAACAAGAAAAAAGAGAGATTAATAAAGAATACAATAAAGAATTTGAGAATATTGCATTAAATTATGAAAAACAGAAATTTCAAGAAGGATTAATTGATAAAATATATGGAATTGGATCATATTTAGAAAAACATGAATTTAGAGATTATCCATTTGCCAATCAAAGTCTATGTTTTTTATTAGATTTTATTTATAAACATAATCCTTCATTAGTAAAAGATATAGATTATCCACTATTTGAAAATCATAGTAATAAATTAGTATTAGCGAATCATTCTCTCAAACAATTAAATATTATTAGTGATCAACGTTATAATGGTAAGTTAAGTTGTGTGGCTAATTTATTAAATAATTGTATTACAAATGGAGGTAAACGAAAATTTAATTATGAATTATTACATCCTATTAATGATATTGATAAATTAAATAGAAGTTATAATGTAGTAGAACATTTATTAAATACAAATTTTTATAAAAATATTCGTAATGATTTAAATGATGTGAGAGATATTGAAAAAATAGAAAGAAAATTAGTTTTAAAATGTATAAATCCTAAAGATTTTTTTGTATTATTTAATAATCTCTCTAAAATTAAAATTTTATTTCAAAAAATTAATGATTTAAAAGAAAATAATCAACTAAATCAATATTTAAAATATTATATTAATTTTGATATTTCTGAATATTCTACTATTATTATGAATTTTATAGAAGAACATTTTGATTTGAATAAAGCAAATAATGTTGTTATTGAAAAACTAGCAAATTATGATTTAGAGAGATTAGGATTTATTAATAAAAAATTTAGTAAAAAATTAAACAATTTATTCAAAAATAGCGTAGATTGTAGAGAACAATTAAATGCAATCTCTCATTTTTTATCAGGAATTGTTGGTGATTATGAAAAACCAAAAAATCAAAATAATAAAAGTAAAAAACCTACAAAAAATACAAATAATAATGATGAAAATAGTGTTGATTATGTAAAAATTCATGAAACAAGTAAAAGCGATCCTATTTTACTAATTACAAAAAGAAGAGGTTTAATATTAAAAGAAATTATTGATAAAATTATTAAAACAAGTGGAGAGAATTATGAAATTCCATATATTTCAACATATAGTGGAACAGAAGAAAAAATAATTTTAAATCTATCTTCTCTCGAATTTAAAAATCATGGTTCAAATAATTCTAACTCTATTATTGTTAATAATCAAATTAATGAAATTAGTCATACAATTCATAATTCAAAGGATATTTTAATAGAAGCAATTGCAGAAAATTATAGTATTATTGTAGAAAAATTCAAAAATTTAAATAAAATTAATGATAATTTATCGGTTATCTCTCGTTTTATTTCATTGATTGATGTATGTCATTGCAAAGCATATAATGCTAATAATTATAATTATTGCAAACCTAAAATTTTTGATCAAAAATATAATTCTAGTTCAGAATTCTCTCAAAAACAAGAATCTAAATCATATGTTTCTTTTAAAAAGATGCGCCATTGTTTGATTGAACATATTAATAATAAAGAATTATATGTTACTAATGATTTAACAATTGGTAGTATTATAAATGGAATGTTACTATATGGTACAAATGCAGTAGGAAAAACTAGTTTTATTAAATCAATTGGTATATCAATTATTTTAGCACAATCAGGTAATTATGTGCCATGTGAAGAATTTACTTATTATCCATATAATTATTTATTTACACGAATTCTTGGAAATGATAATATTTTTAAAGGTCTCTCAACATTTGCTGTTGAAATGTGCGAATTAAGAACTATATTAAAAAATGCAACAAAAAATAGTATCATTTTAGGAGATGAATTATGTAGTGGAACTGAAAGTACATCAGCATTAAGTATTTTTATGTCTAGTTTAGAGAGATTACATAATATAGAAAGTACATTTTTATTTGCTACACATTTTCATGAAATTTTAGAATATGATGAATTAAAAGAATTAGACAAACTAAAAACATATCATATGACTGTATTATATGATAAATCTAGTAAATCTTTAATTTATGACAGAAAATTGAGAGAAGGACCAGGTGAATCTATGTATGGACTAGAAGTTTGTAAATCATTAGATTTACCTGAAGATTTTATTGAAAGATCATATAATATAAGAAATAAATATTTAAAAAATAAAGGAAAAGTTATTAATACAAAAACCAGTCGTTATAATTCAAAAAAAAGAATAGGAGAATTATGTGAAATTTGTAAAATTAATAATAGTAGTGAAGTACATCACTTGCAATTTCAAAAAAATGCATCTCCAGAAGGAATAATAAATAATGAATTTCATAAAAATCATAAAGCAAATTTAATTAATATTTGTGAAGATTGTCATAATAAACTTCATAATAATAATATTGAATATCAAATTAAAAAAACTACAAAAGGTTATAAATTAATTGAAATATGTTAATAGTTTTTTAAAAAATATATTTTTACAGAATTAACTATTTTTATTAATATAATATAAAAATTAATAAAAATGAATACAAATAAAATTAAAATATATATATTAACTTTAGCAGGAGTTTTAACAATATTAGGTCAGTTATTATTATTATTAGTTCCCGATATTAGATATTATTCATTAAATATTTTAGTTTTTGCATATATTTTATGGTGTATAGCATTCTTTTTATATATTCAAAATATTGAAAATAATAATTCTTTTCATATGAGATTATCCGCTGTATTTGTATTATTATTATTTTATTTATGTCAAGTACTATGGATTATATATAATTATAATTTTATTGATAAAAAAGATAAAAAAAGTAAAGAATATGAAGATCCTAAATATTTAGTAGAAAAAACATCATTAGGAGCCGCTCTTGCTGCATCTATAATGTTTGTTTTATCTACAATATATCCAAACTTTTCTTTTAAATCATGTTATGGATTAATTGGATCTTTATCTTTATTAAGTGCTGCAATTATTTCATTATTTAAATCAATAAATCAACATATGACAGTAGCAATAGGAATGATTTTAATATTAATCCAGGCTTGGATTAATAATATATACTAGTTAATTTTTTATAGAGTATTTATTGATTGTTTTATTTTTTTTACACGCGGTAATTTAACACCCAATATTTTTTCAATATTGGCAATTTGTAAATTAGTAGGAACTTCTTTATTATTTTCCCAACGACCAAGAATTTGTTGATTTACACCAATAATATTTGCTAATTCTTTTTGAGTTTTTCCTTTGGTTGTTCTTGCTTGTGAAATTAACTTTCCAAGATCTTTAGGTGCTTCAATTTTGACTTCTTCTGGATTTAATACTTTATTACTATGTATTTTTTTTGCCTCTTCATTTTTTTTTGCATTTAATTTATTATTAAATGTAATACTATTCCAATCTTGATGTTCCATAATAATTATACTTAATAAATAATAATTATTTTTAATATAATATTTTCAATTTTATATTATAAAATATTATTATAATTATTATTGTTAAAATGGTATATATATATTTTTTTTGTTTATTCGCTTTTTTTTTATCGTTTATATTATTAAAAGTAACATTATACCAGTATTAATATTCCATTTTAAATATGGTTAAAAATAATATTTATTTTAATATAATATTTTGAATTTTATTTTATAATATTATTATATAATAATATTGTTAAATGGTATTAAAAAAAAATAATACTACAAAAAAAAAAGCAAAAGGTAAATCTAAATCCAACTCAAAGACTTCATCTACCGCATCAGATAGATCTAATAATAATTATCTTATTGAATCTATTATTGGAGGTATAATAGGAAAAATTAGTGCTACTTCTAAAAATGGCAATATATTTCCAGTATCTTTGTTTACAAAAGAACCTCGTGTATTTGATGTTAATTTTAATAAACCGATTGGAACTATGAATTATGATTATAAAAAAATAAAAAATATAACAGGTGTTAAATTACGAGATGAGTATATGGTTAATTATGGAAAAATAGAAGAATATTTAACAAAGTCAAATGTTCTATCTATTGGTCAAAAAATAAAAAATATTTATGAATGTTTAAATGAATTACAAATGTATAAATCTATACGTAAAATGAAAAATGAATATAAAAATGTTTTAAAAGAAAAAACTAAATTAATTACTACATATATAGAAGAGTTAAATAGAGATTTAGATTCTTCTAAAAATTTACCATTTTCTTTAGGAACAAATGTTAAGACATTAATTAATAATGAAATTGATAAAATAAACAGAAATTTAAGCAAAATATACGGTAAAGAAGAGACAAAAGAAGAAGAACAATATTTAATAATTGAAAAATTAGTTTAACTTAGTATAATAAAAATAATTTATATAAAATATTTTTATACTATAAATGAATAATAATAATATAATAGTAAAACAAAAAATAAGAGAATTAAAAAAACAAAATAAAGATTTGGATAATTCTGCTACAAAAGCAGCATATAGATTTATAAGCAAACAAATATTAAACAGAAATGCAAAAGGATATAAAAAATCAAAAAAATATAAAAAATCAAAAAAATATAAAAAAAAAATTATAAATTTAAGAAAATCAAGAAAATCAAGAAAATCAAGAAAATCAAGAAAATTTAGAAAATAAATGTAATAATTTATAAAAATATTATATTTATATATAAATATATGTTAGCAAAAAATATGAGCAATGTATTACCAGTTATTGGAATGGTTTTATTTTTGGTAGTATTAAGTATGATGGCAATAAGCTATTTTGGTGTAAATATGAATGTCACTGATGGTGTTAGAAATTTAAACAGAAGCGCAACATTTGAAGGAATGAAAAATAAAAAAGAAAAAGAAGAAGAAGTTAGTGAATCATCAAATTTAATGGAATAAATTTGTAAATTTATTAAAATTGATATAATATTTTAAAATAATTTAATTAAATATTATATATTATTAATAATTAAATATGATTATTCCTGTAAAATGTTTTACATGTGGAAAAGTATTAGGAAATAAATATCGTTATTATGTTCGTGAAGTTCAAAAAAAAAAAATAAATAAAGATATTAATGTTGAAAAAGTACAATATTTAACAAAAGATTATATTGATAAAACTCCCGAAGGAGAAGTTATGGATAAATTAAAATTAACAAAATATTGTTGTAGACGTCACATGTTAACACATGTTGATATTGAATAATTTTATTAATATTATTTAACAAATATAAATATTTTAATAATATTTTTTTTACTATTATATTTGAATATATATAATGGCAACAAAAAAAAAAATATTAAGAAGAAATAAAAAAACAAGAAGAAAACAAAATAAAATTAGATTTATTAAAAAAAATAATATAAAATTAAAAATTAAAAATTTAGGAAAAACAAAAAGAAGAAATAAAAAAATACAATATGGTTGTAGTGTTAAAAATATGAAAGGTGGAGATGCAACATTAAATCCTTTATCAGAAGTTAGAAATAATTTAGAGTATAGTTTTGGATCATTAGGAGGCACATTACATGGTGAAAATACAAATAATTTATTTACAAATTATAATAATTATCCATAAATTTATTATATAATTATATAATAAATATGGCAAAATATTTTGATAAATATTTAAAAGATTTTAAAAATTTATGTACTCCAGCATTTGTATATTTATTTATATCAGTTTTAGCATTTATAGTAATTGCTATTCAAAATTTTGGAAATACTACAAAATATTGTATAGGTCAATTTGAATGTTATTTACCAAATACATTTATTATGTTTGTATTTAAGGCAATATATATATTATTTTGGACTTTTGTATTAAATTCATTATGTAAAGCAGGATATAGAGAAATTTCATGGTTTATAGTTTTATTACCAATAATATTATTGTTTATTATTTTAGGTTTAGTTATTGTAACATATACAAAAGGAATAGAAATGCCATAAATATTAATTAAGAAAAAAAGTTTTAATATATATTATATTTTATACTATAAATATAATATATTATGTCAAATAATAATGATAATGTTATCTGGAATATTATAGATAAATATTTTCAAGATAATCCAAATATTTTAGTAAAACATCATCTTGATTCGTATAATGATTTTTTTAATAAAAAAATTTATAATATATTTAAAGAAAAAAATCCTATAAAATTATTTAAAGAACAAGATGAAAAAACAAAAGATTTTAAATATAAAGCAGATATTTATATTGGAGGAAAAGAAGGAAACAAACTTTATTTTGGAAAACCTGTTATATTTGATGAAACACATGAACATTATATGTTTCCAAACGAAGCAAGATTAAGAAATATGTCTTATGGAACAACATTACATGTAGATGTAGAAGTTGTTTATAATATAATGGATGAAGAAAATAATTATATTAAAACCGAATCAACATTTGAAAAAATATATCTTGGAAAATTCCCAATTATGTTAAATTCTGATTTATGTATTTTAAATAATTTATCACAAAAAGCAAAATTTAATATGGGTGAATGTAAAAATGATAGAGGTGGTTATTTTATTATTGATGGCAAAGAAAAGGTTTTAGTTAGCCAAGAAAAATTTGCCGATAATATGTTATATGTTAGAGGAGACTATAATGATATATATAGCCATTCTGCTGAAATTAGATCTGTAAGTGAAGACTCATCTAAACCAGTTAGAACATTATCAATTCGTATTATGAGACCATCTGTAAAATATACAAATAATCAAATATTAGTAAATATACCAAATGTAAGAAAACCTGTACCATTATTTATTCTTATGAGAGCATTGGGAATTTTAAGCGATAAAGAAATTATTAGTTATTGTTTATTGGATATGGAAAAAAATTCACATTTAATAGATTATTTCAGACCAAGTATTCATGATGCTGGTAATATATATAATCAAGAAGTAGCAATAAAATATATAGCAACATTAACAAAAGGTAAAACTATTTCTCATACAATGGAAATTTTAATTGATTATTTATTACCTCATATAGGAGAAACAAATTTTCAGAGTAAAGCATATTATATAGGTTATATGGTAAATAAATTATTAAAAGTATTTATAAATGAAGAAAAACCAACAGATAGAGATAGTTTTAAATTTAAAAGAGTAGAATTAGCAGGATCATTAATTTATGATTTATTTAAAGAATATTATACTTTACAACAAAAACATATTTTCCAAAAAATCGATAAAGAATATTATTATAAGCAAGGTATTTATCAAGAAAATTTTATTTCACTAATAGATGATAATATAAATGAATATTTTAGAGAAAAAATTTTAGAAACAGGATTTAAAAAAGCATTCAAAGGATCTTGGGGTGCAGAAGAACATACACATCGTCCTGAAGTAATTCAAGATTTAAATCGTTTATCATTTAATTCATTTTTATCTCATTTGAGAAAATTAAATTTACCATTAGATTCTAGTGCTAAAGTTGTTGGACCACGCTTATTACATTCATCACAATGGGGTATTATTGATCCAGTAGATACACCAGATGGTGGAAATGTAGGTTTACATAAACATATGTCTTTAGGAGCACATATTACTAGTGGTTATTCTTCAAAACCAATAATAGAATTTTTAAGAAAAGTTATTTTTATGGAATTATTAGAAGAATGTACTACAGAATATATTTCAAAATCGGTAAAAATTTTTGTAAATGGTGCTTGGGTAGGTATTGTAACTGAACCAGAAAATGTAATATTATTACTTAAACAATATAGAAGATTAGGTTTATTACCAATTTATACAAGTATAACATGGTCAATAAAAGATAATATAATTTATATTTATAGTGATTCAGGTAGATTAACAAGACCTATTTTTTATGTTGAAAATAAAAATATTAGTTATAATAAAGAAAAAATATATAAAAAATTAGTGGAAAATGATTTTACATTTAATGAACTATTATTAGGATTTAATAAATTCAAAGATCATGAAAAAATATCAAATAATATGGAAATGTTTATAAAATCAAATAATGTATTTTCCAATATTCAAGATTTATATTCTACTTCTAATTCTAAAATAGATGAAGTTTTAAAAAAATTAGATGAAGAATGTGGAATTATTGATTATATTGATACATCAGAAGCAGAAAATTCTTTAATAGCAAATTATGAAGAAGATATAACAAAATATACTAGTCATTTAGAAATACATCCTTCTTTATTACTCGGAATTATGGGAAATCAAATTGTATTTCCTGAAAATAATCAATTACCTCGTGATCTTTTTTCATGTGGTCAAAGTAAACAAGGTGTAAGTTTATATAATTCAAATTTTCAAAATCGTATAGATAAAATGGGTGTAGTATTAAACAATGGACAAGTTCCATTGGTCAAAAGTAGATATTTAAAATACATTTATAACGAAGAACATCCATATGGTATAAATGCTATTGTTGCTATTGGATGTTATGGTAGTTATAATGTAGAAGATAGTATATTATTTAATGAAGGATCAATAAAAAGAGGAATGTTTAATACTACATATTTTAATATGTATGAAGCACGTGAAGAAAGTTCTAAAATAGCAGGTTCAAATATTGATTCTAAATTTGCAAAAATAGAAAATGAAAATGTTGTTGGAAAAAAACCAGGTTATGATTATTCTTTATTAGATGAAAATGGTTTAATAAAAGAAAATAGTCAACTCGATGATAAAAAAGTAATAATTGGAAAAATAACAACAAATGTTAATAATGAAACTAATTTTCTAGATGCATCTGTTACACCAAAAAAAGGACAACTTGGTTTTGTAGATAAATCATTTATAAGTGAAGGAGAAGAAGGTTATAGATTAGCAAAAGTAAGAATAAGAGAAGAAAGAATACCAGCAATGGGAGACAAATTTTGTAGTAGATGTGGGCAAAAAGGTACTGTAGGTCTTATTATACCAGAAGAAAATATGCCATTTACAGATGAAGGAATAAGACCAGATTTAATAATAAATCCACATGCATTACCAAGTAGAATGACTATAGGACAATTAGTAGAAACCCTAATGGGAAAAGCATGTGCTATATATGGAGGATATGGTGATTGTACTGCTTTTATAAATAAAGGTCCAAAATATGAAACATTTGGAAGAATGTTAAAAGATATAGGTTATAATTCAACCGGAAATGAATTATTATATAGTGGAGAGACCGGTGAACAACTTCAAATGGAATTATTTATGGGTCCATGTTACTATATGCGTTTAAAACATATGGTTAAAGATAAAATTAATTATCGAGCACAAGGCCCTAGAACAGTTCTTACTCGTCAAACTGTTCAAGGTAGAGCAAATGACGGTGGACTAAGAATTGGAGAAATGGAACGTGATTGTGTTATAGCACATGGTGCAACCAAATTTTTACAAGAATCAATGTTAAAAAGAGGGGATGAATATCAAGTAGCTATTTGTAATAATAGTGGTGCAATAGCAATTTATAATAAAGAAAAAAATATATTCATAAGTCCATTTGCAGATGGTCCATTAAAATTTAACACATCTATAGAAGGAAATCAAAATATAGAAGTAGTTACAAAATATGGAAGATCTTTTAGCATTGTTAAAATTCCATATGCATTAAAATTATTAATGCAAGAATTACAAGTTATGAATATTCAAATGAGAATAATTACAGAAGATAATGTTGAACAACTTACATCTATGAATTTTTCTAAAACTATTGATTTAATTAAAAAAAATAATTTAACAAATGAACAAAAAAAAGAAATTTTTAATGAAAAAACTATTCAAGAAGAAGAAACTTTAGAAAAATCAAAAATGATTAAACAAGAAAATTTAGAAAAAGAAGATAGAGATTCAGATGAAGATTCAGAAGAAAGTAATTATTCTGAAACAGATAATAGTTTAAAAGCAAGACTAAATAGAGTAAGAAAAGAATCACTCAAAAAAGCAGAAGAAAGTTATGAAGAATCAAAAGATTTAGAAGATTCTGATAGTGATGAAGAAGAAAAACCACCAATATCAATAGATAATGAACCATTAAGTGAGAAATTATCTAATGCATTTAATTCATTTGTTGAAAATTTAACTGGAAATGCAGAAGAAAAAAAAGAAGATAAAACAATTGAAAATGAAAAAGATGAATCAAAAAATATAAATTTTAATCCTGAAATTGAAAAAGATTTAAAAACAGATGAAAAAAAAAATTCTATTTTAGAAGTAGATACAGAACCATTTAATGAAACTAGTAATGTTGAAGATAAAGATAAAGATAAAGATAAAGAAACAAAAAAAGATAATATAGATATGACTGGAGGAAATGGTGTAAAAAATATACAATTTAATTTATTATAAAAAATTTATAAATTAAAATTATTATAAAATTATTATAAAATTGAAAATAATTTAAGTATATTAATATTATTATATTAATTAATATTAATATAATGACTACAAGTAATAGCACTATAATAAGTATTTTCAATTCTAGAAAATATTTATTAGAAATTTTAAATTATAGAGGATTTGATACTAGTAATTATGAAAATACTAATATTAGCGAAATTGGTATTTTAAGTGAACAAAACCAATTAGATATGTTATTAAATAAACCAGAAACTGGGAAAAAAATTTATGTTAAATTTTATGTTGAAAAAACTATAAAATCACAAAATATATATTCAATTATTGAAGATTTATTTCATTTAGAAAGTATATTAACAAAAAATGATGATTTAATTATAATTGTAAAAGATGAACCAAATGATACATTAATTGAAACTGTAAAAGATATTTGGACACAAGAAAATATTTATTTATCATTAATAAATATTAAAAGACTACAATTTAATATATTAAATCATAGTCTTGTTCCAAAACATACTATTTTAACAAAAAAAGAAGAAGAAGAATTTAAAAAAAAATATAATATTTTAGATAATAAAAATATTCCAGATATTTCTTATTTTAGTCCAGTAAGCATTGTTTTAGGTATTCGTCCAAATAATATTGTTAAAATTGAAAGAAAGAGTAGAACGGCTGTTAAAACAGAATATTATCGTGTTTGTAAAATTTATTAATACTACTATTTAATTATCAAAAAAATAATACTAATAAATTTTATTATTATTAAAAAATAATATTAATTTATTTTTTAATAATATATTAATATTATAATTATTAATGAATAACTTTTTTGAATTTGAAGAAAAAATAAATGAAGACAATGGTAACGGTTTTTGTTATATGGCAAATGCATCTTTTTATAAAAATGGTAATTTTGGAGATAATTTAGATGATATTAGTTTATCTAATTTTTTAAGTAATAATTTTATTAAACAAGAATTTTCTATTACTAAAAAAGAAGATCCAACTAATTCCGATTATAAGAATATTTATTCAGAATGTAAAAAAAAAGCACTAAATAATAATAAAGATTTTTTTTTAGTAGAAGATTTTTCTTATAATGATCAAGATAGTGATAACTTATATTTTCAATATAATTGTTATATACCAAAAGCATCTGCTAAATGTGAAATTAGTAATAATCTTTCTAGTTTATTTGATCCTGTTAATAATGTTATAAATACTTTATTTGGTAATATAGATGAAAATGTTGAATCTAATAGTGATAGAATGAATAATAGTATTAATAGTAATGTTTTAACAAATTTAAATGAATATAGTAATTATAATAGTGAAACTAGTTGTACAAAATATACAATAGATGGTTCTTCTATTACTTTGCCTAGAAAAAATAATTTTGTATTATACAAAACAAAATTAATAGATAATGCTGTTTTAAATGACTTAACAATAACTTCATATGAAGAATATACCAATGATGATATAAATAATCCAAGTGGTTTACTAAACATATTAAATTTAGATTCAAATTTTAATACTATTGTTTCAGATTTGTCACAAGCACTATATCAAGATATATGTGTTTCAAATCCACCTAATACAAATTTTGAAAATACAAATATTGCTATACAAAATTTAGAAAATTTTTATTATAATACAATTGATAATTTAAATAGTTTATCAAATGATATTTCAAGTATAACATTATTAACACAATACGATACATATTATTTAAAACGTTTAGAAGAACAAATAATAAATGAAAGAAAAAAATTAAAAAATTTATTTGGTGTAGATGGTGCAAATAATGGTAAATTTTTAGATACTAAATATATGAAAAATTTGAAATTAAATGAAATAATAATTATTAGTTTATTACTAATTTTTTTAATTTTTATTTATAGTAAAAAGAAATAAAATATATATATATTAATAATGGCTACATATTTTAAAAGCGATGAATATAATTTTGATTCTAAACAATCTTTGATTATGGAAAATAAAAAAAAAGATTTAATTGAATCTCATAATTTTATAAATAATACAAATAATTTGGATTCTATAAATGAAGCTAAAGATTATTTAGGATGTACTGGTAATAAATGTAGTAAAATAGAAAATAATGAAGTAAATAATTTTAAAAATCCTGTAAATAGTAACGAAAATAATAAATCTAATAATATGAATAAGAATATATATACAAATATTTTTAGTGATTTATTTAATAATTATGGAAAAAGTTTTGTATATTTTATTTATATATTATTTGTAACTATATTGTTAACATATAGTATTTTAGAAAAAAATAATATAAATTTAGTAATAATATTAATTTTAACTTTAATTTTTGTATTATATAATATATTAATTGATAGAAGTTAATTTATAAATATTTTTTCATAATATACTATAAGTATAATATGAAATATAATAATTACAAAAAATTATCTATAATATCTTTACTTTTATTATTATTAATATACATTTTATATACAGATAATAATTTACATGAAAATATATTAAAAAATAATATTATCAATAATGATTTTTTTAAAATAAAAGAAAATTTTAATGATTATGTAAATGTATGTAAAAATGGAGAAATACCTCAATTTTATAATTTAGATCAATATAAATTAGGAAATAGTATAACAATAAATAATGATACTTCAGGATGTAGTTCATTTTGTAATTTAAATCAAGATTGTGTAATGTATACTTTAAATAATAATAATTGTAATTTATATAGTAGTAGTGGAAATAATAACATAAATGTTCAATGTGCCAATTCAAAAGATACAATTATTGATGAAAATGATTATGTAGATGATATAAATTATATATATAATGGCGTAGGATATGTTAAAAATAATTATTATAATGAAAATAATAATAAATTTAAACATATTGATTATTTATTAAAAAAATCAAATATTATTACTAGTAATTTTAATACTATAAAATCACATATAGATAGTATAACATATGATAATGCTGAAAATAAGAGAAATATTATTTATAGTTTATATTCAGACATTGATAAAGACTTAAGTAATGTTTCAAGTTATTATAATGATAACAATTATATTAATAATATGTTTACATTTTTATTACCAAAATCTGAATTATTTAATATTCCTGAATTATCAATGAACTTTAGAGATGAACAATATAAATTTGAAGATTTTTATAAAAGTTTTGATAAATTATTTAAAAGTAATATTAATAATACAGGCAAACTTGAATCCACTAATATGGAATATAATAGAAGATATTTAGTATATATTATTTTATCATTTATATTAGTAATTACATTATTAATATTATTATTATATATATTTTTACCAAAATTAATTTCTAATTTATTTATGTTTTTTTACTTTATAGGAATTATATTATTAACTTTTTTTGTTCATTTAATTTTAAAACAATAATCTATAAAAAATTATTATAATAAAAAAATTATATACATTATTATTATAATATATAATAATAATAATGTCAAATAAATTATATAGTAATCCATTAGGAGATACAAGTGTTGATATTAGTTATAATAATATACAAAATTATTTTAAAAATACAAAAACATTACATGCACAAGTTGATGATTTTAATAAAAAATATAAATCAAATGAATTACAATTAATACTATGGAGTTCAACCGCTGCTATTGGTATTTTAATAATTTTAGCATTAATTAGAAATATGAAAGAATAAATTAAGTATTTAAAATAAATTTTTTAATATATAAATATTATAATTAACTATTATAATATGGGTGGAGGTCCATCAAAACCAAGAAGAAGACCAAAAAAACAAGTAATGGATATGGATGTTGCAGAAATTAAAAATATTAAAGCACAGGCACAAAGAGAATTAAATACTATAACTGATAAAAAAAAACGCGCACAATATGAAAGTTATATAACACAACTTAATTCACAACAAGCAAAACTTGAAGCAAATAAAACAAAACAACAACGTTTAAATGCAGAAAGAGAAAAAGTTATAACACAAAGATCGCGATATGAAGCACAAAGAGCAAAAAATGATGCAAAAACAGCAGAAATTACTGCACAAAGAGCAAGACAGGGAGCACAAAAAGAAAAATCAGATGCAGAAAAAGCACGATGGGAAACACAAACAGCAGAATTAAAAGCAAAAAAAGCAAAATCAGGTGCATTAACAGCACAATCAGATGCACTAATAGCAAAAAATTATACAGAAATAGCACAAAAAGACTCAGAAAAAATTCTAACGAATTTAGAAAATGACAATGATGTAGGTATGCTTGCAAGTCAAATTATAAATCCTACGGTTCAAGCTGCTATAATTAATCATGATAAAAATTATCTTGAAAGTCTTAAAGATACAATAGAAAAAAAAGAAACTTTTATGAATTTTTTAAATTCAAATGATAAAGAAGGTTTCGATGTTATGGATTTTATTAATCTATATATTAACAATGAAGAAGAAAGAATTGCAATGGAAGAAAAAGATTTACAAATTCAAATAAATGATGTCAAAAAACATCAAGGATTAGAATTTGGTGCATTAAGAAATGATATTTTGGGTAAAAATTTAATGAATTACATGATTAATGAAGAAGGTACAAATGTTGAAAAAGTTTATAATAAATTAAATCAAGAAAATAATGATGCTTTAAGAAAAATACAAATATCAAATTATTATACAAAATCATATAAAGAATATATTAATTTATTAAAAATTATATTAATAGCAATTGCTATTATTATTCCAATTTTAATATTTAATAAATTGGAAATAATTAGTAAAAATATATCATTGTTATCAATTAGTTTAATAATATTACTAACATCAATATTTTGTATATATAGAATTTATTTATTATATATGAAAGATCCAATTAACTTTGATAAAATTAAAATTCCTTATGATAGACAAATGAGAGAATTAAATGACCAAAAAAAATTAAAATATAAAGATTCTCCTTTTAAATCAGCAGGAATAACATGTTTAGGAGATGAATGTTGTGATAATGATATGATTTATGATAATATTAGAAATAAATGTATTAACAAAAGACAAGAAACACAAGAAAGTTTTCATAATTATTTTGATAATGCAATGAAAATTAATAATTCAAATAAAAATATTATTGAACAAAATGATATTCCGGAATCACAAAAAACATTTTCATATTTAGGAGGAAATGCAAATATAATTAAAAATAGTAATCATATTAAAGAAGGTTTAACAAATAGAAGAAATTTATTACAACAACTGGCTGGTGCATCATTGAAAAACTCATCATATGATAAATTTTAAATTAAATATATATATTTAATATTATAATATATATTTAATATAGTATATAATTTATGACTGCTGCTGATAATATTTTAACATCTGTTGCTGACCCAAATAATTTAGATGTATTAAAAAATAGTTTAAATGATCAAATAAAAAATACATTAGAAAATGAATTTTTAGGTGATTATACATTTAAATTAGATGATTTAATTAAATCAAATGAAAAATATATTAATCCTAAAGAATATAATAAAAGAGAAAATGTAAAAAAGAAAAATAATTGGTATAATATAAAAAATCAATTAAATCCACATATAGAAGGATTTATTGAAGGTAATACTGGATCTATTAATGAAATTACTGCAGATGGATTAATTGCAAGAAGTGAGCATTTAAAATCAATATCTCAAAATTATCAAGGTGATTGTCTAAATAATATAAATGTTACAATGGAACAATTTTTAAATGGAGATAACAATGAATTTGGTGATGGAGAACAATCTTATTATGAAAATTTAAAAAAAACCATTTCATCGCAATTAAAAGCATATAAAAATTTATATGAGTATAAATCTACAATGGGATTATTAAAAAATGGAAAATTTAATGAGTTAAAAAATATAAGATCAAAAATAGATACTTATACTCAAAATTTATATATGGATAGTAGAAAAAATACTTATGAAAATAAAAATTATGAATTTTACAAAAATATACATTTTTATTTATTAATTATTTATTATTCTTCATTTATTTTATTTTTAATTTTTTCAAATTTTATTCAAGAACAACAATATTATAATAAAAAAATGATATTATATTTAATTTTATATCTAATATTTCCAATAATTTTACCATATATTTTAGCATATTTAAAATATTTATATGTTTATTATTTAGAATATAATAATACAAGAGAAGAAATTGTTAGTTATCCTGATTTAGTAAATAAATATTATGATAAAATAGAATAATTCTTTAATTTGATTTATATATATATATTATAAATAATGAGAAAGTCAAAAAAAAATAAAGCAAAATATGATAAAAAAGGCAAAGGTTTTATTAAATTTACTAATAATACCAATAGATTAACTCGTGCACAAAAAAGAGATTTAGAAAACAACTTTAACGAAATTTTAAATGAATTAACTTCTTCACGAAAAAATAAATTAAATAAAACAATGGCAAAATTTCAAGGAAAAATCCGTGGAAAATTTACTAGAAAAAATTTTGATCAATTAAAATTAAAATTATTAAAAGAAAAAGAAAAATACTTAAAAAAATTAAAGGGACCAAATTCTTCTAAGAGATTACAAGAACTTCCTATTCCAATATTAAATGAAATATTAAATAATATTTTAAAAAAAGATGAAGATAATTATGAAGATGTTAAAAACATTTTAATTATATTAATAATATCATCTAATATTAGTGAAAAATTTAATGAGTGTTTAAAAAAAATAATAGAAAATCAAAATTTAATTTTAATTGAATGTCAAAAAATAGTAAAGAAAATAGATCATATTATAATATTATTATACGGAAATCCTGGTTTAGATACACAAGGAGAACGTGACAGTTTTCTACAAGCATCACAATTACAATCTATTAGCGTTAGAAATTCTATGAATAAAATATTAGAAAAAATTGATAATTTAAGATCAAAAAAAAATAAAATTATTGAATATTTAAATAAAATTTATAGTTTAATTTACACAAATGATGATAATGATTTATTAAAAGAATTAATAAATATAATTAATGTTGATTGGCATAATGAAATTATTATTGCAGAACATAGTAGAAATATTACAAATATACAAGAAAAAATAAAAGAATATAAAGATTTTTTAAAATCAAATATTAATGAAATTGAAAAACAATTTGAAGATTTATTAAAAAATAAAATAACACATACAAGAAACTTAGATGAAATAAATAAAATAACTGAACCAATATATGATTATATATCAAAATTAAATGAATTATTTTTATAAAACAAAATAGAAAAATATAATATAAACAATAATATTTAAATATTCAAAAACATATATTTAAATATTAATATTTTTAATCTTCTTCATTATCAGAGTCACCATCACTATCATCATAATTAATTTCTACATTTAACCATTTTCCTCTACTTGCTTTACCATACATTTTATCCATATAATCTGTGATTTCTTTTCCATTTGGTAAATTATTACGACCATAATTCATAATATACCAATTTTTAAATTCTTCAAGAATTTCTGTTTTCTTTATTTTACCATCGCGTTTTTTAATAATTTTATCTTTTGCAAATTCTGTCAAATAATCTTGATTTTCGCGATATTTATCACTAACAGATAATACTATTTTTGCATCTTTTACATGGCCCTGTGTTTCAAATGCTGTATTTACTAACATTGACATCAATACTGGAGCCCAAATATCAAACTTTTCATCAATTTTAGTATCTACTTTATATTGATAAGGATAATTTGCTTTTGGAAACTTCTCTTCATTATTATATGGATCACTTACAAATTTTGACATAAATTCACATAAACGAATTCTTCGCCAAGTACCATCATCATTTGTATTAATATCAAACAAAACATTTGTACATACTACTAATTTAAATTGTGGAATAAATGTTACAGTATCTTTAAATAAAGCACGTCCTTGAATAGGATCACCACCAGTAATTTCTTTCATAATACCCTCATTTATTTTATCTCCTTTACTTGGTTCTTGCATAACTGCATAACGTATTCCTTGTAGTTGTACAATTTCAGAAGATGTAGAACCAATTCCATTTCTTTTTTGTGTAATAAGAGTAATTGGAACTGTTGCTTTATAATCTCCTAAACATTTTGTCATTAATTCAACTAATTTTGATTTACCATTACGACCACTACCATTATAAATATTAAATGTTTGATTTTCATTTGTACCAATTAATACTGATGCTAAATGTTCCCACATATAATTTTTAAGTTCTTCATTTGGAAATAATTCTTTAATAAATTGATTTATTTCATCTATAACAGATTCATAATTTAAAGATTTGTTTAGTGGTATTGGACCTTTTAATTTATTATATGGAATATAATCTATTTTAGTAGATTTTGAAATATAATCATCTGGTTTACCTTTTCTAGATAATTTATTTTTAAAATCAATAACACAGTTATTAAATGATAATAAATAAGGATTAGAATCTAATTTATCCATAAAATCATTATCATAAAATAAATCACGTGCTTCTTTCATAATATTATTTTTCCAACTGGTTGTTTTTAATAATATAGATATATCTCCTAATTTACATGAACGTACTTTTAATGCTTCTGTATTTTGATCATTATTTTCCATTTTTGTAATTGTTTGAATTAATTCATTTGTTTTCTTGACATAAATATCATGCATTTTTCTAGAAATATGTAATCTTAAAGAATTACCACTATCTACTTCATTCCATTTATCATTTTTATATTCATACCATTGATTATTTTTAACACTTACACAAACAAATTTATCTTTAAAAAGTTGATATAAAACAATTGCTAAATCATATTCACCCACTTTATCTTTTCTAATAATAGATTCTAATGTTTGATCAATATAAAAACTAATTGTTTCTTGTCTAATATTTTGATATTCTTTTAAATTATCTGTTTTTGCCCAATACATAATAGAACGACTTGTTAAACCATCCGAATTTTTTATTTCAAAAGAATTCCATAAATTATAAAAATCAGGAATATCTGCAAAATTAAAACTATTTGATTTACTACTAAATTTCATCCATGTTAAAAATAACTTTTCATTTGTATTTTTTAATGCCCATCCAACTCTGATCCATTTGCTATAAGAACCTTCTCCATAATAATTTTCGGGTAATATTAGTACAAAATCATGAATCTCTTTTAATTCATAATCATTTTGAATTATTGAATCAATAAATATTTCTATTAAATTATCTAGTTGAGCCATATTAGTAATTTTTGAAAAATCATATAAATCTAAATCTATATTGTTGTTTAAAATAACTGGTTTATTAGATTTATTTTTATTGTTTAATTCATTATTTTCTTTTTCAATTGCATCTAATATATATACATTGTCTTTTACTTGTAATTTATTATGTTCACTATAACGCGCAGACATTAAATGAATATGATCTTGAATATTAATTTTTAAAACATTATTTTCTTTAATGTTAAATCCATCTTCATCATCATATTTAACTTCATAAAAATTTGTAAGTTTATAATCTTTATTTCCTGGTTTTTTTGAACCAAATAATTGCCAATTAACAAATCCTTTTGTAACACCTTCATCAAAAACATCTTCAAAAGAATTTATAATAGGAATATTTTCAAATATTGATTCAATATCATTAATTATTTTTTTACGTAATAAACACTGTTCTCCTTTTGACATTTTTAAAGTAAATATTAAATGAATACCATCTTTTGTTTTATCATCTAAAATATTAACTTCTGGTTTTTGTAATACATAAATATTAAATCCAACTTGATTATCTAGCATATAAATTTCTTCAAATTTATTAAGGTATAATGTAATAATATCTACAATGTGTTCATTAGTGTGTTGTCGTGTTTTTATATTAGAATCATATCTCAAATCTATATCAACTAATAAAGGTCCATCATTAATTAATTGTTTTTCAGTTAAATATTCTTCATTTTTATTTTCAAAAATGCTTTCATAATAAATATTTAAAAATTCATTATATTTATCGTCTGGAATATTATAACTACCACCAAAAATATTTAAATCTTTTGATCCAATTCTTGTATTTGTTATAGTAGAACCTTTTTCTGCTCTATAATGTTTCAAAAAATCATCTAAACGTTTAGATGTAAATGTATTGCTATTTGATGATGAAGTTTTCATTAAATAAATATTTACTTATATATATTAATATATTTTTATTTCAATTTTAAAATATTTTAAAAAATCAAATAAAAATATATTAATTAATATATTATGTAAAATGAGTTTAAATAAATCTACTATATCAAGATTAGCAAAAGATGTTAAATATTTACTAAAAAATCCATTAGATTCTGAAAATATATTTTATAAACACGATGAAAATAATATATTAAAAGGTTATGCTTTAATAATAGGACATCAAAATACGCCATATGAATTTGGATTTTATTTTTTTCAATTTGATTTTCCTGAAAATTATCCTTTTTCACCACCTATTGTTACTTATTTAACAAATGATGGAAAAATGCGTTATAATCCAAATTTATATATAAATGGAAAAGTTTGTTTATCTTTATTAAATACTTGGAATGGAGAAGGATGGACTTCTTGTCAATCTATATATTCTATATTATTGTCATTATCAACTATTTTAAATAGTAATCCATTACTTAATGAGCCAGGAATAAAAGAAAATAATAATAATATTTATAATTATAATTTATTGTTAAATTATAAAAATATTGAATTTTCAATAATTAAACAATATAATTATTTAAAAAATAAATCATTAATTAATAATTCAAAATCTTTGTCTAGAAAATATAATAATATAGAAGTAAATTATTTTGATACAATTAATTTATTTGAAAAAGAAATTATTAATAATATTATAAATAATTATAATTCTATTAAAAATAATTTAGAAAATTTATATTTAAAAATGGAGAATATAAAAGAAATTTACATTAGTGTATATAATATTAATGAAAAAATAGATATGGAAAAACTTAAAAAAAAATTTTCTTTATTAAAAATTGATAATATTTAAATAAATATTAATATATTTTATATAGTATAAAATAAAATGCATTTTTGTGATAAATGTCAAAATATGTTTTATATTAAATTAGAAAACGAAGAATGTGATAAAATTATATATTATTGTAAAAATTGTGGAAATAGTAATGATAATTTATTAGATAATAAAAAATGCATTTTAAAAGAAACATTTGGAAAATCATCTAATAATTTTGATAATGTTGTAAATAAATATACAAAATTAGATATTACATTACCAAGAATAAATTATGTAAAATGTCCTAATAGTAAATGTGAATCTAACAGTAATGATTTTGACAATTCAAATAGAGAAATTATTTATATTAGATATGATGATACAAATATGAAATACTTATATTTATGTTCACATTGTGACTTTAAATGGAATACAGAAAAATAAATAATTTTAATTATTTTTAAATTAAAAAATATATTTAAAATTTTTTTTAAATTATTTTTTAATTTAAAAATTGATTTTAAAAGTAAAATATTAATAATTATATTAATATATATATGGACGACGAAGATATAAAAGGCGAATTAGAAAATGAAATAGAAGATGATAATGAATCTGATATTGATAATGATGATTTAGATGATAATAATTCTATTGTTGAAGATGATAATATAGATGATGATAATATAGATGATGATGATGATGATGACGAAGAAGAAAAAAATGATGATGATTTACATGATGAAGAGGAAAATGAAAAAAAATTTAAAGATAATGAAGATATACCATTAATGTATGATAAAAAAATACTAATAAATGATTATGATTTAGAAAATAATGACTCTCTTGAGTTTTTACAAAAATTTAATGAAGATAATAAAGAAGATTATATTGCAAATAATCATTTTGAATTACTTAATAAAAATTTAGATGAAATTAAAAAATTATCACAAATAACAAAAGATAATAATAATAATATTATTGATGAATTTCATAGGACATTACCAATATTAACAAAATATGAAAAAACAAAAATTTTAGGAATTCGTTTAAAACAACTTAATAATGGAAGTGAACCATTTATAAATGTAAATGAAGATATTATTGATAATAATATAATTGCTTTAAAAGAGTTAGAAAATAAAAAATTACCTTTTATTATTGTTAGACCATTACCAAATAGAACTTTTGAATATTGGAAATTAAAAGATCTTGAAGTTTATTAAAATTTACTATTTATTAAATCTATTTATTAAATCTAATTATTATTTTTTTATTATAAATATTAATTATACTATTTTTAACGTTTAAATCTGTTACCACAATCTAAACATGTTACAAATGTTGTCATTGGTTCATCTGCACTACGAGTTTGTAATTGATAATATGTACATTTTGTTGATTTACATTTTCCACATGTAAAATCATCTGTAGATGCTTCTATTTTAGGAGTAAATTTGTTTTCATCTTTAATACGTTTTTCTTCTAATAATTCATCCCATAAATCTGGACGCATTTCTTGATGACTCATAAATGCTAATTCATGTGCTTTAAATTCTTTATTTACTAATTTATTAAATAATGTTTCATTCTTAATATTAAATAAAATAGTTTTTACTTTTTGAATATAAATCAAAACAAAATAATCATTTGACCACTTTTTAATCAATTTTCTTTTTTCACACTGTTCTAAAGTATAATTAAAAATACCTTTTTCTAAATTTTCACTAATATTAATATTTTTAATTTTTGCATCAAAAACATTTACTACATTTTTTCTAAAATCATCGGGATCTTTAACAGTTCTTTTATATTTACTCATTAATTAAATAATATTGTAACTATTTAAATATTATTTAAATATTTTCAATTTAATTTAAATTATAAAAAAAAATTATATTATTCTTCATCGCTATAACAATAAACTTCATAACTTAATTCAGAATCTTCTAAATCATTATTTTCTGTATCACTTAAACTATCTTCATCACTTAAATCACTATTATTTTCATTAATTTCATTAATTTCATCATTTTCATTTTCTAAAATTTTGTTTTTAACACTATTTATGTCAAAAAAATTATTAAAACTATCAATATTAAAAGAAATGAATTTATTATTGCAATCTTTTTTAATAAATATACTTTTGCTATATATAGAAATATTATTTACATTAAACAACTTTGGTATATTTTTAATAATATTTCCTTTATTTTTTCCCCATAATTCTATAACATTATCATCATTTTTCCAAGTAAATAATTTTTCAAAATCTTTATTATTTTTGAAATTACATTTTTTATAAATGTTTGATTCTTCTAGATTTTTTGTTTTAATTTCTTCAAAATTTCCATTATTAAATAAAATACAATTAATCATAATTATTTTTAACTTATATTTATTAAAATATTTGTATTTAAGTTTATTTTAAGATATATTTTTGTAGTATATAATAATGATATTGTATATTATTAAGTGGTTTATTATATATTTTTTATTAATATTTTTAATTCATAAGTTATATTTATTTTTAAAAGATAATTTAACATGTAATCAAACAATAGATTTATTTAATTATTCCAATCAACAATATGAAAAAATAAATAATATATTAATGTCTAAAAAAGAAAGTAATATTAATTTTATAAATAATAATAACAATAATAACAATAATAACAATAATAACAATAATAATAATAATAATAATAACAATAATAACAATAACAATAACAATAACAATAACAATAAAAATAATAACAATAATAAATATGAAAATTATGATGATATTTTTAATAATTTAAAAAATAATGAATTTGATATTAATAGTTTTAATGATATTTTTGATAAAAAACTTAATACTAATCAAAATAGTAATTTTAATGTTAATAATTTAGATATTAATGCTAGTAATAATAATAATATGAAAAATGAATTGGATGATTTTCTTAATAAACTAAATTTTAATTAAAATAAAAATAAAAATGATTTAAATTTATAAAAAATATAATAATTATAATTAAAAAATATTTTTGTAATGCAATTACTAGATAATAATTTAATAAAATTATTGTTAGAAAAATTTCCAAAAAATAATATAAAATTTCCACAAAATAATAATTGTAATAATCTATTATTTAATAATTATGCTAAATATTTTATTTTAAAACCAAAAGGAAAACGATCTTATTTATGGTTTACATATTATAAAAAAGAATTATTATGTATATTAATTATTCAAAATTCAAAAAATATAAGCGATGAAAATAATCAATTTTATAAAATTAATATTAATTATGATAATACATTATGCTATAATAATGTATTATTACAAGTAATTTATTTTAAAAATTATATTGATATTACTTCAAATAATAATAAAAAATTTAATAACGAAAATAATAACATACACTATTTTATTATTGATAATGTATTAAATTATAATTATTATAATTCATATATTGAACGTAATGATTATAATCAAAATTTTACTTACAAAATAAGTTTATTTAATAAAATTTTACCTTGTTTAAATAACTTACAAAATAATAATATAATAATTAAATTACCAATTATATTACTTGATAATAATGAAGTATTTAAACTAATTTATAATATAGATTATGATTTATATTCTATTACTGTTTATAGTGATTATAAATATTTAGGAAATTTTATCTTCAATAATAATTTTGGAAATAATTATTTGGGAAATAATAATAAACTTTTAGCAACATTTAAAATTACACCAACTATAAATCAAGATTTATATAATCTATTTATTTATAATGATTCTGAATCAAATGAAATGTTTTATGATTTAGCATTAATTGATAGTTATAAAACTAGTGTTTTTATGAATAAGTTATTTAGATACATTAAAGAAAATAATAATTTAGATTATTTAGAAGAGAGTGATAATGATGAAGAATTTGAAAATATTGATGAAAATAAATTTACAAATATTAATAAATCATTATTAATTGAATGTGAATATAACTATAAATTTAAAAAATGGATGCCTAGAAAAATTTCAAAAAATAGTTTAGTAAATAAAAAATATTTAGACTTAATTTTAAATAGAAAAAAATATTTTTATAATGTATAAAAAGAAATGATCGGTTTACCAATGACTTTACAATTTGGTGGCAAAAAACAAGGTAGTTATACAAAAAAAGGAAAAGGAACAAAAAAAGTAAGCAAAAGTAAAAAAGGAGGAAGAAAAGGAGGAACAAGAAAAGTAAAAGGAAAAGGAAAAAAATGCTAAATTATTTAATATATAATTTTTTATAATCAATAAATTATATATTTAGATTAAACAAATTCCACTATTTTCTTCATTAACATTTAATTTAGAATCGTTAGAACTAGATTCATCATTTTTTATATTATTTAAAGGTTTATTATTTTTTTTTCGAGGTTTATAAACCAACGTTTGCCAAATATTTACATCATATTCATTACTATCTTCCAAATTTAAAAATTTTTTGTTTTCATTATTGCTATTTATTTGTTTAATATATTCAATATATTTAGTATTATTTGTTCTAATTATTTTATAATTACGTTCATTATATAATGATCTACGTTTATTAAATTGGTTTAGAAAACATGAATGTTGATCTATAATATCAATAATCATTGGTCGTTCATGTTTCATTCTTAATATACGTCCTACTGCTTGTACTATATCCGATTTAGATGTTGCCAAAACTAAAGTTGTTAATGTTGGAATATCAAGTGCTTCCGCGGCCATTGAATATGTAGCCAAAATTACTTGTTTGGTTTCACTTATTTTTAAGTCTTGTTCTTTCATACCTCCAACATAATATCCACAAGATAAAACATTTTTATTATTTAATTCTTTATATAAATAATTTAGCATATTTTTTGTTTGTGATAACAAAATTATTTGTTGATCTGGTTTTATTTTAAATTCATTATACAGAACATTTAATATAAAATCATTACGAAAATCATATTTTGCAACTTTACTTATCATTGTAGTATGCTTTATATTTCCTCTAAAATCTGTTTCTACTTCATTATATTCATCATCGTCTTCTATTATATAATCAATTGCTTTTACTAAAACATTATCTTCTCTAATTGTTGCTTTATTTTTATAACAAATATCTCCTAAATACATCTTAAAAACATTTGTTAATCCATCTTTGCGATCCATTGTTGCACTTAGACCCAGTCCATATAATGTATTGCATTTTTTTAAACAATTACAAAAAACCTCACTTGACATATGGTGACAATTACTTACTATAGGACCATCTATGTAATTTGTATCACTTTTTGTTCCAATTATAAAATTATGATTATCTTTTACTTCTATATCATATACATTTGTAATTCTATGATTTATATATTCTTTTGATGTTACAATTAATGTTCCATAATCTAAAAATTTATTATTCCAAATATATTTATTATCTGAAATAGTGTTTAATTTATAATCCATATTATTATGGTTATAAATCCTTATTAAATCAAATAATTTTATAGTATTTTCTTTATTAAAACTTATTTCATAATAATTTCTAGTTTTATAAATTTTTATTTCTATATTAAATTTTTTAAAAATTGTTTCTATTTTATTATGATTATCATAATCAAAATTATTTGAACTTATTTTAGCAAAATAACTATTAGTTCCATCTTTTAAAGTATTTTTTGTTACACTTCCATCATCCATAAACCATATAGCAATTCCTCTTGCATCTATTTCATCTATTAACCAATCAGGAATATTTTTTTTTTTGCTTAAATCATATTTTAAATCAAAACATTTAGTATTAAAACTATATGCTTCTTTTTTAGAATAACCATTATTTTCAATATAATTTATATTATAAATATTAAACATTTCTGCCTTCCAATTACAATATTCTTTTTGTTCTTTACAATGAATAATTCTTAATCTATATCTATTTTTTTTAGTAAGTTGAAGACAACCATCTCCTAAATATGAGCCATAAATTATTTGTAATTGATCATCATTTAAACATGGACAAATTAAATTATCTTTATGATTTGAATCATATTTACTTAATATTAATGAACCTATTTCTAACTTATCTGCTTCAATATATCCATGTGGAGTTAATATTTTATGATTTAATGTACATTCTATTTTTTGTTTTGATAATGTTATTTTAACAAAATTATTATTTTGTTTTTTCCATGCATATGTTAATTCCTTATATTCAAAGTTTTTAGTGGTTTTATTAAAACTCAATATTAAAACATTATTATTTAATTTTTCTTTTTCCCATAATTCATATAAATCAGAAATTTTTATTTTACCTTTATTTGTATGAATTAATGTATTTCCCTTAAAACACTCATCATAAATACTAAAACCAAAATCATCAAACAAAGAATCAGGATATGATTTCATTGAAATTGATTGAACCATTGCTATTACAATATCTTTATTTTCAATATCAATTAATGGTCCTTGAATAGAACCTATTTTAGCATCTGGTAAAAATTGTTGAATACGTTCTATCCACTGATTTTTTAAAAATGTTTTTTGTACAAAAATAATTGTTTTTTTTTTAAGCATTTCTAAAATTTTTAATGCTAAAACGGTTTTACCACCTCCCGTTGTTAATTCTATTAATGCACTTGATGAAGCAGTTAATATTTGTTCTTGTTCTTTTTTATTTGGATCAAAACTAATAGATTTAAAATAATGATTTATCACATTTTCTTGATAATCTCTCAATTGTCCATTAAATTTTAAATTAATTGATTTTCCTTGTGAAATTTTTATTTCTTTTGGTTCGCCAAATATATTCAATCCCCAAAATCTTGGAACATATATTTTCTTTGTTGATTCTTGATAAATTGGAAAACTATGTGGTTCTACTAAACTACTCTGAACAAATGGTTTTGCTATCAATTCTGATTTAATAAAATTTATTATTTTTTCATCTAAACTAACTTTATATAATGTATACCCTTTATTTCCTAAATAATTATTTAGTAAATTATTTTTTTTTAAATTTTCTATAATTTTGTTTATTTCTTCATAGTTGCTTCTGTTTTTTGGACTAATTTTATTTGATTTTTTCATGAATTTAATTAATTTATTATTTATTAGTTAATTAAATCTATACAAATAATTTTAATATACTTTAAAATAATGTTTAAAAATATAATTCAATTTTAAATAAATAATATTAGTAAATTAAAATATTTAATAATATTATAATATAATTATGTCTTTAGTTAGTAAAACTATGAGTGGTTTTAAAAATTTAAAAAATGTTGAAATTTTTTTTATTTTATTATTAGTTGTATATTTAGTTTCAAATATGTCTACACCTTATAATTTAGCACCTTATGTAAATAATTTTTTTAGTTATGGTTCAATGGTTGCATTAGTAATATTATTAATATTATATAGTAATCCTCTTCTTGCATTATTATTTGCTATTAGTGCTATTGTATTTGTATATAGATCTAGATTAGTAGATCATAGTGTAATGAAAACAAATGAAGTAAATAAAAATATAGCAATGAAACAATTTAATGAAAATAAAAAAGTATCTACTTTAGAAGAAGAAATAGTTGGATCAATGGCTGTAAAACCTGATAATATGCCTAATCCTGAAACTTACCAACCTGTTTTATGTTCATCACATGGAGCAACTGAATTATAAACTATTTATTCTTTTTTCTAACATTTCTCCTGGTATTGTTTTAAAAACATAATTTCCAATTCCATATATTATTGCAAATGCTGTAATTGCTATTGTAAATTGTAATCCTAAATTATCTAATATTTGACCACTATTTAAATCATTTGAAATTGAATCAAATGTAGATCCTGTTCCTGAAGTAGATTCTTCTGTATCATCATCTACTTCATTTCCAATTGTATCAACAGGGTTACAATCAATGTATATGTTTTTATCTTCTTGTAAATTATATCTTGGCATAATTATTTAATATTATATAATATTAAATATATACTTTTTTTTCTATTTAATTAAATATTTATATTATTAAATATATAATTAAATATAATGGAAGAATCACCAACGGAAATAATAATAAGTAATACAAATAATAATAAAGATATTATTAAAAAAAAAATAATATTGAAATTTTTAGTAAGATTATATTTTTTCATAAATCATAAACTTAAATTATCACAAGATAAACAAGGTGAATCTTCTAAATACAGTCAAGCAACTAAAGATGAAATTGTTAAAAGATTTTTTGAAGAAGATTCTAGAAAATTAAATAGATTAGCAAATTCTGTAGATATGTTATTAATTAAACCATATTTTAAAAAGTTATGTGATGATAGTTATGATAATGATTGTAATAGTTATAGAAGATATTTAAATATGCAATTAAAAGATGGACAAAGTCCCGATATTATTAGTCAAAATATTATTGATGCAGTTAAAGGATATAGTGAAAAATATAATGCAATGTCTTTAAATGATCAATTTATTGAAGAAATAAGAAAAATGTTATCAGGTACTAAAAGTCAAATAAGTTCTGAAGATTTTAAATCTATTTCTAAATCTATAAGTGGAATATTAAAACAAACCGGTTTACAAGATTTTGAAAAAGAAATAGAAGATTTAGATAATGAAAAGAATGAAATAAATGGTTTTTATGAAAAAAAAATTAATGAATTAGAAGAAGAGTTTAACGCAGAAAAAGAAAAAGTTAATATTAAAGGAGAGGTTATTAAAAAAATTGAAGGACAAATTGATAAAAAACAAAAAGAAATAAATGTTTTAATAAAGCAAAGAAATGAAACGGATGATCCTGAAACAAAAGCATCATTAACTGTACAAATTAGTCAAATTGAAACACAAATTGAAGAAAAAGAAAAAGAATTAACTAAAGAAAATAAAGAATTAGAAATTTTAAAAGAAAATATACAAGAAAAAGAAGAAAAAAAAATTGCTAAAATAGATAAACTTAATCTGATAAAAGAAAAAGATTTAAAAGTAATAAAAGAAAAAGAAGAAGAAAAATACATAAAACAAGGTGCAGCATTTTTTATTAAATTAATAAAAACAAAAAGAAACTTATGGAATCCAGGATTTAAGGAAACAAAAGCAAATGAATATATAGATAATCCTGAAACAAGTTTAACATTGTTTCAAGAACTAATTGAATTTAAACAAATTAATGATAATTATGAAACTATAAAAAATATTAATAAAGATATACCTTTATTAAAAGAACTATATTCTGCTTTGCGTTATCTTTCTACAGAAGTAGAAGATAAGAATAAAGATAAAGTGAAAAAATTATATGATATAGTTGAAAGAGATATTAAGGAGTTAAAAATTTCAACACAAGAAGAAGCAGGAGAAGAAGTAGGAGAAGGAAAAGGAGAACAAGAAAAAGAGTTATATATGGAATTTGATGGAAAAGATAGTAGTAGTGTGTCTGGTTCTGAACAAATGCAAATTGATACTGAAGACACTAATATTTGGGAATTTATAATGCAATTACCTCCAGAAAAATTACTAGAGTCTAATAAAAAAGAAATTTTAAATTTAGCCTCAACGATTTTACAAGATAAACCTCACGAATTAAAATTTAGATCTTTTTTTTATTATAAATTAAGAGAATTATTTGATTCATATAAACAACAAAGTGGAACAGATGATAAACTTCAAAAAATATTGGAGGATTATGAAGATGCTAGTGCAAAAGAACAAAGATTAAAACAACAAGAAAGAATTGATCAATTTAATGCTGCAACTCAACCAATTAAGAATATTTCCAAAGCAGCATCAGAAAAAATTGTAGAAGGAGTTGAGTCTGTTGCTAAATCCGGTTATGAAACTTTAACAAGAAAATTTAGTTTATTACAATCATTTTATGAAGAAGCAGGTAATGGAACCATTAAAGAATTTCCTGGTAAAATGGAAACGCATATCAAGATTATACAAGATTTAAAACAAGACTTGTTAACTACTAAAAGACAACTTGAGGGAAAACAAGAAGAGGAAAGAGAGGGAAAAAAAGAAGGAGAAACTGCTGTTAAAAAACAAATACCAGAAAATACAAAAGAAAATATAGATAAAGTATTTAATAGTTTAATAGAACTAGAAAATTATGGTAAAGATTTAAAAGAAGAAGTTGAATTATTTGTTGCCAAATATATTGATGTTAAATCAAGTGATGATACACAAGTAAATGTTCATCAATTTAATAGACTTTTAAGGTCTTCTCCAGATAATCAAGGTTTTAGATATTTTGTTAGTGCTGATATTGTAGATGATTTAAAAGATTTTTTTACTGATGAAAAAAATAGAGAATTTTTAGAAGTAAGAAAAACAATTAAAGATGAATATGAAAAATTTATTAAAAAATCTGAAGAAATTATAGAAGATTATAAAAAAATTAAAAAAGAAGGTAGATATACTACAATAGGAGGAGGAGACAACAAAATAATAAAAAAAATTATAAAGGAAAACATACAAAAATATAAATATGAGGTAGTGGAAAATAGAAAAAAAACAATGAAGATGACCGAAGAAAAAGCTAAAGAAGGGAAAGGACAGATTGTATATTTTTCCGATATGGTTATATACTATAAGATATTTGTTCCTGAAAAAAAAAAAGAAGAAAATATTGAATATTTAAATAAATTTATTACCTTTATTAAAGAAAATTTAAAAGCAAAAGATAAAATTTCAGATAATCATAAAGAAACGTTTATAAAAATAATTTGTCTTTTTATAAATATTTTAAAAAATATTACTAAAGAATCAAATGTTTATAGTCAAGTTTCAAGTAAATTTTATGATAGTAAAAATTATATTATTGGTTTAAGCAACAATGCCATACAAGAAAAATGTAATAATCGTGAATTTAATCAATTACTTGTTAAATTTATAGGAGAAGAAGCAATAAATAGTAATGGCTTAAATGAAACTACTAAAAAATGCTTTGACTTATTTAAATTATCTGAATTGTTAAGAGATGTTGGAGATAAGTTTGAGAACCTATACAAAAAAATAATAGAAAGAAAAATGAAAATAACTAATGAATTTCAAAAAATAATAGAAAAATTTATGGAAAAAGAATCATCAGCATCAGCAGAATTAACAGAATCAGAAGAATCAAAAGCATCAGCAGAACCACAGCATCCCACACCTCCGCCCCCGACGCCACCACGAGAAGCCGCACCTGTACAACCATCCCCATCTCCACCGTCATCACCGCCGCCTGCATCACCTCTCCCGTCTCCACCACCACGAGAAGCCGCACCTGTACCAGCATCAGCAGAACTACCGCATCCCACACCTCCGCCCCCGACGCCACCACGAGAAGCCGCACCTGTACCAGCATCAGCAGAACCACCGCATCCCACACCTCCGCCCCCGACGCCACCACGAGAAGCCGCACCTGTACCAGCATCAGCATTAGTAGATGCAAGACTTTCATCCAAAGTAGCGAAGGCAATGCAGGAGCACCACGCAGAATCAGCAACAGCAACAAAATCATTAGCAAAAGAATCACCAGAAGCAGCACAACCACCAGAAGCAGCAAAAAAACTAGAATCAACAGGAAACAAATCTCCAGTTGATGAAACAATTAAAACAACTTATGAAAGATTTGCACCTAAATATCCTAATAAAGAAAAATATGATCATTATCAAACATTAGAAAGTATTGATAAAATTACTAGTAAAATTAAAGAATTAAAATACTCTACAAGTAGTGATACTGATGCTGAATATCAAAAAGAGTTAAGTGATTTAATAAAAATCATTGAAGATTCAAATGATGCAAGTTGTATAAAAGATAATCCAACATTAGAAAATCGTAAAATAGAAATAAATGATTTATTAAATTTAATTAAAGTTAGATATCCAAACTTAAAAGAAATAACTAAAGAAAATTATGATGAATATATAAAACTAAGAGAAGAAGAATTAAAAAAAAGACAAAGTGATAGAGAAGAAGAATATAGGACTCCAAATGATAAATTAAAAGAATATTTAAAAACTATCAAAGAAAATACATATGGAGATCCAATAATTCCTGGTGCAATATTAGGATGGACTACTATAAATGTTGTTGGAGATATATTAAATGGCGATCAAGCCGGAGAACATGTTGGAGCTTTTTTTGACAGTTGGGGCGGTCTTCCGGGTTTGGATATTATTGGGGATGGATTAGCAGGAATATCGGATATAGTAAATCTTCCATTTATGATAGTTTCTCATTTATTTCACTCTTTGCAGTTGTTTATTAGTCCTACGGGTATTGCTAGTTTTGTAGTATTAAAATTAATATTATTTGGAATACCTAAACTTATTAATTTCATTAATGGCGATGGTTTTAAAGATCCACCATCAGCGGAAGATATATTAAGTGAATATGTTAATCAATTACAAAATATAAATGAAACAAATGTTGATGAAAATAAATATTTTGCATCTATGTTAGTAACAATGACATATTTAACAAATTTAACAAATGAAACTATAAATGTCAAAGAATTAAATGATTATTCAAGAAATGTTAAAAAAATATTTTCTATTTTAAAAGAAAAAGATCAAGATCAAATTATTGAAATAATATTGGATTATTATGTAATTTCTATGAGTATGATAAATACATCTAATGGTGATATTAATACACAAAAAAAAAGAATATTAAAAAATACTGCTTTATTTTATTTTTTACTTTCTAAAGATCCAAATATGCCTTTTGATCATATTTTTAAAAATGATAAAATTAAAATTAAACTTGTTAATAAATTTGATGAATATATACTTGATTTAACAATTAAAACATTTTCTTTAATGAGTGGTGTAACAACTCAATCCGATAAACAAATGATAAAAGATATTGTTATAATTAATAGTAAATCTGAAAGTGATAATAGTATAAAAGATAAAATATTAATGAAATATACTCCTGATCAAAAAGCCAAAGAAATTACTGTTAAAATTATTGAAAATATAGAGAAAAATTTACATTATGGATCGTCAAAAGTAATTGGATTATTTAAATTTTATTTTAATAAAATTGAAACACGTGAAAAATTATTAAAAGGTTTTTTTGATCAATTTCATGAAAAAATTATATCTAAAAAATTAATTTCAAAAATTAAACCAATATTTATTACAAAAATTATAAATATTTTAGATAAACAATCAATATTAGCAAAACAAGAAAAAGAAGAAAATGAAAAAATGAATTATGCATTAGATATTTATAATATACAAAATACTATAATAGAAAAGTTAGATAAAAAAGATTTATATAATGAAAATTTAGAAAATAGTGATCCACAATTATTAGAAGAAATTTATGATTATTTTGACTTAATATTTAAAACTTTTATAAACCATCATGATATTAAAAATAAAAATAAAAATAGTGATGAATTAGGATGGACATTTACAGATACTGATGAACCTTTTACAGAAGCAATGGAAAATTTTAGAAATTTTTTTCAAAATTCTGATTTAAACAATAGTACTATTTATAATTCTTTAATAAAAATTTTAGATTATACTCCAAGTATAAAAATAGCAAAAATTAAATTTAGAGAAAAATTATTAAAATATTTAACACTTTTTATTTACAAACTTAACTTATCAAAAAATGATAATAAATATTATAGAATACCACATATATTCGAAAAAAATATATCTAAATCTGATTATAATATATTTAACAGTAATACAATTAATTCGGTTAAAAATTTAACAAATGATAAAGATTATCAACACAATACTCATATATCTTTATTAAACAATAAATTAGATTTTTTATTAAAAGATAATAATTATAACCTTTATAATTATTTTAATACTAAAGATAGTAAATTTATACCATTATGTAAATTAACTTCAAATATTAAAGAAGACCAATTAATCAAATTAAAAAATAAATTATTAATTAGAAATAATCATTACATTGGTGAAGGAATTGGTCAACGCGTTTTTGAATCCCCGGAAGAAAAATATATATTAGAATTTTTAAATTCTTTTACAATAATTAGATTTGAAATAAAAAAAAATTTTAAAAAAAATAATGATTTTATGTTAAATTTGAATAGTCAAGTAATTGGTTTTAATAATTTAATTGAACATGTTAAAAATATAAATAATAAAATTATAAATAATGCAATAGAAAATATTAATAGTAGTTCTAAAACAGATGATATTGTAATATACGTAGATTTAATGTTTCCAAATGAATATTTTCAAGATCGTGTAAATAAAGAAAAAATAAAACCTTATATTACTAACGTTCAACATTATTCTGATTATGAAAATGAAAAGTTAGATAATAATAGATTTAATAGTATTAGAAAATATACTTTAAAAGTATCAGATGAAGATGGTTATGGCAATTTAAAAAAATTTAAACATGTATTAACACCTTTTCATTATTTTGAATATGATAATGATAATACAAAATATTATTTACAACCTAAAATATTAGATAATAATAACTTGAATGAATATTTTAAACAAGTGTATTTAGAAGGTGGAAAAGAATATGATTTTCAAAAAAATATATTATTAAATTTAGGAATTGGAGGTTTAACAAGTGCAATGCTTATTATGTCAGGACCATTAAGTTTAGGACTATTTGCAGCAGCAGCAATTGCAACAAATGAGACACTAAAACAAAAAAAAATGATTAGTGAAAGTACTGCAACTAAGGCGTTTTATGGAACATTATTTGGTGCGACGGCTGCTGTAGATATAGGTGATATTATAACTGATATAGGTGACCATATTAAGGGTATTGGTATCCCAGAAGGTAAAACGGCGGGTGATATTTTAGCAAGTATTACTAATGGTGATGCAAAAAATCACGATAATTTTTTTATAACAAAAAACGGTGAACAGATTATGGTTATTAAAAATGCAACTGGTGATAAAATAGAAATTTCAGAAGGAGATTTTAATTTATTCTCAAATGATGAAAAAAAAGAAATTGCTAAAAAATTTTTTGAACAAGCAAAAAAAAATAATGAAGGATTCGATTTTAATCACGATGATTACCATTGGAAAAATATTCCAGATTTTATGAAAAGTGCTTTAAAATTAGCAAGTGATGCAAATTATGATGATCCCAACCATATTGATATAAAATCATTAACAGATACTTTTACAAGTGGTAATGATGTAACTCTTGAATTTCCTGGAGATTATATGAATAAAAACGAATTAGATAAACTAACAAATAGTATTAATAATGATAAACAATTTAAAGCATTAACAGACCAACAAGTTATTGAAAAAGCTACAAAATATTTATCTGCAGCCAACGTGATGGATGAAGATAACAATCCTTTTTTTGATATAGAATGGAAAGATGTTCCTGATAATATGAAAAGAGCTTTAAAATTTGCCATGGATCAAGGAGCAATTAGAGAAGAAGAATTAAATCAAGTTTTTTTAAATAATATGCCAGGACAACAAAGTCTTGAATTTCCTACATTTTTATCAAGAGAGGATTTTGGTGATAAGTTTAGTAATTTTATTGAATCAGATGAAATAAAAAATTCAGCTTTTACTACAGCAGATATAGGTGTTAGATCTGTTATAGATAATGCGGTAGATTCAATAGAACTAAAAATAAAAATAACATCAAATATTGAAGATCAAATAAATTATAAAACAAATAAGCAAAAAGTAATTTTTGAATTTCAAGATGAAAATAATAAACCTATCGCTATTAATAATAAATCAAATATTACTTTAAATGGAGAACCAATTTCAGTACTCCCTGAATACATTGATAAAAATAGAAAAATAAAGATAACACTTGAATCTAATAAGAACGAAAATACATTAGTAGTTAAAAAAGATGCATTTGCAATTATAGCAACAGGAATTACAACTCCGATTGGAAATATAGGCAACCCTATTGAATTTAGCAAAGATCAAAATGGTGCTATAATAACCAATAAAAATAAAGTTGAATATAAATGGACTAAGACTAATGAAACGAAAGGAGGACAAAAATCACAAATAGGTGGTCGTAATACAAATTTTTCAGGAAATATGGTTAATTCAGGACTACAAGAAAAATATAATAAAATTGCCTCAAGTGTTTATACTATTGATATTAGTAATACTAATCATTATTTTAGTACCCTAAGTTTTGCTAAAGAAAACTATTTTTCAAATCCGTCTTCAGTAAATATAACAAAAGTAGACAAAATTATGATTGATTTAGAACAATTTAAAAAAATTACTGGCTCTGTTGATCGTGTAAAAGAAGTAAAAATATATGATATTGTAACAAATCAAGAAGGAAGTGATAATGTTCAAGGCTTCTGGAAAGGGAAACCAACTCTAACCAGGAGTGATAGAATATTACCTTGTATTCATAAAGATATAGATTATAAAAATTTAAAAGATCTTTTTAAAGATGAGAATGCTAAATTTCATGGTTTAGGAAAAGATGATAAGGGAGGAAAGAAATATATAAATGATTTCATAGAACAAAATACAATATTAAAAAAAAATATGGTTGATGGAGATTATTATGAATATTTTACACAATTATATAATTCAACAAAATTTAATAATGATAAAGATTATATATTAGTTTTTTCAAATCCACATACAAATAATAAATTAAGATCTGAAATAACTATTAATGAAATAAATGATAATCCATTAGTATTATTAAATCATGAAAATTATGATGATAAAATAAATGAAGAAAAAGTATTTGAAGAATTAATAAATCATCTTAGAAATGTATATGTTAACATAAAAGAAAAAGAAGGAGAAGTATTACCTGGAGTTATTATTCTTAAAGATTTAAAAAATATAAATAGAAAAAATAAATTAATAACTATTACAGACAAGTCATCACAAAAAATTATTGATAAAATGTATAAAGAAGAAAAAGAATCATATGCTAAAAAGAATTTAAGTGATAAAGTTTTAAGTGTAGGAACAAATGCAGGTACAGGTGCATTGTTATCTTATATGTTGGGTTCAGCAACAGATTGTTTGCCGCTTATTGGTACATTAACAAAAACTGGAATAACTATTACTTCTGCTGCTTTAACAAATGAAGAAGATAAAAAAAAAATAGAAGAAGAATATGCAAAAATAGAATCTCCATTTCATAGATGTAATCGTTTTATTAATACAAATTTGGAACAAGTTAAAATACCTACTATATTTGAAGTTAGAGATAAAACAAGTGAAATTATGGGTGGTAAGAAAAGAAAAAGACTAAAAACAGTTAAAAAATATAGATATATTAAAAATAAAACTGGAAAAAAAAGAAAGAAATCAGAAAAAATAAAAATTATAAAAAAAAATAAAAATAAAATGAAGATCTCTCAAGCAATAATTAAACATTTATAAAAAATATAAACTATTTAATTTTATTAATATTAAAAATAAAATTAAATTCAGTAAAATTTTTTAAACAGGATGTGGGCGTTGATTATTTTCATATACTAATGGATATGGCATTATTACTGCTTTTGGTCTCTCAAAATATTCTTTAAAATCTAAATTTCTTCTACTTGGAACAACGGGTTCACATGGTTTGACTAAATTAGTAGAGCCTATTCCATATAAAGCAGATTCTATATCAATTGGATTATTTGCTAAAGCATCTCTGCTCATATGACTTGGAATATAACCTACACTCGGCATACATTCACTGGTAGGTCTTCCCGATGATGAATGTAAATATAAATAGTGATCTTCAAATAATTTATTTTTTGTTTGTTCTAAATTATAATCAAGAGAAGTATTTTTATTTCTTGTTGAAGCCATAATATATATACTATATTTTAAAGTATTAATATATTTTTTTTTTTCAAAACATATTAATAAATCTCTCAAATATATTTAAATAATAAATATATATATTTTAAAAAAGAACTTAAAGAAATTGGTCTAAAATTAGCATATTTTTATTTTGTTACCATTTTACATAATAAAAATATAATTATTATTTTTGTGATTTTTTTATTTTTTTAAACGAAAGTCAAAAAATCTGAAATTGGACATTTTTAAAATGTCCATTTTTAATATATATAACATAATATAGAAAAATAGTTGAAATTTCACTTTTTTTTAGTTTTCTTATGATAAAGGTTACAAAAAGTAAAAAAAAAGAAAAAAAAGTTGTTACCATGAAAAATTTTCAAAATTTTAAAAATATTTTTGAAATAGTGAGATGGTAATTTAGGATAACATAAAAATCCCAAAAAATCCCAAAAATATAAATGTTAAATAATTTATAATGTATTATGGTAATAAATTTATTATAAATTATAATAAATTTATTATGAATTATTAAAAATGATAAAAATGATAAACAAAAATCCTAAAAATCCCAAAATTTTATAAAAAAAGTAATTTAGGGATTTTTTTTTATCATATTATATAAATAAAATGGATAAAATGGATAATAAAAAATCCCCAAATTTAATTAATAATTTTTTTTGTGAAAAATGTAACTATAAAACATGTAACAAAAAAGATTTTAATAAACATTTATTAACCCAAAAACATAAAAATAAGGATAATGATAATAATTATCAAAAATCTCATTTTTATGTTTGTGAAAAATGTAATAAAAGTTATTTATATTTATCTGGTTTATCAAGACACAAAAAAAAATGTAATTTTGTAGAATTAAATAATAATGAAAATGGTATAATAGCATTAGAAAAAAATGATATTTCTAATAATGAATTAATATTATCAAATGATGCAATAATCAAATTAATAAACGATAATAATGAATTAAAAAATATAATTGTTAAACAACAGGCACAATTGGGAAAACAACAAGAACAAATTAGTGAATTGATTCCTAAAGTAGGTAATAATAATAATACACAAAATAATAAATTCAATATTCAAGTTTTTTTAAATGAAAAATGTAAAGATGCTATTAATATGACAGATTTTGTAAAATCAATACAAGTAAGTATTGAACAATTAGATTTTACAAAAAATAATGGATTAGCAAATGGATTAAGTAAAACAATAATGGACAACATGAATAAATTAAGTCTTTATGAACGCCCAATGCATTGTACAGATGTAAAACGTGAAACATTATATATAAAAGATGAAAATGAGTGGACTAAAGATGCTTCAAAAGAAAAAATAAAAAAAGCAATAAAAAAAGCATCTGGAAAAAATTATAATGCATTACAAGATTGGAAAACTGAAAATCCTGATTTTTTAATTAATGATTCAAAAACTGATTATTTTACAAAAACAATAACTACTATAGGGAAACCGACAGAAACTATAGATACTAAAGTAATTAAAAATTTATGCAAAGAAACTTATATAAAAGATAATATAGAATGAAAATATTAACTTTTATATGGATTAATAATTATTTTTAATAATAATTATTTAATTCTGCAAAATAAATTTTTTTAATTCTTCAAAATAGAGAGAATTTGTATTATTTTGATTTTTTAATAAATCATTCAAATATTTTGATAGACATTTATGCATTATATCAAAATAATCATAACTAAATAATAATTGAAAAAAAAACATATTTAATATTTCTTCAGGTGATTCTTTATTTGTTTTATCATTTAAAATTAATTCTTTCATAAATTCAAAATGATTATTTTTTTTTGAGAGAATTTCATAAATAACTTTTAATTCTTCATTTTCTCCCATAAAATAAAATGTTTTTTTTATATTTTGTTGCAATATAAATTCGTCATATTGTTCCATATTAAATGCTTGTAATAATTGTATTTTATAACATAAATCACTATAATACTCTTCTTTAAAAGATCTATATGTTGTTAAAAACTCTGAATTATAACTAATAGACATATTGTAATTAAAGATAATATGTTTTTAATATTTATATAATTATTTTAAAATTTAATAAAAAAATAATTATTTTTTTGAGAGATTTAATGTTTACTATCTTGGCTACGTGCAAATTCACGAGCACTCATACCACCTCTAACCCATCCTTCCATAGCATCACTTTCAATTTTATATGCACTGTTATCAATTGCTGTCTGTAAATCATCCATTAAAGGATAATTACGGTGTTCGCTAAAATTCATTTCCATAGTATTATTTACAGTTTTTTTATTTAAATCACATTGTCCTGTTCTAATTCTAAATTCTTCTTCAGGATCACCTAAACCTCTTCCTAAATATGGAACTGTTAAAAATGGACGACTATTTAATGTTAATTTACAAGCAGGACGACTTATATGAGTAAATTTAAGTTCATTATTGTCTTCAATTGCGCAACCTTTAACACCGCCTTCGTATGCACCTTTATAAAAAACATTTGGCTGTGATAAAGCAAAATCCATTGCTTGGTTCATAGGACATGATGGATAGTAATTTTCTAAATGATGATTAGCACCATTCATATTTTGAATAGTTCTTTGATCAATTGATACATTATCATTGCCTATTCTAGACATAGAATCAAATGTATAGGGATATGCAGTTGTTTGACTCATTTATAATAGTTTAATATATTATTTTTTTATAATATATTAAATTTAATATATTTTTATAATTTTAAATTTAATAAAAAATCAAAAATTATAACTTAAATTTATAAATAATATACTTAAATTACATATTAGTATGACGATATGTTGCTTTTAAACACATTTCTGTATCACCATCTTTACAAGATGCCATATTTCCATAACAAAATTGTGCAAAATCTTTTTGATTATTTGGGACTAAAGTATTTGGAGTAGTATAAAATTGTCTCATTGATTGTTCAAATTCAAATTTGTCTCCAGTATCTTTAAATAATTTTTCTTCTATTTTATCATCATTAAAATTTTTTTTAACAATATTTTGAACAGAAGTATTTATTTTTTCTTCCACTGCTTTATTATATGCAGGTGCAGCAGTTAATCTATTTGGGTTATCATTTATTTCTGGTAAATTTACATTCATTAATGGGTTTTTTGTAGTAGGATTTGTAAAATTATGTTTATATTTATCATAAAGTGCTTCATTACTAAAAGTTTCTTTTAATGATTTCTCTAAAAAATCATTATTTTGTTTTTTTAAAACATAATATATTACAATTAAAATTCCTAAAGTAATAATTCCTGTTATCAAAAGTTTAATATTATTAAATATTAACATTCCAAATAAAGTCATATAAATAACTAATCTACTTATTGCATTAATTTTTTCTTCGCGTTCCATACTTTCTTTTGGCCATATTTCTAATAATGTTTTTTTATCAAAAAAAACAGATGGATCGTTTATCCATAAATCTATTTTATTATTATTATTTCTTAAATTTTTGTTACAATCACATGTTTTTTTACCACATTCACATGATTGACAATTATTTTCATTTTTAATTACATCTTCATTTTTTTGCATCATTTATATATATTAATATTAATATATATATTGATAATTATTTTTATTTAACTATTAAAAAATAAAAATAATAAATATTTTTATAAATAATATAATTGCTATAATATTTTTATTATGTAAAAATTATATTATATAATCTTTCATGTGCTATTTTCATTGCTGCAGGTGCTCCTTTTTTATAAGAATTATTTGTATATAAATTAGAACTTCCACATATATTTGCCAATCTTATTGTAAGAGATATTACTTCACCGCTTTGTTTTTTATTTCTTACTGATTCATGTTGCCAATAATCATAACATTGTCCACCAAAAATTACAATTTGAGAATCAGTTGTATTTATTGTAAATTCTTTTCCACGTGGTGCATCTACAAAATTAAATTTTCTTGGAATAATATCATTTTCAGAAATAGTAATTAAAAGAACAATTCCTGTATTTTCATCTTGTGCATTATCATAATGTCTACCTAAACCCCAATTTGCTTTATGTCGCATTACTGCAACAGATTCAGGTATAAATAATTCTAAATTTGGAATATCCAAAATATTTTGTTTTTTTATAAATTCATATGCTTCATTTACTGCATTATACAATTCAGGATATGTTTTTTCAAATATTTTACGATTTTCCTTACCTTCATATTTTCCACTATGCCATCCATTATAATGCGCTGTTTTTGGAAATCGTTTAAATCGTTGCATCCATGGAAAATCGCCATTTTCAGTATTTGGTACATCCGGTTCAATATTTCCATTTTTAGGATGGAAAAATTTCCACAATTTATCACGTGTTTCTTTTGACAACCCATTTTCATAAATATGTAATCCTTCCGGTTTTTCAATTTTCCATGGTTTTGGAAAATCTTTTAAACAAATATTTCCTTTATTCAAATTTGAATTATTTAAATGAAAAAGTTGTAATTCAAGTTTTTCTATTCTCTCTTGTAACGATTGCATAATTGTGATAATTTATAATTTTAATATTAATTAAAAATTATAAATCAATTTTTTTTTACAAAATTTTGCAATTTTTTTTTTATACTCCAAACTGTTAATTTATAATAAATTTTTATAATTTACTTTTTTTATTTACTTTTTTTATTTACTTTTTTTTATTTACTTTTTTCTTATTATTTGATTTTCTTTTTTTATTTTCTTCATTATTATTTTTATTTGTAGATGAAGTTTCAAGGTTTTGTTTTTTTATAATATCATCTATAAAACTATTATTTGATGCAGTTTCTTTTTTCAAATTTTGCATTTGTTCCATTAATGATACTAGATTTGAATTTAAATCATTTAAGTTACTTGGATTTTCATTTATATTTTTATTTTCTTGTTTATTTTCACTATAATTAGCAGAATAAGTTGTTCCATTATTTTTATTTTGTTCTGCTTTTTTTCTCATACGTTCTTTCATTTTAGACATTTTAATATTTTGATCCATCATACTTTGAAATGCATTATTGTTAAATTTTCCACCTTTTGGCATAAATTGATCCATATTCATAGATTTAAATAATTGTTCCATATTACCCATTCCGGGCATATTTTTCATATTTTTAAAAATACTACTGGCCTCTTCTAATAATTCACTTTCTTTAATAGAACCATCTTTCATTTTAGTATCTATTTTTTTACTAATATTATTTACAAGATTCATAAGATTAGATGGATTTTTAAATAATTTTTTAAATACATCACCTACATCATTAGCATTTTCTAAGTCAATATCTAAATCTTTACTAGTTTCTTCTGCTAATTCTTTTGCAAGAGATCCAATTTTACCATTTATTAAATTATTAATATGTGAAAATATTTCTTCACTATCTGGCAATGGATTAGAAGAATTTGATGAAGAATCTTCATTTAAACCCTGTTTCATTGATTCAAACATTTCAGGTAAATTAAGAGATATATCTGAGAAAATATTATTTACATTCATACCGGATAAATCACTTAAATCTGGAAAATTTGATCCAGACATATCATTATTTGGTTTTTTAAAATTAAATAAATCTTCCATGCCTCTAATTGTGCTTTGTAATTTATCTTTAAATTCATCACTATTAATGGCTTCAAAAAGTTGAGCATTTGCACCAAATGAATCTTTATTATCTATTGATGTTACAATATTAAATAATATAAGTTGTAAATATTTCCACAATGTTTCTTTAGTTTTTTCACTAGTATCATCATAATATAATGCTTTAAATTCTATTTGTGGAAAAAATGTTGTGTCTATATTTGAATATTCATCATTATCTTGATTTTTAGTAGAATTATTTAGAAAAATATCTTCATTTTGATAAATAATATCAAAAAAACGTTTTGGAAATTTTTCTTTGCAATAATTGTATATATTGTTTAATGATGTAATAAAATCTTTATTTAAAATTTCTAAATCAATAGATTCTACATATTCATCTATATCATTTTCATTATTATAATTAGGTAAACAATAATTTATAATATTTTGATAATCTTTATTATTTTCTATAATATTTCCTAATTTATCATTAAAACATTCGTTTAAATCAATGATTAAATCTTTGAAAATTTTATAAAAATTTAATAAAATAATAGCATTTTCTTTTGTTAATTCATTATTATGTTTTTCATTATTAATATTTGTGTCAATATTTGATTCAAGAGTAGTAGCCATGACAATAATAAAAATATTATTATAACTTTAAATAATTAAATAATATTATTAATTATTAATTAATAATTAATATTATTATTGTTAATTTATAATTTATTGTACATTATTTCTTGCTGTTTCATAATCTTTATAATTTTGTTCATTTACTTTATCAGGAACATAATCATCAGGAGGTGTTTCTATTTTATCATTATGATTAATAGTAGCATAACTATATAATTGTCTCATCCCTCCATCTCCTTTTGCTGATAGATCATCACTATTTTGATCCAAAAAACTAAAATTATCAGAAACAACACCAGAAAATCCTGTATCTATTGCAAATGCAGAAGGTTCTCCATTAAAATTAGTGGCTTTTTGTTCTGCAATTTTTTCAACTGGTTTTAAATATTCTAATATTTGATTACCAACTAATACTTTATAATTATCATTTATTAGTAAAATAGATGGAACTGATGTAATTGTATTTGGAAGAATAATTTGTTGATTATTTTCTAATACAACATAAATAGAACCATTTTTTTCAATTCGTTTATCTATGCATATAAAATGAATATTGTTTTTAATATCAGATTTAGAGATTTTAGATAATAATTGTTTACAATTTTCACAAAAATTACTATAATATAATATAGTACTCATAATAAATTTAATATAATTATTTATAATTAATTATTTATTTTTAACTTATTAAAAAATAAATAGTTTTAAAAACCATAAATTTTAAAAAAATTGATACTAAATAATAATATTTTAAAATAATAAAAAAACATTGTTATATTAATATTATGAGTTCTTCTGCTAAAATTAGTAATTTGGATGAAAACGATGATGTCTTAAAATTTACATTAAGTGGTGTTAATGTAAGTTATGCTAATTCAATTCGACGTATTTTACTTTCAAACATTCCATGTGTTGTATTTAAAACTCAACCTTATGAAGAAAATAATGTTAATATTACTGTAAATAATACACGATTAAATAATGAATTATTAAAACAACGAATTAGTAGTATACCAATTCATGTAGAAGATTTAGAAGGATTTCAGGTAGAAGATTATATTGTTGAATTATCAAAAAAAAATGATACTACAAATATTATTTATGCAACTACAGAAGACTTTAAAATTAAAAATATTAAATTAAATCAATATTTAGATACAAATGAAGTTCGCCAATTATTTCCACCTGATAAAATTACAGGTGATTTTATTGATATAGTGCGTTTAAGACCTAAATTAAGTGAATCTATGGAAGGAGAATCATTAGTTTTCGATGCGAAATTAACTATTTCAAATGCTATGGAAGATGGTGTATTTAATGTAGTTAGTACATGTGCATATGGAAATACATTAGATGCTGCAAAAATAAAAGAAGTCTGGGAAACAAAAGAAAAAGAATTAACACAACAACATAGTAAAGAAGAAATTGAGTTTATGAAAAAAGATTGGTTATTATTAGATGCAAAACGTATTTTTGTAAAAGATAGTTTTGATTTTACTATAGAAAGTATTGGTATTTATAGTAATTTTAAATTAATTGAATTAGCATGTGCAATTTTAATTAAAAAATTATATAATACTCTTGAATCATTAAAAGGAAATAGCGATCTAATTAAAGATGCATCTGATACTATGGAAAATAGTTATATTATTACACTAGAAAATGAAGATTATAGTGTTGGTAAAATTATTGAATATTGTTTATATCAAAAATATTTTGAAGATAAAAAAAATTTAAAATATGTTGGATTTCTTAAAAAACATCCACATGATACTTTTAGTATTATTAAAATAGCATGCACAGACATTAATTCTAAAGATGATATAATTTTTATGATAGAAGAATGTGTTAATTATAGTGTAATTTTAATAAATTCAATTCGTACCTATTTTACTAATGAATAAAAATTATTCTTAATATTAATAGATTAATATAATAATAAATAGTTTAATAAAATGATAATCAAAAAAATAATTATTTATATTTTATATTTTTAAAATATAAATAATGGGAAATTGTTTTGGTTTTTTAAAAGATTATAATACAAAACCAATATATAATTCGAATACAATTCCTGTTTCAAGTGTTCCAATAGGAACTCCAATATATTTTGATACTTCTAATAATAATTATACTAATCATATACAAAATCAATATAACCCACAAAATCCAAATATTATTGTAGTAAATCAACACCCATATTATTATGATAATGGATTAAGTACTATGAATGGTTTTTTTACTGGAATGTTAATGGGAGAATTATTAAGTGATGATTGTCTTTAACATACACTAACTTCCATTTCTGATTCACTCATAGAAACTGGTGTATTATTTGGATTATCAATAACAGTAAACTCTTCATTATCATTATTACTATCTTTGTTATTATAATTACTATAATTAATTAAAAACATTTGTTGTGCAGGATGTAATGAGTTTACATAGTCAATAACAATTTTTTTATCAATTGATTTATTTTGTGGTTTTAATTCATTTTTAAATTTTTCATGTAGTTTATACATATGATTTTTATATTGAAATTCATATTCTTTTAATGGTTTTTCTTTTCTAATAAAACAACTAATATAATTAATAAATAGTTCATTTGTATAATTATATGTTAATTGCTTGAATTTATTAAAAATAACATTATGTTCGGGATAATATTTTAGAAATTCTTTCACCTTATTTTCTTGTTTTAAACATAAATAATTATATTGTAGTTTTGGTTGATTTCCCCTAAGTTTACGTACAATTTCATAATTATTATTACGAATTTTTGTTCGTGTTCCATCATTATTATAAATCATACAACCAACACAATAATAAGGAATATTTTCTCCATTATAATAATTTTCAATATCTTGATAACTGGAAATAGTATATTTATTAACAAATTTAATATTAGTGTTTAAAAAAATATAAGAAGGAGTACTGATGAATTCTTGTAAATTTAATTCATTAATAATAACATCTTTAGTTGGATCATTTAGATCATTTTTAATTTCATAAACTTTTACTAAATAAACAAGAGGCATTGGTGATGGTGTAACAATTCGATTAAATGGATGCTGCATTACAAATGTATAACAAAAACGTCTATCAAGAGTATTTAAATTAAAATTATTCATATTACATGCTTCAAAAAACATAGTTCTGAATGTTGCATTGTAATAATTATTATGATAATTATTGTTATCAAAATATTGAAAATTTTTTACATCATTAAAAAATATAATATTACCACCTACACATGATCTTGTAGAAATTTCCCATGTTTCATTAATAGTATCAAAAAATACGTTAATCATTGTACCATCAATAAAATCTTCAACATAACAATTACTGGTATCTTGATTAATATTTTTAAATATATTATAATCCATTGATTTACATGGACTATATGCAACAACTTTATTATCTCTAACTACAACAGAACGATATTTAGAAATTATATTAAATTTTTCAATATCAGTGGATTCATACTTTTTTAGTTTTTCTTTGTTATATTTAATAATCATATATTCAACATTATTAAATGTATATTTTTTAATAATATAATCATCATCCTGATTATTTAAAATATTATAAACATTAATTGTTTTATTAGATGAATACATAATTAATACTAATATTCTATATATTAGTATTAAATATTCTTTAACTTTTTTTAATAATATTTTAAAATATATTAATTTTATATTGAATTAATAATATATTATAATTATAGTATAAATATATTATAATGAATGAGGATTCAAATCAAGAATTAAATATAGAAAAAGATAGTGAACAAATTTTTGACATACAATTAGGTGATATTATTCAATTAAATGCTCCATCTAATATGGATTTACATGATAAACAATTTTATATAAAATTTATAAATAATAATAAAATAGAACTTTTAAATGATGAAAAAACAGTAACATTAGAAATAAGTGAAGATGGTAATTTCTTAGAAGAATCTATTGAAAATATAATTATTTTATATAGAAATCCAAGTCCAAGTTATATTGTTCAAAATAATTTAAATATTAATTCTAATATTTCTATTTATTTTGGAGAACCTCTTCCAAAAATATTAAATGGAAAAATTACTAATATTGAAGAAGATATGATGGAAGTTACATTATTTCCAAGTAAAGATATTATTTATATAGATTTTGGATATTCTGGTATTCCAGAAAATTTAAATATTGAAAAAATTGTAATTAGAGATAGTGCAGCAGATGAATTAGAATTAAAAGAAGAAAATAAACAAGTAACAGAAGAAAATGAAGCAATTTATTTAAATATTGATAATAATGATGGATTAGATAATGATTTATTATTTAATACATATGCAGAAAAATTAGATGAAGAGTTAAATGATAGTATTGATTTTGATGAAGATGAAGAATTTGAAGATGTACAAAATGTATATGTTTCTGAAGATGAAAAACGTTATAGTTTAGAAGATCAAATTAATGACTATATAGACAGTAGAATGAATGAAATTAAAAAAGAAGATTTAAATAATAATATGAAAAATAAAATTAATTTGGAAGCATTAAGATTTAATGAATTAAGAAAATTAAATTCTGATTTTGATGAAAATTATAATGCAAATAAACCTGAATTACATAATGAATATTATAAACCATTAAAAGAAATTATAAAAAATTTAAATAAAAAATTATATTGGTTATTACCTGTTTCAAATAATAAAAAAATTTTATTTGATAAAAATTCTGAAGATGAAGTAAATAATGATGATATAATAAATATGAAAAATGGAGAATTTATAGAAAAAATGGTTGAAATTGTTGATAAATGGTCAGAAAAATCATCTGTTAAAAATGTACAAAATTATAAAAAATTTATTAATGATTTAATTAATATTTGTGAAACATCTATTCCAAACTTTGAAGAAACTAATATGAATATTGAAGTCAATACTCAAATAGATGTTATTAACGATTTATATAACAATTTTTATAGTTATGTTGTTAAAAATTCTATAATAAGTGAAGATAGATTTGTTATTGATGTATTTAATAATGGTCTTAAAATGCTAGAAATAGATAATCAAAATAGTAAAAAAATAACAAAAGAAAAAATATTAACATTAAATGATAAATTATCGTGTATATCATTTTTAACACTTCCATTACCTGTTTTTAATTTTTCTAAAATAAATATGGAATATACTAGTATATATGAAAAATCTAATTTATCACTAAATTTTTTAAACTATTCAAGTTTTTTAAATAATTTTACAAATGTAAATAATTATACATTGGATGATAATAATAAAATTAATTTTATTGATAGTCATGTAAATATTCATAATGATAGTTTGTTTGATACTATTAATTCATATAATGTTGGTGAATTAAATGTTGAAAATAGTGAAAATAAACTTGAATTATTATTAGAATCATTTATTCCTACAAAAATGAAATTAATCGCTAAAATATTTGAAAATTATAAAATAAATAATTTTAGTGAATTAATAAATATAATACAATGTGCAAATATTGATATAGATAATTTACATGAAAACGATTATAAATTAATAAAATCTTTATTTAATAAAAATTTGGATTTTTATAAAAATGAATTTATGACTAATAGAGATTTGATAAATAAAATATTATCTAGTTATGATTATTCTAGTGATATTAAAAAAGATAATTATTATGGATTTAATCTCTTAAATAAAGAAACAAAAGCAGACGTTTTTGAATATTATTCAATTGATGATAATTATCAATACAATTCACATGAAGAATTGTATAACAGATTTATTAAAATAGATAATGCAAAATTTTTTATGAATGCTCTTAATAAAAATATTATGGATTTAATTGTTTCAAATCTACTAGAAAGTTTTATAAAACAAAGCAAAGATTTAAATAAAAAGGAAGTATCACAAGAAAGCGATGATATTGATAATTGTGAGAAATATTTTTTAAGTAAAAAATATAATTCTATAACTGACTTAGAGTCAGATAATAATAAATTAACATATTTTGATTCTATTTATGATAAAACTTTTTATAGTATATTAAATGATTTTGAAAATGAAAAAACTAGTATGGGAACAAAAGAATTTTTTGAATTTTTAACAAATAAAATAATGGAGATTATGAATTATACAAAGAAAAATGCATTACGTGAAGCAAAAGCAATAATGGAAGAAAAACGTGAAATAATTGATGGTGATTATGCAGTTTTAATAGATAATGAAAGCAAAAAAAATTATATTTATATTAGAAAAAATAATATTTGGGAATTGGATGATAAATTTAAAGATGCATTTTATATTGACTCTAATAAAATTTTTTGTGATAGTTCAAAAGAATGTATTTCCGATGGAGAAACTTGTTTATCTGGCGATAAAATAAATAAATCTGAATTAAAAAAAGATGTAGATAAAATATTAGAAAATTTTGAATATAAGTATAATTTGAGTATTGAAGAAATAAAAGGTAAAGTAAATGATAGTTATGAAATAGCTAAAAAATATATAAAAAAAATGAAAATAATAAATAAAAATTTAGATGAAAAAACAAATAATATTTTATTAAAATATGACAATGAATTAGAATTAAATATTATCCAATCACCATATCAAGAATTAAGAGATTTTATTTTATCAATCCAAGATTTTTCAAAAAAACAAGAATATATACGATTATTTTGTTTAAAATTTACAAGAAATGCAATAAATAGTGAAGAAGAACATTGGTTATATTGTAATAAAACAAATGTTAAATTATTTCCTAAATTTTTACTAAAACTAGCAAATGCTTTTATATCAAGTGATAATTATTTAATTACATTAGATACTATATGCGCAGAACAAGGAACAATAAGCGATGATAACAATTATTGGGTAGATAAATATAGTGGCTATATTATTAAAAGAATAGATTTTAGTAGTGATGAAGGATATGATGATCAAGGTTTTAAGTTAAATACAAAAGAAATAATTGAAGGGGAATATGTGATGGATAATAATCCTAAATTATTTAATCCCGATATAAATGTTATTACTATGTTATTAAGATCAATATCACAACAAATAGGTATAAATATAAGCAATCATTATGAAATGATAATAAATAATATAGTTAAAATACAATCATCAAATGTAGTAAATAAAGAACAATATGAAAAAATGGTAAGAGCAAATAAAAAAAGTGAAAAATCAAAACAACTTCCACCATATGAAGATGTTTATAACTTATCATTATTATTACTTACACTTGTTTTTATTGTTATTGCTATACAAATAAATATTCCATCGGTAAAAACAAAAAAAACATTTCCTGGTTGTATTAAATCATTTAAAGGATTTCCTTTATATGACAATGAAGATAAATCTAGTATCACATATATAGCATGTGTTGCTAGTAAAATGAAAAGTTCTATAAAACCATGGAATACTATTTTAAAAATGTCAGAGTCAACTATTAGTAAGAAAATGGATGCAATAATAGAAAAACATATATTAACGAATCAAAATATTCTTGAGTTATTTGAAAAAAAAAGAAAATATTTAATAAATGAAAAAGAAAATGAATTACTTGAAAAAGAATATTCTTTAGAAAATTGGAATACTTTTATGCCACCATTAAAAAAAATTAATATAGATAGTAAAGTATTAGAGCCATTGGGTGATGATTTTAAAGATGAATTATTAGAAAATATTACAAAAGGAAAAAGTAATAATTTTATAGATATTATTGAATCAAAAATAATATATTTATCAAATGCAATTATTGAAAGTATACAAACAATTGTTGCAAAAGAAGCAATATTATTGGAATCAAAAAGCGGTGAACCATACTTAGAAAATGCTTGTTGTAATAATATTAATAACGCTATTAATTATTTTGTTTCAAAAGATAAAAGTATACATGAAAATAATAAATTAATTAAAAATTACAACAATTTGCTTATAAAACTTAAAGATTTAAAAAATCCAAAAATTTTATATGATTCAAATAATACTAATTTAGAATTGCCAAAAATAGAACATAATTTTTCTGAAGAATTAATTTATAAAGCATTTATATATTATTGTAATTTTGAAAATAATATACCGATAGATGATGAATTAAAAAATGTTTGTATGAATAAACCAACACCATATGATAATAATTTAATAATTAAAGAAAAAATAGAATTATTAAAAGGCGAAGGAAAAGTATATAGTAAAAATAATTTAGATGAATTATTAGAAATAATTAATAAAAGAAATTTAAAATTTTTAAATAATAATCAAAATACAATAAATAATGTAGAAAAAATAAGATTATTAATTGAAGGTTATGAAGATTTAGAAGATATATATACATTAGATGAACAATTATTAAATAAATTTAAAGACTTAATAGAAAACTATGGTTATGATTCTTCTAAAGAAAAATTAAAAGACTTAAAAAATTATTTTTTAACTTCTAATTCTGTAATGAAAGACGCTATTTTAAATTTTGCAAAAAATACACAAAATTTTTCTAAAAAAGATTACAATATTTTACTAGAATTGACAAATTTTAATATTGATAAAAATAATTATTTATTTTACAAAGAATATGTAAAAAATTTTTTATTAACATTTCCAAATATAATAATAAATAAAAATATTAATTATTCAATGCCTCCAAAACATTGGCAATTATCAGAATTACATAATAATGATGTATTAAATATTGTTAAAAAATATTATGAAAAATTAAATTCATTTGAAATTAGTGATGAATTTTATATTTTATATAATATTGTTTATAATAAATGTAAAATATTGTTAGAAATGATAGAATTTGTTATATATTATGAATCAAATTATTTTTCAGAAGAAATAATAGCAAATAGTATATTTGATGAAGAATTAATAAAATATTTCTTAACATTTTGTTTTACATCTATATTTTATGAATATGTAAACAATATAAATAACGATAAATTTAAACTAGAAATTTTAGAAAATGAAAAATATAATAAAGATGAATTTGGTAAACAAATTTTATTATTTTTGTTAGAAAGTTATGGTGTAATGAATAATCATAATAAATTATTAAATTTAAATTATAAAAAAGTCAAAGAAAAAGTATTGATTTCAAAAGAAAAAGAAAAAGATTTAATAACAGATTATTTACGTAATTTAACAGACGAAGAAAGAGAACTTGAAAATTTATTTAAAAATAATAAATTGGAAAAATGGAGTAAAGGATTACAAAAAGGAATTACACAATATGTAAAAGAAAATTATGATGAAGAACGCGAAGCAATGGAAAAACAAGCATTAAAAGAAAAAATGTTGAATAAAAAAAATGAAGTTACAGATATGAATAAAGAAATATATATGATGGACTTAGATGAAGAAATGGCAAGAAATGAAGAAATGGATGAAGAAGTAAATAATATGGATAATATTCCAGACGATGATGATATACCAAGTGATTATGAATATGACTATTAAAAATAACTATTTTAAATTTTAAAAATATTTTAAAATAGTTTAAAGATTGTATTATAATTATAACTATAAAATGTATTCTACACTTTTATACTCAATCCTAATTTCATCATCTTATGCATTTGTACCATCCCCAAAAATTAAAACATTTAGATATGTTGGGTCTACAAAACCATTTGAAAATTTTGATCCACTAAATATTTTAAAAGATAAAAGTGAAAATCGTGTAAAATTTACACGTGAAGCAGAACTTCAACATGGTCGTCTTGCTATTATCGGAACAGTATCTATTCCTATTTTAGAACATTTAGATAAGCATTCATCTGTTCTTGGAATTAATTATCTATCTTCTATGGATGCGTATCATCAGGCTCCATTTTGGTTAGGTGTTGCTTCATATGAAGCAGTTAGAATGGGTAGAGGTTGGACAAATCCATTTACTACAAATACCACCTTTAATCTTCTAGAAAATTATCAACCTGGAAATTTAGGTAATTATGATATGGATAAAATTGAAGATTCTCTATTAAATAAAGAACTAAATAATGGAAGACTTGCAATGATTGCTTTTCTTGGAATTCTTACACAAGAACTAGTAACGGGACATAGTGTTTTTTAGTTTATTTAATTCGAAAATATTTATAAAAAAATATTAAATATAAAATTTATTATTAAAAATTGTTTTATAATAATAAATTTAATATAATATTCTATATAATAATTAATTATGTTGAGACAATTTATTCAAAATAATATAAATTTAACAACTATTGTTTTATTTTTATTTTTTTTTATAATTTTAATAATTACAAAACCTGGTTTTATTTTTGATAAAAGAGGTAGACCTCGCGAATTTGGTTTAGGATATAAAAATAAAACGGTAGTACCTATATGGTTGGCTATAATAATTTTAGCAATATTTTCATATTTAATAGTTTTGTATTATTTGAATTTAAATAAATTTTTGATGTAATATTTATATATCTTCTTCATATTCTTCATCTTCTTCATTATATAATTGTTGTATTTCGGCTGAAGTAGATTTAACTGTTTTATCGCATTGTTGATTTATTATATTATTAAAACTAATAGATGCTATTAATGTTCCTGCTAAGAAATACCATATAATTTTACCAATTAAATGTTTAATATTTATTAATTTAAAAAGTTCTATTTCATTTTTACCAATACTATTTGGATTTAATGCGGATGAAGTAGTTATATTTTCTGCTTGTAATTTTTTTATAAATTCAATATATTCAGTATGTCTAATATCAAATTCATTTATAAATTCTGACGTATTATTATCGATTTTTTCTATTGCTTTTTTTACACTTGAATCATTATTATTCAACATTTCTTTAAGAACTTTTTCTGCACCCAATAAATTTACTATAAAATAACCAATAGTATTTGAAAATGGTCTTACCCAACCTGAAAAAATTTCTAATAAAAAATATAATATTCCAAAAATTATTATCCATGGTAAAAATGTAGAAAAAAATACACTATTGTAATCTATAGAATCAGAATTATTACATATTTCTTTAGATATATTTAAATTAATAAAATACATTCCTATTATTAAAATAATTACATAGGCTATTATAAAAATGTTATTATTACTATTTTCAACTACATGTTCTATACTAGAACAAGATGTAATATTATATATATTTAATATTAAATATAATATTGATATAACAAAGAAAAAAATCATAGATTTTGTTGGAGTTGGTGTTGTATTTTCAGACATTTATTTTAATTATATTTATATGTATAATTTATTTTTATAAAATAACATTAATTAATAAAAAATAATAATTATGGAATTAAAAAAAATAGGAGATTATTTAAATGTTGATAGTTTATTTATTGGAAAAACAGAAGAAAATATAAATAAACCAAAGTTAGTACAAAATACTACAAAATATTTTTTAAATTCTGTTTTAAAAGAATGTCATAAAATAAAAGAATCAAATTATAATTTATTTTATAATATTTCTATGTTTATAATATTTTTTTTAATATTGGGTAGTATTTTATTTTACAAATATAAAGGAAATAAAACAAAAGAAGAAAAATATCAAGAAAATATAAAAAATAAACAATATATTATGTCTAAATTAGTTTATTATAATAAACAAAATTTAGAAAATAATCAACGTATTAGAAATAATATGATAACAAATTTACCAGATTATGGAAATCATCCCGAAGCAAATATATTACATAAAAAAGTATATTTTTAAAACAATAATTTTGTTAATTAATTTTAATATATAAAGTATTAATATATATTAAAGTTATAAATAATGTCAAAAGATTTGAAAAATGAAAAAAATGATTATTTAGATAATATAAAAAAATTTTATAGTTTAAAAAAAAAAGATGCAGAAATGAAAGAAAACTATAAAAAAAAATTAATGAAAACAAGTGACTCTATTGAAACAAAAAAAAAATTATTAAGCAAACAAAAATTTAAATGTGCAAATTGTGGTAAAGACGGTTCAACAATTTTTTTAGAAACATCTGAAAGTTTAAAAGCAACATGTGGTAATATTAATAATCCATGTGAATTAAATATAGATATAAAAAAAAATAAAAAACAAAATATTTTAAATAATTTAAATATTATTGAAGAAGAATTAGAAATAACAAAAAAAAATATTACATTAACCAAATTAGATTATTTATTTAAATATATAGAAGAAGATTATGCTGTAGAAAAATTTGAAGAATTAAAAAATAATTTATATATAAAACAAGAAGAGTACAATAAGTTATTAACTTACTATAATGATATAACAGAAAATAAAGAAAAAAATCAATTATTACATGAAAAAATGAATGAATTATATACTATTATTGGACAATATAAAGAATATATACAACTTTTTAAAGATAGTGAAGATCGTAAATTTTTAAAAGATGCAATTAATATATATATTGAAAAAATTATTAAATTAAATACTAAAATAATGGAATTAAAATATAAAATAAATTTAGTAGAAACACATGAAGAAAAAAATTTTTTATATCAAAAAAAATATAATTTAGATGAATTTGATTTATCTAGCATATAATAATTATCTAATTAATATATAAATATTATATAAATATGAATATTTTTAAAATTATTAATTTTAAAGTTTTTCTTATAAGTTTATTTTTAGGTCTTTTATTTATTTATTTAAATGATGATAAAAAAAAAATAAATGTTTTTCCTACTCCTTCTAATATAAATGATATTGAATATAGAGACAAAGCAGATAATTGTTTTGAATATGTTATGGAAAGTATTGAATGTCCTTCAAATGAAAAAGAAATAAATCATATACCAATTCAATAAAATATATAGTTAATAAATAATTACTATTTTAAATAATATAAAATATTAATATATATTAACAGTTATTATAATAAATGTTAGGAAAAGGATTAAATAGAGTAGTTCAAAATATAATGTATACAGATAGAGGTAGATTTATATTATCCATTATTCTTGGTCTAGGATTAGCAACAATATTTAGAAATTATTGTAAAGGGAAAAATTGTTATGATTTTATTGGGCCAAAACAAAAAGAAATAAAAGACAAGGTTTTTTCATTTGATTCAAATAATAATCAATGCTATGTTATGAGAGAAAATACTGTAAATTGTAATAAAAATAAAAAAATTATTAATTTTGGTTAATCAAAATATTAATATTTTGCGTAAATCATTAAAATTTTTAATACTTTATTTAGTATAATATTAAATAAAGTATGGAACAAAATGGAGTTACATCAATTAGTCAACTACCTTCAAGTAATCAAATTTCTAATTCTATAGAAAATATACCTCAAAATGCTAATATGATGGGTACAAATTCTATGAATAATATTATTATTAGTAAAAATGAAACGATAAATGAATCAAATAATCAAATGCAAATGTCAATACAAAATCCACATATTCAACAAAACGAAGGATCTCAAAATGTTCAGCACCAACAAGGAGGAAATAATAATTATAATGAATTAATTAGTCAATTACAACAAGCAAGTTCTCAAGGAGTCACTAGTTTGCCATCTCGCGATATTCCATCAAATCCTACACAAGTTAATAATGATGTGGAAATAAAACCAAATTATGTTCCGGCCCCTCCAAGCCATGAAGATTATATAAATAATATGCAAACACCTGAACATTTAATTCAAGAAAATAATAGAAAACAAAATAATATTGATTCTTTAGAATTAATTTATGGAGAATTTCAATTACCATTATTAGTATGTATTTTATATTTTTTATTTCAACTACCAATATTTAAAAAAAATTTAAAAAAATTAATTCCTTCTTTATTTGGTGATGATGGAAATCCTAATTTATATGGTTATTTTTTCAATAGTGCATTGTTTGGTATAATGTTTTATATATTATTACAATTAATAAATCGTTTGAGTATTCATGTAAATTAAATTTTTTCTATATTAATATTTACTTGTTTTGCTAATTCATCTACTAAAACATCATTCTTATAATCATTTATATATTTAATTTCACATATTCCACAAGACACCATTAATTTCATACAATTATAACAAGGATAATGTGTAATATATGCAGTACATTTATCACTTGATACTCCGCGCTTAGCACAATCAGTAATAGCATTTTGTTCTGCATGTATTGTTCCAATATTATGATTATCTTTCATGACCATTTTATGTTCACATCCACTAATATAACCATTATATCCCTGAGCAACTATTCTATTATCTTTAATAAACATACAACCTACATGTAAACGTTCACAAGAAGAACGCGTAGAAGTAATTTCAACAAGTTGTTTAAAATATTCATCCCATGTTGGTCTGGTATGTAATAAAGTCATTGTTTATTAAATATAATTTATTATTTTTATATAAATTTAATAAAAATAATAAAAATATATATTTGAGAGAATTAATAAAAATGTTTTTAAATAAAAACATTTTGATAAATTTACATGTATTATACAGTAGGAATAAATTCCCATTCTAATTCTTCACATATTTTCTTCCAAATTTGATCTTGTTCAATTCTTTTTTCACGATCTTTCAACATAGGAAAAAATGGTAAAAATTTATCTTCATTTAATAATTCACATAATTTATATAATGTATAATAATAATTTAAAAAATTAACTCGATCTATTGGACAAAATTTTGCATATGGTTTTTGTATTTCCATAAATAAATTACATAAAGTATCTTCTAACTCTGGAGTCATTACAGGTGGTCTAATTCCAAGTTTATCTTTTATATAAGGAATATGTTCATAATATTTATTGTATCCAAGATTTTTAAGTATTTCTTTTGTTTTTTTATTACTAAGATCTTTTAATTCTATTCTCTCTTTTTTAATTTGATTTTTTATATTTTCAAATACTTCATTTGGTATATGAGTACTTTCTTTTGCTTGAAATTGTGCTAATATTTCTCTTAAATGATTAATTCTTTTATAAGCATAAAAACATACTTCTTTTGGTGGTTCTTTATATGATGGTTTTTCATTTTCTATTAAATATTTCATTGTTTTTGAACAATTATTGCAAATACAAATTCCTTCAGATTCAACATATATCATTTCTCCTTTTCTACAAAATTTACAAATATCAGAATCAAAACAAAACTGATCATAATTAACCAGTTTATTATTAATATTATAAAAATATTTATCACTACTGGTTGAATTCAAATTTATACTAGATTCTTTTTTTATTTCAATACTTTCACTTGATATATCATTATTTAAATTAAAAAATAAATTTATTTTATTACTTTTATTTGTTATTTCTTCTTTTGATTTATTTTCTTTTATTTTATTATCAAATTCTATATTTTTTTTTTCTTCAAAATATTGGAATATATATTTTGAATTATTTAGATAATATTCTTTTTCATTTTTTTCTAAATTATAAATTTTATTTTTATAATCTCTGATTTTACTTTTTAATATTTCTCTTTTTTCCATATTTTTTTTTAAATCTTTTAAATTAATTAATAAATTTTCTAATTTTTCAATTTCGCTTTTATATTTAGGAATAACCAATGTATTATTTTTATTAAAAGATGTTATTATTTCATTATGTTTATTGTCTAATGTAGTGTTATTTTCAAAATTTTTTTTCATTTTTAGTTGTATTACTATAATAATTAAATATGATTTAATATTAATTTTTTTGTAAATATTTAAGAATTTTTAAAAAATTTTATTTTTAATTTAATTTAAATTAAATTTCAAATTTTTTTTCTTTTATAATATTATAAAAAAAATATGGCTGGTGGACTTATGCAATTAGTTGCCTATGGCGCCCAAGATGTTTACCTTACTGGTAATCCTCAAATCACCTTCTGGAAAGTAACCTACCGTCGTCACACTAACTTCGCTATGGAATCCATTGAACAAACATTCAATGGCCAAGCTGACTTCGGTCGCCGTGTTACTTGCACCATCTCCCGTAATGGTGATTTAGCTTACCGTACATACTTACAAGTTACACTTCCAGAAATTGGCCAAGGCTTAAACACCAGTGGTGGTGTATATGCCAGATGGTTAGATTTCCCTGGTGAACAATTAATCTCGCAAGTTGAAGTTGAAATTGGTGGTCAACGCATTGATCGTCAATATGGTGACTGGATGCACATCTGGAATCAATTAACTCTTTCAAAAGAACAAGAACGTGGTTACTACAAAATGATTGGTAACACCACCCAATTAACATATATCACTGATCCAAATTTCGCCGATGTTGATGGTCCCTGTGCCGCCGAAGGTGTCCGTCAAGTTTGCGCTCCTCGTAATGCTCTCCCAGAAACCACTTTATATGTTCCCCTTCAATTCTGGTACTGCCGTAACCCAGGTCTTGCTCTTCCATTAATTGCTTTACAATACCACGAAGTTAAAATTAACTTAGATATTCGCAATATTGAAGAGTGCTTATGGGCGGTTGACTCATTGACCAGTGGTAGCAAAGTCAATGATGCTTACAAACAATCATTAGCCGCTGCTTCGCTCTATGTTGACTATATTTTCTTAGACACCGATGAACGTCGTCGTATGGCCCAAAATCCACACGAATACTTAATTGAACAATTACAATTCACTGGTGATGAATCGGTTGGTTCCTCATCGAACAAAATTAAACTCAATCTTAACCACCCTTGCAAAGAATTAGTCTGGGTTGTTCAACCAGATGCCAATGTTGACTATTGCGCTTCATTATTATCGGGTAATGAATTACATGCTCTTATGGGTGCTCAACCATTCAATTACACTGATGCTTTAGATGCTTTACCTAATGCCGTCCATGCCTTCGGTGCTCAAGGTTTAGTCAACTCATCGACTTCTTCGGGCTTCTTAAGTGGTAATGCATTCCAAGATCCATTTGCCGATCAAGTATCGGTTAGTGGAAATGCAGTAGGCGGTTCGTCTGTTGAATCTGGTGTCTCTGATGCTGGTACATTCGTATTAGCCGAAACCGCTTTAGACATGCACTGCTGGGGTGAAAATCCAGTTGTTGTTGCTAAATTACAACTCAATGGCCAAGATCGTTTCTCGGAACGTGAAGGTACATACTTCGACTTAGTTCAACCCTTCCAACACCACACCCGTGCCCCTGACACCGGTATTAACGTCTACTCTTTCGCCCTCCGCCCTGAAGAACATCAACCCAGTGGCACATGCAATTTCTCCCGCATTGATAACGCCACTTTACAATTAGTCCTCTCCAATGCCACCGTCCAAGGTGTCAGCACCGCCAAAGTACGTGTCTACGCTGTTAACTACAACGTCCTCCGTATTATGTCGGGTATGGGTGGTCTTGCTTACTCGAATTAAGTTAGGTGTTATTTTTATATTTTAAATAATATTTTTATAATAAATAATTTAAAAATATTATTAATAATATATGTCTTCAATAAATTATACTAATCGTTGTTATATATGTATGAAATCATTGAATGATTATATGATGCTTCCATATGAAGATGATTATTTTGGTGAAGAAATAAGTATTTTTAAAGATACAATGATTATTAAAAAGATTGAACCATTTAATTTTCTATATTTTACATCTTGTAATAAATGCATAAATGATTATATAAACTTTAAAAGTAAAAAAAATATATTTAATTATTTAAAGAAGAGAGAATTATTAGGAAAATAAATAATTTATTATTATTTAAAAAATATATTAATAAAAATATGGCATTATCTATTATAATAAGTTCATATAAATTAATTTATAATTGTAAATTTAATTAATAAAAATATCATGTAATACTATATATAGTATGCAGGTAAGTTTAGTTAAAAGCAGTTTTTATTTTACATATATATTCCTAATTACAACTGGAACAATATGTTTTATTGAAGCATTACGTAATCCTGTTCCTCAAATTCGCCATATTATGAATTTAGAAACATGCATTTCTGTTGTTGCTGGTTATTTTTATGGACTATTTGTTGATAAAATAAATAAAGCAGAAAAAGAAAGACAAGAGTCTGAAGAAAATAAAGAATTAGAACTACCATTAGAGAAAATAAATGATATGCGTTATACAGATTGGGTAATTAGTACACCATTGATGCTTTTAGTTTTATGTATGGTTTTGGGTTATGAAAATAAAATAACTGTAACATTTTTACCATTTATTGGAATATTAGTATTAAATTTCTTGATGTTAGGTTCAGGATATTTAGGGGAATTGGGCAAATTAACTAGAAATATGGCTAATGCTATTGGATTTGTTTTCTTCTTTTTAATGTATGGAATAATATGGAAGATTTATATGACTGGTTCAAAAATAACATATCAATCTAAAATAATTTTTTGGTTATTTGTTGGATTATGGTCTATGTATGGTGTATTTTATCAAACAGATAAAATGACAAAAGTATTTGGTTATAATATTTTAGATTTGTTGGCAAAAGCATTTGTTGGTATATTCTTTTGGTTTTATTTGACAAAATCTATAAAATTTTAGAGTTTATATATATATGATTAACATTAAAGAAATAATAATTTTATCTTTAATTGGAATTTTATGTGGATTAAGTATGGGTTCTATTGGTATAGGTGCTGGATTAGTTACAGTACCATTACTTATTATATATGGAATAAATATTAAAACAGCAATAGCATTAATAATGGTAATGCAATTATTACCACAATCTATATTTGGAGTTATAAATTATTGGAATTATATAAATTGGTATCAATCATTTATTGTAATATTTGCTAGTTTTGTTGGTATATATATTGGTTCTTTTATAGTAACTAATAATTATATTATGGAATTAACATTATATAAAATTCTTACCATTTTTTTAATAATAAATAGTATTTATTTTAGTATAAAATATTTATTATAAATAAATATTATAGATCAATTAAATTTTCACATACAACATTTTTAGGATTTAATATATCAGAAATTCTTTCTTGTAATTTAATATTTAATTTTTCTAATGATTCAAATTTAAATTTTAATTTATCTAATTCATCTTTATATTGATATGCTAGTTTTTTTTCTTCGCGTAATTCTTTACATTTATTATCAAATGCTTCTTTTAAATTACTTGAAGATCCAAATTCTTCTTTAAATAATTGATTTGCTGGATATAAACATTTTTTTTTATGCTTTGCTGTATTAAAATGACTTGCAATCATTGAAGAAAATTTTCGCGGATAAAAAGTTGTACCACAACAAATACAACCATTAGGATATTTATTTTGTAAATCTCTAATATTTAAATCTACTTTTTCTATATTGTTTTCATTAATTTTTGGTTCATAATTTGGGATGATTTCAATAATTGGATTCATAATATTTTAATAAAATATATAAAATATTTACAATATGTTTTTATAAATATTTATTAATTCATAAAAATTTTTCAATTTTATTTTATTATATTATCTTATATTAATATGAAAAATATAGCAAAAAATATTGGAAATAATTTACATAAATTTATCACAAATTATAGATTTAATAAAATACAAATTTTATTTTTTCTTATGTTTTTCTTTTCTCTCATTTATATGCTTTTAGATGATTCACATTTTGAAGGTGTAAATAAATTTAAAGAGTTAGTAAAAGAAGAAGTAATAAAAGACAAGGTTCAAAAAGAAATAAAAGAAAATTTTGAATTATATGAACAATTAGATATTTATTATAAAGATAATAAGGTTATTGAAGAAAAAGTAATTGATAAAGCAGCAAAAGAAACAGAAAAAGAAGTAAAAAAAGACGAATTAGTAATAGAAAAAATAGAACCTTCTATAACTAATAAATTCATAAATCGTTTATATTTTTCAATAATTACAGGTTGTTTATTAGGTTATGGTGATGTTTATCCAGTATCAAATATTGCAAAATTATTAACAGGATTACAAGGGCTTTTGACTGTTAGTTTGAT